ACAACACGATAACCTTTTTCTGTTACTCTTTGAATATCTGATTTACCTTTTGTAAGCCCAACTAAATTTTCTTTTTTATAACCTAGTTCAACTAACTTGTCCATAACTAAACCTGGTCCACAACCAATATCAAGAATTTTTTCATCCTTTTTTGGACCATCTGGCCTTTGTGCTAAAGCAGGAAATATTTCATCAATTAATTTTTGATGTAATTCTGAGTCTGGCTCACTGTATATTTCTTGCTGGACCATTCCAGTGAATTTTTTAAATTTTTCTTCTTGCATTTCAATCCTTTGTCTGGAGCGGGTAAAGGGGTTCGAACCCTTGACCTTCTCGTTGGCAACGAGACGCTCTACCACTGAGCTACACCCGCCTATACTTCTATACTATTGTACAAATTGGTTTTTGTCAATAGTTTAGTTTGCGAGTGGATTTGTTGCTTTTAATCTTACTGCTTCAATTTTAGTATCTTGAAGTTCGTCCACTTTTTTGCCAATTTCGATTTCTTTTAATGCTTTAGATAAATCTTCTTTAATAGCACTAATGTCAGATTGGATAGATCCTAAATCTGATTCTGATTGTGCTTCAAGTTTATCTTCAATAGCTGTAATTCTGTCAACCATATCTACTCTTAATTCGTTAACGTTACCGCTATTTTCAATTGATGATAATCTTGTATTAAATTCACCCCAAGCATAAAATCCACCACCGATAGCACAAATGACTCCGATCAAAGATCCCCATTGAGTTAATTTATTCATTAAGTTCATTTCTTAATACCTCTAGTTCAGCCTCTAATCGGCCTATTGTTTCGTTTACTCTATTTACCGATTCTGTATGTTGGAACACAGGATCGCTAGTTTGATACTCTGCTAACGTAATATTTTGATATATTGATCTACTGTAAGCATTTAATAATTGATCTTCTGCATACCAATCTGGATTATCAGACATTTTTCTTGTATCATAAAATTGCGTTTGAGTATATTCTGTCATATCAGGTTGATCTTCAACCATACCTTGTAAAGTTACAATTGATATAACTTTTAATTTTTGATCAATTGTTTTTAATTTTGATTCTAATTTTTTAAGTACTTTTTCTACTTTAGCTTGAATTTCACTAACTGCTGATTCTACACTATCGGTATCAACACTTCCATCTGCACCATCTTGTTCATCAGTGGATGCTTCCTCGTTACCTTCTTCCACTGACTCTTCCTCATTACCAGTGGACTCTTCTTGTTCAGTTGTCTCAGCTTCTTCTGATTCTGTAGACTCGGTCTCACTCTCTGTGCTTTCCGTTTCAGTTTCTGACGTTTCAGGTTCTGATGATGTTTCAGTACTAGGCTCACTTTCAGTTGTTTCCGCTTCTGTTTCTGTAGTTGGCTCAGTTTCTGTTTCTACTGACTCTTCGTTAGTATTTACTGTTTCTTCTTCTGTAGGTGTTTCTTCTACTACTGGACTTTCTTCCACTACTGGTTCTTCTTCTACAGTAGGTTCTTCTACAGTAGGTTCTGATTCTGTAGGCGTTGCAAATTCTTCTGTAACCATTTCTGTTACTGATTCAAAAAATTGTTCTTCTGTAATACCTTCTTCTTCTAATGCTTGTTCAAATGTTTCTGTTAAACCTTCTTCTTCAATTATTGCTGTAAAGTTTTCTTCAAATGATTCTTGGAATGCTTGTTGTTCAATCTCTACTGTTGGTTCTTCTATTGTAGGTTCCGCTACTTCAACAGTTGGTTCTTCTATAGCAACTTCTTCAACACCTTCTACTATTTCTTCTATTGGAATATTTTCAATAATTTCCTCTACTTCTTCTATGGCTTCATTTGCTTCATTAATTTCTTCTTGTGTTTCTTCTGATATAGGTGGCGTTGGCGTATAGTTAACGTCTGCTAGTGTCAAATATAGTGCCGCACCTAACAAGTTTGGTCCTTGCCTACTGCTGGTAGCATTTGGATTGTTACCATCTGTACCTGTCCATTGCCAGTCCCAGCTTCTTGAGCCTTCTCCTGTATAAGTTACTGTATCATCGTGTACAGCTGAGTTACCATAATAACCAGCATCTGTGTTCCTTTGTTGTTCTACTGTGGCCAACACGTTACCACTAGCATCTTTGATCTGTACTCTGACTGTGAATGTGTCTCTGCCTGAACGTGCTTGTCCACATTGATAACTTGATCCTGTCCATTCACAGTTCTGCGTTTCTGTGGTTGACTTTAGTGTAACACCACCATCTAAACTATCTGTTGTAGTTGTATGACTTGTGGCGTTCTCTGTTATGATATTAAGATTTTCTAGTGAACCTGATGAGCCTATTGTTATGTTACCATTTGATTCTAAATCTTGAGTTCCACTTGTACCAAATTCGTATCCTGTACCTGATCTTACATCAAAACCTTGATTAGTTGTATCCCCTGTTGATAAATTTTTTCCACTACCCGAACAACCTACTCCTGGTACACTTACACTATTATCATCATAAGTTTGACTACAACCTGAACCTTGAGGTAACAAGTTTGATGACGTTGCTGTTTCACCGCCCACGTTTGTAGAAAATAACACCAGTCCTAGTGTTATAACGAGTGTTGAAAGAAACACTCTCATCTATTACTTCCCTGCTGAATTGTATTCTGTCTCTGCTACTGGCTCAATTACTTCAGATGGATCTTCTACAGCTTCATCATCAAGCTCATTCCAAGCCTGCTCATCATTATTATCAGTATGCACTTCTGGATTCACTGTTTCTACTACTGGCTTTTTCTTTGGTAATATCATCTTTTCTGTTTTAGATGCTTCTTCCTCAGCCGCCGCTAGTAATTCTGCCTGCATTTTTTGTAACTTTTGTATTTCTTTTTGTAATTTTTTATTATCTTTTGCAATTTGTTTTATGTTTACTTTTAAAGTTTCGTTTTCTTCAAGTACACCTTCTTCTTTCATAATACGTTCATCTATTTCTAAACGTTCATCCATTTTCTCAACATACTTGTCGTAATCTGGTCTTTCAATATCGTATTTTTCCCATTGTGCTTTTGCATCTTTACCAATTCGACCTTCAAACGGACAAGGAGTACCTGCTTGTTCCATTGCTTCAAACACTCTTTCGTCTTGGCAGAGTATTGCCACCGCGGCAACCTTCATACCATAATCATTTAATAATTTAGAAAGCTTCATACGTTCACAATTCATATCTCTTGCTGTACTACCACCTGATAAACCAACACCTGGTAATTGTAAACCACCTGATCTACCAACAGCACAAACATCTTGAGAGTAAGCACTCATACTTGGAGCACCTGCACTTGGTACTGGAATAGTTGATTTGTTATTTGTTGTATTAGTAGTATCGTTATTAGTAGTAGTATTGTTTGATGAGCCATCCTGATATGTGTTTGTTGTTTCAGCCGCATAACCACCTGAGATAGTAGTGTTTGAACCTGAAGTATTTGTTTGCGTATTTGTAGTTGCACCTGAGTTTGTTACATCTGCGTATGCTCTATTCATACTTGTAGCACTCATTAATAGGAACCAGCAAAATAATGCCGCCATTCCAACTATACCAACTGTTTCAATAATTTGTTTTAAACTCATCGCTCTCTCTTTTTAGTTATTCCTATACCGTATAACTGTATTTAAATGATGAGTTAATGATTTAAAATATGCTATTATAATTATTAATGAATTTGGTGGAGGATACTGGACTCGAACCAGCCACCTCCTGAATGCAAATCAGGCGCTCTCCCAGATGAGCTAATCCCCCATTAAGATCTTATGTACTTTGTCTTATGTACTTTGTACATAATTTATCAAGACAATAATACCAACAACCATTTATAGTAGGCTCTATTAAAGCAACTAACCCCGCTTCCCATAAACTAGCACCCGTAACTAAACTTACAACTGTCATTGCAATTATAATATGACCAAGTGTATAAATTAACGCACGGCCTATACTAGTACCGGCAACTACTTTAAATATTCCATTAGTAAATTCTGTCATATTAAGATTATATACTATAAAGTATAATGTGTCAATTGGATATAGGTTTTTCTGTAGGGTATCCTAATTTGTCTAGCAAATCTTTGTCTACTAACGTATCTATAATATCTATTTGATTTTGTGTTAATTTATAACATCTACTTAAATCTGAATAATCTCTGCTCTTAACTATTGCTAAAGATTTATTCCATCTTGGAGACATTGGTACTGCTACTGGTAAATTCCAGCCAGTTAAGTTAACTTTTTCTAATCCATAAGTTTTTTGCATAGCTTGTAAAAAATTTTGCCTTAACTCTCTTACTAATAGACTTTCATACTTTACTATTCCCCAATGCTTAAACTTTGGTCCCATTTCTAACCAATTATTATAAAATTCATTCCATAATTTTACAAGTTCAATTAAATTTATTTCACCAACTACCCAAGATATTGGTACTTGCATATTGTTTTCTGTTTTTAATTTTTCGTGTGAACTACAATATGAAATATCTAATAGTTCAGGTCTTCTTATAACAATATCAACTGCATTCCGTTGTATACTTTCAATCCATTTATAAACATATTTTGTTACAAGTAAATGTAAATGTTGTCTTAATTCTTTTCTATGCTCTTTATAATTTCCATAAATTCTTTTTGCACTAGGTTCGTGCTTCCACGCATACTCATTCATAGGTAAATGACAATGTATATTTTTAAAATTTTGAGTTATAAGATGTTCTGTGTAATTGGTTCCGGAACGTTGTGGTGCAAATACCGTAAATGATTTTATCATATTATCTTTACTGTAACTCCATCAAGCTCTTTAGTCATTGGTACTTGGCAACTTAATCTACTATTAGGATTTCTATCATCTACTGTATCTAATAATGCATCTTCATCAACATCCATTTCAGGTAGTTCGCCTTTTTTATCAATATCAACAGCACACGTACCACAAGCACAACAACCTCCACATATCATAAATTCACTTGGTTTTATATGTTGAACAATTGCTTGAGCTATAGATTGGCCTTCAAATGTTTCAATTTTATGATTATTTCCGTCTCTATCTATAACATTAATAGTCAGTGTCATTGTTAATCCTTTTTGGCTCCTCGGGCAGGACTCGAACCTGCGACCAATTGATTAACAGTCAACTGCTCTACCAACTGAGCTACCGAGGAATGTGGTAGCCTGGTGCCGCTTCACGGACTCGAACCGCGGACCTACTGATTACAAATCAGTTGCTCTACCAACTGAGCTAAAGCGGCATAAGTTAATAGAATACAATATTAATTATTGATTGTCAACGGATTCTTTGTTTAGATGTGTAGTTAAGAACTTATCTACATCTTGAATAGTTTTAAAAGAGCCTAAATGTTTGTCGTGTTGCCAAACTTGAAAATCACCATCTTTACTTTTTGTAGTATAGATACCGTATTTGTTCATACTTGTATATTTGCTATCTTCTTCTGTAGGCATTTCTTCAGGTACTTTTGTATATTCTTCAGGTGAATCGTTATTGTTAACAGTTTTTTCTGACTCAATATAGTCTGCAACTACTGATATATTTTCTTTTGCTTTAGTAATTTTAGATGCAACCCAACCTTCTAGGTTTTCACCTTTTTCAATAAATTTGATTAAGTTAATTGCATCTTTGGCTATATGATATAATTGTCCACGTGCCATTGAAGCTTCGTGGTCGTGTTCGCCAGAATCAGTGTGGTTTATTTCACCACAGCTTTCAATTAATTGTTTCCATTTTCTTATATTGTTTTTCATAATAATTCCGCTCACCTATCTCTGCTTTGTTATTTAGTGATTTCCTTTGTATATACTAATTTGTCAACACTATCTTTTAATTTGTGTGGTGCTTTTCTTAAATTCTTTTTCTTAAAGATTTTACCCATTGGATCAATAGCCTTTCTGGCTGTTGCATAATGATCGCCACCTCTTTTACCTGTAAACATCGGCATATTAACTGAAGCTACTACACCTGAAGTAGTTGCTCCTGCTGTGGCATCTTCTTTTAATTTTTTATTGCAAATTTCTGATATTAACATATTATACCTCTACTGAACCATCATCTTTATTTTTTTGTTTATCTTTTTCCCATTTCTTTTCTAAATCTTTCATCATATTTAAAAAATCATTTCCTTTTAATTTAAACTCTTTATATTTTGGATCATTTAAAATTTTATCACTAAAGAACTGATCCATAAAATCAAAATTTTCAGGTGGTTCATCTGGCCAAGCTACTGATGGTGCCATTGTTCCCAATGCTACTGCACCCATTCCAGCGGCCGCTTTTTTCATAAAATCTCTTCTTGCGTTTTCTTCTGCTATTTTAATTGCTTCTTCTTTTTTATCGTAGTCGACACTTTTTCTAATAAGTCTAATTCGCAAACCAGTTTCCCCTGTTGCTTGTTGAATTTCATCATCTGTTTTACCTTTTTTAACTAATTTAATAATTAAATCTTTTGTCATTTTTGCATAGTCTTCTTGTAAGCCTTCAACTTTTTCTTTAGCTCTACGAATTCTGTCAACATAATGTGAACTCATTTTACCATAGCCGTGTCTCCAAGCCATTTGTCTTAATCTTTCTTCATCAGTATCACCGTGTCTATCAGCAAGTTCTTGATCCGTCATATGTGCTAATCTTTCTTTATGCTTGATAACTGACGCAGGCATTCTTTCATTTACTTTTGTTTCAGCTCTTAATGAAGACTTTTGATAACCTTGTTTTGCATATTCTTGTTCTTTAGATTTAGGCACCATTATTGTTTTGCCATCTTTGTGCATATAAATTTGAGGCTCAGAAGCACCTAGCCTTTTTAAATCTGCAGGTGTAATATCTTCTTTAGTAAAATCTTTTAAATTCATCCTTCTAACCTTCTATTAATCGCATTCCAATCTATTAATTTAAGAACTGCTTTAATGTATTTAACCTTTGCGTCTTTGGCTGGTACATAGTCCGTGAAGCTGTGTTCCCACATATCTATAGGCATAAACACATCTGGTTTGTAACTTTGATTTGGTGTTGTTTTAATTGTTCCAGTTTTAGTTAGATAAACCCATCCTGATCCTTGTATAGTCATTGCGGCTTCAACTAATTTTTCTTCTAAACCTTTTAAATCACCATAATTAGCATCTATAGTTTGCTTTATAGGACCGCTGTAATTTGATGTTTCTTTTGCTGGTTTAAATTGTTGCCACCATAAATTGTGTAGTTTTGCACCACCATAATTAAAGTCTGAATCGCCTTCATTATTATTATATCTGTTTACGTATCCTCTACTTAATATATCATAATGATAATCAACATTTTCTTTTGATAGTACTGGTGCTAAATCTGTAATTTTGTAAGGAAGTGCTTGTAATTCCAATTGTTCTTCTTTTTGTTCTTTCATTACATTTTTCATAATGTCTCTTCTACGTTCGGCCATTTCTTGAGCCAAACTTTTCATTTGATTCTGCTCACCTATCCCTGCTAATTTTTTTAGATATTCAAGGTCCATAGCTTATTCCTTCTCGCTATGAAATAACCCTGCTAACATTTGAATTCGTTCTAATTCTTTACTATCTTCAATTCTTTCATCTTGTAATGCTTCTTCTGGCGTCTTACCTTGATTCATAGTTTTATATTGGTGTGGATAACCAGGTGCATCATCTTCTTTAGTTTCGTTTATTGACTCTTGAGCTCCGATTTTTTTTAATTGTATCATTGCTCTTTGTGTGTCTTGTGGATCTTTTGAAATTAATTCTTTAAATGCATTAGCTAAAGTATATGCGTGTTGCATTGAAATTTTTTGCCCTTGCTTTAATCTTAACAATGATTGTAAAAATGTTTGCTTATCTTCTATTCCAGGAAATAAGTTAGCAATTTGTTGTAAAGAAACATTTGTTTTTAATCTTGTATCATCTGGTCCTCTTTGTGGAGTAGTAGGTTGTGGTCTATTAGGTTCTGGATTCATTTGTGGCTCTACTTCTTTAAGTAAACCTAAATCTAAAATTCTATTTGCAATCCATTCATCTGGCATTCCTGTTCTTGCTTTTTGAACACCATATGGCATTTCATCAGGATCACTTGAGAAATAATCAAATAAATCACTAAAAGCTTCTCCACCATATTCAATATCGTCTGTACTTTTAATACCGTGTTTGTCTAATATTGCTTTAACTTCATCTGTCATTTGATCTTCAGTTAAATTTTCATTTGTTCTTTTTAAAGCATTTGCTACTGATGGGTGATCTGCTAAACCTGGTGCAATTTTATTAATAACATTAACAGCACCACTGTAATTACCACCTTTAAATCTTGGATCATTTAAAACACCAAACGCCATTTTAATTTCTTTATCTGTAAAGTCTGCATTATCTTTAGTTTCATCTGGACCATCAAATTCTGCAACTGCTTCACTTGGATATATGTCTTTGTAAATATCTACTCTTTGCTTCTGTCCATTTACATTTCTGTAATATGCTCTTCTTCCATTTGGTAAAGTTTCACCAGCTTGGTCGCCAGGCTCACCTTTCCAATTTGGATTATCTCTTTCAGCTTGTTTTGCCATTTGCAATTTTTTATATTCATCACTTTTAAAAGGATTTAATTTTTTTACAGTTTTCATAAATCTATTATCAGTATCTCCAAAAGTTGGATCATAAGCTGAATTTATTGCTTTAGCTATAGCTGAAACATTTTCATCTTTTAATGAATCAAAACCTTTTCTTAAAGCATCAAAGTTTTTATTAAAGAAACCCATAGCCGCTTTCTTGTCTTTAGTTTTAAATGCTGATTTTCCATCGCTATCTAATACGTCATACGTCATCTTACCTGTGTCTTTATCATTATACATAGACACATATGGTTTAATTTTTGATTCACCAAACTTACTCCATAGTCTCATATTTTCTTCTTCAAAATCATCTGAATTCATAAATGCTTCCCAATCTTCATACTCACTTTGGTAATATTCATTGTTAGCATAAATTTCTTTTGCAAGTTCTTCTTTAGCATCTTGATCGTGTCTAATAGGATCAACTGAATCTGTAATTCCTTTTGAGTGTAGATATTCTTTAAACTGTTCTAAATAATCTTTAGCACTATCAATTTGACCATCATCAAGTGTGTCTTTAATCATATTAATAACATCTTCAACATCTTTCATACCATTAATATAAAGTTCTTCATTGATTCCTAATGATTTTGCTACTGATTTTCTATCAGTATCATATGTGTGTACTCTAATAGCACCATCTACTTCTTCAGCATCTGCTGATAAATCTCTATCAGCTATAATTTTTTTAATTGAATCTAAATTTACATTTTTAAAATCGTGGTGTGTTGGCTCTACTTGTCCTTCGTAGCCTGCTTCATCTATCTTACCTTTATGCTTTTGATAACCTTTTTTAGCTTCTTTCTTTTTATCTGTTTCTGTTTTTGGCTTAAATTTAGGATCTGATAATGCTTTAGCCATTGGATTTGGCTTTTTAGCTTGTTTATCTAATGCTTCAAAAAGTTTTGTAAGTCTCATAGTAATATTTACCTAACTTGCCCACACGTGAGTTGCACCATTTTGTTTCCCAGCTCTAGCAATCTCATTCATTCTTTTGATAACTCTATTAAAATATCCTTCTGGTTTGCCACCACTAATCATTGTAGCCCCATATGGTTGTTTAACTATTTCTGGTTTTTGCTCTGGAGATGGCTTGCCAATTGCTTTTTGTAACCATTGTGTAGTTCTACCAATAAATTCATCTATTGGAAAAGGTGCTCTGTCCTCTAAATCTGTAGGATATCCTAATTCGTGAAATACTTCACGCATACTTGCGTTTGATAATGATAAATCTAATTCTTCTTTATAATCTGGGTTTTCAGGTGGCTCTAAATCAAGATCTTTAGAATACTTGTCCATATTCTTATAAAATTCTGGAGCATATCTATCACCTGAATCTGTGTCGCTTATCCAGTAGTTTCCGTCTTCTCTTTTCTCAGAATGTCCTGCTGAAAAGCTCATTGACTCATTAATTATTTCCGAATAACGCATAATAGCTGTATTTAGTGTTTATTTTAGTTTACAGTGGTTTTTGCAAAGTGCAATTCAACTGTTATTGAAGCATCTTTGTTCATTTTATAAGTCATTTTACCTTCAGTTTCGTCTTCTTCTAGCATACCAGCATCAGCAAGAAAGTTAGCAATAGCTTCAATTACGTTCTCTTGTTTAAGAATAAACGTTTTATTTGATTTTTCAATTACTCTAAATTTACTCATTTTGTAATCTTTCTTAAAGACCAACTCATTTTATCAGCACTTCTTAATGTATATTTTTCGCCATCTATTGCTTTAAAATGAGCAGTACGATCATTTAATGTATAAACCTTAGTAACTGTATAATTTTTTACTGTTCCTAAATGCTCTATAATTAGTTCGTAAGTCTGCGATGCGAACAATTTTTTTATCCATTCTATCATAACAATATTTATTTAAAAAGTCGTCCTTGACGATAATCTTTTAACACTTCATCAAAATCTCTTGTAAAAATACTTCCCTGCCAAAAAACCCTTGGTTTTTTACTAGTTGATACACTATGAGGCACACGAGTTCTCATTATATAGGTTTTAGTACCATAATCTAATTCATTAACAATTTTTGTTTCTTCTTCATTCCAAAATTCTAATTTATTGTTTTCTTTACTAAACAAAGGAATAACTAAAACTGCTAAACGTACAGGATCTCTATGTATTTCAACTTTACCTTCTGTTTTTAAAAATTCGTATGACGTGTGTCTATTAAATTTATCTATAGGTAATCCTTCACATAAATCTTCTATTTGCTTAATTATTTTACTTGAATAAATGTCTTTTAAAACATCAATTTCAGTATGAAATGTTTTAAGATATTGATGCGTATTTTTATTATAACCTTTATGTGTAATTTTAGAAACTAGATATTTTTTATGTAATATAGACCTTTGTTCATCATTTAAATCTAGTTTAGGTATATGAAAAAAATATTCTTTGTGCATAATAATATTTAATCACGATCACGGTTTAAAAAAGAAGTATCTCTTTTATACATAACCCAATCAACAAATAAAATATTAACTATTGCACCTAAGGGTGTTAAAATTAATCCAAATAAAACTGGAAGTATCCAAAGAACAAGACAAAGCATAAACAAATATTTCATAGGATTAGTTGGTTGCCACTCAATCCAACTTGGTGGTTCATACTGTGGTCTTTTATGTCTATCCCAATCAATCATCCTGTATATGGTTCCATTATTTTATCAAATTCTTCTTTAGTAATATCATCAACTACTATAACATCCCATTCGTCTGACTTAACTAATTCTTTAAACTCTTTATCAACCATACGTTTAGTAAAGTATCCCCAATGAAATGTATCAGTCTTTTTCTCATTAGCCACGTAAACTTTACAAAACTGATTATGTGTTTTATCAAAATTAGCTGACATACTTTAATAATAATAGCATCAATGAACCTGAAATTACAACTCCAGAAAGCATTGACATTAAAAATCCATATTGCGGTAACATAAAAACAAATACAGGAAAGAATAATAAACTAATTAACACAAAGTATACAGTTTGTATACTAATAGTTTTAAATGTTTGTACATCTACTCCAGCATAATGCATAAAAATAAATGACACAAATGTTGCTAATGGTACACCTAACACAAAGGCTCCTATAGTGGGATAACGTTGTCCAACTGTACTAACTGTTGCAATTACTATACCACCAATAATTGCTTTAAGTAATAATTCCATTATATACTATCCTTTTTATTCCACCAACCTTCATCTGTACTAGTAATACATCTTGATGTCATTGTTCCTGGCTTTGGCATAGAATTAAAGAACTCCATATGCTCTTTACATTCTGTTTCTGTTTTAAAAAATTTACGTTCACTTTCATACCAACCACCTTCAGGTCCCACTACAAAATATAAAATCACCAACGCCCATTTCATAAAAACTCTCTTAAATTCTAAATTCAGGATTAGGCGTTGCAAAGTTTTGTTTACGCATAACTGTTTTTGCAACTAAATCTAATTCGTTGCCATCCCATTGTAAAGCAAATGGAACATTTACATCAGTTTTCATATCTTTCATTACTGCTTCTGCGTCTGGACCTAATTGTGCAATTGGCTTACCGTGTTGTTTATAGACCTGTCTAAATAACCTAGTAAGTTCTCCCATTGTTATTGGTTTTTTATTTCTTGGATCATTTAATCTGTCTTTAAAATGTTTTGAAAATGCAACATCAATTCCTAATGATGCAAATAATCTATCAGCATACGTTTCTAATTGCTGTAAATCTTGATCTGTAATTTCTTGTTCAGCTAATTTAAAATATCTTGAACCGTCTGGATGTTTAGCACGTTTCATACCATAAGCTTTCATTGTGCTATATATTGGAATCCATTCATTTGTAATATCTTTAATTTTCATTTTTATAATCGTCCAAATGTTGTTCTGATATTTCTAAATAAGGAAAAACTTTTAATGCAAGATCTATTCCTGCTACGTGATCTGATGGATAATGAAAACCAGCTTGTATTCTTCCTATGCCAATTTTTTCAGCTATCTCTAAAAATTTTTCTTTATGCTCAGGATATTTTTTTGATAGGTATTCAGCAACTACTCTAGCACCACAACTGTGACCACTAGGATAAGCAGGTGTTTTGTTACTCTGACCGTACATTGTATCAAACTCCATATTATATGCTTCAGCAATTTGATATGGCCTAGGTCTATTATACATATTTTTATATGTTCTAACTACTTTCCATACATCATCAATAATAGCTGATATTTCGCTAGATCTATAATCTATTTTCTTTGCATTTAAAAATTCTCTAAAATGAAATGCGTCCATCATATCAGAAACGTGAATAGAATTTTCATCTTCTTCAGTTCTTTTTTCTTGTATGTTAGTAATAGTAACTAATTCATTTTTAGTTTCATCACTATTATTATCAGGTGGTGATTCTAATTTAATATCTTGCCAACCATCTTTTAAATGATGTGCTTCATATTCTTCTACTTTTTTCTCTGACTTTTTAAGTTGGACTTCATCATAATAAACCAAATCGGTTAAATCAAAGTTTTCTTTTAAAAAAAATTCTGCAAGTTTCATTTTACTTTCCTGCTAACCAAGATGATTTATCAGCTCTTCTAGTAAAGTCAGTTTTCATATGACTTTTAATTCTTTTTGGTCTTTTAACAATTATTTTTCTTATAGGTTTTGGTAAAAGTTTACGAGGCTTTTTAGTCGTAAGTCTCTTTGGCTGTAACCTTACATCTTGATACCAACTAGCTTCAACTATCTCGTATAATCTCATATTACCAAGCCTTACAACTCCAATACCTTGCTTTTGTTTTAGGTCCTGGATTTTTACAATTATGTCTTGCTCTAAAAGATCTTCTTCTTTCAGGATTTGACTTTTTAATTTTCATAGTTTTCTGTCCGGCTTTTTTAGCACTTGTACCGCCGTGTCCAAAATTAACTTTTTTAACGTTTCCTGTTTTTGGATCTTTGACATACACTTTAAACTTTTTAACATCACCACGTGTTGGTTTGTTTAATTTAACTGTTCTACCTTGATACTCAGCTTCAAATAAATCATTTTCATCAATACTATAACCTAGATATCCATATTCTTCGTGAAAGTCTTGATTATCATCTAATGTAACTTCAATTGATTCGTTTGGTACACAGTTTGGTACTTGTTTACCATTTTTCTTTTTCATTCCAATTTGTTTATAACCGCTCCAACAAGGATCTTTAGCTATCTCTTTTATTTTCATTTTTAATAACTCCGTATTCTTTTAATAAATTTTCTAACTCATTTAACTTTTCTTTTATAGGTAGCATATAATGATTCTTTCTACCTTTAGTTAAATATGGTAATGTTTTCCAAGTTTTAAACCATTTGTCTGTTCCTGGTTCTGCAGTCTTTTTATCTTTTTGCCATTTTTGTGTTCCTGGTAAACTCAACATAGAATATTTTCCATCTCTATTTTGAAATTTCAATTCTCTTGTATCTCTTTCTTCAATAAGTTTAATATATTCTCTTAAATTTTTTGGTTTCATAATTGGTGGTACTCCATCTTTACTAACTGTAAATCCCATTTTCTTTGCTTGTATTTTTATTTCATTAGGACCAACATCGTGAGTAGTATTAACACCTGGAATAATTTTTCCACCATTCTCCATTAGTTGTCCTGTATCAATTGCTTTATTTAATTCAGCAACATCTTTAGGATCTATTAATCCATTATTTTTTTCTAAATAATTTTTAATTACTTCTAAACCTTTTTGTACTCTCATTGGATTATCTTGTGTTGCTTGATATCTAATTCCAATACCACCTTTAGATGTCCATCTTTCTAAATTAGATGGCTTATCATCAATTAATATGTTTGGTTGATTTGTTTGTTTATTAATTGCATACGATTCTTTTCTTCCTGTTATAACAACATCTGTTGGATCAAAATTATTCTTCTTAAGCCAATCTAATTTATGCTTTGTAGAATTTTCGTGATCTCCTCTTAATGGAGATGAATTAATATACCATTCGCCACCAGTAAATGCTTTTACACTATTAATAATATTTGGTGCGGTATTGAATACTGGTAATGTTGAAAAGAAATCTGTTCCTTGAATTGCTTCAATTGAATCTTGTACACTATCGTGGCCGCCATCTTTCCAATGGTCAACTCCTCTAAATTTTGCTAAAGCTGTAAAGAAGTCTGCTAACACACCATCCATATCAACATAAACTTTTGGCATTGGATATTGTGCTTCTTTAATTTCGGTAATTCCCATACCTGCTCTTACATCATCATACATACTTTTTGCTATATCAGGATTAATAGTTCCTTTTTGAAATCCTTTAAAGTCACCGGCAACTGCCATAGCTTTCATTTTACTTGCTGACATACCTATAGCACCATCTGAATCTGGATCTCTTTCTCCAGCACTAACAACTTTAACACTTTCAAAACTATAATCTTTACCATTGTACTTTGGTAAAAAGTCTGTAAACTGTTGTAGTCTATCATCTCCAGCAACCATTATTACATTTAAGAATCCTAAAGACTCTAGTTTTTGTAAAGCTTGTATTAATGTTCTTACAGAACTATCACCAATTTTAATATTAGTAAAACTAGCTTTAGCATACTTTACTTTTTGCTCAAATGTTAATGGATCTGTTTTTGGTTTTTGCGTATGAGTTAAAAATAAGAAAGGTGTTCCTGGCTGTTTTTTAACAACTTCTACCAATCTACCGTGACCAATTGTAGGTGGATTAAACCTTCCAAATGCAAAAACTGCCGTATTTAAATGCGTTGCTCTCATAACACAAATATTTATCTGTACCTAGCTCTGTGTTAACAAACGGCTTGCCACTCTTCATTTAACTGTTTTACACCAATAGACTGTTCATAAAGCATCTGCGAAGCTAAATTTTTACCCTTGGACTCTGCCTGTATGTCAAATTCTTCATTAAAACTTAAAGCCCAATCATTTGCTTTTTTATTAGGATAAAAGTCGCTATGAGCTCTTAATTTTTGTTTTTTACAGCCTTTGGCTATTAAATCTTTTATATTGTGCATTTCTGTATGCATTTTGTTTCCTAAATTTGCAGGAGCAAGTGCTTCATCTCTACTATATGAATAATGTAAAGTAGGACGTTGACCACGCCAACTATCAATAACTCTTTTAACCCTATCATCTGTAGGTCGTATATATTCTTCATCACGTATCCAATGATGATGTATATCTAATACTAATGCTAAATGATTTTCTAATTGTAAACTAGCATCTAGGCCCCAACCCATTTCATCATTTTCAATAGTAATAAGATTTCTTGCTTCTGATGATAATTTGGGTAATACTTTAATAATGCCTTCTGGACCTTGCTTACCTGAAATATGTACATTTAGTTTGCAACCATCTTGAAAGCTTTTGCCAAAACCCATCCAACGAGCCATATCTGCGTGATATTCAAATTCTAATATACTACGTTCTACAATATCAGGTGTGGCACTTGCAAGTACACAAAATTGCCCAGGATGAAAACTTATCTTAACATTATGTTTTCTTGAAGCATCACCAACAGGTGCAAATATTTTTTCTAAATGATCTTGGACATTTTTTTGTTGCCACCAATCAATCCAATTAGGTTCTGTGTAACCTTGTAACATTTCACTACCTAATCTAACCATTCTACGTTCTAAAGGTAATGTTGCTACACGTTCAATCATTTTACGAGCGGCTGTGGCATTATGATTCATAATGTCCCATTGTCTTTGTTCTGCTTCTTCTGGATGTTCTCGTAACCAACGCATAGTAGTTGCTCTACCATTTAGATCTCTATCTTTAGCATTGATTTTCATACCCCTAGTTTCACTAGGATCGTTTAACCATTTACAACAAAAACCTATTCTTTTAATTTTTGTAGATTTGTCTATAAACATTTTGTACCCCTACAATTTGTCTCCAACAATCAAATAATGCGTGATGGTGTCTAGCACTTGGCATATTTGGATCTTTTAAATCAAATAATGTTCTAGTATCACGTAAATTATAAAACATCCAAGGAGCACCACGTTTTAATTTTTTAAATACTTGTTCACATATTACAGTATCAAAAGCTACACCTTGAGCCCAAAAATATTTTCCAGGCAAACAAAATTTATAAAACTCTTTCATTACTTGGTCAATTGGATATCTTTCTTCTTCAGCGAATGCTTCAGCTTTAACTTCATCTGATTGCTGACTCCACCAAGCAATAGTTTCATCATCATTTTTCAATCCAATTTTGGATCCAGATTCAGGATCAATTCTTCTATAGAAAACCTGCGTCTTAGGATACTCTCCCCACTTCCAGTTACTATAATCTTCATTGGGGTCAAACTTTATAGCACCTATTGTTAGAATATTGGCATCTATAGTTGTGGCTAACGTCTCCAGATCGATCATAATGTGCTGTGTCATACTACTAGTATAACACAAATAAAAATTATGTCTAGTCTAAATCGCCTTCTTGGATAGCACCTTCAAAACTATTAAATTTATACCTGTTTTGTAGCTCTGTAGAATCTGCTGATATTTCCAACATATAATCTCCAGTTATAGCTTTATCCAAAACTTGGTAAAGTGCTTTACTTTCTGAAATAGAAAGAGGTCTGGCTATTGGCATATCATAACAATGATAGCCGTGTGTTTCGTGATGTATTAAATTATAGTTGGATTCAATTCCATCTCCACCTATAACATTTTGTTCTGCATATAGTTCTTCTGATAAAACAGTTGCAACTGTATCAAATAATGATTCCAAAGATTCAGTATTCAACTCAGATTCAAATTTTAACATTATTTTATTCATTTTTCATTTTCTCTATTGCTTCTTGATTTTTAGCAATTTGTTGGTCTTGTATTTTATCAATCATTGATTTTAATTTCTCTGCTTTTTCTTCTTCAGAGTCAAGGTGTAAATCTTTCTTAACAACTTTTTCAAGTTTTAAATATGGTATTCTTTCATTTGGAACATATCTCCAAGTATAACCTTTTTCTGAATATATTCCAAATACTGTTTGGCTTACACCAATCTTAACTATCATTGCTGTTTGTCCATCTAAGATAACTTCGTCACCTTCTTTGAACGCAGGATCATATTTGAACTTTAGTCCTTTTGCTAATCCTGTTGCAAAGTCTTTAAACCAAATTGCTACTACTAAAGATATTAATACTGCAATCCAAGGTAATAGCATACCTGTTAAATCCATTGACAATGAGTTAAGATCCGGTGTCATTAGCTACTTTTACTTCCTGTTCTTGTAGTTTCAAATCTTACTTTTTTACCTGAACCTGAATTTACATATAAACCAAACCAGGCCGCACCTGCACCAACTATCACTGATACAAAACCTGCCTGTGCATTGTTTGGATTTTCTAATAACATAAACCAATTCATTGTTTGATAAAATACCACCGCATATAAAAATATTAACAATCTTGGAATTACTCTCCAATTGTCTAACATTTCAGGTATTTCATATTTTATCATATTCCACATATTATTATTCTCCTAGTGTATTTACGTTATGTTACCAAAGTCACTTGCGTGTACATCAACTTCTGTACCATCACGTGATGACAAGTCATTTGGTGAAGATGATAATGGTGTCCAGTTAATTCCATTATAGCCTTCAAAACGTTTTGTTGTTGAATTAAATCTTAGCATACCTGCTGATGGTGTCGGTCTTTCCGCCGTTGTACCTACAGGTAACTGTATCATTCCTGTTACAGTATTTTTTACTATTAATATTCCTGTTTCATCTGGTATAGTAACTGTTCTATCTGTTGTTGGATCTGCAACTGCTAGTGTCAGTTCGTGAGCATCTGCTGTTGCACCTTCAAAAACAATATTATCAGAAATATTTAAACCTGTAATCACAGGACTTGTTAATGTTTTATTTGTTAACGTATCTGTTGTATCTCTACCTACTAATGTTGTTGTAGCATTTGGTATAGTAACTGTTCTATCTGCTGTTGGGTCTTCAACAATCAATGTTGTTTCGTGTGCATCTGTTGTTGCACCTTCAAAAATAAATCTATCTTTAACTTCTATAGTAGTTGAATTTACTGTTGTCGTTGTTCCTGATACTACAAGATTTCCTGATATTGTTAAATTACCTGTTGCTGAAAGATCGTCGGCAGATAAAGTATTAAGGTAAACCGTTCCGGTTCCACTTTTCCCAACTTTAAATGAACTATTTGTAGTTCCTTTTATATTATATGTTACTGCCATTTTTCCTCACAAGTCTGTTTCCACAGTCTAGAAAATTATTCTAGTCTTGTAATTATGTATTACTTTATCTATTTATGAACAAAAAGGTAATATGGGTATATTATCCTAGCCAAGCCAATGCTTCTGTTACATCGTAAGTTTTACCTAGCTGAACTTTTTCGCCTGATTCTCTGCACCAAACATATCCAGTATATTCTGCTTTTCCGTTCTTAAAGTTAACTATACATTCTTCAACAAACATATCAGCTATTTCTAGCTTCTTTAACTGCTCACGTATAGCTCTTTTAATCTTACGTTGCTCGATAAGATATGTAATATCAATTACAGGACAAATAGTTTTCATAACATATATATTTATAAAAACTATGGTTAATCTGTTTTAACTGTTGGAAATATTAAATGCTACTGTTATTCTGGTATTTTCTATATCAAACTGCTTATCAACTCTATGTTCTACCCAAGGTGGAAAAATTATAACATCACCCTTCTTTACTTTAGGTGTATAATACTTAAATTCTTCTTTATATTCAGTAGAATTAAGAAATAGTGTATTTGGATTTATAAAGGTTGTACCTGTGGATTTTTCTGGAACTGATAGGTATACTACTCCACTTGCTACATTACCAACTGTAATATGATTATGTTGTTCTTGGTTAAATCCTTCATTATAGATATTGTACCACATATGGCAATTTAACTTTATATTAAGTCCTATTGCTTTATCAACATACTCTTTTATTATAGGCATACAGGCTTTTAAAACATCTTCACTTTGCCAAGAATCTTCGCCACCAGCGGCAATTGATGTTATCACGTGAGATTGCTTTGCCCAGGGATTTGGAAGTTTTAATGTTTTACAATGTTCTCTAATTTCATTAACGACTTTGTTGATATCTAAAGTTTCTTCAATGTTCTTATGGACAAATGGAACTTCGAACATTATTTTACAACCTCAACTTCTGCTTCAGTTAATACGACCACCCTAGCGCCACAAGAAAGCAAAGGTTTATCATTACCGCCATAAACAACGGATGACGGGCCAAGAATTTTAACTTCGTGACAGTAAGTATTTTTAGTACCTCTTTTGATCGTAATAACAGGTTCGTTAGTACCATTCTTTTTATTACTCCTTATCTTGTGTTGGTTTACGTGAATGTATGTCTTTGCCATAATATTGTTTTATAAATTGATCTAAAGGTTTATCTAAATTATGTTTAAGACCGTGTGCTTTAAATAATATACTTTGTAAAATTTTAAAAGCTGGTACTACTGCTAATTCCGTTCTTTCATCAAACTTAACTCCACTTGCCATTAATTTACCTAAAGCATTTTCCATAATTTGTCTCCAAATTTCATTTAACTGCTTTTCAGTTTTTTTAATTTTTACGTTTCTATATTTTTTTAAATTTATTATTTCGGCCATTTTATATAATCATAATATCCATCTACTATTTTAATTGATTCTTCTAGCATTTGTCTATCTGTTTTATGCATTGATTTTCCGTGTTTATCTAAATATACCGAACCAATTGAACTCAAATGGTTAACTGCCTGCTGATATGTAAATTTTGGTTCCTCAATTTGTATTTCCTTTATTACTTTCTTTTTATCAAGTATTTTAAATTTCTTTGTCATAGTTGACCTTTTGCTTTTTAGTAACGTCCCATATATAATGATGTGGAAATGCTTTTGGTCTTTTTTCTTTTAGTTGATTCATTTGTTCTACTGCATCGTCTAAAGTATTAAAATTTGCTACTGCTAATTCGTCTTGTATTCTTGGTATATACCAAATTTGATAATTTACTTTCATTACATTTTCTCCCCAACTTCAAAACCTCTAAATCTTAAAAATCTTGGAAATCTTAAACTGTATTCATCTTTAGCATCTTGATTTTGTGTAATAGCATCAGCTCTAATTTCAACAACTTGCCCAATTAACTTTTCTTTTGCTTTCCAAAATTCTTCTCTATTATTATCAGTTAAACCTGAGCCAACATTTGTTTTAATAAATTTACTATCATCTTCGCCTTCAACAATAAGAGCACCTAGTTTACCTATATTACGTCCTGTACCTTCTTCTGTTGCTTTAACTGTTAATGATACTTCTATAAATGGTTTTACTTTTAACCACAATGTAGATCTCTTACATTCATATAAACCGCCAATTGGTTTAACCATTATTCCTTCATATCCTTTATCAATGCAAATTTTATTGTAATCAGCAAATTGTTTTTGGCCATCATCGTCACTTAAATTAATTTTAACATACTCTACTAAATTAATATTTGGTCCATATTTAAAATCTTCTAATAATTGTTTTCTTTTTGTTATTGATAATCCACATTCGCCTTGCTTAAAATCTTCTAATGGTATACAATCAAATAAATTAAGTATTGCATCTTTTGTTTTAGCACCTTGTTTTCTGTGTATCTCTCTCATTAATGTTTGGAAGTCATCACTCATTACTTCTCCATCAAACACCATTGACTCGCCCATCTGGTCTAACATATCATCAAATTGCTCGTTTATGTGTGGAAAGTTTGTAAGCTCTTTACCGTTTCTACTAAAAAGTTTTACTTCATCTTTATCTACATCACAAATAACTACAACTCTAACTCCATCTAATTTTGGTTCTACAATAACATCTCCTACCATTTTCTTTTCGTGTTTTGCTGAATCTGTTGCCAACATACATTCAAACACAGGCACTTTGTAAGTAGAAAACTTATTAACTGTCTTATGTGTTACACCACATCTTAAATCTTTAATTAAAATTCTTCTATACCAATCGTTCCATTCTTCCATATTAGATCTATTACATAAATCTTCAATCTTATCTCTCATATCATTACCTGTAAGAGTTCTATCTTCTAATTTTTGAATAGTATCTAAAAATTCTGCTTCTGGTATGCCTGGACCATCTTTTGTAGCTACTGGAACCTTTTGTACACCAAACGTTCTAAATCCATCTAACGCCATACACACACCATCAAAAAATCTAATGTTGTCTGCATCACTTTCTCGTTTAATAATTGATTCTTTTTTTAATCTACTATTATCAGCTTCTAGCTCTTGTATAATTTTCCAAGGTTTATGCATTTTCAATATCCCTTATTAGTTTACAACTTCTTAATGTAGTTTCATCACCATAGTATCCTGTAGTATTATGTAATTTAACTACACCACTTAATTTAATCTTAGATCCTTTAGTAAACTCTTCATAATCTTTTCCAGTTAACCATTTTAAAATATGCTTACCATCTTCAACAAATGTGTAAATCCAAAATCCTCTATTATGATACATCTTGTCTAATAATACAACTGGTGCATAATATTTTTGTCCAAGTACTCCACGAAACTGACTTGTTTGTTGAAAACTCTCGTATTTTTCTTGTTTTGCTCTTTTCTTCATAGCATTACTATACATTAATGGTACACTTGCTACTATGCCCATTTCTCTTAAATCCATTTTTTCTTTTTCTAAAATTTTAATAACTAAATGTTCATAGTCAGATAATTTACCACTCAATTTTTTAAAAACCAATTCTTGCTTAAAGTTTAATATGTCTTTTATATTAGAATGGACAAAATTAGGTTCTTTGTCCAACCTTTTAGATAAAACGGATTTATTAGTATCAACGTCTTTACCTGGTTGTATTTCTTTTACATAGCCTTGCTTATCAAAAATGTCACAAGCTATAGAAAGTGCTGTTTTTAAATTGTATTGTTTCTGTTCCATATTATTAATATAACATAGAATCCAGATCTGTCAACCATTTAATAGCTTGAAAAGTTCAGGAAATACTTGTTTCCAACTCTCATTTCTAACATAATCGATACTATTTGTAGTGGATAAGAATTGCTTTTTAACACTAATTGTAGTCACCTTATGTGAATCTAATAAATCATAAAGCCTTTTAATTTTATTAGATGGGTTTTTGTATCTAGCTAAAGATTCTTTCATTTGATTTTTAATATGTCTTGGCCAATTGTAGTATGCTAATTCTGTTGGATAATGCAAAGGCTGATAATTGCATTCTATAAAAATATTATATTCTTTTTCTTTTTGTTTTAGCCATTCATCAAATTCATTTAAAGTTAACAGATTAAAAATACTCACTGTATTACTAACAACTAAATGTACTTTTTTCTCTTTTGATGCTAACTCCATCCAATAACGAGCTACAAGTTCTACTAGTTTCCACTCACTACCTGATCTTAAATAATCATTTCTTTCTTTAATATCATCAATACTCATATACAAATATAAATTTCGAAATTTTAATAATTGATCAAGAAACTTTTTTTTTGGTAAAAAAGAAGTATTTGTATAAACTTTCAAAGTTACATTTTTTGCATAATCCCATTCAACCATATTATTCATAAAAGTTAAAAATGTTTTACTTAAAAATGGCTCACCACCTGTAACTTTTATAGACCTTAATTTAGAACACTCATCTTTAGATAATTTTTCTAATGCTTCATTATAATAATGTGCTTCATAATCAAAATCTGGATCTTGTAATGATGGAAGTCTTTTTATATCTTCATTCCATTTAGTTGACACATCAGCTGAGCAACTTCTACATTTTAAATTACAATGTCTTCCTGATTCAAACTCAAGATATTGTAACTCTACATCAGTATTAGTTGATTGGATAATATCAGATAAACGCATACTAAGATATCCTGCTTCTTCTTCTCTATAACATCTCTGGCAACCATCTACTTTTTCGCCAGCTAACATTTTTTTTCTTATATCTTTATAAAGTTCTGAATTAAAAATATCAGTAATAGATCTATCTTCATTTACTTTTAATCTTTGTGATTTTTTAATCTTAAAACGACAGCACGGCCTTACTCTGCCATCAACTTCAATCATTGCTCCTTTAAAGCCAAAAGCACAAAAGGTTTTATTGTCTTTAAGATTAATTTCCATAACAAGTATATTTACTTGTTATTTTTTTTTGATATTTGTGATAGTAGTTTTTTTACCGTCTTTAATAATTGTTTCTGTAGTTCCGTATTGGGCTTCATACGCCTTAGGTCTAAACTCTTTATACATTCGCTTTGTTTCTTCTTGATCGCGTTTAACTCGAGCAATTACTTTATCTCTAAACTCTTGTCTTAAATCTACTATTTCTTTATTTTCAAACGTCTCATCTAATATTGGTAAAAGTCTTCTAGATCTTTTGAATTCAGCTTTTCCTAAACATATACTACATAAAAATTTATAATTGTCACTATTTTTAATATACCATTTAGTAAAATCATCTATCATTAACCAAACAAGATGATTATCTTTATCTGATGTTGTATATTGATTTAAAAAATTTTCTTGAGAATTTTCATTAATAATAAGGAATAGTTCTTGTCCTTCATATTTTTCATAAAACTTTTGAGAAACAAATCCTTTTATTTCTTGGTCTACTATAATTGGTTTAGCACTCTGAAACATTTTTACTAACTTCTCTGATGGACTATAATTAGAAATATGTTTTCCATACGTTGCATTATCTGAATCACTATTTGATTGAACAGCTTTAATTAAAAATTGATTATAATCATCAATTAATAATTTTCTTAATGTAGTAGGTAAGTTATTTCTTGAATATATATGAAGTGCTTTTAAAAATGGTAACAAATATATAGTATCATCAAAATGAAACTCTTTATCTCTAAAGTATTCAGAATGTAATATTTTTACTTTATTATCTAAAAAGTTCACTTGAGAAACTTTTGTATTTCCAACAAACATTTTAACTGATAAGAAATTAATCTTTTTATAGTAATCTCTAATAGGAGATACATCATTTCTTGAATAAAGAAGAATCTGCTCTTTTTGATCTGATGCTATCGCAGTACCACATTTACTACAAGCATCATTCTTATAGATATCAATAATATTTTTAATTCTTAATAGTTTTTGTTGTCCGTACATTTATTTTTTTATTATAGAATATATTTGTTGCCAGTTATCAACGTGTCTTATTCTACTATCCTTCATAAAAGCATTATATTCGTGCTTCATTATAAGTGTATTTAACCCCACATCTGCTCCTGCAACTGCATTAGTCCATTTGTCTTCTATCCAATATGCTCCAGAATCTCTATATTGCTTTAACCAATTTCCTTTAGGTTCAGCAAATGGAATAATATCTACTTGATCAAATACTCCAGGAAAATGTTGTTCTAAATTCATTTTTCTTAAAGCATTTGAGTAAGGATCAGTGCCCATTGACGTACAAGCAATTATTTTGTAGCCTGCATCTTTAAACTTTGGTAATACTTCTTTTGCATCTCTAAAAGGTTCTAAAAATCCAATCCAGGCTGTAGTGTTAAAATTTTTAACTACATTTCTCATAAAGTCTTTATCTTTACCCATTGATTCTGACATTGGTTTTAAATCCGTATATCTTAAAGTCAAATCAAATTCTTTTGGATTTGCTAATTTATTATCTGGATAGTACTTGTCTAGATAAGCTTCAAAATGTTTTACCCAATCTAATACTACACCGTCTATATCAGTTAATAAAATTTTCATATTTTTTCTCTTTCATTTTTTTAATAACCCAGTCTGCTAGTTTATCATTTTCAATACAACCCCAATGCACTAAATCTCTAGCTAAATCACCGGAGTTAGATTTACTGATCCTACCCATAGGAACATATAGTAATTTAATATCTAAATCTTTACAGATAGTTTCTATTACTTTCATAGCTGAATATCTCATCCATTCATAGTTTGCACCATCATCAATTATATCAACTACTGCTTTATTTTTTAATAATTCTTGCCGTGACATATCAGAAGACCCTATAAGTACTCGGTCCTTCCACCAAGTAAATCTTTGTGAAGGTGGTGCTTTGATAATATGTACTTTTGGTTTAAGTCTAGGCAACCAAAATACTGATCTCTGTGCTATAGCATTCCAATCAGAACCAGCTATTGCAAGATTGTGATAATTTACTTTATAATAATTAGCAACTTGATTTGTCCAAGTTTTTTCTAAAGGTAATCCTGTCCCCATTGTTTGTGAACATCCATTAAAAAGTATACTACATTTTTTTCTAAAACTATCACTACGAAAACTCTCTTTATTAAAAGAATACGTGATGTTTGAATTAGTCCATCCTAGTTTCTCTAATTTACTTTTATGTGTTTTCATATTAAAATTAAAACGAGATTTATTGTCTGAGTCACACCAATTCAGTACTTGATTAGAATAATTTTTAGGCCAGAAAGATTGTCCAGTACCCCAAATATGCCAATTTGGTTTTTGATCTACGTTTTTTTGCCAATATTTCATTTATTATTTTTGTACGAAAGCTTTTTCTACAACATAGTCCCCTGGTGTTGACGTGTTACCTTCTTTTGCGCCTGTACCGTTTAACCATTCCATTAAATCTTCATTCAGGCCCATTGATCCACATATCATCATTCTATCTTTTGTTGGATCAAACTCTGGTTTATCAACAGCTTTCCATAATGTTAATATGTTTCCTTTAATCCAAGTTGTAATTCTACCTTGTCTTAACCAAGGACCTTTTGTTAAAGTATTAAAGTATTGAAAATTTCCTTGTGTAATAAATTCTTTTTCCTTATTAAAAGATTCTAAATATTCCCTATAAACTAATTCTTCTTCATATTGTACTGTATGAGTTAAAATAACATTTTCAAATCTATTATAAGTTTCTAAATCTTTTATAATACCTAAAAATGGTGCTAGTCCTGTACCTGTTGAAACTAGATATAAATTACGGCCTGGCTTCAAATAATCAATTACAAGTGTACCTGTTGCTTTATCCATCATAATAACTTCATCACCAACTTTTATATGTTGTAATTTAGATGTTAACGGTCCATCTTGAATTTTTATTGATACCCATTCTAAATAATCTTCATAATTTGCTGAAGCTACACTATAAGCCCTAACAATTTTTTTACCTTCGTGCTCTAAGCCCATCATTACAAATTCACCATTGTTAAATCTAAAGCCCGGACTACGTGTTGTTTTAAATGTGAAGGTCTTATCAGACCAATGTTTAACTTCTGTTACTTTTTCTTTTACTAACGCCATTTTAATTCCTTTTTATTCTGGTAGTCCCTAGGAGAATCGAACTCCTCTTTGCGGTATGAAAAACCGCTGTCCTAACCGATAGACGAAGGGACCACGCACCTATATTATATAATAACTTTCCCATTAAATCAAGTATTTTTTAAAATCCTGATTTAAATCAATAAGGCTAGTTTTCCTAGCTTCGTCTAGTTTATTTGTATAACTTATAAAATACTTTTTCTCTGCATCTGATACAACTCTATTCCTATCATACTTTAGAATACCTAATATTTCATCCACTTCAATAGTTCTATCTAAATTTTTATTTCTATAATCTTGTAACTCTGAAATAACTTTATTATAATCTTCTGTATCTAACATTGATGTTGAAAGAAAATTTTGGAATACTACTTCAAAAATATGAGTATCATCTTTTGGTTGTTTCCAAGTCTTTAAAAATTCAAGTATCTCAACTAAACCAAAAACATTATACATCTGTATACAATAACTAAAACATATTGTAATATGATCTAATTTAGATAAATTTTTACAATTTTCTAAAACTTTATCCCAGTTTGCATTTGTTCTAATATAATCAAAAGTATTACCTACACCATCTAAACTAATTACAAGTTTTATTCTTTTGAATTTAGAAAATAACTTTAACCATCTATCTGTAAAACTTGTACCATTTGTAGTTATTTGTATCTTAATATTATCTTTTCCTAATTTTATCCAATTAGACATTATATTAAAAACTTCTTCATTTAATAAAGGTTCTCCACCTAAGAAAGCGGCTCTTCTTATGTTGTCTAAAGGTAAATTTTTATATTGGTCATCTGCATTTGTTTCCCTATCAAACATAAATGCATTGTCCGTTGACATCATTATAACTTCTGTGCCATCTTCCATTTTATCTAAATTTTGATAATGTGAATTTTTATATCTTTCAATTTCTTTAGCCCACTCAGTACTACTACCAGGGCCACACATTCTACATTTTAAATTACATAAGTTACTTGGTCTATAATCAAGTGTTAATGGTGTATTCCATTTATTTCCAGTATCAACATTAAACTCTATAGTATTATCTTTTAAATATCCAGCATAATCATCTCTGTGCTTACGTCCAGTTGTTTTTTCAACTTTATAACAATCTGTACAAATCTTATGCGGTTTATTTTCCAACATAGTTTTTCGAATATCTTTAATCCATTCACTATTCCAATATTCAGCAATTACATTATCTTTATGATTTTTATTTTTATCAATATAATAAACATCATTATCTCTTACCTCACAACAAGGTTTAAAGACATAATAGTTTCCAGAATTACGATACCACATATGAGAAAATGGGGCAACGCAAAAAGTTTTAGGTTTGTCCGACTCTTGCATTTTCACTCTCTCTTATGTTCTGATCAATATGATCTAAATCTCTAAAATATGGTTCATACTCAGGTGCTATATCTAATATATTTTGTTTTCTACGTAAATCTAATGTTCTTGTATACATTTTAAACCAGCCCCAACCTTTACCACCATTGTCGCCACTCATCATATAGTCAACTATACTATTAATAATTTTCATAGATGCGTGTACATATTTTTCATCTAAATCTGCATTGATTAGCCAATCTTTAAAATTATCATACTTTTCTCTAACTATTTGTTTTAACTCAGGAGGTAGAGTTTTAATACAGGCGTGGCCTGGTGAGTGTGCTACGTGTATAGTTAACACTGGTAATTTTTTTCCAGTATTAAACTTTTTAAATCCACTCTCCATAATTTTCCATTTTATAAATTCTGGTATATGAAATACATTTACCGTTGTAACTGTACAAGCTAACCAACCTTGAACATTTGGTCCTAGGTTATCAACTGCTTGTAAATTTTTTAAAACTGATTTCCATTTAGCTGGATACCTTTGATACTCTAATACTTTACCTATTCCATCGATCGACGCTCCAACTCTTACTGTTTTAAATTTTTCCCATAATTTTAAAACACGAGGTTGCAAATTAGTCATATTAGTATTATATTCAATTATCATTTTTTCTGCTTGACCCATATCAACACATTTTTGTAAAAAGTCATAATGTCTTTCTATCATTAAAGGTTCTCCACCTGCCATATAAACGTGTTGCATATTAGGAATATTTTTTTCTATATTATTCCAGAAACTTTCACTACTGTGCCAATCATAATCGTTTGTTTCCAATCTGCCTTTATTATTTTTGTTTAATTTTACATATCCGTGAGTATCTTGAAACCCATCACCTCCGTGTAAGGCAAGCCAGTCTTCATACCAACTGTGACTATCTGTTGGTCCGCACATTCTACATTTTAAATTACATAAGTTACCAAAACGTAAATCATAATATACTAAAGGTGTATCATCAGTTTTAATAGTACCATCTTCATTAGTAATTCGTATTGCGTCTTCTAATTTAAATCCCCATTCCTGTTCATATTGTCTTCTACTTCGTAAACCAGCTTCTTCTTCTTTTTTACATCTACCACATTCGTGACTCCAACGTCCTTCAAGCATATTTTTTCTAACAATTTTCATTAGCTCAGCATTTCTGGCTTCATCCATATCATCTTTTCCAGCATTATATGATGATCCATCTTCTTTTCTTACTACTCCTTGATTTTTAGTAACATTGGCTTGACAGCATATTCTCACATCACCATTGTTCCTGACTGCTTGGAACATCCACGGTATTGGACAATATACATCTTTTGCTGACATTATAATCTTTCCCTTTTATCTTTTGTTAATGCTTTAGTAGTTATAGCACATTTTTCAACACATCGCGACAATCTTGGTTCTATTTTATCTTTAGTTGTATGGCTCCAACTTCTCTCAATAGAATCAAAATAAGGGTGTTCTAATATATTAACTAAATTATGCTTGTTTAAATTATTCCAATCATTGCCATATGTTGCACGATAATAATCATATTCTTTAGCTTTTTCTAATTCCCATTTTCCTCTTTGATTATCTGGTCTCATATCAACACTATAAACTGGTGGAAAATGACAACATTGCCATACAGCACCATCATACTCTATTTGTATTCTTTTTTGATTCCTCCAATAACAACTTATTGGTACTTCATTAAAATAATCTTTATACTTGCTAACTTGCTGTTCTACTTTTTTAACAAAATCTTTTTTTGCTTTTGGTATCCTGCTATATGTCGCTCCAGCTTTTTTACCTAATTTTGCACCTTGTATAGTTGTTCCTGACGAGTCGCCTGTTTGCTTTTGTTCTACAATTTCACGTAATGCGGCATCAACCCATCTAGATCTTTTTACAAAAAATTTTTTAAATCCCATTTCTTTAGCTATCTTCCTAGCTTCATCTGTTTGATGTACATTATGATCAAACTCCAAATATTTCCATTCAGCTCTGCCACCACCTTTTATAAATTGTTCTGCGTGTTCAATAACTTTATCATATACAACATTTCTTCTATATTTGTCGTGTGTTTCATTATCAGTTCCATCTATTCCAAAACAAACTGAACTTTCTCTATCTCCATTTAATTCTCTATGTTTAGCAAACAGCTTTCCTAATTCATACCAATAATCTTTATTATGATAACCACCATTTGAATTTATTTCAATATGTACTGGAACATTAGTTTTAAGTGCAGGATTTTTTCTATCTCCAAATGTTAAAAGCAAGTGTTCTATAATTTCAAGACTTTGTGGATGTATTAAACTATCTCCATAATTACCATCAAGTGCTATAAATTCAAACACAGGTAATATTTTTCTATCAAACGTTTCTTTAATTAAATCAATACTCATATTACCTGCGGCACCAAATTTTACATTTGGATTAGGTATTTGTTTTCCATCTAACATTTTCCATCTACTGCATTCCATACAGCCTGCTTGACAATTACTTGATATTTCAAGTTGTACTTCTTTTAATTCATTTGCCCTATGCATTATAAATTGTACTCCTTGATTGTTGATTGTGGTAACCATTCTTTAGTAGGTATGTATGGATCATTTGGTCCATCCCATCTATGTGATTTTACTATTTCAAATTTTATTCCAATATCTTTTGCTAATTGTTCTGCTTCATAAACTTGATGTTGATTAAAATTAAAAACAATAAAGGACCATTTATTTTTAACAAATCCAGCATCAGCACCTTTTTTCATTGCTGTAATAACATCATCGTATATAATATATTTTCTATATTTGTCTGCTGTATCTTTTAAACCGTCCATTCCAAATACAATTGAATCCCAAGCAGGATCCATCATACTATATAATTCATCCCACCATTCTGGTTTTTTACGAGATCCATTTGTTGCAATATTAATATTAGCACCATTGTTTTTAATTACTCTACAAATTTCTAAAAATTCAGGATGATAAATTGCATCACTCCAAGTACCACAAAAATCAACATCACCTTTACACATCTGCGGATTTTCTTTAAATAACTTTTTAAAATCATCTACTTGTAATTCTACTTTTTTTAAAACTTGATGAGCTAGGGCATATTTCTTTTTAGTTACTGGATCTGTCCAATTTGCTTCAAACCTCATACATTTAGGACAACCTAAACTGCATCTGTGAGTTACATCTACTTGTAATTTCTTTTGTACTTTATATGTTTCTTCATATGACTGCTCAACTGCTTTAGTCCATCTTGGTACTTCATTTGTTGTTTTTTCTTTTCTATGATCTGTTCCAACATTTGTTTGAACTTTTCCACAGACTTCATAACATCTTTCAGGTATATCTTTTCCAGTCTTTAACCTATTAAAAAAATCTGTATACTCAGGAGTACTAAACATTTCTTCTAAACTTTTACCAGAACCAATATTATGTTTAAAATCAACCATCCACGGTTCATCTCTTTCAGTTTTATTATGCCTATGAACAAAGCAACAAGGTCTTACATAGCCATCGTGACTAATATAAGTTGCTTTTGCTTTTGTAGTAAACAAACATTTTGGATATATTTTCTTATTCACCTTTGTCATCTTTTTTAGATATCTTTCTTTCATCATCAGTGACTCTTGTTTTAATAGTACCATCATCCATTTGCTTATAAGATTTGTAAAGTCTTATATCATCTTCATCAATAATTTTTACGTCAGTTGCAGAATCTTTATGTATACCTGCTACATCTTCTACTTTGGTAGTATTTTTCTCATCAATTTGTATAGCAGATCCTTTACCCCAACCTGATCCACCTTGTGGTGGTGTTAATCCGTGAATTTCATTTACATCTTTATATTCACCTGTAACAAGGTTTTGTTCATTCCTACGCATTTTTTCAAATATACCTGTACCTAATTCTGTATGACACATTTGTTTACATTTTGCTGGTTGTAAAACTCCTTCTGGGTCATCTTCTCTAGTCCAATCTTCTTCTAATAAATGTGAATACCACGGACTTTCTAAAATAGTTCTTACTGGATTAGGATCATCTTTATATTCTTCATTGTGTAAATTGTTGAATTCAATAGGTACACCGTGATGTAATTGACTTGGTATTGGCCAATGTTGTTTATACGGATTACTATCAGTTTCATAAAACTCAATTCCACCTAACCAATTACAAGGCCATATTTTACCAGTAGCATCAACATAAATTCTTGGTTCAGTTCTATTTTGACAAATAATTTTATGTTTTTGTGAATAGTGATCTTTTCCTTTAACAGCTTTAGTACCTTTTTGTCTTTGTTTTGCTAACATCTCTCTATCTGGATGTCTAAACTCTTGCTTTTCTGAAATGTTAATAGGGTGTTCAATTATACCTCCTACTTTATCAGCTCTTTTTGATTTTCCTTCTAATAAATCTTTTGATGGCTGTAGACGACCTGATTCAGGAGTCAAAGCATTATTACCATCATCTTTTGTATTTTTTCTTCTAGCTCTTTCAGTTGCTTCTTTTTCTTGAACCATTTTCCACTCGGCTTCATCCGCTAACTGTTCTGCGTGACGTTTTGATAAACGTACTGGAATAAATCTAAAACTCATTTTTTCAACAAATTCACTAAACCCAAGTTCTTTAGCCATATCTCTAGCTTTTTGTAACTGATGTGAATTATGATTAAATGTAATAAACTGCCATCTAGCTCTACCGCCAGCATTTATAAATGCTTCTGTGTTAGCCATTAACTTATCCCATCGTGCACCAATACGATACAAGTGATTAGTATCTTCTAAACCGTCAATACTAAAAGTAACTCTACCACCACCGAAATTTTTAATATCGCCTCTTGAGCCACCAGGGCCATTTATAATTCCTGCAACTTCTTTCCAAAACTCAGGATCTCTAGAACTACCGTTTGTTCCAATTGAAACATTTCTAGTTCCATTATTTCTAAACCATCTTAGAATATCTAACATTTCAGGGTGTGCCGCTGGTTCCCCATAATTACCGCAACTTAAAAACCAACGAAGTTGTTTACAAAACTCAGGTGGAAAAAACCTTTTAATATTTTCTAATGTAATAATTTTTTTACCTGCTTGTTCAATTTTACTATTAAATGTTCTACCACAACCACCACAATATAAGAAACAGGTATTATTAAATTCTAGCTCTAATCTATCAACACGTTCATATTGAAACATTGTTCTGCCGTCATCATCACGCCATAAAGGTTGTACTTTATCTGTCCTAGATCCTATCTCAGGAACTACATCATAATGCTTATGTCTCTGTTCAAAGTTCTCTACACTCATTGATATTTTTTCCTTATATAGTTACTTATTTGTGGATATAAGTCCTCTAATTTTTCATTTCTGTATTTGTCTTGTATTTTCATTCTTTCAACAAATTCGTCAAAATGTTCTGATTTGTCTTCACTCCACATAAAGTCTAACATTGATTGCATTTTATCTTTCCATTTATAATAAAACTTTCTTTTAGTTCCATACCAATCATAACTTTCATTTTGTTCATTAAACTTATCTTTAGTAAGATATTTTTTAGGTAAAGGAAGCATCTCTTGAAATATTGGTATTTCAGGTTCTATATCATCATCTTTTTGTTTAAATCTATGACCTAATATTTTTGCATCATCTGGCAAATTATCTACCCAAGGTTTAAAAAATTCATTATCAAATTTATCAAACTCGTGCTGTACATATTCTTTTAGCTCTCTAGGTAAAGCTTTTACATTTAAATAGTCAGGAGAGTGTAAAAAATGCATACTAAAAAATACACTATTGACAGCAAAATTAAATTTAGTAAAGTTATTTTCTATTTGATACTTAACTAGATCTAATACTTCAACTGCATTTAAAATCTGCCAAGTAAATGTATTGAATAAAACAATATTTGATTTAGTATTAGTATCTAGCCATTTAATATTTTCATCTATCTTATTCCACTTACTTGGATATCTTATATAATCATTAATTTTTCCAACACCGTCTATACTACATCCTAACTGTACTTTTTTAAATTCGTGCCATAAGTTAATTGCTCTCCTTGGAATATTAGTTAAATTAATATTATATTCTAATTCCATATCTTTTGCTATACCGCTATCAATTAATTTTTGTAACATATCATACATATTTTCTACTAACGTTGGCTCTCCACCTGAGAAATATATTTTCTTTGTACCAATTGAACTATTATCAAACTGATCAAAGAAATTAGCTTTTGCATACCAACCATATATGTCATCTTTAGGTTGGGCCTTTCCTCTATCTTTTATTAATTCAACTCTTGTGAAATCTGTTTTAAAACCTGAAAACATAGTATCAAACCATTCATCATACCACTGTGTACTTTCACTTGGGTTACACATACGACATCTTAAATTACACAAATTACCTAATCTAATATCCCATTCTAATATTGGTGCTTTATCTGTAATTAATGTTCCATCAGAATTAGTACTTGATTCTGCATCAAACATATCATAACTGTATTTTAAATAATATTCTCTGATTGCATTTCTACGTCTTGAATTCATTTTTGCATCATCTTCTTCATTACATCTAATACACATACTATGGCGTTTTCCATCTAACATATCTTTACGTACATCTTTTAGTAACGGTGCATTTCTAACTTCATCAATAGTATTAACTTCTGCTCTCATAATTTTATTATTTTCGTCTTTTAAAATACCTTTTGTTTTTTTACAAGATCTTGCTTGTATACAACTTCTATATTCACCAGAATTATGAACTGCCACTTGAGCCCAAGGCAACGGACACCAAGAGTTATTACTCTTGTTAATATGTTGATAATATAAATCAACAGGACGATAATTATGTCTATCTTTAAAACTCATTGTAGTTTCTCTTTATATAATTGCTTATTACTGGATATAATTCAGCAAAATTTTGATTCCTATATTTGTCTTGTATTTTAGTTCTTTTAACAAACTCAATAAAATGGTCTGATTTGTCTTCACTCCACATAAAATCTAACATTGATTGCATTTTATCTCTAAATCTTTCTTTTAAACTTATGTCATCAGTTTCCCACAATTTAAAAAATTCATTATCAAATTTATCAAATTCTTGTTGTACATATTCTTTTAATTCCTTAGGTAGAGCTTTTACATTTAAATAATCTGGTGAATGTAAAAAATGCATACTAAAGAAAACACTATTAACTTCTGCATTAAACTTAACAAAATCATTTTCAATTTGATATTTTACTAAATCAAATACTTCTACAGCATTTAATATTTGCCAAGTAAATGTATTGAATAAAGAAATGTTAGGCTGGGTATTAGCATCTAACCATTTAATATTTTCTTCAACTTTACTCCATTTTGAAGGGTATCTTATATATTCATTAATTTTTCCAACACCATCAACACTTCCACCTATTTGTACACTTTTAAACTCGTGCCATAAATTAATTGCTCTTTTTGGAATATTAGTTAAATTAATATTATAATCAAGGTCCATTTCTTTTGCTATACCACTATCAATTAACTTTTGTAACATATCATACATATTCTCTACTAAAGTAGGTTCTCCACCTGAGAAATGTATTTTTCTTGTTCCACTTGCATTAGTATCAAATTGGTCATAAAAGTTTACTTCATCATACCAACTATAAATGTCATTTTTTACTTTAGCTCTATTTTTATCTTTAACTAACTCTACTTCAGTAAAATCAGTTTTAAATCCTTTAAACATTGTATCAAACCATTCGTCGTACCACTGTGTACTTTCACTTGGATCACACATTCTACATTTTAAATTACATAAATTGCCTAATCTAATATCCCACTCTATTATAGGTGACTTTTCTATAACTAAAGTCCCATCAGGTTTTGTACTTGATTCAGCATTCCAAAAATCATATTCATACTTGTTATAGTATTCTCTAATTGCATATCTACGTCTTGAATTCATTTTTGCATCATCTTCTTCATTACATCTAATACACATACTATGGCGTTTACTGTCTAGCATATCTTTTCTTACTTCTTTTAATAAAGGTGCATTTCTTACATCTTCAATAGAGTGTGTATCTGCTCTCATAATTTTATTATTTTCGTCTTTTAAAATACCTTTTGTTTTTTTACAAGTTCTGGCTTGTATACAACTTCTATATTCTCCTGAGTTATGGACTGCTATCTGAGTCCACGGTACTGGGCACCAAGAATTATTATTCTTTGTAAGATGTTTATAATATAAATCACTAGGTCTAGTTTTCTTCATATTCTTTTAACACCTTTCTCCAATTTGTTCCTCGTATACTATCCATCTTATCTAAATACTCTATTACTGTTGGCCACATATGACTTTCATCTTTACCATTCATTAAATCTATAAGTGCTTTGAACTTTTGATATTTTTTTAATTTTTTATCTCCACCTTCAATGTTTTCACTTATCCATTGGTATAAATCTTCATACTGTTTTACTACTTGTTCTTTAATATGTTTTGGCAATGATGTTACTTTTAAAAAATTAGGAGAATGCAAATAATGAATTCCTATAAATCCTTGATTTATATCTGTATTAATTTTTTTAAAGTTCTGTGATACTTTCCACTTAATAAAATCTGGTATATGCATAATGTTTAATATTGAAGCTGTTAAGTCAATTGTAACTTGTATATTGTCTGCTGTATTATCCCAATAATCTAATTTTTCCAACATTGTTTCCCAATTACTTGGATAACGTATAAGATTATGATAATCACCAAACCCGTCTAAAGAAAGGTGGATTAAACACGTTTTAAAGCACGTATAAAGGCGATCAAGCTCTTTTGTAGTAGTATACCCGTTCGTATTAAAACGCAGGTTTATCCGGCTGGAATGCCCTGATTCTACGCACATTTCCAAGAAAGTTTTAAACTCTGGATTGATTGTTGGTTCTCCACCAATTATATATAGATTTTCAATACTGTCTAATTTGCTTTCTATATCTTTCCAAAAAACTGCATCTACTTTATACCAATTTAATTTTCCTTCGCCTTTTTTCCATAACAATTCTTCTTTAGCTTTTTCAGATATATTAGAATCAATTAATTTATTATAATCAGGTATCCATAAAGAACTATCTGCTGGATTACACATTAAACAAGCCAGGTCACATTTATTACCTAATTTCATATCTACATAACGTATATCAAAAGGTGCTTCGCCATCATCTTTTACTTTTGCTAATACATCATCAAAATTTACTTTTTCAGACCACTCATCATTTTCCCATTGTCTTTTTGATCTATATCCTGATGCTTCTTCTTTATAGCATACCATACATTCTTTTGGCATTTGGCCATTTATTAGTTTTTTACGAACAGCTTTCATATAATCAGTATTCCAATAATCAGAAGGTTTGTCTTTATACACATATACAAACTCGCCATTTGATTTTCTATTAAGTCCTGGCTGTCGATAATTTTTTGTAGTACTACTATTTGCGTGACAGCATAATTGCATAGCACCGTTAGTCCTAGTACTTAAATGTATAAAAGGTAATATGCAAAAATTATCTTTCTTCATTTCGCAATTCCTTTCTATACTTTTTTACAGCTTCACGTATTCCAACTTTACTATAAACATCATCAGTTAAAAAATATTCATAATCAGGATGTCCTTTTTCAAGTAACCCAATATGCATAACTGGAGTCATTATAATATTATTTTGTTCGCAAACTGTTTTTACCATTTCATTATACTTGTTACCAATAAAATCAGAACTAAACTTTTGCATTTGCCATATACCAATTTGTGATAATCCTAAAGGCAAATGGTTATAATTATTATGTTGTCTAATAGGTAAATGATCATCGTAATTAGAATATCGAATACCAGTTCTCATATTACCCATTCCTATTCCTTTTGAAATACTAAAACATACTTCTTTAATACAAGGATTATCTAAAGTAAATGTTTTTTTCCAATAGTGTGTTCCAAACCAAGCACAATCAATTAATACTGGTACATTTAAATTTGCACAATCATTTAAAACTTTTTCTAAAAATGGTGGCTCAGCACCATTACCACAAAATGGTAAACTTATTACTACCCAATCATTTTCTTCAATTGGTATATAATCACCTTCTTTAGTATCAATAAAATTCTTTACTCCTTGCACTCTTTTATGATAAGCATACTCTCCTCTATAAGTTCGTAACCTACGTTCTTTATATCTGTAATATGCTTCATCAAAAGCTTGAGTTGTTCCGTGAATTAAATCTTTATACTTAAATCTGTCTAACCCATTAAATTTAATTTCATTAGAATTATAAATCCATTTATCAATAGTTTCTATATATTCATCTTTAACATTAAAATAACCTGATTTACTTAACCAATCTTGCCAAGGTGCATTCCACAATCTATCTTGAAATTCAGGATCATAGATAGCGGCGTGTTTTGTTAAAAACAATTTTTTATCTAAAGTCATACAACTCCTTAAACCTTGGACTTAATTCAAACATATTTGTTTTTTTATATTGATCCATTAATGTAAATTTTCTTTTAAATGCTCTATGTTGCAAATTGGTAAACTTTGCATTTTCAGTATACTTGATTAATGTTTCAATATCTTTAAATGCGAAAGGATTATGTTTCCAATCTTTTAATAAATCTTCTAAATCATCAATTATATAATGTTTCATACTATCTGGTATAGCGTCTAGTGTTATACCTGTTCCATCACAATTAATTAATGATAATCCTACGTCTTGTTTTGCTATTTTTTTTAGCTTTGGATCATTGTAGAACATATCAAGTAATTCAGGTAACCAATCTTTAACAGTAAAGCAATTTGCTAATTGCCAAACAATATTAAAATTCCATTGCATTTTTGGATAAGAATTTTCGTATCTATCAGCAAATTGTAAAAGCTTTTCTTTTACAGCTGACCATTTAGCTGGTCTTCTAATATAATCATATGTTGGTCCTGTTGCATCAATACTAGCTTGTATCCTGCAAGACTTAAACTTATCAAACATATCATAAGTTTTGTTTACATTAGTAAAATTGGTTGTTATTTTTAAATCTATATTTTGTGCATATCCTTTATCAATCGCATATTGAAATACTGAATGAACTTTTTTATTAATAGTAGGTTCTCCACCTAAAACTTTTAATTGCATTGTATGATTACCAAGTAATTCTTTGGTTACTAATTCTTCTTCTTCAATAGTTACATCACCATCTATTCCTGCATTTGCTTCGTGGTGCCACCCAGGACTAATAGGTATTTCACGCCACATATCTTCAATTAAATTACTATTACTAGGACCACACATTGTACACATTAGGTTGCATAAATTATCTGGTCTATAATCAACATATTTTGGTTTAGCCATTTCATTGCCATCAGAAATATTATACTCTTTAATAGTAATCTGTTGGTGTGTTCCAATATCGCTTTCAATATTGTTATTTTCTTTCCATTCACAATAACTACAAGAAGAAGGCCACTCTTTATTAAGAAACTGTTGCCTATGTTCTTTTGCCCAGTCGCTTTTCCAAAAATCATTAACTGTTTCATTTTCTTTTAACATATATTTTTCAGTCTGCACACAGCAGAAGCTAATCTCAGTTTGTTTACCAGCTTGTGGATTTGGTCTTACATTTGGTCTTACATATATACTACCAAATGGTGCCTTACAAAACTTAAATGTTTTAGACATTTAAACCCTCCACCCATTCTCTTGTTAATGGTTCAAGATTAGTTCTATAGTCTTGTTTTCTTATCTTGTCAAGATTAACAAGTGCATTTTTCATATTTTTTAGATATTTGACTGATCTATATATTTTTAATTCATCACTATTAAAGTTTTTAATTAACCATTCTAACATATCTGTATACATTTTTAAATCATATCCTGATTTTGCATTTGATATTCTTATATCTTCTAGTGCTTTTTCTAAAATATGCTTTGGTAATAGTTTAGAATGATTTGTACTATCAACAGGATTAATATGTGGCTGTACATAAAGAGATGCTTGTTGCTGAAATAAATCATAAATCCAATTTTCAAGTTTTGGTATGTTTTCAATGTTTTGCATCTGAGCTACACAGTTAAAATTTAATGATCTAATATTATGATTAGTTGACTTTAAATGTTCTGCAACAACTTTTAATCTTTTCTCAAACATTTTCCAAGTAAATGGATATCTAATATATTCGTAAGTATCTCCATATCCATCACAACTAACTGTTAAATGTAAATTTTTAAAGTGTTGTAATTTTTTTATAAAGTCAGGAGTAAACCTTGTTCCATTAGTAGTAATATACAAATTAAGATTTTTTGCATAGTTATTTTCAACTGCATAATCTACTAATCTAAAAAATTCTTTTGTAATAGTAGGCTCTCCACCTGTAACTTTTAAGTGTTTAAGGTCTGGCATTAAATCAATTAATTCATCAACAACGTTTTGTGGTTGCTTATGATACATATCTTTTCTATCTTTATCTTCTAATCTTTTTTCAAAATTAGGACTTCTTTCCCATTGAGGTGGTAACTCCAAACCTTGCTCTTCTATAGATAACATATCTTTATAAATTTGTGATGAGTTAGAATAATCACAATGAGTACAAGCTAAATTACATTCATTTGATAGCTTCATATCAATATAAGTTATTTTTGGATCTTTATGATTTATATTATCATCTTGATATTTTTTTATATAAACTGTTCTATAACTATCTGAACTAAATGCTTCTTGTTTCCAACAAACATCACACATTGGATTTTGTACACCATTTAATAAATCATTTCTTAGTTTATCCATTTCTGGATGATAAAACCAATCTTTATAACCTAATTTTTCTATATGATATTTGTAACCGTGAACTGATGTATCTGAATTACAACAAGGTTTATATTTTCCATTTAACCCTGCGTGTGAATGAATAAAAGGTAAAGGACAGTATGTTTTAGATCGTTCCGCCATCTGCAAGTTCCTTTTCAGTTTTTTCATCCACTTTATCACCTAGTTTGGTCTCAATACTATTGTCAAGTGTTTCATCTAAAAGGCCTGCCATATCAGGAAATACTTTTTTAAAGTCTGTGTTTCTCTGTATATCAAATTGTGTTATGTACTCTCTAAACTCTGGCATTCTCACAGACCAATCTTCTGACATCATAAATTTAACCATTCCTTTTAATCTTTTGATACCGTAGTCTGCGTTTAAAAATGCTTCTTTACTTGGAGCACCACTTAATTTCCAATTTTCTTCTAGCCAAGGATAAAACTCCTCGTACTTCTGTTTAACTCTTTCTTTAAACCATTGTGGTAATACTTTTACATTTAATTGAGGTGGCCAATATACAAAATGATAATTAATCATTCCAGCACCAAATGGCCATACATTAATCTTTTTAAAATTCTGTTCAAGCTTCCATTTTATAAAGTCAGGAATATAATGTATATTCAAGGCCTGTACTGCACAGGCAATTGTAACTTCAACTTTATCATCTGTATTATCTAATAGATGAAACTGCTTAACTGTATTATCCCAGTCTGCTGGAAAACGTATATAACTATTCATCTCTTCTATAGAGTCAACACTATAATGAAATCTTACTCTCTTAAATTTGCTCCAAATCTCAAATAATCTATCAGGCATTTCGACACCATTTGAGTTGTATCGTAATTCTATCTTGTGAGCATATCCACGTCTAATTACTTCTTCTAATAAAGTATAATGCTCTTCAATAATAGTAGATTCGCCTCCAGCAAAATATAACTGATACATATGAGGTATTTGCTCATATAATTGATCCCAGAATGTAGGATTGTCTTTATGCCAATTGTAATTTGCTCCGTGAACTTTTCCTTTATTCTGCCAGCTCATTGATTCTTTTAATATAGGATTTTTAATTTTAGGATAAACAGCCTGCCAGTCTTTTACCCACAATGAACTATCGTGTGGACTACACATAATACATTTTAAATTACATTTAGATCCCATACGTAAATCAATATATCTAATCTTAGGTGGAATAGCACCATCTTCAGTTGTTTCGCCAATTATTTCATCCATTGAATATCTGTTTAACCAATATTCAGTTTCCCATTGACGCTTACTCATATGTCCTGCATCTTCTTCTTTATAACATTTAATACAACTTGGTGGTCTTTTTCCAGTTAACATCTGCTTACGCACATTTTTCATATAACTGTTATTCCAACTAGACATTAAATCTGCATTGTTTAAATTTGCCGGTACACCATCTTCATTACGTAATAGTCCCACTTGTCCTCCAAATTCCTTATCATTTGTAGCACCAACAGAACTTGCGTTTGCTGTACAACATACTCGCATATTTCCGTCAGGCCTTGTTGACAAGTGCATCCAAGGTAAAGCACAAAACGTTTTCGATGGTAGTTTAGGTTTATCAGTCATCTTTTACTATATTTATTGGTAATTTAATTAGTTAAACTGTTCTGCAAATGGATCAAATTCTTTACCACATTTCATAGAACATACTTTTAATTTGCCGTTATTACAGCCATCAATATTCCAACTCTTTTCAATTGAATCAAATATTCCAGTATTAAAAACTTTATCTAATCCGTTTTTAGCATCAAGCATTTGTTTTCCACCTACTTCATCTATATGATTCCATATTTGTTCTACTTTAGGATCTTTATGCCACCATTTGTACATTCTACCTGCTGTCCAACAACAAGGTAATGCTAGTCCTTCTGCACTAATATATAAACTACCTTCATCTTTTACTTTGCACCAAATTGGTACTTTATCGTAGTATGCATCCATAGAACCATATTTGTCAAGTAAAGAGTCTTGTTTTTTAAGAGCTTTGTTTACAAACTTATCATCTGGCTTTTTTAATTCTTGAGTTTCTTTACCTTTACGATTTACTGCTTGGTGTGATTGTTTAGCTTGACTTGTAGTAGTAATAAATCTACCTGTTTTCTTTGCTTGAAATTTATGTACACCAATTGACTTGGCATATTGTTCTGCTTCTTCTACTTGATGTTGATTGTGATCAAATATTAAATAATCCCATCTAACTTTTCCACCACCTTCAATATATGCTTTCATTGATTGGTCTACAAGTTTCCAATTAACATTTTGCCTGTATAAATGATTTGTATCTTCTAACCCATCAACACTAAAAGTAACGTCTCCATTTTTGCCAATAACTTTTGCTAAATCTTTCCACCACTCAGGTTTTTTAGCACCACCGTTTGTATGCATATTCAACCATATGTTTGGATTGTGTTGTCTAAAGTATTCAAATACTTCTAAAGTATCAGTAGCAATTACAGGATCACCTAAATTACCACACATATACATTTTCTTTAATTGTGATATAAATGAAGGTGTAAAAATTTGTTTACAGTCTTGTAATGTTAATTCGTCTAATTTTATATGTGGATTAAGGTCTCCGCCATTTTGATTTCTGTCGCACATTGGACAAGCGGCTTGACACTTTTGGGTAATTTCTAAGTGTATTGTTTTTATTTGTTCTATTGTATACATCTAACATTATTTAACGCCGATTCTCATATAGCGAGAATACTTGTCTAGGTAAAGTTCACCTTGGAATAATACTTCTTGCATAGGTGTTTTATTGTTAAAATCTTTTAAGGTTTTAGAGCAATTTACGTGTTCAGGTAATCCAATATAGTTATTAGATTGTAATATAACTATTTTTCCGCTTGGTATTTTATTATACCAAGTATCAAAGTCTGCAATATGTTCACAACTTGTATTAATAATAGTATCTGGTGATTCTCTTAACTCTTGTTCATCGCCATTCTTTTTAGTAGTGTAGTAAGTATCAACATCATAAGTTAAATCCATAATATCTTTTGTTGACGCTTTAAATTTCCAGTCTTCCATTACCCAAGGCTTATTAAACACTTCAGCAATTTTCCAACAACTATCATCAATATCAAAACTTCTTATTTTATCAACATTTATTCTATGGTTTTCAAAAATTAAAGTTGCTAGTGTACCATACCATCCAGCACACAAAAATACTGTACCTAAATTTAAATCAAGTTTTGATAGTTCTTTTACTAACCAAGATTTACTTTGTACTTGACCTTGACTAAAGCAATCTTCTGCTATTGTAATTTCTTCATTATAAAAATATTTTAATGATGTAGCAAGTCTTGTTTTACAATATTTTTCTAGCAATCTCCATAAGCTTTGATAATTGCTTTCACAAACAACTTTACGTAGATCTTCTTTATTATCTGTTTCTACTATTCTAAAGATACTATTTAAATCTTTATCAATATAAGCTCTACGCATATCCATAATAATTGAATTATTTGGATATAACTTTTCAAACCTATCAAGTATTTCGTGTATCTTCATCAAATTTTTCCTTTAACCAATCAAAGTCATTTATTAAATTTAATTTTTCTAAATCATCTTTGTTATCTAATCCCCATTGGCGTCCTGCTTTTGCTCCTGCAATAGCATAATTTCCAAACTGTTCATTAGCACCTTTTGTACACCAAACATCTAATCGTGCATTGGTTTCATCATCTTTTTGTTCTTCAATAATTTTACTTGATAATTTTGTACACTCTCTAAATGCTGACTTCCAAGTGTTAAAAGGATCAGTATTGAATCTAGTAGTATTACTAACAGGCGGCATAGGTTTAAACTTTTTTGCACCACCTACAGAACTAGTAAAGTCAATTTTCCAATCTGTAGCATCACGTAAAGTATAAGTTGGGAATAACTTAACGCCACCATAACCATATATTAAATCATTAATTGGATTACGACAACGCCATACGTGAATTTTATCTAAATCCCATTTGTTTGGCTTATAAGTTAAATCAAAATTATCATCTAAATCAGCATCAGCATCTATAACATAAAACATCTGTGTATAGGCTTGTTCGGCACATTTTTTGTGAGCATTAAAAATACCTTTCACACCTTGTACTCGTCTAGCCCAAGGAAACTTTTCTTTTAAGTTTTTAAATGTTTCGTCTGCGTATAGCTCTTTATAACTTAAATGGAATATATCGTATGACATTAAGCACGGGTTTCTTCTATCTTATCAATTAATCCAAAATCTATGGCTTGTTGAGCTGTCATAAAATTATCTCTTTCCATAGCTTGTTCAATTGTTTTAAGATCCTTCCCTGTATGCTTAACGTATAGTTGATTCAATCTTGCTTTAGTATCTAATATATCTTTTGCGTGAATCTCTATATCTGTTGCTTGTCCTCTAAATCCACCTGATGGTTGGTGTATCATTACTTTACTATGAGGTAATGCAATTCTTTTGCCTTTTGTACCTGCCATTAATAATAATGATCCAGCACTAGCGGCCTGTCCAATACATACAGTTGAAATATCTGGTTTTACATACTGCATTGTGTCGTACATAGCTAAACCAGAAGTTACAATACCTCCTGGAGAATTAATGTACATAAAGATATCTTTTTTAGGATCTTGTGATTCTAAAAATAATAATTGGGCACAAACTACACTTGAAACTGAATCGTCAATTGGACCTGTTACAAATACAATTCGTTCTTTTAAAAGTCTTGAGTAGATGTCATAACTTCTTTCACCTCTTGAAGTTTGATCTACTACTATTGGAATTAAATTACTCATATGTATATAATACTACCCTTTCCTAAATTTGTCAAATGTTTAATATTAATCTTGCTTCTTCACTCATCATTTCTGGACCAAAAGGTGGATCAAATGTAGTAATAATCATACATTGGTCCACTTCTGCTACTGATTCAGTTGCCATTTGGATATCTTCAATAATTTGATCCGCGGCTGGGCAAAATACTGATGTTAATGTATGAGTAATTGTTACTTTAGGTAACTCACTCATATCAATATTATAAATTAATCCAAGGTCATAAATGTTAATAGAAATTTCTGGATCAAATACTGTTCTTAAATTTTTAATAATTTCTTCTTTTACTTTATCACTCATATTGCATCAACCCTTTTTACTTCTGGTATATAATGTTTCAACATACTTTCAATACCCATTTTTAAAGTATACTCTGAACTTGGGCAACCAGAACAAGCACCAAACATTTCAAGATAGACAACTCCTTTTTCATATTTGTGAAATATAATATCTCCACCGTCTTTTGCAACTGCTGGTCTAACTTTTGTTTCTAATAATTGTTTAATTCGTTCTATAACTTCATCATTATCATCTTCATTAATATCTTCACAAGCCGGAGATGGATTATCATTTATTACAACTGGATTATTATTGCTCAAGTAATCATTTAAACTATGCAATATTGGTGCTTTTAAAACTGCCCACTCTATTGAAGCTTTTTTGCTTATTGTTATAAAGTCTTTTCCAAACATTATATCTTCAATACCATCAATATTAAACAAAATTTCTGCTAATGGTGAATCATCAACAGGATTATTTCTGTTATAAGATTTATAAGGCTTTGATCCCATAATTTCACAACCTGGTTGAAAAATTAAAGCATTTGGGTTTGGTGTTGCTTCAGTTTGTATAAACATTATTCATTCCTATTTTTTAATTATTGTACTACAATATTTACTATTTGTAAAGTATGATTATTTTGGTAATTTAGCTTCGAATTCTCGTAATCTTCTATAAACACTCATTAATTCAATGATTGTTGGCCAAGCTTTTAACAAATATTGCATAGAACCTTCAACTCTTCCAAATGCTCTTATAATTTGTTGCATAACTCCAAGTGTCATTACTCCAGCAACTATGGCTGGTGCTAAAAATACATAGGCTGATAAAACATTGGCTTGTAAGTATGCCATTCGCCCAATATTAAAATATAGATAACGTAGATAACTTAAAAAGTGAATTTGTCGGACATCATCAAACAACTCATTAATTGTTTTTGGTCTTACAGTATTATCGTCTTCTGCTATTACAAGTATTTTTCTATATGCGGCCTCTTTCTTTTGTATATCATATTCTACACCAACTAGTCGTAATAACCATCCTAATCCAATCAAGAATACAGTACCACCAATTGTCCAAACTAATGCACCAACTATTAATCCATATTCCCAATCACCAAAAAAGAAAATTGGTATACCAATACTTAAACCAAATAAGATTGGAATAAATTGAATTAAAATCATTATAGCTTCAATTAGACTTGTACCAAGTCCTTCCATAATACGACTAAATTTAATTGTATCTTCTTGAACCCGTTGTGCCGCACCTTCAATTTTACGAGCTTTATCGTAAACACTATGGTACCATTCTACCATTGCTGTACGCCATCTAAAAAGAAAGTGTGCTGTAAAATAACTTATTAAAACATAAACACCAACATATATTCCTGCAAGTGTTATAAACGATAATAAACTTCCAAAGTATTCTTCTATTGTAATTGCATTCGGTGTTGCAAGTGCTTTTTGAATCATATCATAAAACACACCAAACCATTCATTTATTTTAACATCAATTTCTACTTGTACCCAAAGTGATCCTAAAATAATAGCAGAACCTAACCAGGCCCATAATAGCCATTTTCTAGCGGTAAAAAATCTAAACATTATTCTTGTTCTATTGTTACTTGTAAAGGATGTCCAGCGGATCTAGCCATCGTTGTTGATTCTATTGATTTTTGTTCAGCAACCTCATATGTATATGTTCCTACAATTGCTTTACCTTTTTCGTGAATTAATTTTGCTAATTCTGATGCATCATCAGGCTTATGATAAAATATATCTGTTAATAATTGTTGAACAAAATCAATTGGTGTATAATCATCATTCATAAACAGAACATTATATCTACTTGGTTCTTTTATTTCTACATCTGTTTGTACTTGCTGATTTGATTTTTCTTCAGTCATTATTTTGCCTGTATGTTGACATCTGGTAAGATATAATTTAAAGTTTCATCCGAACGATTTATTTCACCTTCTTTTACATCTTTTAATTTCATAGATTTTAGTTCAACCGGATATGGTTGTCCAGCCGCCATTTCTTGAATTTTTTGTAGCTGTTCGTGTAACATATCATCATATAATACACTAATGTTCCTTGGTTGTCTATCATTAATTAACCATTTTTGCCAAAAAGCATAGTCACTAGTTTTATTCCTATCAATTAGCCATATGTAAATTTCCTCTTCATCTGCACTAACGGTATGACTGATATATGTATATTTTCCAGTTGGGAAAGTGGTTTTCCAAGGCCATCCATACATAGTTTCTAAAGCAAAATATAAAGCAATAACAGTTCCAACTGCCATTGTAGTAGATGCAATCTTAACAAAAAGTTTTACTTTAGGTCTTTTAACGATTGCTAATATAACAAAACTAATTAAAATTGCTATACTGATTATAACTGCTATATGTCCTGTGATTATATCCATTTAATTACTATCGCCTCCCATAACTAAAGCTTTAGCTAAATTGTTTTTCTTTGTTACATTACCTTTTGCATCTACATAAAATCTAAGAAATGTTTGTTCTTCACCAGCTTTAGAAAATACTCTAGTATCAACATAAACTACAGAATAAGGATTTAATTTTTCTACCTTAATAGTTACTGGAATCGTATCACTTGGTTCATACTTATTACCTTCTTGTGTTTTAAATGAATACGTTGCTTTTGAATACCAATGTGCATTTACAATATATTCGCCAGGCACTATTCCTCTTATTGTTAAGTGTTCTTCATTTAAATCAAAACTAATAATTCCTGCATCAGTAGATATCTGATCATTTTTATCACCTAAATCATCTCTATCTAAGTGCATCAAACCATTATCTTTATCTCTAAAATAAACTATATTTCCAGCTGGATCCATTACATATAAATCAATATCGTCTTTACTTTCTTTTGGCCAAGACATAGTAATAATAAATTCTGCATTAACAATGATATCACCTTTTTTAGCAATTGGATTTATTAAAAGAAATGCAATGATAAACAACATAGCCAGTCCAATGGTTATGTTAAAAAGCAAATCAATAAATGCTATACTAGTCTTGTAACGATCTCGATTCATTAGTTTGGTCCGTAAGTTTTTGTGCTTCTTCCATAAGCCTAGCTTTGTATACAACTGCTCTATGTTTTATGTAAGTGTCTAAATGCATTTCTAATCTAAAAAATTGTAATTTCAATAATACACTACATATCAAACCAACTAATGTCGTGTATAGAGCTGTACTCATCCCTACACTCATTTTACCTAAACTTTCTTGAACACTATGAGGATCTGAAATGTTCAAATCAGAGAATGCTCCATATAACATTAAGATAAATCCACTTACCGTTCCAATCAAACCTAATGTTAAACATATCTCACTTGCAAACCAACCAGTCTCATATTTTGTTTTAAGAGACACTTCAGCATCTAAGTTATCTCTTTTAAGTTTAGAGAGTTTCCAAGCTTCGCGTCCACAAAATACTGATACTGCACCAAACAATGCTAAAATAATATAAGATATTTTAGTTTGGTCAGCATTCCATACTATTTCGTATAAGTTAACTGTTCCTAGTACAAAGAAAATTAAGATAAGTGAGCAGAAAAACCACCACCACTCTAGAAATATATTGTATTTTGAAAAAATGGATCTATTCATAATAATATTTAGTATAAAGTGTTATTTTAACTAATGCAACGAAAAAAGTATGTTACAGGTTTAATTATGCATCTAATCCTGGTACATATCCTTCTTCAGTTGCTTTAAGAAGTTCGTCAATGCCTTCTGGTACACCGTTATCATACGCAGGAAATACTTTAAATTTTTCTCCGGTTGATTCATCTACACAGGCCGCAATTACCCAATCCCATTTAAAATCACCTTGAACTACAAAGTCCCAAGTGACATCATAAACTTGAGGTATACCTCTTGATTGCAAAGTTAATTCTCTTTTACAAGCTTCCATTGTTTCAAATGTTTTACCCATTTGGAATTCTTCTGCTGTTGCCATTGGGTTTGTATTCATCATATATGCTAAAATAATAATCTTAATCATAATCTTTCAATGTGTACAGGAATAATTGGAACTGCCTGTAATACATTCCTTTCTTCAGGGTAGGTATATGGCTTTTCCATTTGGTATGATTCGTTAATTCTTACTTTGTTGTTTGCACAACCAACTACTAACACAAAAAATAGTAATACCATAAATTTCATATAGTAGTACTTATCTAGAATTTCCCCCAATTAAGGGGGAAATAACTTTACTGTTTGCTGTCTTTTTTATTGACTTCTTCGAAATCAGCATCAACTACATTATCGTCTTTTGTTTTTTGTTCTTGCTGTGGTTGTTCTGATTGTTGTGATTTGTATACTGCTTCACCAAGTTTCATTGCTGACTCTGTTAAAGATTTTACTTTATCTTTAATAGCATCACTATTGTCAGACTTTAATGCTTCTTTTAATGCATTAACATCTTCTTCAAGTTTACTTTTATCTTCAGCAGATAACTTGTCTCCGTGTTCTTTTAACTGTTTTTCAACAGAGTGAACTAAAGTATCTCCTTGGTTTTTAGTATCTACTTCTTCTCTTTTCTTTTTATCAGCATCTTTATTTGCTTCTGCGTCTTTAACCATTTTGTCAATTTCATCATCTGACAATCCACCTGATGCTTGTATTTGTATTTTTTGTTCTTTGCCTGTACCTTTATCTTTAGCAGATACATTTACAATACCATTTGCATCAATATCAAATGTTACTTCGATTTGTGGAACTCCTCTTGGAGCAGGTGCAATACCAACTAATTCAAAGTTACCTAATAACTTATTATCAGCGGCCATTTCTCTTTCACCTTGTAGTACTCTTATTGAAACAGCAGGTTGGCTATCTTCTGCTGTAGAGAATACTTGGCTTTTTCTTGTAGGAATAGTTGTATTCTTTTCAATCAGTTTTGTACATACACTACCTAATGTTTCAATACCAAGTGATAAAGGTGTAACGTCTAACAACAATACATCTTTTACATCTCCTTGAAGCACACCGGCTTGTATCGCGGCACCAATTGCCACTACCTCATCTGGATTAACTCCTTTATGTGGATCTTTTCCAAAGAAGTTTTTAACTGCTTGTTCAACTTTTGGCATTCTTGTCATACCACCAACAAGTATTACTTCATTAATATCTCCTGCTGAAAGTTCTGCATCTTTTAAGGCAGTCTTACAAGGTTCTAGTGTTTTATCAATTAAACTATCAACAAGTGCTTCAAATTTAGCTCTTGTAAGTTTAAGATTTAAATGTTTTGGTCCAGATTTATCAGCGGTAATAAATGGTAAACTAATATCTGTTTGTGTTGCAGATGATAATTCACATTTTGCTTTTTCCGCCGCTTCTCTTACACGTTGAAGTGCAAGATTATCATTTTTTAAATCTACACCTGAATCTTTTTTAAATTCACTAACAATATAGTTGACTAAAACATTATCAAAGTCTTCACCACCTAATGATGTATCACCATTTGTTGATTTAACTTCAAATACTCCATCGCCAATTTCTAATATAGAAATATCAAATGTACCACCACCTAAATCGTATACTGCTACTGTACCTGATTTCTTTTTATCAAGCCCATAAGCAAGTGCCGCCGCTGTTGGTTCATTTACTATACGTTCAACATCAAGTCCTGCAATTTTACCTGCGTCTTTAGTTGCTTGTCTTTGTGAATCATTAAAGTATGCAGGAACGGTAATAACTGCTTTAGTTACTTCTTGTCCCAAATACTTTTCAGCAGTCTCTTTCATTTTTTGTAAAACGAAAGCTGAGATTTGACTTGGTGAGTATTTTTCACCATTACTTTCTACCCAAGCATCTCCGTTATCTGCTTTTACTATTTTAAATGGTGATGTCTGTATATCTTTTTGTACAGAATCTCCATCAAACTTTCTTCCAATTAATCTTTTGGTTGCAAAAATTGTATTAGTTGGATTTGTTACCGCTTGTCTTTTAGCCGGTGTACCTACTAATCTTTCATCTCCAAATGATACAACTGAAGGTGTTGTTCTATTTCCTTCAGCATTTTCGATTACTTTAGCACCTTTACCCTCCATTACTGAAACGCAAGAGTTTGTAGTACCTAAGTCTATTCCAATTATTTTACTCATCTTTTCTCCTTTACGCCTTTATATATAAGCACGTTTTTTTAATTTACGACCTTTTAGATAGGGTGCCTAAACACCCTACCCTTAATCAAGTCTTTATTTTATTTTGATAGTTCTTGGCTTTTTAGCTTCTGGAATAATTCTTTCCAAAGAAACTTTAAGCAAACCATCTTTAAGTTCTGCACCTTTAACCTCAACTTCATCGGCAACTGTAAAAGATTTAGAAAACATTCTTTTAGAAATACCTCTATGGATAACTCCATCAGCTTGTTCTTCTGTTTCTTCTGCCTTTTTAATTGATTTTACTGTTAGTACATTATTTTCATATTCAACATTAATATCTTCTTTGCTGAATCCTGCTAATGCTAACTCAATATCATAAGTGTTGTCTCCTGTTCTTACAATATTGTATGGTGGATAATTTACTTGTGGAATAGTCATAACGTTTCCGTCAAACATATTCTCAAAATGGTCAAATATATTATCGAACCCTATTGTTATTGGTCTTAATTGATTAAAAATAGATAGATTTTTTGTCATTTTAACTCCTCCTTTTAAGCAAGTTTATGTAATGTAGATCCTATCTAAAGCAATCTACAAAGTTATTTATACTAATATAAACATTAATTTAAAAAAGTCAAGAGGGGAAAAGTGGAAAGTTTGTCCAACTTTCCCCCAATTTATCTCAAGTTAACTTGAAAATGCCTTAAATTAGAAAGTAAATTTAAGACCTGTGGAATAATTGTCTGTATCATTAGATGATCCAGTTTTATCTGAATGTTCATACTCAACATACGTAGATAAAGAATCAGTTATTCCAAATGATGCACCGGCAGTATAAAATGCTGTTGAATCTTCGATTTTACCGTATCCACCTGTAATTGTTGTATTACCTGTAGAATAAGATCCAATGATTTCATTGCCTGTTACATCAGTTGCGGCATCTTTTAACGTGTGAGTATAACCCACAGTTATTGGAAGCCCTATAGATGAAGCATCTGCTGTAAGTCCAACACCATAATAATCAATGTCATTGACATTATCATTAGACATACCGCCTGATACTGTGAACGTACTGCCATTGTATGTAACTGTTGCTTCTCCAACATCTACACCACTTTTACCAGTAGATCCATCTATTTTGGCCAAGCCATCAAATGTAAGTGGGCCTAATACGTTCGAGTACGCAATCGTGTTTGTATCTCTTACGAACAAACTTTGATCAGCACCTGAACCATAAACTTCAAATACATCTGTGTTTCCACTAACATTATCAGTGAACGGAGATGACTGTCGCCCAGCAGATACAGATCCAATCTCACCAAAGTTTAAACCTACATAGGCTAACTTTGAATCAAAAGGATTGTTATTACTGTCGTCAGTATCAACGCCAACTTCTAATTTAGCGAAACCTGTTATGCCTTCGCCTATACCTTCGCTGGCATCTATACCAACATAAGATGAGTTATTTTCGGCCTTTAAATTGTGTTTGCCGTTTGTGTCTTCATCATTACTAACTTTATAGTTTATTGAACCGTAGATATTTGTTTCTACTGCTTCAGCTTCACTACAAGCTGTTAATGAAAAAAGAAAACCTGCAAATAATACAACCAAGGCTGTGCTTATTATTTTTCTCATCATTTCCTCCTTAATTGTTCCTTCATTGGAACATTAAAAATAGAGTATGTATTTTTTTCATACTCAAGATACAATATAGTGTATAAGTTGTATTTTGTCAAGCATATATTGTAGGTTGTGTAAGTTATTGTTGAGGATGAAATAAAAAATGTTAGAATTTAGCTAAATCAAAGTCTAAAACAGTGGCAACTAAATGTACTCTATCTTCTTCTCCACCATTAAATGCATTATGATATTTTGTATTATCAGTAATCCAAGTTGATCCATCTGCAGGCATATGATGAACTACATCATCAATACACATACGAGCACCATAGTTTGTAACTATAGGAATATGTAATCTTGGTTCAGGATCTCTATGCCAACTTAAAGTTGTACGAGGTAATTTCCATAACAATCTAATTCTACCAATTTTATATTTGTTACATATACTATCATACACATCTTTAAAATAAGTGTCTTCGAATAGTTTTACAAATTCTGAATACTTTGTTTCATCAATTGGTTCTTCTCTTTGAACTTCTTCGTATGTACTATCTGGTTTAGTCCAAAACAATCCTCTAACATTACCGCCAGTAATTGAATTTGGATCTCCTGGCACCTGTGTTAAACAAATTGCATTAATATCTCTTTCACCTAACGGAGATTGTCTTGCTACTCTTGAATCAACTTCTTTTAATGCTGATTGCATTTTCTTAATATCAAAATTTAAGTCTGGATCTTTATAAAAGCCTTTAGGCATCGAATGTTATTCCTTGTGCTAATGGTAGGTCTTTACCATAGTTTGTTGTAACAGTAGTTCTTTTCATATACTGTTTCCAAGCATCAGAGCCTGATTCTCTTCCGCCGCCTGTATCTTTTTCTCCACCAAATGCTCCACCAATCTCTGCACCTGATGGTCCTATGTTAATATTTACTATTCCACAATCTGAACCTTGTGCAGAAATAAATGTTTCAGCTTCTTGAATATTGTCTGTAAATATACAAGAACTTAATCCTTGATCTACATCATTTTGTATTGCTATTGCTTCATCTAGCTCATTATATTTCATAGTATACAAAATAGGAGCAAATGTTTCTGTTCTTACAATATCGCATTGTTCTGGTACTTCAACAATAGCAGGTTTAACAAAGCCTTCTCCAAGATCTGCTAATGGTTCTCCGCCGTGTATTGTATATCCTTTTTCTTTACATTCTTTTAATACACCTTGCATTTTATCTAATGCTTGTTGATTTATTAATGGACCTACTAAATTTTCTCTTTTTATTGGATTTCCTATAGGTAAACTTGCATATGATTTTGTTAATCTTTCCAATAATTCATCATATTTAGACTCGTGTACTATTAATCTTCTTAATGTTGTACATCTTTGTCCACAAGTTCCTACTGCACTAAAAACAATAGCTCTTACTGCCAAATCTAAATTTGCGTGTTTAGACACAACCATTGCATTATTTCCACCTAATTCATATAATCCTTTACCCATTCTTTCTGATACTAATGGTGCTAATGCTTTACCCATTTCACAAGAACCTGTAGCACTTAATAAATTAATCCTTTTGTCTTGTGCCATCCAACGTGATTCAGTTACATCACCATCTATAATTTCTAAAAGTTTACGTTCATCATCAGTTTCTACAGTTTCGTCCCAAATCTTTTTACATAAATGAGATACTTCCATTGTTTTTGGAGATGGTTTCCAAATAACACTATTACCACATACAATTGCTAAACAAAAATTCCAACCCCAAGGTGCAACAGGAAAATTAAAAGCTGTAATTACACCAACTACTCCAATAGGATTCCAAATTTCTTGTAGTCTATGATCCTGTCTTTCAGAAGGCATTGTTTTTCCATATAGTTGTCTTGATAGCCCAACTGCAAAATCACACATATCAATTACTTCTTGTACTTCACCTATACCTTCTACTAATATTTTTTTACTTTCTCTAGTAACACCTTTTCCAACTGATACTAAATTTTCTCTTAATTTATTTCCAAACTTTCTAATTGCCTCACCACGTACAGGTGCAGGAACAGTTCTCCATTTTTTCTGTGCTTCAATTGACTCATCAATTACTTTAATATATTTGTCTACTTTCATAAAACTACTCCATTATTAAATTTATTTTTTGTCCTTCTGTTGTTTTACTTGGTAAGTCACCAAACAGTTCTACATATTTTTCTAAAACTTTTTTATAAAATATAGTTGAGTCGTGACTAACTTTTTGATTTATTTCAGATAAAGATAAATTGTCAGCATTTTGCATTACTATTAATGCTCTTGCTGATTCTTTTTGCAACGTTCTTAAATCTAATTTATCTATCATTATCCTACTGATCCTTCTAATGTTACTGATAAAAGTTTATTGGCCTCAACTGCAAACTCCATTGGTAACTGTTTAGTTACTTCTTTTACAAAACCATTTACAATTAAGTTCACAGCATCTTCTTCTTTAAGTCCACGTTGTCTTAAATAAAATAATTGTTCATCAGATACTTTTGATGTTGACGCTTCGTGTTCGCATTTAGAAGATTTTGTTTTACTTTTAATATAAGGTATAGTAAGTGCTGAACACTTATCTCCAAGAAGCAACGAATCACATTGAGTATAGTTTTGTGATTTTTTAGCATTACCACCCATTGATACTAATCCTCTATAAGTTTGCTTTCCTTGTTTTGCTGAAATACCTTTTGATATAACTGTTGATTTTGTATGTTTTCCTAAATGTATCATTTTAGTTCCTGTATCAGCTTGTTGTTTACCTGTTGATACTGCTACTGAATAAAACTCTCCTACTGAATAATCTCCCATTAATACACAAGAAGGATACTTCCAAGTTAATGCTGAACCTGTTTCTAATTGTGTCCAAGATATTTTACTTTTACGTCCTTGACATTTACCACGTTTAGTTACAAAATTATATACACCACCTTTTCCATCTTCATCTCCTGGATACCAATTTTGTATTGTTGAATATTTTATCTCTGCATTTTCTTTTGCTACTAATTCAACTACCGCGGCGTGTAATTGATTTTCATCACGCATTGGTGCTGTACATCCTTCTAGATAAGATACGTATGCATCATCTTCACATATAATTAATGTTCTTTCAAATTGTCCTGTGTTGGCCGCATTTATTCTAAAATAAGTTGATAGTTCCATAGGACATCTAACTCCTTTAGGAATATAAGCAAATGAACCATCTGTAAATACAGCTGAATTTAAACAAGCAAAAAAATTATCACCTTGTGGTACTACACTACCTAAATATTTTTTAACTATTTCTGGATATTTTTCTACTGCTTCACTAAAGCTACAAAAAAGTATACCTTGTTTTTCTAAATCTGCTTTGTACGTTGTAGCTACAGATACAGAATCAAATACTGCATCAACGGCCACACCTGCTAATGCTTTTTGTTCGTGTAATGGAATACCTAACTTATTATATGTTTCTAAAATTTTAGGATCTAATTCATCTAAAGATTTTAATTTAGGATTAGGTGTTGAATAATATGATATTGCTTGATAGTCAATTGGCTTAATATCTAACTTTGCCCACTCAGGCTGTTTCATATTCAGCCAAACCTTATAAGCTTTTAGTCTCCAGTCTAAAAGCCATTGTGGTTCTTTTTTAAAACTTGATATCTTTTTAATAACGTCTTCATTTAGACCAGGGGGTAGTGTATAGGCTTCAATGTCCGTAGTAAAGCCTTCTTTATAATCTTTTCCTACCTTATGCTCATCTAACATTATTTTATTTCAACGTTACCGCCAACTTCTTCCAATTGTTTTTTAATTTCTTCTGCTTTATCTCTTGGTATTTCTGAATCAACTTCTTTAGGTAATGCTTCTACAAATTGTTTAGATTCCATTAGTCCTAAACCTTTAATTGCCTTAATTGCTTTTAAGACATTAATTTTAGTACCTTCTTTAAAATCTTTTAATATAACTGTTACAGGAGCATCTGCGTCTGCTGGAGCTCCCGCGGCGCCACCACCTGCTGGTGCAACACCGGCCGCCATATTATCTAAATCAATATCCCAAGCTTTAGCTAATTTTTTAGCAAGATCGGCCGCTTCCATAACTGTTAATTGTCCAAGTTCTTCAACAATAGCATCTAAATTTCTTGTAATAGTTTTAGATGTTTCTTCAGCTTTTGGTTCTACTGGCTTTTCTTCTGCCTTTGTTTCTTCAGCTTTTTTTACTTCATCTTCTGACATAGTTTTCCTTATTAATTATATTTAATTGTACATCAGTATTATATAAAATACTTATCAGGAAGTCAATAGGATTAGGATAATCTCTTCTTAATTTCACCCAAAGACTGTAAGAAAAAGTCCATTTCTTCTTTGGTATTATATACACCTAATGATACTCTAACAGAACCAGTTAAACTGTACCTTTTATGGAATAACATAGCACAATGTTGACCTGGTCTTGTAGCAATACCATATTCATCTAAAAACATTGACATATCTTCGTGATGTATTCCTTTAATATTAAATGATAAAACAGCATTAGGCTTATTACCACATAGTAACTCAATATCATTATCAGATGCTAATTTTTCATACAAATACTCAACTAATTGTTTTTCGTGATTTAACATATTATCAAATCCAACATCATAATAAAAATCAATTGCTTCTTTTAATGCTACAATTTCAGCAACTGGGTGTGTTCCAGCTTCCCATTTTTTTGGTCCATCTGCATATTGAATAACACTTTGCGTTGCATCAAGTACCGTTCCACCACCACCTTGAAAAGGCGATAATTCATCTAACCATTTTTCTTTGGCGTACAAAGCCCCAACGCCTGAAGGTCCGTACATTTTATGACCACTAATACAATAAAAATCACAATCAATATCTTGTACATCAACTTTCATATGTGGTGCACCTTGTGTACCATCTACAAAAACTGCTATTCCTTTACTGTGTGCTATCTCACATATTTTTTTAACATTAATTACTTCTCCAGTAACATTTGATAAATGAGTTATTGCTATCATTTTAGTTTTTTTAGTAATTAAACTTTCTAGCTTATCTACATCTAATGTATAATCATCTTTTAAAGGAATAAATTTAATTGTTGCATTTTTATGAGCTCTTTGCAAATGCCAAGGAAGATAATTTGAATTATGTTCTAATTCAGAACAAATTATTTCATAATGATCACGTTGAGTTCTGCCAAAACTTTCTGCAATCGTATTAATAGCTTCTGTGGCACTTTTAGTAAAAACAATTTCATCTACAGAACCAGCATTTAAAAATTTTGCAACTGCTTCTCTACTATCATTTAAACATTTACTTGCACCTGTACTTAACTGGTGTATACTTCTCCCAACACTACTATATTCTTGTGCATAAAAATCATATAATCTATCTAATACCCTTTTCGGTTTTTGTGAAGAATTAGCACTATCTAAATATACTAATTTTTTACCGTTAGGTAATGTTTTATCAAATATGGGAAATTGTTTTCGAATATTGTGCATAATAATATTTATTGTTGATGGCGGAGTATACGGGATTCGAACCCGTGGTCTTCGCCGTGACAGGGCGACGTGTTAACCGCTACACTAATACTCCGTAATGGTGGGCAGTAAAGGACTCGAACCTTTGACCCCCTCGGTGTAAACGAGATGCTCTACCAACTGAGCTAACCGCCCTTGAATTAAACATCTATTTAATGTTCTCCTTCTCCATTAAATTTACATTTAATAAAAAATAAATTGACTCTGATAAATCAGGCCATTTTTTAACTAGAGTTTCAACAAATTCATTTCTTTCGTCTTTGTTCATTCTAGCTATTTGTTCTACAAGTTCATCTATCATTTTTGTTCTCCCTAAATGCTGAACGCAATAAAACTAATCTAACATCCATATCTGTTATTTCACACAATTTTTCTATTACTAATACAACTTCATCTTCTCTTAACCAACCGTGTACTTGATCATCTTTATCACTAATACCTTTTAAATCAACAAACTCTCCAGCTTTATCAAATACTGCAATTTCAAACAAACCTTTATCTCCACCATAAGATGTAGGTGAGCATACTATACTCATTTTGTAATCTACAAAATCTATTATAGCTTGTTTGCCTTTATTCTCTGTGGGGTGCTGATGAAACTTTATTTGGTCGAACATTAATAGCCACGTGTTTTGGCTGTGCTAGGATCATAGTTTTTATATCTTATACCATATTGCATAGCTCTATCTCTTTGAGCTTTTTGCATATTCCTTCTTTGCACTTTTAATTTTTCTTGTCTAATTTCACTTGGCTTTTTGTAATATCTTTTATCCCTTATTGTATCCATAAGGTTATCTTTCATTAGTTTCTTTTTAAGCCTTCTATAAGCTTTCATTACATCGTCGCCGTGAACTGTAACTGCTAAACCAGGTGGATCTGGCTCACGTCTTGGTCTTCGATCTCGCTTTTGCTCAAATTTCCCAAAATTAGAGAAATTTTTGATGTCGTATTTTTTCCTTGGTTTATCACTCATTGTTCTTTATTATAACACCTTTCTTTAAAATTGCAAGTATTTTATTTCCCTGTATATTTGGCCTATAATCGTAGTCATAATTCTCAATTAAATCAACAAATTTTTTGAATTGTTCCATAGCAAAATCCTTCATAGCATTTTCCCTGCCACGCAATTTCATTACTAATTTTACCTTATCTCCATCATCTATAAACTCTTGTACCTTTTTAGCTTTTACTTTAAGATCTCCAATTCCAGTTGCTGGTCTAAACTGGATTTCTTTTGTATCCACAATAGCTTCTCTTTGTTTTTTATCAGCAATTTTTTGTTTCTTTTTTTGTTCATATAGATGTTTCCCATAATCCATAATTTTACATATAGGTGGATTTGATTTTGTGCTAACACAAACTAGATCTAAATCTTGCTCTCTAGATAATCTTAATGCTTCTTGTGTAGTTACTATTTCTTGTGATGATTCTAATATTAAACGAACTTCTTTACTTCTAATATTCTCGTTAATTAATGCTTTCTTTTTTTGATACTCGTAATTACTATATCTTTGTTTCATTCTTTTCCTGTTGTACCGTTATCTTCCTTTTTCCCTTTTTTTGTTTCTTTAGCTTTTATATCTTTAGCATCAAACTCATAAGTGAGCATCGGTTTTTCTCCTTTGAGCGTTTTTTCTGTAACTGTAATTTCACTAACTCCACCATCTCTGTATTCTGGTAAGTCATATTGTATTTCTAATAAACCTTTTTCTAACACAGATTTTAATCCTCTAGCACCTAATTTCTTTTCGTGTGCTTCATCTACTACATAATCTACTGCATCTTCAGTTATAATTAAATTTACATTTTCCATTTTAAATAAACGTTGAGATTGTTTAATCAATGAATTTTTTACATCAAGCATAATTGCTTTTAAATCTTTTTTATCTAAATTATGACAACCTACTATAACTGGTAACCTTCCAACAAGTTCAGGTATTAATCCATACTTAATTAAATCATCTGGTTCGCATTCATCAAATCCTGTATCAACAGTTTCTACTCGTTGATTAAATCCAATACCTGCTGACTTATTAGCCCTTTTATTAATAACTTTATCTATACCAACAAATGCTCCACCAACTATAAACAATATATTTGATGTATCAACTTCAATCATTTCTGCACCAGGATGTTTTCTTCCACCTTGTGGCGGAACTCTAACAGTTGTTCCTTCAATAATTTTTAATAAAGCTTGTTGTACACCTTCACCAGATACATCTCTAGTAATTGATACGTTCTCACCTTTTTTTGCTTTTTTATCTATTTCATCAATGTATATAATTCCACGTTCAGCTTTTTCAACATTAAAGTCTGCTTGTTGCAATAATCTTGTTACAATATTCTCTACGTCATCACCTACATAACCTGATTCTGTTATTGTTGTTGCATCAGCAATAGCAAATGGTACATTTACGTATTCAGCAACCTTTTTAGCTAAAAGTGTTTTTCCAACACCTGATGGTCCTAACATCATAACATTAGATTTTTCAATTTCGTCTTGCCCATCTTCTTTAATTAAATTATTAACAATTCTTTTATAATGGTTATAAACTGCTACACTAACAATTTTCTTTGCTCTATCTTGACCAATTACGTGTTCATTTAAATATCCGTGTAATTTTTTTGGATCAGGAATAGCAAACTCTTTTGTTTCGTTTTCAATTGTTCCTTCTTTTAAAATATCGTGGCAAAGTTTTACACATTCATCGCAAATAAATGTTTCTTTAGGTCCTGCTATTAATTTATGTGATTCGGCTCTAGTCTTTTCACAGAACGAGCATTTCATTTTAATCTCTTTATCGCTCATTTATTATTATCTGATTTCTGATCTAACCATTCTTTGTCAGCCTTGGATATTACTGTCTCACCTTTTGCTCCGTGATTGAGTGCCAGTGTTTTTTGAGTTCTTTGATTAATGCCTTCCATATCAATAGTTTTTTTTACTTCTTTTAATTGTACACTAATTTCATCGTTGATGTCAATTTTTTTTATTCTCTCTTTCCTGGTTTTTAAGTCTTTTTTTTAACATCCTCATCGGATAGATCTGTAATCTTAACATCTTCAATTATAGTTGGCGTTACTTCATCTTCAGCAATACTAACTGATTCGTCATCTTCTTTATTCTCGTAATTTTTATTAAATTCTTCATATCCTTCAACTTCATCTGGATCAAAGCCATCTTCTTCCCTAGCTTTACGTGAATATTCTTCTAGTGCTTGTTTTTCTTCTTCTTCTCGCTGTTTAAATCTTTCTAGCTGTTCTTCTTTATTTTGGTCTTCCCAATATTTCTTTTTACCTGTTTCTTCATCTTTAATTAAATCATAATTTGGATGACCTAAATCGTTTTCTTCTACACCTTCAAATTCTTTAGGATCTATATCATATTGTACTTCATCTAAATAATCTTCAACTGATTGATCAGTATTATCAACATTAACTTCACCTAAATTATATGAGGCACTAACTGAATGTTCTTCTTGTGTAGTATCTTGGTGTTCTTTTTGTTTATTAAATCTTGAAAGATCTTCTTTCATATCTTGATATCTATCTTTCCAATAGTCATCTAATTTTCCGCCACCAAATTTGGCTTCAACCATTTCTTCCATATCACTACCAAATCTTCTTTTTAAAGAGAAGTTTGCCGCAATCAATAATAATACTGCAAGTGGATCAAATACAAATATAATTATAATAATAACCCATCTAACTGATTTTTCTAATAGATCAGCATCTGCTTCCATACCATATACAAATTCTGCTATGTATTTTATTGGTCCTACTTCAACTTCTATCTCTTTAATTTGTGATTGTAGTACAAATTTTTCTTCATTTAAATCATCAATATTAGCATATACAACTGTAAGTTTTCCTTCAAGTTCATCTGCTTTGACTTCTATTTCACCTGTTGTAGCTTCAGCTTCGCCTGTTAACTTTGTTACATTGGTTGTAATAGCATCAATACTAGCTTGATATTTGTCTTTAATAGCTTGTATATCAACATTTAATTTTTCTTGTATTTTTATTATTTCTTTTTGTGCCGCGGCCGCCACAGCTAATTCATTATCTCTAATCTTTGCTATTTCATCATCAATTCTTTTCTTACCCCAAGTTTTTGCTCTAGCTTCATTTAATTGTGCAATATCTCTATCAGCTCTTTCTTTAGCTTGAGTTATTCTTTCTTTTTGCGTATTAATACTTGTATTAGCAATTGCTGTAATATCAGCAATCTCTTTATCAATACGTGAATAAATTGAATCTAATTTGCCTTGTTCTGTATCTACTAATGTATCTATTCTTACGTTAGTACCTGTGTTTAATCTTTCTAAATCTAATGTAAATCTTTCTACTTTAGCATTTTCACGAACTAGTCTTTCATCTATCTGTTCTATCTTTTGTGTAATAAGTGTCGACGGTGCTGTTTGTTCTACGTGTGCTTTAGATAAGAAACCAAAGATACCCATAGACGTTATAAACATTAAAACTACTACTGCGATCGTGAGATAGAACTTTAAAAAGAATGGTGACTTCTTCCAATTCTGATATAGCCAAGAAGCGGTAACTAATTTACCTACTTCTAAAACAGTACCCATTATCATAATAGGAACAGCCGCACCGGCAAATATCGCGGCCAGACCTGCTATAGAATAGAAGATCGCTACCGCACTTATAGATAATGCTGACAATAATGTTAGCAAAGTTAATAACATATAACTATTTATAGGTTTTTTTCAGTTATTTGATATATTGCCGAATTGGCTCCGTGTTCTGCACATTCTACTTTTACTACATAACAACGATTATTTGTTGCTTCTTTAATTAAATTATCTGCAAAATTAAAGGCGTGTTCGGCAAATTTTTCTGCTCCAACACCATCAAAAATTCTAATCTGTGCAAGATCCATTGCTTCTAATTCTTTAAATTTTTCTAGATGTGGATCGTTTTTATCCAAGCAAAGTTTATGATCAAATGAGTCTTCAAGCCATTTTTTTAAAGGTTTTAGTCCTCCAAAATCAACTGCCCAATTTTTATTATCTAACTCATCACAACCAAATGTAAATGTAAATGCTAAACTATATCCGTGTAAAAAATGACAATGTGAATGGTCTGCGTTTGGTTGTCTAAAAACTGCACTCAACCCAATATTATGTCCGTAATGTTTTGTACTAAAATGTTTACCCATATTTTCTCCTTATATTGACGGCAGAATTTTTAAAGAGGGTTGACGTTAAGTCCTCATTGTTTAATATACTATACAATCCAATTTTTGTCAATCTATTCACGTCTGTTTTTGTAAAAATAAATTTGGTAAGCACCATTATGAAAGTGTGGTTGTATTTGTCTAATAAAATTCATATTATCACACCATCGAGGAAGTTCTTTATGGATTTCTCCTTGGCCTGTTACTATTGTAACAGATTTAACATTTTCCTTTGTTTGTGCGTCTTGAATCCATACACTAAATTTTTTCCAAGCATCGTGTACTGTAAATCCGTGAAGATCTAATCTCATTTTACTTTAGTAAATTTGCTTATTTTTTTATCCAACTTTTTTCTATTTTTTAAATGTTCTGCTTCAACATCTTCTTTTGATTGTCCGTGATAAGCAACTGCATAACCTTCAAGTATCATTTTCTTATTAATTGTAGTATTATTATATTTTAGCTCACCCAATATACGTCCAAACTTTCCAGTTGCGTCTTTATGCGTTATTAATATTGCATTTGATCCTACTGGATATCTTTCTTGTATAAATTTTTTGGATAGTAAACCGTATTTCTTTTCTTCTTTATCTCTAGTCCTAGACTCAGGAGTATCAATGCCAAACAATCTAACACGTTCCTTGTGCATCCATACTCCAAAACCTAAATCTATATCAACATCAACAGTATCCCCGTCAATGATTTTTAATATTTTACATCTATATTCGTACATACTAATTTGTTCTTGTTTTTAATCTTTCTATTTGTTCTTTTATTTTCAATTTTTCTTTTTTAAGTTGTAGTAGTTCAGCTTTATGCTGAAAAGTTCTATTATGCTGTCTCTCCTTTTCCAACATTTCTACCTTTTGTGACAGATTTGCGTGTCGCTTGAAAAGTCCCGATTCTTGGTTCATAATCTCCTCCTTTAAAAAGTTTTTGTGAAAATTTTCTTAATGCTACCGCCCTTGCTAACATTTTTGTATCTTGCTCATAGTACATCATACTATTGCCTAAATCATTTTTAGCTTCTCTTTTAGGACGATCAATGTTATACCATTTCCAACAAGCCATTAATTCTTTATATTCTAGTTTTAATTCGCCTGTTTTTGTAGTTAGGTATTCTAATGATTTTAGGGTATCGTTTTCGTATTGCTTAAACATAGTTTTCTCTACAAAAGTATTTAAGCCTTTAAAAACTTCGTGTAATAAGTGATCTTTGTTACTTCTAAATATCATATTGCTTCTTTATTATACACTTTTTCTATGTTGTTTGTCGCTATAATTCCAATTTTAATATCGCCAATTTTTGGTTTATAGGTTTTTTTAATGCTTTCCCAAAGCTTTGTTGTTGTAATTCCAGGGTTTTTTGTTTCCCAACCCATTAATTGAACTAAAGCTTTTCTAGTTTTTTCGGCACCACCGTGTTTCTTACAAGTATCAGACCTACCAACGTGTACTACTTTGTTATTAATTTTAATTTTATATACACAATCTATTCCAACCCAATCAATTGTTGCTTTCTTCTTTGGTACGTTTGCTATTTTTTTATTACAAACTATATAAAGGTCGTTTACGTTATGCCAATTTGTCATTTATTTTGATTTTACTAACTTCATTGTCATCAAATAATGTTTGTATGCTTCATTTACCGATGGATATTTTCTACGTAAGTATTGTTCTTGCTTTAATTTCTTTTCTTGCCTTGCTACTTTACTTCTTAAACTATCTTCTTCATTTTTTTGATATGTTTTTACGATTGTTCTTCTAGTAATTATTGCTTGATCTCTAACTTCTTTCTTTAATTCACTAATCTCAGTTTTTATAGTATTAGAGTTCTGTTTCATCACTTGATTCACCTTGTGGTTTTTGTTCATTTGGTGTTGGTGCTATATTAAGTTCCATCTCTTTATTAATAGTTTTCATTTCTTCTTGTGTTGCTTCACCTGAGTAAGTAAACTGATTAGAAATATTACCTTTAAACAAATAATTTCCTTGATGATCTAAATTAATAGAAGGATCCATCCAAATTGTTCCACCTATTTCTTGATAACGTCTGCAAAAAGTATAATCTTCAGACAAATAACGTCTTGTATCAGGATCAATAATAGTATCAAATAAAGCAAACATATATGGATCGTGTTTAGGGTTTGTATTTAAATCATTTTTATAATGCAAGTCAGGCCATTTGTCCATCATTGTTTGTATTACTTCTCTTTTGAATATCATAAATCCAGTTCCACCATCATATACAGGAATTAATCCATCTGTTAATGGTATTCTTCCTTTATTATCCATACGAATATTCATTACATAAGAACCTTGATGTAAAGTCATATCATCAACTGACGCTCCGGCTCTTACTGCTTTATGAATCTGTTCCCAATTAATAGTTTTCTTTGGATATGCCCCAATGGCAACTTCACATTGTGGTAAATTTGGATTGCTTATATGAGCCCATAACTTTATAACTGATTCTGCTTCAAAATGTATGTCAGCATCAATAAACATCATATCAGTAAATTTTGGATCACTCATAAACATAGCTGTCAGTGTATTTCTACCTCTGGTTATTAATGATTCATTTGCTATTGTACAAAGTGTAAAGTTTAAATTGTATTGTTTAAACAATATACCTACTCTTACCATAGCTTTTAAATATGCTTCTCCTACTAAACCACCATAAGCCGGTGTGGCAATGAATAAATGTCTATCTTTAAGAGTGTTAAGATCAATTTTAATTTGTTTTTTCATTACTTGATCTAGATTTTTGCCTACTTCTGGATCAGGCTTAACTCCAGCTTTTTCTAATTTCTTTTTCTTTTTAGCTTCTTTTTCTTCTCGCCACTTCTCACTAAACTTTTTACTCATCGTCCTTCATCTCCTGGTCCAGGTTTTTCTGATAATAAATTTATTTTATCTGTTTTAGTTGCATATTCTTCTGCTGTTTCTAATGCTTCAATCATTTTTGTTAATACTGGCCATCTGTTTGGTCCACTTGAATACTTTTTATTAATTTCTATCCATTTGTCTTTGTCTGGTTCATCGTGTGTGTCAGGTTTAATTGCATCAACTGGGCATTCTGGTTCACAAACTCCACAGTCTATACATTCATCTGGATTAATTGCTAAAAAATTTTCACCTTCGTAAAAACAATCTACTGGACAAACTTCCACGCAATCGGTGTGTTTACACATTACACAGGCTTGATTAACATAATAGGTCATATTTTTATTTCTATTTTATACATATTTAGTGAAGCAAAGTTTTATCAGTTGGACCATATGGTTCAATTTCATCAAGTCTACCAAAGACACTATCCATCATTTTTTCAAAATCTGGTTCTGATAATACTGTTCTGTATAACCTAAGTGCTTGAGCTAATAATGTTCCAGCAATAATAACAGGCTCTACTCCATCTTTAGTTAATTTCTCTACTTGCTTAAAAATTACGTTATAAGCATCATTTAATTTTGTATCATTATCTTCCATTTTTCTTTTTCTTTCATTTAACTGGCGGAAGGGGTGAGATTCGAACTCACGAAAGACTTGCGCCTTTGCCGGTTTTCAAGACCGGTGCTTTCAACCACTCAGCCACCCTTCCGGGTTAGTAATGAGTATAATCCGTAAGCAGGATTCTGTTTTAGACTATCATCTACCTTTGCGTCCTACCCTGTGTCCCGGTGGTTGTTAACACTCTATTTGGACTTGCACATATCCACCTGTGTCCTGACTTTCCTCTGTTACCAGCGATAGTCCGATTACACTCATTAAAACTATTATATGATATAATTATGTTTTAGTCAACGTTTTATCTGTGGGTAGAAATTGAATCTTATTGTTATATTTTTATCTTTCCTAAATTTTCTATCTTTTAATATAGCTGGATCAATAATAAAAACAACTGGCAATTCAATTATTCTTTTTGCTTTTAATTTAATAGTATCATAACAAAAACATTCTACTAATAAAAAATATCTTGCAAACTCAGGGGGCAAATACCCATACATAATTTCAGCAATTTTAGTAGAATCCATATCATTTACTGCCATTAAATTAACTTTGTATTCTTTACCTGGTATAATTGTCATTGGATCTGGAGTATCTACTCGCCAACCTAATCCATACGAAACATTAATTCTAAAATCTATGATAAAATTGTCAGAACTTGCACTAGCCTTGGAATGAAGATTCAAAGGTATAGTTGCAATGAGTAACATTAATGCTACGAAGATTGCGGTTATGCCTCTCTTACTGCTTGACACTTTGTATTTAAAGGGTAGTTAATAGAAACTTAACTACTATTATAACTTCTGGGACTTGTTTATGACTGTATTGATCAGGTTTCCTAAACCATTTTGTCGTTGTGCTGTTAATAATTGCTTAATATTTAAATTTTCAAAGTCTTCTACAACTATATTGCTAACTTCTTCTTTTGTAGCACCTGTAAAGCAATCACATACTACACTTGTAATTCCTTTTGTTATCATTGCATCTGAATCATAATCTGCAATAACTTTATTATCTTCTAATCTAACATCTACCCAAATTTGAGATACACATCCAGGTATCATATTTGCATTTATTCTTTTATCACTAGCCAATGAAGTTTCTTTATCTGCTAGGTCAACTAGATATTGTAATCTATCTATACCTTCTAATACTGATAATTGTTTTCCCCAATTGTCTATTTTATTTTTTATTGACATCTATTTCTTTTAAATTTCTTTTTCTATCAAGGTATTTGTATTCTACACAAACAGGATCAAATTGTTTTAGTTCATTAAAAATAATTTGTTCATCTAACGGTCCACAAGTGTAAACATCAAGTTGTAACAATCCTGGCTCATCTTCATCCCAACAATGCAAAGCAATATGGCTTGTTTCAATAACTACTAAACCTGTTAATCCTTTATTGCCAGGTACATTAACATAAGCAGTAATAGGACCTTGACAAATTTTCATTCCTATTTTCTTTACTAACTTTGTTAACCACTGATGAGCCCAAGCTGGATCAGTTGGTGTTTTGTTAGTTTCAGCTCTGATTATCAAATGTTTATGTACTTCTGCCATTATAAAAACAACCTCCAAAGTGCAATACTATTTAACATTATAAACCAAAATGTCAATACCATTACCCAAGGCAGAGTTCTACGATATGCTCCTATAAATCCAGCAATACTACCAGCCCAATAAAAAGGAATAAAAATTTCTGGCTTTGGATCTAATACTGTCCACGTTAAAATAGCTGATCCTATAACTATTAGAATAGTTGAAGCCATTTCATTAATAAATGCAAACGGATCTGATTTATAACTTGTTACCCAAAATTCTTTAATTTTTTTTATCATAATACAAGTGGGGCGTTCTGTTGCCAGGTGCCCCGGACCCCGTTAGCCTAACGAATTAGGCCGCAAGTGCTAGATTTTCATCTGCATTTATAAGTTTGTCGCGTTAACCGAGCTTCCATCCGGACAACTCCATTACCCTTTGAATTACTGTCGATCCTAGTTCACCCCCATAAAACTTTTTAACTTAATGGTGGAGGTGGTGGGTACTGCCCCCACGTCCATATAATCTATTACGATAACTTCAACGTTGTCTGTTAATTATACACGAATTTTTAGAAAAAACAAGAAAAAATTATAGAGAGGTTGTTTTTAATATTGCTACTGTACCAGCTACTGCCAACCCTGCCGTAATTAAGTATCTCATACAAGGGTCTTTCATTAATGCTTCTAACAATCCAGATAAAGCCGCCTGCTTCATTCTTTCAATAGCTGATCCTAATGTTCTTAGATCTTCAAGTATCATATCCATTAACATTTTAATCATACCAAGTATTGAGTTTACTAATCCAATGATGCCTAATACGTCAAGTACTTTATTCAATATATCTGCTAATATTGAACCACCTTTCATTACAGCTTTCATTATATCTTCTATCCATTTACAAGGACCAGAAGTATAACCTGTTGGTACATTATTTAAAATTTGTCCAATTTCATTTATAGTTCTAGCAACACCAAGATAATTTGTTACACCTGGAACTACAATACCAGTTGGAAAACTTGCTGTGGTAGGTAAACCAACCATAGCACCATAGGTACCTGTATTTCCTAATGCTGACCACATACTATTAGGATTTGCATATTCCATAATGTCCATACCAGATTGTCTATTAGTTAAAAATGTAAAGTCTTTTAATATACCTTCAACAAAACCAATATCTTTAATTTCTGTATCAGTTAACTTTCTAGCACTGAAACCATTACCTAATGCATTTCCATCAACAACTGCTCTATTGGCATAGTTGCTATCATTCCAACCATCTGGCATAACTGATAATCTTGAATTCCAGCCATTAGCAATTTGTGTTAAAGTATCATTATGCGGATTTTGAAAACCAGGATATGCTTTAGATTTTCTTCCCCAAGGATCCGTAAAATCAACTTGATCAAGTAATCCACTATTAATTAAATTCTTTTGTGTATCACTCATCATACTTGATACTGGAATAGTATCAGATGGAAAGTTTAATGTATCTTGTCCTATACCCCATATATTTCTTGTTGACATTTTTATCCTCCTGCGTATACGTTTCCAGAACCACTTGCTACTGAGCTACCACAATCTACAGCATCACCAATTCTACCTACTTGTTTTACATTTGCAAATACTGTTGATGATCCACTGGCTAATACACCTGAGTGGCAAACTCCACAACAATGAACATCCCAGGAATCACCTACTCTATGAACTGGAATTCCATTTACAAATACATTCGGAGAAGCACTCACATTTGGTCTAGAGGGAAAACACCCGTGACCTGTACATACATCTCCTAATCTTGTTACCGCTGGCATAACAGTATTTATATACTGTTTTTATACCTACTTAATAAGCTGTATAACTCCGGAAATAGTTGTTTCCAATCTTCATTTCTAATTTTATCTATTGTTTCTGTAGTTTCAAAAAAATAGTGAGGAGGTATAGATTCTGTAGTATTTTCAACAAAATTTATAATTTTTTTATATTCTCTGGCTTGCCTACTTGTTAATGTTTTTTCGTCCCAAGTATTTTGTAGTGTATTAAGTATTTCATTTCTAATATCAACATTAAAGCTTGATACACACATATACGAAGGATTATGTACAAAATTTATACTTGGCCAAGAAATTTTAATAGTTTGTTGTATCCAATCAATTAATTCTTTTAGATATAAAACATTATAGATAGATATTGTAGTACTAACATTTAATTCCATATTCATTTGTGTTGATAAATCATACCAATGCTTTGCAACTTTTTCCATTGTAGTCCAATTGCTACCTGATCTTAAATAATCAGATTTTTTACCTATAGCATCAATACTCATAAACAAGTAAATTTTTTTAAAAGGTTTTAACGCATCTGAGAGCTTTTGTTTTGGTAGAAAAGATGCATTAGTATAGATTTCTAAAGTGATATTTTTTGACAAACCCCATTCATTAAGATTTTGAATATACTTTAAAAAATATTCACTTAATAGAGGTTCCCCACCTGTAACTTTAATATATTTTATTTTCTGTGCTTGTTCTTTTGAAATATATAAAAACGATTTGTTTAATTGATTTGCAGGATCTAATATTTCATTGTTTAAATCTATTCCAAAATGTTCAGCCATAAATTTTGAAGACTTAACTTCATTATGAAATCCACTTGAAACTGCTGGGCTACACGATCTACATTTTAAATTACAAAACCTACCTGATTCTAATTCTACAAATTCTAATCCTACATCTGTAGTTTGCTCCATAAATTCATCAGAGCCAAGCCTCATACTTTTAATACCTGCTTCGTCTTCTTTATAACATTTCCAGCAACCGTTAACTTTTTCACCAGCTAACATTTTTTTTCTTAAGTTATTAAAGTAATCAGAATTAAACGCATCAGTTATAGAATTTTTATCATTAACATATTGTAAGCTTTTGTCGTGCCTTCCATCAAATCTACAACAAGGTACCACAGACGAATCTGCTAATACATCAATCGCACGAAAGGGATAAAAACAAAAAAATTTATTATTAGTAGTGTCCATACACTACTATTTAACTGTTATTAATTTGTTATAATACTTGATTTTTCAGCTGGTGTTGGCTTTTTAATTGAAGATAAAGTTTGAGTATACTGATCACTAGCTATTGAATTGGCTTTAGTCATTACGATAACTTTTTCTTTATCAATTTGTACTGGCACAGTCATATCTTGCATTAATATATACTGACTCATAGCTATACCTTTTGGTGTATGAATTAGTGTTAATGGCTTATTAACTGTAAGCATTGTTTCGTCGTTTGTAACAACTTTAGCAATAACTTCTTCTCCAGATACAAGTTTTAAAGCTATAACATCATCTTTTGTTATTGGTTCTTTTAACATTATAATTTAAATCCTTTAAATGTATCTTTGTTTACGTCTTGTTTAACACCACCAATAATATAACTTTCAACTTCAGTTTCTTGTGGTGCAACTTGCAGACCGGCAGACGATAACCAGTGCTGTGTCCAAGGTAATGGATTTTGTGTTACTGGTTGTTCAAAGATTGGCTCCATACCTAGTGCTTTTAATCTTTTATTAGCAATAAACTCAACATATTTAAATAATAGTCTATCGTTTAATCCAATAATACTTCCATCTTTGAACAAGTGTTTTGCCCACGCCTTTTCTTCTTCTACGCAGGTTTTATACATTTCGTATACTTGACTATCACATTCTTTGATAATCTTTGTAAAATCTTTATCATCACCTTGTTGCCAATTTTTAATTACGTGTGTTGACAAGTTTAAGTGTGTTGCTTCATCTCTAGCAATTAAACTAATAATTTTTGCTGAACCTTCCATAAGTTTAAGTTCACCAAATGCAAAGGTACAAGCAAATGATACATAAAATCTTAAGCCTTCTAATAAGTTTACATTGTGCATAGCAAGATATAATTTTTTCTTAACATCATATAAATCACCTTTGCCTTTTACAAAATAGTTCTCTGCCGCTTCGCTAAATGAATCATAATTTTTTGTAACACTTACAGCTCTTTTTAAAATCTCTTTGTCATTTAATATAGTATCAAATACTTCTGACGGATCTGGATAAACATTTTTAATGATGTGTGTATATGATCTTGAGTGTATCGTTTCAAAGAAATCCCAAGTAACAATACAACCTTCCAATTCTGGATTAGAAACATAAGGTAAAAATGCCAATGATGGTCCTCTACCTTGTACACTATCTAATAGTGTTTGATATTTTAAATTAGATGTGAATATATGTTTTTGTTCTGGTCTGAATGTAGAAAAATCAGCTCTATCTTTTTGTAAACTTACTTCTTCAGGTCTCCAAAAGTATCCTAACATTGTTTGGTTAAGTTTATCAAACTGTGGATACTTGAATACATCATATCTTTGCACGTTCTGATCCGCACCAAAGAACATTGGCTCTTTAGTGAAGTCGATCTCGTTTCTGTTAAAAATTGTCTTAGCCATCTAAATTATTTATTGTCCTATATATTACAAGCATCGCAGTCATCACCTGCTTGGACTTCTAAATTTGCTTTTGCAAAATCTTGTGCCGCTTGTTGTATTGGTTGTACTTCTACTTCTACTGAAGCATCAGTTTTGAAATCATATGTGTTTTGATAATAACTTGTTTTCCAACCTAATTTGTATGTTGTTAATAAATCTTTAAACATAACACTCATTGGTACTTCATTATTTTCGAATTGCGTTGGATTGTAACTCCAATTACCTGATATAGCTTGATCAAAGAACTTTTGCATTACTGAAACAATATTAATATAACCATCATTTGATTCCATATCCCATAACAAAGTATAATAATCTTTTAGTGTTTTATATTGTGGAACAATTTGTTTTAGTGGGCCTTTTTTAGATTTTTTTACTGATAAAAAACCACGTGGTGGCTCAATTCCATTAGTAGCATTACTAACTACGGAAGAACTTTCACTTGGCATTTGGGCTGATAATGTTGAATTTCTCATACCAAATTGTTTTACTTGTTTTCTTAATTTTTCCCAGTTTAATTTTAGTCTTGTATTACAAATATCATCTAAATCTTCTTTGTAATGATCAATTGGCATTTTACCATCTGCATATTTTGTTCTTTCAAAATATTCACATTTACCTTTTTCTTGTGCAAGATTCATAGATGCTTGAACTAGATAATATTGAAATGCTTCTGATAATTCGTGTACAATCTTTAATGCTTTTTTATCATCATAGCCAACATAATTTTTAGCTAGATAGTGTGCAAGTCCAATATAACCTACTCCTAAACTTCTTCTAGCTTTAGTTGATATTTCAGCCGCCTTTACAGGATACTTTTGATAATCAATAATTTCATCTAAAGCTCTAACTGATAAATCACATAAGTTTTCTAATTCATCTAAATCTTTAATCTGACCAACATTAATAGCAGAAAGAATACAAAGTGCAATTTCACCATTTCCATCAATGTGATTAATTGGTACTGTTGGTAGTGTTATCTCTTGGCATAAGTTACTCATATTAACTTTATCTTTAAATGATGAGTGACTATTGCAATGGTCAATATTCATAATATAGATACGACCTGTTTCAGCTCTTTCTTTTAATAAGTTATTAAACAAATCTTGTGCAGAAACTTTTTTACGTCTAATTGATTTATTTTTTTCATACTTAATATATAAATCATCAAATTCTGTTGTGCCAAATGCATCATACAAACCCGGCACCTCGTGAGGCGAGAAAAGACTTATATCGGCATTAGCTAATAGCCTCTCATAAAATAATTTACTAATTTGTATTGAATAATCTAGTTTACGTACTCTATTATCTTCTGTACCTTTATTATTTTTTAAAACTAAAATGTCTTCAATCTCTTGGTGCCATATAGGGAAATGAACTGTAGCACTACCACCACGTACTCCGTTTTGTGTACAACATCTTACAGTTGCTTCAAACTTTTTAAGGAATGGAACAACGCCTGTGTGTGCTACTTCACCACCTCTAATTTTAGAATTAATACCTCTAATACGACCTGCATTAATACCTATGCCGGCTCTTTGTGCAATATATCTTCCAATAGCCATATCGCTAGAAAAAATAGAAGGAAGTGTATCATCAACTTCTACAAGAACGCAACTTGCAAATTGTTTCATTGGTGTTCTTACTCCTGCCATTACTGGTGTAGGTATATTAATTTTAAAAGTAGAAATAGCATTATAATATTTTTTGATGTATTGCATTCTTGTATCTAATGGATAATTTGCAAATAGTGTTGCCGCAATCATCATATACATATATTGTGGTGTTTCGTATACTGCACCTGTACTTCTATCTTGTACTAGATATTTGTCTACAACTTGTCTTAAACCTGCGTATGTAAAATCCCAATCTCTTTCGTGCTTCATATACCCATTTAACTTATTCCATTCATCATCACTAAATTGATCTAATATTGCTTTATCGTATACACCACGTTCAATATTTCTTGATACCAAATATCTTAATGGAATATGATTATCTGATGGCAACCATTTTCCAAATACGTGTTTTTGAAGTGAGAAAAGAAGTAGTCTTGAAGCAACGTACTGATAGTTAGGTGCTTCTAATGTAATTAAGTCGTTTGCTGATTTAATTAATACTTCTTGAATGTCTTGTGTTGACATTCCATCTGAAAATTGTAAACCTGAATTCATTTCTACTTGTGATGATGAAACTCCAGTTAAGCCTTCACAAGCCGCTTCAGTCATTTTGTGTACTTTATTAATATCAAGTAATTCTTTTCTTCCGTCTCGTTTAACAATGTACAGGTCTGCTTCTTTATTCATTTTTGCCTATTCTCTAAATTCTTTATAATAATAATATTACTAGACAACATAGTCTATTGTCAATAATAATATTAATAAAATCGTGGACAAATGTTAGTTATCTGGATAGTTAACTGGTTAACCAACGTTTTAAAACATAAGATAATGTAGCATCAGTTGAAGAATTTGAATTAGTGTATTGTAATTTAATTAATCCACCGCTTACTGCTGGAGTAGAAAACACTACATCGCTTGTACTTGCTGTTTCTGTTCTATCATCAATATAATGAACGTTTGTTCCATCTGAAATAATTCTTATACAACCTACGGCATAGGCACTACCTATCTTTAGTGAGTAGTCTAAAAAGTAAGTATTAGTTTCAGTTGATGAAAAACTTGTAACGTCTGCTGTTGCACCACCTTTGGTTAAAGTTTTCTTAATTAAAAAAGTTGGCCCAACATATTGATTATTAGCAAATTCTGGTTTGCTATCTTGAGTATAAATTTTAATATTGTTTGCTACTGAAACTTCTGCTGTTCCAACAGCTAAATTTAAAAATTTTGATAATAGTACTGCTTGTTGTGGACTATCTAATTCAATTAACAATGATCCTGGAACTGATACTTTTGCCGCTGTGTATCCTAATCCTGCCATTGTTCCACGTATAAACACAGCCGTATTAATACCAGCTGAGCTAATTCCATTTTCCGCCGCTAATTCTGTTGCAAATGAATTTTGTTTAGCAACTTGGTTAGCACCTTGATCTCCAATATCAACAAATCCAGTACCAGTTGAAACATCTATGTATAATGTATATGTTGATTTACCAGTAGCACTAAAAGTTATAACGTCTTCTGTTTTTGAAACTGCTGTTGTTACAGCCGTTGTGGCAATTGACATTTCATCTGCATAAGCTTTTTTAACATAATCAATTATTTCTGTACCAAGCCATTTTGTTACACAAATTACTGAATTGTTTTCTGGCTTACCTGCTGAGTTAAATGTAATAGTTAAATCTGAACCTGCTACACCAACTGAATATCCTGCTGTTGAAACTTTTGAAGGCAACTTGTTAACATTGTATTTGTATATCTCAAGTTTATCTGAACCAAAACCAGTTGTACTTTTTCCAGTTGGAAATGTTAAAGCTGTTCCACCGTTTAATACAGTTGAACTTGTATCTGTTCCATTACCTACAAAACTTTCAGTTGAAGCCATTTTAAAAACAACTAATCTTGTATCAATTAAACTTTGTACAGATGATTGTGCATTTAAGAAATTACCTACTTGCACCATTCTGTTTTTAGTTGACTGGTCACCACCACCAATATACAACTCACGTGTATCTAGTGCTAGACCAATTTCACCTTCAGCTAATGGCTGGGGTAAATCAGTACGATTTCCTCTTCTGTTCTTTAATCTTACAAATGTTGTTGTCATCTTGCTAAAACCTTAATATAATACTATTTAGTAGCTTTGTAAAAAGCTTCTACTTTGTCAAGCCACATATCTGTATATTTTTTAAATTCGCCGTTTTTGACTAAAAATTGCTGGTATTCACCACTATGAGATACTATAAAAATAAGCCCTGCTTGTATATCTGTGCCGTAAACTTCATTGTGTGCTAAGGCATAAGCGGCACATTGAACAAAATAATCTTCAATCCACTCTTTCTTTTTAACTTTACGACTTGTTTTAAAGTCACCTATCACAGGCATACCGTCATACACACAAACCATATCTGCCGTCCCGGCATACAAGTTAGGAAAACACAACCCCTGCTCGATCCCCCAAACTTCATTAACTTTATCAAATCCTTTATCAATAATAATATCGCTTAATTGTTTTGCTTGTTGATATACTTGATTGCTACCGCCCGGACGCTCAACTCCTTCAATATATGATTCTAAATGTTTGTGTGTAACTGTACCTAAATTTGCTGACTCTGTAACAATTCTTTGAGCTTCAGCTTTACCTACTCGCTTTTTCCAAGCATTAAGAGCCGTCATATCTTTAGAGTGAGATAATATTGTAGTAACACTAGGAACAGGATTACCATCTTCACCAACATAATGACGCTTACCGTCTATTGTTGTTCTTTTTAAACTTTTATATTGAAATTTTTCTATTAGTAATTTGGTCACAATTAAAGATTCTTATCAATGGTTTTTTTAGCAAGTTTATCAACTTTCTTTTCATTATCCATTGTAGCATCTTTTGAGAACTGTGTCAAATTCGAATTTGGTTTTAAAGTGATTTTATCTGGGTTAATACTTCTAACCATTGGCATATTTTTTACTAAATCAGCTAATGAATTAGGATTTACTGAATGACCCATTTTATTAAGTTCATCGGACATTGAATTTGTATTAATTTCATTGTCTCCTTTAGCAACTAATCTCACAAGAAGATTAAGTGCGTCAGTACGCAATTTTGATATATAGCTTTCTGAAATTTCTTTAAGTCTCATTATGCCTTCTTGGCTCTACCAAGAGGCTCATCCAATGGACCTGATGCAGAATCGTCACCGTCTGTTTCAGCATCAACTGGTTCTTCTATTTCTAAAGAGTCACCTTCGTCATCTGCTGGTGCATCCATTGATGGTTCGTCTGACATAGTTGCTGGTGCTTCACCTTGTAGCATCAATACTTCATTGTTGACACTCTCTTTAGCTTCTTTTGCCGCATTTAATAAGTTATCAATAATTCCGTTTACATTAGCATTAAACGAACTAGCTGAATCTACACCAAACTGATTTTGCATTTGGTCTGTAATTGCCGCTAAATCTTCATTTTGCATTTTACCTAAATCTTCAATCATACCTTGTAATGAATCAACTAAATTTTTAGAAGCTAAAACTGTTTCAGCTTGTTCTAAATCTTCGTTTTCTTTAATAGCTTCTTTGCTCTCTGTTGCAGGAGCTTCATCACTATTATTGTCAGTTGTTAATGGACTTTCTTCACCATCTTCATTATCATCATCTGGTTTTGCTGGTAAGTCTTCATCAGCAATTTGACCAATCATTAAAACAATTGCTTCTGATAAAAGAATATTTTTTGCATAGTCAGGATGTTCGTGATACGAATTGAAAGGTAAGCTTCTTTTAAGCTCTTCACGTTGTACGTCTAACTGTTCTTTAGTTGCATATAGCTTTTCTATATCAACTTTATCAAACACTTTGAAGCCATAAGTCTCTTCAAGCCAACGATTTACTCTCGCTATCTTCGTTTCATATGTGGATTTTAGATCGTTTAATTTCATAGTACAGTTATTTATACATCTTCGCCATTAATTTCGCTATTGTAATTGCTCGTTATATGCGTTTTTATATCAAATAGCTGATCTTCAAGGTGGTCTATAGTCTGTTTAGCCGCATCTTTATCTTCGTCTGATAATGATTTATCACGTAATTTACGTGATTCAAGCCATATATTTTTAGCTATTTCATTGTATTCTTCATTTTCATCTAAGAAGTTTTCTACTTCTTCAGAGTCTACAGTAGCCCCATTTATTAAGGCTTTTACAATAAGATATGCTGATTCATAAAGCCTAATCTCAGTAAAAATTTTATCTTGATTTAACTTGTTTATAATATCGTAGCTTTTATACTTTTGTTTTACAACCTGAATAACATAATTACCTACTTCAACACCATCATTACGTTTTTTAGTAGATACTGCTTCATTAAAATTTGGATTATTTTTGTTTTTTATTACTATACGTTTAACAACTTTATCAGTTATATGATCAAATTTATCCAACATTTCTCTTACGTGTTGGACTTTCTTTTTATGTGCATCTTTTTGACCTTTGAATTTCTTTAATTGTAGTTCCATATGATCTAAAAAGTCAGCTCTAACTGTTCCTGGTGGACCCCATTTTGAAAGGATCTTAATAAATCTAAAATGCTCTATAGCTGAATTAAGTGAAGGGTAGTCAGGAAAACCTGCTACGCAAAATTCTCTATTTCTCTTATATGCTGGACCGCTTCTGTCTGGTAAATTTTTGTTTATGTTTATACCCATACTAATAATATACTAAATTTATTATCAAAGATCAAGTATTATTTTCGTCTTAATGACTTGTTTAATGCTCTAACCCTACGTGAAGCAGGATTATACTTTTTAGTAAACTTGATTTTTCTTTGTAATCTAGCACCCATTCTTGCTTTCATTTTTTTCATAATAAAACGTTTTTTGATATCTAATGGGGCACTACAAACACTTGGATTGCTAACAATCCTACCCTTTTTTCTACCAAATGTACAACGATATTTTTTAACTACGGTCTTACCTTTACGACCATATATCATTTTAGCTTCTTGTATACCGTCAGTTATAATATCACTAATAAACATTTTATCTTTTTCCTAACTTAATAGGTTTTAAAGCTTTCATTTTTGGTTGTCTTCTTTTCTTAACTTGCGTGTTAAGTTTTCTAGCAATTTTTGAAGTTGGGTTGTATTTTTTAGTATATGATGATAACTTGCCTTGAATTGTAGAACGTTTTGCTCTAGTGGCTTTCATCTGTTGTTTTTTTTGAATATTAATTGGTGCTGTACAAGTGGCCGGATCAGCTACTATTCTGCCTTTTCTTGGACCCGTTTGGCATCTATATCTTCTCTTAAGAGATTGCTTATACTTTCCGTATATTTGCGGTGTGCCTTCGCCTACTATGTCTTTTATTAGCATCGTAATTCCTTTTATAAGAGTGTTGAAACAAACATAGATATTAATGTGAAAAACATTGTACCAGCAGACCATAAAACGACTTTTTGTATCTTTTCAAAGCCTTTGTCTACTTCTTCTTCAATTTTTATCATATGTGCTTCAACTCTATCAAACCTTGAGTTAATTTCCTCGTGTCTTTCACGACTTAAAGCTACGTGAACTTCCAAACTACCAAATTCAACACTATCCTGCGTTTTTGGTGCTGTAACTACTTTTGGTGGTACTTTATCCATTTTCTCTATGCTCCTTAAAATTTAGTAATCCATACATTTGTATTTACTCCTTGTGTGCATATAGTATCACTAAACAAAACGACGTTATTTAGACGATTTTCAAGCACTCCCACAGGATTTACACCAAGCTCAAATAAATTCTTTTGCTCAACTCCAAATGTTACCTCATAAACTTGCTTACCTTTATAGGTAGATTTACGTGGTTTTGAAAAAAATAATATTTTACCATACATTGTAATCATTTGATGTAAATGATCAAAATCTTTTTGCTTATCGTGATCTAAATCGTTATTTTGATAATCAATTGGTAACGTTGTAATTAGTTTATATACTTCAAGATCTTCACTTACTTGCATATACTGATTTTTATTAGTATTTAGAGAATACATTATCTTCTTATTGCTCCTACCGCCACGTTTCTAGGCAATGATTTTTGTCTTACATTATGCCTATCTTGTAAGTTTCTTTCTTTAACCATATTTTGTAATATTCCATAAAGTTCACTTTTAGGAGAATGGTCTCTTATATAATGCATTATATCAATTGCAACATTATACTTTTCTTTTTGTTTTAAACGGTCCCAATCAGATGCAAATCTTCTTATTTTTTTTAAATCACGTGATCTTATTGCTAATTGTGATTCTAACCTTATTAGCATAGTTGACGTTTGTTTTCTTGAAAAGTTGTCATTAGAAATATATCTTAATAATTGATTTATATCAGTGTATTGTCTTTGTAGTCTTTCAATATAATTTTTACTTGATGTATCGTCAAATTGTACAATAGATCCTGAACCAACTATACTATGTAATAACAAATATAAATCTGTTCCATTAGTTCTAAAAAAATCATAATTACCATAACTCATACTTCTAATAATATAATTTCTTGCCATTTTTTGATATTTGTATTCACCTGTTAAAACTAGTAATGCTAAACAATAAGCATAAACTAATTCACCATTTTCATATGCTGAATTTTTTCCTAAATCTTGTCTAGATCTAAAAGCTCTGCTTTCACTTAAATCATTAACTAATGATAAACTTTCTTTAGCAAAATTCTTTCTACTAAAATCTAATCTATCTACAACTTTAACTGCATTACCTACGTGGTCAACTGCAACAAATCCTTCTTGATCTCTTACAACATATTCATCGCCTTGTAATTCAAAAGCATCAATTGATTTTATATTTTTTAGTTTTTGATATAATGTGTTTTTGATTGCTGTTAACTTTAACCAAGCACTATACCAATTTTGAATATTTTTCTTATTAGCCATATAATAATTTCGCCATTGTTCTAATGCTAATAATTTTCTTTGCCCAGCTGGACCTTCTCTGCCTGTTTTTAATTTTGCAATTTCTTTTTCAACTCTTGCTTCGTAATCTTTTGCAAAGTTATAAAAGAATGCTAAAGGGTCTTGTGTAATTTCTCCAGCTTTAATCATATTGTTATGATTGGCGTGAACTAATTGTTGAAAATTTTTTCCTAACTCACTAGCTTCTAAAAAATCAAAAATATTACCTGATGAGTTAATATATTTTTCAGCATCATTAATAGCTTGAGTTATATTAGCATACTCACCTTTTGTAAGATTTACAACTCCTGTAAAATCTTTTATGTAAGCATCATCAAACCATACATCAGGTGTTTTGTTTAAACCTTCTATATCAATATCAAAACTTGCTGTCATACTATCTAAACTTTTTCCTGAATAGCTTGTATGAAAAACAATACCTAAATTTGCTTGTTGTATTTGTTTTGCTAGATCCATACTTTGTGGAACAGCATAAGTTATTGTATTTGGTTTAAAAGCAATATAAGATTCGCCTTGGTAATTTATTGTTTTTAAATCTCCTTTAGTCCAAAGTAAATCACCTTGTAATACATTTTTTATACCTAGTTTTTGTAAACTATTAAATGCTTGTACTAGTTTATCTCTTAATCCTTGTTTGCTAGTTTCCCCTGCATCAGGATGATTAACTCTAATATCGTCTATACTCTTATTAAGTTTTGCATCTTTATTAAATGCACTTTTTGTTGCAACAAAAAACTTTCCATCACTAGGATCAGTACCACATACTATTGCTGGTGACCCGTCCCATTTAATTGTTACATTAAATTTTTTAGTACTTGATGTTTTGGCTAAATTGGCTAAATTTCTTAAAAATGCAACTGCTCTAGTGGCACCTGCTTTACCTTGAAATAAGGCTAAATCTTCAAGGTGTGTAAGATGAAGATTTGGATTTTCTTGTAATAAATCATTAGCTTTCATTGTTATTGGACTCATTTAACTTTTTTATACCACGCTCAAATTTCTTTGGATCTGCTGTCTTAATGCTATTAACAAATCTCTTTACTAAATCGTCAGCAACTGCTTCATCATATGATTCATATATCATTTTAGTGATATTAATTGCTGATGATATAACGTGGCCAGCACGAGTCTCAACTAAATTATTCATATCTGTAGCAGGAACTACTCTGCTAATTTCTTGTAATATGGTACGTGTATGTTTCTTCATAGCTTAAATTACCGCCTTATGAAATATTTATTACATTTTTACAAAAAATTAACAGCATTTATTGGGTATTATCAAAGGTTTGACGTTGTGACTTTAATAAATCACGTAATCCTTTAGTAATTTCCGTCTTTTCGGCCACTACTGAACCTTCTGATTTGTCTGTTACTGTGGATGATCTTTTCTTAATTGACTGAACTAAAGCGTCTGATGATGTTGGTAAAATCTCCTCATCATCTTCATTTAAGTCAGTAATTCTTAATCTATCAATATCAAATGCTAAATCAATTTTACTTCCTACACCACCACTTGATCTAGTTTTAATTAATTGTATTTGATATCTGCCTCTTTCACGCATAGCTCTACTTGTAAAAATACCTATTAAATTATCTGCTGTATTAATTTTACTAATACCACCTGCTATATGACTTTGATCATATTCTACTTCTTCTATTGCACCTCTGTTTAATTGTGATGCTGTTACTAATACTATTTGTTGTTCTACTGCAAAATTTCTTAATTCTTCAGACACAAATTTATCTTTAATAAACAATTCTGTTGGTGATATTCTTTTACTAATTGGCATCATTAAATCTAAATAGTCAACTAAAACTACGTCTGGTGCTACGCCTTTTTGTATAGTATACTCTTTAACAAATGAACGTAAATCATTAGTAGTACTACCAGATGGCATATATTTTACTTGGAAATTTCCTGATTTAGTTTTTTCTAATCTAACTGCTAAATCAACATCTTCTATTTTTTTAAATATCTCATTAGTTGGTGTTCCTGTTACCATTGCATCTAATCTCATTGCACTTAATTCTTCACTTAACTCAAATGTAAAATATAAAACATTTAATTTTTGACCTATCCAATTTAATGCCAAATTTTGTAAAAATAAACTTTTACCTGCTCCAGATGATCCTGCAAATATTGTTAATTCACCTTTATTAAATCCACCATATAATTTTTTATCTAACATAGACCAACCAGTTTTAATTGTTCCATTGTTATTTTTAAGTGCCATTAATCTTGCTTTTGGATCTTCAAAATAATCTGTTCCTAAATCTTTTGTAAGCCCGATCCTTACTGCGTCTTTAATTTTTTCTTCAACAGGACCGTAATCACCTTTTTCTAACAAGTCAGCTGAATCTATAATTGCTCTTTCTAATGCTTTGTGTCTACAAAATGTTTCAAATTCATCTAAGAACCATTGCTTCTGTGTTTCATCGATATTAGGTACTGGTGTTAATTCTATTTCACATTTAGCTTTAATTTGATCAATTGTTGGTAATGTTTTATATTTCTCTGCGTGTTCAACAAACATTGAAACTGTTTCAAAATACTTTTTACTAAAATAAACTGGACTAATAATATTTCTAGCTCTTACAAATAACTCAGGGTCAGTTATCATAAACTCTAAAAATAATTTTTGTAAATCGTCTGTATATACTGTTGCCATTATTTTATTATAACCTCTTCATCTAAGTTTCGCAAGTATTTCCAACTATGTGGGAACTCTTTATTGCAAATTTTATCAATTTTATTAGCCACTTCTTGTGTTTCTAACTGTGTATCTTTTGCACATCTTAAATTACATACTCTAGCAAATGCATATAAACTTCCACTCCAATACCATTCAGTCATCATACTTTGTGGTAAAACAGCTCTTGCCATTTCTGGTGCAACTCCTTTTTCAATTAATTCAACATAAGCAACTGTACATTTTTTCATAGCCATTGCTACTGCGTTTGCTAATCTTCTATTAAGTTTTATTTCACCTCCAGAACCTTGTTTTGAATTTTCTGGCTTACCTCTCCAAGTTTCTATATCATATAACTCAGGTGTATAATTAACATAACGTCTGCTAACTTCATTCCAACTTAAACCAACTTGATGCTTAACCAATTGCCTTGCTACAAAAATAGGAGCCTTAATTCTAAATTGTAAACTTGCGTGTGCAAATGGTGACCAATGATTGTGTTTTGCAAGATAGCTAATTAACTTTTTATCTTTATCGTCAAACTTCTCTTTAGTTTTTGCATAACTTACTCTAGCGGCATTTACTACCGTTAAGTCTGTTCCCATTTTGTCAACTAATGTGACTTTCAATTTATTCTCCTAATATGTTGATACAATTTTATCTGCAATACCATACTTGACTGCTTCTTTGGCACTTAACCATCTGTCTTCAGGTGGTAATAAAATATCTCTAACTTTCTTTTCGCTTAAACCTGTACATTTTTTATAATGTTCTAACATTCTTGCTGTACTCAATTCAAACTCTCTTACTCTTGCAAATAGTTCGTGTTCTTTACCACCAGATCCCCAACTGTATTGGTGTGATAATATAGACGTGTTTGGTGTAATAACCCTACGTCCTTTATGACCACTCATAAAAGTTAGCAATCCACAACTTGCTATCATACCAAGTCCTACTGTCTTTACAGGAATTGCTGATCCTTTCATTGTGTCTATTAATGCAAATGCTGAATGTACTTGTCCACCTGGTGAATTAACCACCAACGTTAATTCTTTTGGCCTTTGTGAATCTGGCATTAAATTCTTTTCAATAATTGCTTGAATTACTGGCTTCGTTGTTTGGCTATCAAAACCATCACTGAAATACATTATTCCAGCTTCCCACATTAACATACCTGGTTGCATTGGTTGTTGTGGTTGCTTTGGTTGTGCGTTTTTATCTTTATCTTTCTTACTTTCTTTAACCATTAGTGGCTCCTATTCTTTTCAAAACTTTAATTTTTGCTATATTACCTATAGCACCATTTATTACAGACTGTACTGTATATAATCTCCCATAATTATTTACTGCTTCTGCACAATCTTTAATATTGTTTTCCCATTGTGGAAAACTTACTAGCCAGTTGTTTTCAACAGCAACATCAATTAAATTTCCTCCAGACTTATCTCTGTCTGGACAAACAATGACAGTTTTGCCAATGCTATTAATTAAATCTATTTGTCCTTGTGTAAGCTTATTTCCTAAAGAACTTACTGAATCTATTGCAAGTGCATCTAACACACCTTCTGTTATTATAATATATTTTCTATCTTTATACAAGTGATCAAAATTATAAATGTATCCAGGTTGTACTACTGAATAATATTTTGGTACATTATCATAATTTCTTATAATTCTAGCTGTATATCCTACTAATTTTCCATTAGCATAAAATGGTATAATAACTCTTTCATTAATTTTCATATATGGATCTGAACTCCAATAAAACTTATCATAAAAATCTAAACCTCTATCCATTAAATATTTGTAAACAAATAAAGCACTAGCAGGTGGATTTGCACCTTTAATAATTTCACTTAATAATACTGAATTTTTTGGTAATTGTTTTTCTTCAAAATCATTTGCATAGTGGGTTTGTTTATTAACAATTACATTATCGTCTTTTTCTTTCATTGCAAGTAATTGTAATTCTTTTACTGTTGCTTCTGGTACTCCAATATTAATTAATAAGTCACGCATTTTACGTCCTATTAATCTTCCGGCTGTATATGATGCTTTATATCCACAATTAAAACAATGATAGCTTGAAACTTCGCTGAATTTAAATCCACCACGTCTTCTTTTGTCTGCAGAATGCCCTTGAGTTACACACATTGGACAATTAATAGTGTGCCAACCTGATGGTGTTTTTTTATGTTTACCACCAATAAATGCTAAAATTGTAGATTGTAAATTCATTAATGTTATTATACGTGAAAGCTATCTAAAAGTCAATTAATTTAAGCTTTATATATATTAACACCAACATCGTGTGTTTCTAATTTGAACCTATTTGTGGCTATTTTTGCTTTGGCTATTTCTGATACAACATCATTGAAATTTATTCTTTGTTCCAATGCATATTTCCAAAGTTTTTCTACTCGCAATCCAGTTGTTTCAATTAATTTAAAAGTTTGCTCAATTGAACGTAAATTATTAACAAAATTATCAGCAATTAAGCTGTTTCCAAGTTTTGTAATACCAGATGGAATTAAATCTATGTTGTTTACTCTTAATAATGCCATTGGAGCATCATTAATACTACTTTCCCAAATACAAGCATCATTAAAACTAATAACTATTTCTGGTTTTAACTTAACTATTTCTTTTGCTCTATCAAAATCAATATATTTGTCTGTAATAAGAACTGCATCTTTTGGATCATCTACAACATCAATATGATAATATTTAAAAAATTGATTAAAACTATCTTCATAATCATAGTCAAAATATACTGATAATAAATTTCTACCAATTGCTTTTTTTGTTGCTAATATTGTATGAAGTAAACTCATATAATCTGGTTCACACATATCTACATCAGGTGGCCATTGTACTTCTTTTAATTTGTTTATAATATGTTGAGGGACTCCTGCAGATGGATAAACTTTTAAATTATATTTTTTTGTTAAAAAATTAATTAAGAATACAATTTGCTTATCAATAGCTTTACCACCTAATCCAAAATCATTTGCAACTACTAACGATATACCATTAAAAGGTTGTCCTGATGTTACTTGTTTTGTGTAATCTGAAAAGGCTACATTCAAACAACGAGTTTCAAAATCTTCTTTACTATTAAATGTTTCAAAAGATAAACGAACTATATTAGAACGTTCAGATCCTGCATCACTGCTTATGTAAGCCTGATAACATTTTTTATCTTGTGGATTTATGTCGCTATATAAAAGATCAAGCATTAATTTCTTAATAGCATTTGATCAAAGGTTCCTGTGTTTCCAGTTGCCGCTTTCCATTTTACTCTAATCCATCTTACGGCAGTATTAAATTGATATGGATCAATTTTTGGATCAGCCGAAGCTGGCGTAAATTGTGTTTGTGTTGTACCCATACCTTGAATTGGTATTACAAACCAATGATCATCATTGGTACTAGCTGTGTCATCCATATTGCCTTCAATAGCTACATTACCATTAAAGTTTGTAGTGTATATTGCTATTGTATGAGCTCTTGATGTAAGGTTTTGTTCAGATGAGCCTGACAGATTATTACTATAATTCCATCCACCTCTTACTGACCACGTGTTTGCTACTTTTGTTGATCTTGCTGTTGGAAAACTATCGCCTTTGATTTCTACTACTCCTACGGCATCACCGGCTCTATCTGTATGAACTAGTGTTTTTGCACCTGAGGCATTTTGAACATAAGATGAGAAATGATATAAGCCAGGTGCTAAATTATACAATTCACTAACTAAAACTGTGGTATGACATATACCCCTAGTAGCATCACTAATAGTTAATTGCTTTGCTAATACAGTTTCATTGTTTTCTATATCTGACATACTAAAATAAGCCGATTGACTTGTTAAGTCGTAGGGTTTATTATCAGAGTTAACTAGATTAAAATTTATCTTGTTATCTGTACCAGAATATAGTAATATTGTTTTGTCATACATTGGCATATTACTATTTAACGAAGTTGGTACCGCTAGTGTATAAGTTTTATCTAAGATATATACTGTATATGAACTGGACATATTAATATTTATGGAATACGCAGAGTTACAAGAAAAATTTCCGTTTTTAAGCTGTATTAGACACAGTAATAACGAATATGTAGGTATATTACTCAATCAAGATCAGTATGTAACATCAATCTATGTATATGATGAAATTAAAGATCATAACAAAAAGCAACTATTCCTAGAATTAGGTGAAGTTTGGTGGTGGGAGTCTAATAGAACCATTCCTATTAATATATTTTTAAATAGAGAATTTGAAGAATTTAGAGGTTATATTAAGACGTTCACTACTAAAGATACAGAGGTAGTTTTTGGTCCAGCCACTAGTTTAAACAATGTTTTAAAGAAACGTATTATAAGACGTAATATTAGCTTAATTAAGAAAACAGACGATTAATTAGCATTTTCCACGGTAATAAACGCATTTTAAGGGTCATACAGCGGGGTTTAAGTGGTCACCTGGGGTGTAAGTACCCCCGAAAAATCATTACATATTAAGTTCATCTGAACGACAATGGCGTGTGCATAGGCTATGGCGTGTGCCTTCTTAAAGTAATAAGATCCGTCAGTTGGCTTAACCCAAACTTGGCTTTTTATTTCTTCCCAACTTTTTCCTAGCAAGTTCCTCTTGGCTGGTCTGATAATTGCTAGTACCATCGCTAGTTGTTCTATGCTTGTTGGATTCATTGTCTTTAGTATCGAACTGTGTTCTCCTACGTGAAACAATTGACTGCTGAATTCTTTGTGCGTGAGTAATTCCCATAACGGCTCCTGATTTAAAAGTTCTATTAAATGCTTTTCATCTTTTACATCATTGTAAATTGATACATTTAAAATATCTAATTTAAAATAACCTCTCTCTTCTGCTTCTTTATACTCAATATTAGATACACCAAGAATTGGATTAACTGGAATATCTGTGCAATACACACCTGTATTATGTTTTTTTAATCCATTCTTATCTTTAATACTTGCAGGTATATGCTTTAATAATTCTAAAAGTTTATCTCTATTACCTGTATCTATATCTATATCTGTTTTAGCTATATTCATTCTTGATTATGCCTTGGATCTCGTTGTTGTATTAATACTTCTACTCTATTTTTAAGAGAGCCTGTATATGTTTCTAACATCTTTACTCTTTGCCCTAAATCTTTCATTTGAATTAAAGATTGTTTAACAGTATCTACATTTTTATTATACAGTTCTTTTTCAGCTAACTGTACTACTACTTGTAATTTTTCCCATTCTTCTAATATTTCTTTTCTATTTGTTTCCGTAAGAGTCATTGCTGTTGCTATAGATCGTAAATCAGTTATTTCTTTTGTCATAGTCCAGCCGCCTTAGTTACTTCTATTACAAATTTAACATCATCAGGACTATCTTGAAATCGTTTAGCCCAAGGACCTGGTGAAATATAATCTTCAATCATTGTCATTTGTTCTGAAGATAATTTTTCTAATAAGTTTATTCCGCCTTCACTGTTATAGATAACCCACGGACTAATTTTACCTGATCTAATCATATGAATTGCTCTTGGTAAAGATACTTCTTCAAAAAATTTAGTCCAATCTGCATTTATTTCTTCTGCCCATTTTTGTATTGATAGTATAGTTCTTTCTGTTGCTGAACTAACACTTTCTCTATGACTAAATTCTTTAATATATTTTTCATATACTTCATCGCTTGACCATCTGTCAACTCTTTCTCTGTTCTTTAACAACCATTCAATATAATGTTCTACTGATGCAATATAAACTCCAGTTACATAGTTTGCAAATTTAACAAATGCTGTATAATATTTGCTTCCCATAAAGTCTTCATAGTTTCTTTCATTTTTCATAGTAGTACTACTAATACGAAAAAAGTGTTGATAACATCTTAAAGCTAATTGCACGTTTGTATCTTTCCTATTGTTCCATCTTCTTTTTGGTTCACAAAGATGTGCAACCAGTGTGCTTTCATTAGAAAAACTTTTTTTGCAGAACTTACACTCATACATCATTTTAATAATTTAATTTCTTTATCATCTAATCCGGCATCACGAGCTAATTGCTTTATAGCATCTTTATCTAATATGCTTGACAATAACTCTACTTCATCATTTTTATAGTTAGGATATAATGATTGTAGAAACTCAATCCTTTTAGTTTTTTTACCTTTTCCTTTTGGTGCTTTAATCCACGGGTGAAACATTTTTTTACCTACACCACATAAACATAATAACTTCCAAAATAATAAACTATCACCTGCGTGTTTTTGTAAAGTAGAAAAATCCTTATTGCAAAACTCATTAACATTTTGAATATATGTTTCTTGTAATATTTTACTAGCTTTTATACTACTAGCAAATCTCATAGCAAGATATGATGAAAATGTTTTTTTAAGTTCACTATCTAAATTTTCGTACCAATCCTTTTTACCAATATCTAAATTATACAACATCTGATTTAAATTTATATTTGGCTTTGTCATAGTATACTCCCTGCATCAAAAGAGTCTGGAATTTGATTTGTTTCTTTTGCAAAGAAAACACACGGTGGATTTGGTTGGTCATTTAATGGAACAGCAATTATATGTCCGTGTTTTAATTTTGGAAAATACCATTTTACTTCTTGAAACACATTTACTATTTTAACTTCTTTTGCTTGTATCATTTTATGAGTCAGTGGATTAATTGTTAATACTTCAAATCCTCTATCATTTAAACTTGTTAACGGAACCATTTCACATATCCCTAATTCTCTTTCAACAGCCAAGACGCTCCAATCAATAGGCATTTGAACTGTGTTTCTTCCTATTTCCATTATCATACTTGGAGCATTAAAAGTTTCCATAAAAATTAAAGGCACAAAAAAGAAGTCTATATTTTTTGGATTATTAGTATCCAACACACAATATTGCACTTCATCTGCTGATTCTGGAACTTTGTCTAAATTGTACGAATAATTTTCTGTTGTTAATATCTTCATTATATTTTTACCTTACTAACAGTATACGGGTATTTGGCTTCTTTGTAAAACCTTTTTCTTGCCGTTAAGTGTCTTTTTGAATATTTGCAACTTGATGTAATATCCCAAATTTGCACATAATCTTTGTCTTCTGCTTTTCTAATACCTCTTCCTATACTTTGTATAACTCTTACAAAGCTTTTTCCTGGTTCCACAAGTACTAGATTAAAAATTCTTGGTAAATTAATACCTACTGCCGCAACTCCGTATGTTGCAATAATAACTTTATATTGTTCTGTAGCTACTTCTGAATATTCTTCTTCACGTGTTTCTAATTTTGTTTTACCTTGTATAAAAACTGATCCAGGTATTTCTTCTTGTAACAGTTCTCCTGTTTTAATTCTATCAACTAATATTAATGTATTACCACCTGATCTTATTTCATCAACTAACTTACCCATAAATGTAAGTCTTGGTTTAAAACTTGTAAGATAAGTTAATTCTTCTGGGTAAGATCTAAAAGTTTGAAAGTCTTGCGTTTGAATAATATTAACGTGGCATTGTGCTAACACACCTTTTTCTTGTAATTCACTTGCTGATAATTGATTTATTACTTTACCTAGTGAAGCTATTAAACTTATTTTTTCATAATCTTCTTTTGGTATTGTTCCTGTTAATCCCCATCTCATTGGAACGTGTGCAAATGGTCCTGTTAATAAAGTTTTTAATACATCTGCTTTTGCCATATGAACTTCATCTACCATTACACATACAACATCTTTTATAAACTCATCTAAAGGAAAAGGAGCTTCTGCTTTTTTAGTTTTTTTGTGCAATACATTTAAACTTTGCCAAGTACAAATTGTATGTTGATGACCTAATTCTTTTCTGTCTCCAAAATATACACCAACATCTAATCCGCAAGTAATATAATCTTGTTCTGTTTGTCCTACTAAACTTTTATTAGGTACTATAACAATAGTTCTACCATACTTCTCACACATTTTTGATAATGCGGCAGTAATAATTGTTTTACCTGCACCTGTGGCAATTTCTTGTAAACTTTGTGGTGCTTTTATAAATTCATTTATAACTTTAACTTGATAGTCTCTTAATATAATTGGTTCTCCAGCTTCTGGATGAGTTTTAGGCCAAGTAATTTCTGACAAATATCCTTCATCTATAGCTTCAAATTTTAAATCATAATCTTTTCTATCATCTTTGATTTTAATATCATAATCTTGATCTTCAATAACAGGCAGTATTCTATCAATTAAATTTAAATATGTTCTTCCACCTATATCACAGAAACGTATATTACCATCCCATCTTCCTAGCTTATATGCTGGTAAATGATATGCATATGGTACAAAAAATTTTAACTTGTCGGAAATTTTTCTACGAGTTACTACATCTAAGTTTTCAAACTTAACATTTACTTCGTCTTTAATATGCAGTACTGTTGTTTTCATTTCTTATTATACAACTGAGACTATTTTTTTGCAAATAATTCTGCATCATCTAGCCCAGCTACCCTTAATTTTACAATATTATTAATTTGAAATTGTTTGGCATCAATGGCTTTAAGTAAACCTAAGAATTTATTTCTTAACAAAGCAAATTCATTAACTAAATTAGCCATATCAACAACGTCATCTTCTCCGTCAATATAGTTTCTAACATCATTTGATGTTAATGCTCTTTGATAATTTTCTAAAAACTTCTTATAATGTTTACTTCTGATTTTTCTTAGTTGGATATTAAGAAACTCTAAAATTGCTTCTATTTCTTGTAATTGATTAAATCGATGTTCAACTATACCAGGAACATTTTTAGCATTTCTTTCAATGTTACCAGTAAGTCCACACTCTAGTCTTGCTTCTTCTAATTGATTTTCGTAATATTCGATACATTCAGGAATCTTACCAAGATTGTTTGAAACTTGTCCGTACCATTTAGCTGACATTAGTAAGCCTCTTCGTCGTTGTACGCAGATCCTTCATCTTCATCATCATACTCTTCTAAATCTTCATAATGTTCTGAGATTGCTGTTTCTAAATAGTCATCACTACCTTTAAACTCTTCTAAATCTTGGCCGTCAATGCCGTAATCATCTAATAATGTTACATAAGCTTTTGCGGCTTCCATTCTATCTTTTTGTGGTATGTATTCAACTATTTTATTCCAGGCTTCAAGTAGCATCGCTACCTCCGAGTGATTCATCATCGCTGTTTGCTCCTATGGTTTGTTTGGTTTTATTTATGTTTTCCGGGTCATTATTATCCTGGAACTCAGCCATAACTAAATCCAAATGTTCTCCCGTCCATTGTTTACGATAATGTAAATGTTCTTTTCCAAATCTGTCAACGTACTTTAATCTATTACCTTGTTTTACTAAAATTTCTTTCTTTTCAAACAAGTCAACTAATCCTGAATATGGATCCATTCCTTTTTCATATGGAATTTTTACTTGTACTGCTTCAAAAGGTTTATTAAACCTTGATTTCATTACTTTACAAGCTGATCTAATACCAGTTACATCAGTTATTTTATTACCATCTTCGTCTTCTTTGAGTTTAAGTTTTCTCATAGCAACTACTACTGAACTTGCATACATAAAACCTTGTCCACCTGATATCTTATCATCTGGATCAAACATATCTTGCGATGCGTATGTATGATTAGTTGCTACTAATCCAATATTTAAACTACCAATTAAATTTACTGTATTACGAATGAGTGCTGTTAATGATTTAGCTTTTCTCCCTAAATCACCTTTCATTTCACCTTTTTCAAATTGATCTCTATCTGTTGGTGTTAGTAACATACCCAAACTATCTACAACAAATAGAATTTTTGGCTTGTCTTCTTTACCTTCGTAATCTTTTTTATAACTTGAAATAAAGTCACTAATAATTTTAGCAACATCATCTACCATTGATACATTTATTCTTAACATCTTTTCAGGTGATGTATCTACACCTAATGCTTGTAACCAATCTTCGTGTAATGCATTTTCACTGTCTATTGCTACACAAAATATACCTTGGTCTTGTGCATTTTTAATTAAGTTACCAGAAGCAATTAAACTCTTACCCGAGCCTGATTCTCCTGCTAACATTGTTACTCTACCTAGCGGTACACCTTTATTAAAGTCTCCACTAATTAGATAATTTAATGTATAATTTCCTGTTGAGATCCAAGTATCAGGATCAGATTCAAAACCTGTAGAAATACCCTGTATACTTTTTGTTAAACTGGATCTAAACTTACTTACGTCAAATGGTCTTACCATAATTTCTCCTGTTCTTGTATAAGGCTGTGAGTTTCCCCACAGCCTCTATTATACAAATTATTTGTTAGCTTGTCTACTTCTAATCATTGATAAAATATCATCTGCTGATACTTTACTTTGACTTGCTGTAGATGTTGCTGGTGCTGTTGTTTGAGCAGGAGATTCAGTTGTTGCTGTCGCTGTTACTGTTTCTGCTACTTTAACTTCAGCTTGAACAGGTGACGGTTGTACTACTGCTTCAGTTTGTACAGGTGCTGGCTGTGTTGGTGCCGCTTGTACTGGTACTGATTTAGTTGTAGCCGTTGCTTTAGATCCTGTGTTTAATCCAGCTGGCTTATAATATTGTCCAAATCTTTCTGGATCATACAATTCACCATCAACTGATGCTTTAAACATCTCTTGAATCACGTTAAGATCTTCTTGAGATGGTTTTTTAGGCATAAAGTCTGCCAAGTTATGCAAACCATATTGTTTGATTGCACCTTGTTCTGAATCACTTAATGCTCTTGATTTAAATGACCAAGTTGAAGTTGAATAATCAGCATAACCACCTTTTTGTGTTTTTGTTAATTTGAAATCTCTACCTTTTTCAATATCAGTTGGTAGATCTTCCATATCAGGATTCATTAATGCTGATCTGATGATTTGATATATTGATGGATTAATTACAAACCTTCGAATAGGATTCTCTGGTGTAGTTTCCTCGTCTAAAGTTGAATTAACTACAAAACCTTGAAAGATGTAACTTCTTTTCTTCCAATATTTTCTACCCATATCTTCTAAAGATGAATCTTTAAACCAAGTTCTTACTTCTGCAAGTACTGGGCAAGGTTCATTAAACATTTCCATACAAGGTACTTGTACTAAAGTTGGTTTAGTATCAGCTTGACCTTTAACTCCTGGAAATGGTAATTTAATCATTGCTCTTTCTTGCCAAAAGAAAGTATTGGATTTATCTCCATCAGGTAAGAACCTCATAGTAGAAGTTGTTCCTTCAGGTATATTCCAAAATGGGTAAATTGCGTTATCTGAAACTGATGCTCTGTTTGAGCTTTTATTTTCTTGTGCCGCCAGTTTCGCACGGATGTCTGCTAATGATGCCATATAATGTGCCTCCTTTTATTAAGCCTATGTTTGCCTATATTAGCCTTTGTTTGCCATAATGTATAAAATATCTTAAACATTATATACACATTATATTTAGCTTTTATGATAAAGTCAAGTCTTTTTTTCAATAGAAAGGAACCATAGCTTTTACACCTTAGGTTCCTTAATCCCGGGAGGGGCTTTTAAACCAACTGGTTACTCTGTAAATGCAATTATTTTATCACTATATTTGTTATAGCTTTTTTCCAATAATTGTAAATGTTTTCCAGAATCTATAGGACCAGTTGCTGTTACTACCCACTTTAATTCGTCTATTTTTTTAGCACCGTGTGGGTATACTAATTCATTAATCACAAACGCATTTGTATCCATTGGTACATCCACATATAACAATGGATTGTCTTCTGTTGGTTTGTGTTCTTTACAGAAATAAAAACTTGGTTTTCTTACATCATTTAATAGTAATCTAAAACCTGATGGTTCATATGGAGATAGCTTACTTGAATCTAAATCTACTGCGGCGTCATTATGTAATGGAACATCTTTTCTTTGCTGTACAAGTTCTGCGTGATTACATTGTATAGGTAATTGTTCAATTAACTTTATTATACCTTGTAGTTCTTTTGGTAAGTTTGGATTGTTTTTAACTTCTTGTGTACGTTCTAATCTGCTTGACCAAGAGTTTCTAACCATTGCCGCATCAATCCAATCTTCAGGTTTTTCAAATCCTTGACCACGTAAACAAACTATTCTCCAAATCATATGAGGATGTTTTTCAACATATTCACCGTGTTTGTTTTTTTTATTTCCGTACAAATTTGTGTGTACATCAGGTGGCCATATATAGTTCCTATCAGAAAATACTTGTAGCTCTTCTAAATCCATTTTTTCATATGGAATGTCTAATGGCATAAATGCTATGTTCTGATATTTTTCAAACCTTTTATCACTATTGTGGTATGGCATTTTTATTTCCTTTAACTATATTTATATTAGTATTTAATTTTAAATGTTAGTAAGAAGTTTCTACCATCTTGCGAATAGCCATCTGGTCTTTCATAATCTACATCTGTAAGATTGTTTACAGAAAGTATTAATTCTGAACTTTCATTAAGCTCATACTTTGAATGAAAATTAATTATATCAACTGCTGGTTTTTCAATAGTAGCATAAGTTTGTGAATCTATGTCTAAATGCTTTCCAGTATAAATCCATTCAAGTGTGTTTGTAACTTTGTCTTTCTTGTAATCAATACCTGTAAACCAATTCCATTTTGGTCTTCTAGTAACTTGTTTATCATCACTGTCTTGTGCAATAGTAAACGTTGTACCTGACCTTACATAAAAGTTTTCATCTATAGCACTATTCATTTTTAATTCAGCACCGTGTCTGTTAGATGTACCTGTTGCATTTGAATATGTACTATTACCATACGTGATCATATTATCTAAGTCAGTAGTAAAGTAAACAAGGTCCATATCCATTTTATCATTTATTTGATATTCAAAACCTATATCTATTGTTTCTGCTTCTTCTGGTTGTAAGTCAGGATTACCATTATAACCATAACTGTCTGCACCATATAGTTCGTATAGTGTAGGTGTTTTTACTGCTGTTGAATAATTGCTTTTTAATGTTAAGTCATCAGTTAGTTCATATGTAGTACCTAGTCTATAAGTGTTATAGTTGTTAAACATACTAGAGTTATCATTTCTTAAACCTATTGAAAAAAGAAGTTTATCATTTACTAGATAATTTCCATTAATAAATGTTCCTGTGTTATCTCCTTCTTTATCAACTGATGATGTATATGAACCTCTATTGTTAAACGTACCATCATATTGTTCATACTCAATACCAGGCGTTATATCAAAATCATTAAACATAAAAGTATTTGTAAAAAGATAAGTGTTCGTATTTGAATCATATTCATCAATTTCTGTACCATTTACATATTCTCTATCATATTCACTTCTAGAAAAAGTAAAATTACTAAATCCTAGTGCATTTTTTATTTTTGTATAAATTTGATATACACTCATTTTGTTATTTGATGTGTAATCTGTATCATCAGAACCTGATGCATCTAAATCTGAATTATTATTTCTTTTAATAATAGTAGTTCCTATATCAAAGTTTTCAAATTTACTATTTGTGTTTACTGTAATATTTTTAGTATCATATCCATCTTTTTCAGCACCATTTGGATATACTGATATACCATCTGATTTTGTACCATCTAAAATTAAACTTATTGAGTGATTATCAATATCTTCGTGTATTTTTACTGTTACACCTTTAGTATTGTTTGATCCTATTGTTGTTGATATTGAATTTTCATAACTGTCTGTTGTAATAAAATTAATTACACCACCAACTGCATTTGGACCAAATAGTGTTCCTTGTGAACCTTTTACTACTTGTATTCCAGTAATATGTTTAATAAAGTCTTGTCCTAAATCGTGTAGTCCGCCTGTTGTTGAATTATCTTTAATTGGTATTCCATTTATAGCAACCATTGTATGATTAGAATTTGTTCCTCTCATAAAGATTGATGTTTGTTGTCCTGTTGGACCTGATTGTACTATTGTTAAACCTGTTACTCTTTGTATTGCTTGTATTGTATCAACACTATTTGTATTTTCAATTGTGTATTTGTCTACATAATCAACACTCATTGATTTTGTTGTAAGTGTGCTTGGATCTCTAATCAAATAAATTGTTATATCAACAACTAACGCACCATCTTCTTCATAAAAAGATTCTGATTTAAATTGTTCTGTTTCATTAGCTTGTACCTTTGTCATAACAAGCCACCAACATAATAGTATTATTGCAGATAGTAATATTTTTTTAACCACGTATAACTCCTTTTTGCTATTTCATATATTGCTCCAAGTAATAATATATAAAATATCGTACTCAATAATGTGTTTCTAAAAAAAGGTATCGCCATCGTGTAACATAAGATTAAACCGTCTAGTGTTTTTGGATATAATGTGCTTGTTAACCATACACCAAAATTAGTTGTTGTAAAAAATATAACTGGTGCAAATATAGACATTGTTATTAAATTAAAATATCTACTAACAAGTGTACATAACATTATAGTTCCATAAATCCAAATCATAAATGAGTGCAAACCCAAATAAAGATCTGAAACAAACATTGCCGTAATTGGAACTAACATAGCCAAATATACATCGCGAGTCATATATGGCATAAAAATTGCCATAGCAATAACCGGTGTAAAGTTTGGTGGATGTGGTATTATTCTACTCAAGGCTATAATACCTATATAGTAGAGAAATAATACTAACGTTTCAGTTGTTTTATTCATTAACAGTTTCCTTATGACACGTTGCCGTGCCTCGCCACTGTTAACTTTTCATTGTAGAACTAGACTTTCCCAGGCCCTCATTCGACAGCGGACTTGTAGTGGTTGGCACTCCGACTTTACGGTTCCTGGTAGAGCCAGCGAATTTCACACTGATTCCCCAACACGATTCACTACTTAATTTTTATTATACTTGATTTTGCTCCGATGTCAAGCAGATTTATTCAGTTGGATAAGGTTTACGAATCATTCGTAAAGCTTCTTCCATTAATTCTTCGCACTTTTCAGTATTACCTTGGACACGTTGAGATATTGCTAAATCTCTCATATCCTTACTTTGTTGCCAAAGTGGTGCATCAGATCTTTTGTTGATCATATTTTTCCAATGCGTATAGTCATCAAAACAAGTACCATTGCCTCTTTTGTGACCAGCATTAACGTCTGTGACTACTGCCACAGTTGCGAATAAAAATAGTATAGTTGCTAATAATTTCATAATTACTCCAGTATCAAAGATTTGATTGTTTTACTTCCGTCAATATTTAGTTCTACTTCAGCTTTAGACTTGATACACTGATACTTTACTCCTTCAGAATATTGTCTTTCGGCTGTACGTTTTCCTCTTAAACACTGACTCATAGTGTCTTGTATTCTGTGTTCTTTGATCTCATTATTAATAAACATCAATAAGGCTACAACTGTTTCTATCATTAGTTTCCGTTCTTGTAGACAATCTCTCTGTCTGCATCTTTTAGTTTTTCAATACTTGATTGAGCTTTTTCCATTTGCTCTTTTAAAAATTCTATGTTTATTTTGTTGTTTGCCATATCATCTAGATGCTTCTGCATTCTTTCAATTTGTGTATACAGCTCTTCGATGAGCATAAATTGTTCTAAATCATTTTGTGATTGGCCTAACTCGCCTCGAGGATATTTAATTCTAAATTCTGAATTTTCGTTGAGATCTTTTTGCATTAACGTAATTGTAGTTGAGTGCTGATTAAGTTTTTCAGTTATACCAAAGTAACCCCAAACACCAATACATACGACACCAATGATGGCAATCATATTACGGATTGGCATACTAATTGCTGTATTGTCGTCTACGTCTAATCGCTTCTTCATAAAACTTTCTTATTCTTAAGAAGCAAGTATTATTTTTTAAAAGGATTTAAGCTTTTGATTTTGTTAGTTGCACTAGAAACAGCACCTTTGGCTTTGTCTGTTGCACCTGATACAGCACCTTTGGCTTTATTTGTTGCACCTGACATAGCACCTTTAACTTTATCTGTAGCTTTACCAACTTTTTCACCAATGTTTGGCATTTTAATCGTTGGCATTTTAAATTTTGGTAATTTCATAACCTCTCCCTTTGATTATTTGATACCTGCTAAATCTTTAATTCTAAGTATTACTTTATTTAAATCTGTTGGTGCTACTGTTTCACCATCTGCTGGTGTTGGAGCATCCATACCTGAACTTGGTGCTTCTACTTCTTCTGAAGCTGAGCCATCTAGTTCATCTGCAATTTTTTCTAACCAAGCTGATTCTGACGGATGTCTTTCGCCATCTGTTACATCAGCATAATCAATACTTGCGGCTTCATCTCTTAATGATTTTGCAATTTCTTCTGTTGACTTACCTTTGTAATAACCTTCTGGATCTTCAATAGTATCCATTACTGCATCTCTATATTGCTCGTAATCGTGAATTTCAGCAAATCTTTCTGCGTCTGAATCTGCTTGAGTCCAATCTTCTTTTTTAGCTTCTTTATCATCTGCCGCTTTTTTCATTGGCTCTGTTTTATTTCCGTCTTTATCTAAATCTAAAAAGTCTGGTTTTGCTTCTTCAACTGATTCATCAGCCCAAGTCATTTTATCTGATTTTTTAAGATCTCTGTATTCTTTACCAAACTTAATGTGTTGGTCAGCTTTAATTCCTGCCGCACCTCTTTCAATGCCTTTTTCTTTTTTTAACCAAGCATCATAACTCATTGTTGGTTTAGCATCTTTACCTGTGTAAGACATAACAGTCTTATAATCACCTGGCTCTTCATTAATGTTTGTTGGATCAATGTTGATTGCGTCTGGATTGAACACACCTAAAATTTTATTAAAAGATTCATTTAAATCTGTAACTTCTTTTACTTCAGTTGATTCTGCATTTGCAACTGCTTTTGGTTCATCTTTTTTAACTTTATCTAAAATTGCTCTAACAGTTGCAACGTCATCTTTTGACATTGGTTCTTCATCCATTCCAGATAACTTATCGTGCATTCTTGATAAGAAAACTGAAATTTCATCATCTTTAACTAATTGAGCTAACTCACCAATTCTATGTCTTATAGCATCTGCGTTAGTTCTATATTTTACAATATCACTACCAAAAGCTTTTTGACTATCTGATGGTGCGTGAATTTCAACTGGATCATTTAATTTAGCTTGTACTCTTTTTCTTAAAGAGTCAGTATCATTAATTTCTTCGTCGTGTATTTCTTGTATCATTGGTAATAAATCTGTAATTTTATTTTCAATGTTAGTTACTGTAAATTTCTCTTTCATTGAATCCAATGTATTTTGATCATATTCTTTTGTTTCAGCTTTTGCATAATTCTCAACATATGACTCATAGCCAACACCAGTCATTAATTTCTTAATAGTTTCTCTTAATCTATCTTGATTGTAATTTAATGATGTTACTACTGAAGCCGCTTGTTCTTGAATAGCTGGAGAACGTCTAATTATGTTTAGTACTTCTCTAATCTTGCTTAATCTTTCGCTGATATTTGTAATACTTTGTCCTACTTCATCAAACGGATTTCCTCCCGCCTGTACGTGTCTAGTCATTGCTCTAGCACCGTTTAAATGTATGAATGGATACTTAAATCTTTCACCGTCAGCATTTTCAATATATAATGCTTTGATGTTTCTTGATCTAGCACCTGGAATTTCTTCGTTTACTGCTTTTCTATGCTTAATTAATAGTTTAGCACCTTCTAACTTTTGATTAGAAGTTTTTACAGTTCCAGCCATTTGGCTGTAGCTTTCTGTTTTAATATTTTCATCTGACATAGTATTACTATTTAACCTAAATGCATAATTTTTAGGCTTTATTTCCCTTCCAAATTCACGCAAATCAAAGTCTAATAAGTTGTCTTTAGCCAAGTTTTTAACTGATTGTACGGTTTTTTCAACATTTTCAATATTTTCAGGTCCTTTATGCATTTTAACTTCTTCATTTTCTGGCGATAAATTAACCATTAAGTTAGGCTGATTAACATAAAAAAACCTAGCTTCAGCTGGATTTGATATTTCGTTGCCTTCAGTGTCGTCAAACATCTGTACTTGATACCCGTGACCTTTAAGTACCCTAAAAATTTTTTCTGCAACTGTGCTATAATTTACTGCCATATTAGTATTTATCTGTTTTATATTATCATAGGCATTGGACCAGATATGCCTCCATCTTCTGTATCATTTTCACCTAAACTCTTCTCAAATATAGGGTCATATTTTGATAGATATCCAACTAGCCTACAGCATAATAAACTTGCTGAAACTAGATCATCATTTTCACCTAATTTAGCCGCAAATGAATTTCCTTTTGCAACAAACACTTTTAATTCTCTAATTAAGTTCCTACTATTAACTTGTAGTTTTCCTGATTCTACCCAATTTTTTAACCTAGAACAAGCTGATAATTTTGCTTTATGAGTTGTATTGTAACCTTTACGTTTATGTACATCTCTTCTTTGCTGTCCTGCACGTCTAGGTTCGTGCATAAAGTATCCAGGAAATCTTGCTTCATCCATTTCTTCTACTGCAACAATAGCCGCTTCACCTAAAGTATTATTTTCAATAGTCCAATATATTTCTGGTTGTGGTGTGCCTTGTTCTTTTAATTGACTATCTATATCTTTTAATATAGCTAACAATGTTCTAACTTGCCCTTGTACAGTTGTTTTATTATGTTGCCATTCAGCTACTTGTTTAAATTCTGGTACACTAAAAACTTGTATTGCCGCATAATCACCTCCTGTACCTAAACTAGGATCTAAAGCTATAACATAAGTTGAACCTTTTTTAGGCCTTTCATACCAACGTACTTGACCTGATTTATATAAAGGATCTTTACCTGCAAGTGTTACAAGTTTTAATCCATCAATTAGTGTTTCATCAAATGCAATAAATTCACAATCGTGTTCACGCCTAAATCTTTCTTCACCAATTCTAGCACGTTCATCATTAGCCCATTTTTCATCTCTATCAGGATGTTCTGACCAATGTACATTAATTGCTTTAAAGCCATTTATACCTGTACCATCTCTTTTAGGTTGTCCGTATTCATCAACTTTTTTATTAGCACCTCTCCATATACCTGCAAAAACGTCATCATCATTATTTGGTGTTGATGTAATAATACATTTACCACCTGTTGACAATGTAGGAGATAAGGAAGTCCAGAACTCACTAGCTTTTTGTTGTGGTTCAACAAACGCAAACTCATCCATATACACTAAAGATAAAGACATACCTCTACCAGTTGTTTCTGTAGTTGTTTGTGCCATAATCCTTGAACCATTATCAAAATCCATTGATCCTTTATTATAACTTGTTACACCACATCTAATATAATCAGGACATTCTTCATATGCAAATCTAACACGTTGCATAATATCTTGAGCACCTTGATATTTGTGTGCCGCAATTAAAATTAAAACATCTGGATTGAACATAGCATACCATAATAAAAATCCTGCCGCACAGGTTGTTTTACCAGTTTGTCTGGCACACATCGCTATTGCAAATCTATTATCGTTGTATGTTTTTAATAATCTTTCTTGGTATTCAAATGGTATAAACTTCATACGTCCTTTAGTAGGATGTTGAATCCACATAAAATTTTCCATAAAATAAAGATAACCTGTATCTTTGTCAGCACATTTTTTTAAGTCTAATAATTTCTTATCATTATATTTTGACTTACTATATGCTTTTTTTGTTAGGTTTCCGTCTAGACTTTTGTGTACCATACTAGTATTTATATGCGTATTTAATGATTTGCAAAAACTGCCTTATTTTCCAAATCTTTAATATTACATAAAGCTTCCCATTTTTTATTCATACATTTACGATAACATATACTCATTGGTTGTTTTCCTCTTTCATTTACTGATTCTGTTTCCCAAGCATCGGTCATTTCTTTCCAAGCTGAATCATTAAATATTTCAGACATCGATTTTGTATGATAATTATTGAATCCTCTTTTATAATGAGGTAATATTAATGGATCCATATGTCTATGATCATTAAATTGATCCCAAGTTGAATGCCAACAACAAGGCCATACTCTACCTCTAGCATTCAAATACATACGTTGTTTTTTAATATATTTGCAATCTACTTTTAATATTGAATTATCAAAATTAACTTGCTTTAATTTTTTAGAAGTTACTTCAGAAATATTTGATGCGTGTTGTACTTCTGATTCTTGGAGCTTAACAAGGTTATCTTTTCCTAAACTCTTTTTAACATTTTCATTAACATTCTTTGGTGTAGCATCATATGTTTTTTGTTCAAATCGTGTTGCATATTGAGGTATAAATTCTGCAAATCCTAATTTTCTTGCTAACTCTTTTCCTTCTTCTACCTGATGTTCATTGTGTTTAAAAATTAACCATTTCCAAGTAGCTAATCCTCCAGCACCAATATAAGCTTGAACATTTTCCATTACAGCGTCCCACTTTACTTTTTTTCTATATATTTCATTAGTATCTTCTAAACCATCAATAGAGAAAAGCATCATAGCATTACCATTTGTTTTACTAATGTTTCCTAAATTTTTCCAAAAGTCTTTTTTTCTTGCACCACCATTAGTTTCCATTTCAGTATATCTAAAATTTTTAGCAGTAAAATCCCACATATTTTCCATATGAGGGTGCATTAATGAATCACCTAAATTACCTACATACCATATATCCATTTTTGATGTTTGTTCACCAAAGTCATCTTTAAGTTTATAAATTAACTCAGAATTAAGATGTTCCATTTCCATATTGTCTTGCAATATACTTGTATTTGGTTTATGTCTTGCACAATGAGGACATCCTGCGTTACAGTAGGTAGTAGTCTCTACTTCAATTTTTCTTACTTTGTCTAGAGTTAAAATATTAAACATAAGTGTATTTACGCAATTTTTGTATGTGCTAATTTGTATGTGTATTAGCTTATATGATTTATAAAAGTAGTAAATGTATTAGTAAAATTTTTATTACGTCTTCGGTCAATTTCTCTTACAAACTTCATCAAGTCTTCTTTATTGTTCTTTATTTGCTGTTCAGTAAATTGACTTTGTGTATAATAATTTTTTAATCTAATAATATAGTTTAACTCGTTAGTGTTTGTAAATTTGTTTTCACTTACATAAGCAAGTACCCTATTAAATTTTGCGTTCCAATACTCTGTTTTTGGTAAATTACGCACATCTAAAAATGGTGGATTGTTTAATAATGATATTCCGTATGTTAATTTGTACTTTTCTTTTAATGAATATAAGTCTTGTAAAAATACATAAAAACGATCAATGCATAATTGATTGGCAGTAATCATTACGTGTACTGGTATGTCATTTTGTAATACGTATTCACAGTTGTCTAACCATTCATTATATATCAAACCTTCACGTATATATTCTGCTTGTTCTCCGTGTGTATCACAACTAGTGTGTATAAGAATACTTTTAATTTTCTTTTCTTGTACCAATACTTTTAATTGAATTACAAAATCTTTTAATAGTTTATTTGATATTGCCAAATTAGAGTTAATTTCCAGTTGTAAATCCGGGGCAGGGTTCTGCTGAATGTCATTTAATAGCTTCTGTGTGTTATGGTTTAACAAAGGTTCACCACCTGTTATTCTTAATACTTTAAGTTCGCTTCTTATTGTTGGCCACCATTTCCACCAAGCTTCTACATAAGGATTTAATTCTCTGTTTAAATACGGAGTCCTATCTGTTTCAGCTATCCATTCTAAATTATTATAACTGTCTTGTGTAGGATAAGGTCCGTGATTTTTTATTTCACTCCACCAATCACTACTAAACACAGGACCACAATATAAACATTTCATATTACATACATTACCAAAGCTTACTTCTATTTGTTTTGGTATAACATCATAATTGTAATCGTTATTTTTTACTTCATCAAAATAAGGTGCCGCCCAGGTTTTGTTTGCTGACTTTTTAATTCTATCGCTATAATGTTCTCCTTTTGAATCTTCTACTGCCCAACAATAATGACATTCGCTAGGACGTTTACCTTCTAGCATTAATTTACGTTGTTCTTTTTTAAACTTTGTATTATGTAATGCTGATGGATTTTCTTTAATTTCTTCTAAAGGAATTTTATGTGTTTGTGGATGGTGACAACTATGTGTATGTCCATTTTGTAAATGTATCGTTACTTGTTGCCATTTAGCCAAACATAATGTTGGCGAAACTGAATTTAGACGTTCCTGAGTTTTCTTAAATTTTTCTGACATAACCTAATAGTATTTACTATTGGCCAGTTACTGTACGTTCGAAATCGCTAAAGCCTTTTGCAATATTACTAGGTGTAAATTTACCAGCTTTATCTTTTAAATTTAAATCAGTTAATATAACTTCAAAGAAGTCTACTAAAGCATAAAATTTAACTACATCTACTTCATCGTTAATCATATTTTCAACTTCTCCACCAAACAATGATGCTGGTGCAGTTGCTAATGATTTTTTTAAATTTTCAGGAGTTACAAATGTTTTTGATGCATTTGGATTATCCTGTCTCATTGCAGATTGTAATTGTTGGAACCAATTTTTTTCAGCATATTTTCTAATATTAGATAACGTGTCAGCTGGCTCATCAGTTGTTAATAATTTACCTAAATCTTTTTTACCTCTACCCATTCTAAACATACTAGTTGCCATACCCATAAACATTGGATCACCGCTTACGTTTGATGCTTGTAATCTTCTTGTTTGAAAAGTATTAACTCTTTGTCCTCTATTCTCTGGAGATAATGCTAATTCTTTTACTGCTAAATTATATGTTTGTAATGATTTTGCTAATGGTCCTGAGTAATCTTTTAAGAGAGCTCTAGCGATCTGCTGATCGTTTCTTCTTAGACGACCTGCATAAGTGTAATCAACTTCAGTTATCTCTCTATATCTCATTACTCGGTTTTGCTAGACTCACTAACAAACTTTCTATATTCTTTTAATAAAGCTTCAGCTTTTTCGTTTACAGCTTTGCCGTCAGTTTGTTTATCTTCGTCTGCTAAACCGTTATCACCGTGTCCTGCAGGTTTATATTTAAACTTCTTAGACTTCTTAACTGAACTTGTAAAGTCGTCTTGTTTAAAATGACCTGGACCAGTGTTTACGTTTTCAATTTCTTTGGCTTCCATAATTTGTACCTCTGCGTGTAAATCATCCATCCTTAAAGCTTTTTCAACTTCATCAGCTGATGCTGTTGTACTTACCTCAACAGCCGCTCTATTAAACTCGTGTTGATCAACAACTGCATCTTTTATACCACCTTGCTTTAAAGAAAATGCTATAGATGGAGCAATTGATCTGTCATCATCTAAATCAAAATCACCTAGATCATCGACTATAACTGAATACCTCTGCATATTTGGCTTGGTAATTGGTTCCATAGTCAATTATCCTTTCTTTGGGTGATTTGGAAAAGATATAGTTTTTTTAGTTTGATATGGGGATACTGCTTTTTTGTCATCTTCTTTAGGCTGACTAGTATCATCTTCCTTTTTAGGTGTCTCAGCACTTAAAGGACCATCAACTTCTACTTGAGCTCTGTCTGGATTTTTTGATTTGTTGTCTGCTAAAGTTTTTAAAAACTCAGCTTTAAATTTCTCACCAGCAACCTTATCACCTGATTCGCCTCTTTCTTCTTCTGTATAATCTTGACCCATTTTAGGTTCATAGTCTTCACCTGTACTACCTTGTCTTTTTACTTCAGCTTCATTCTCAGCTTCTAATGGATCATTAGGACCTTTGACTACAACGTAATCATATGGTATACCTAACTTATCAGATAAGTTTCTTCTAAACGTTTCTGGAGATATTGGCATTCTTACTGTAGCGTCAATTATAACAACTTCAGCATTTCTAATTTTAGTACCAAAATCTAATGGATGTTCTTGTACGATAGTTTTTACTGGTTTTGCAACATTAACTACATCATAACGAGCTAATTCTGACTCAATAATGTCAATCATATCGTCTGATAAATCTGTAGCCAGTTTAATTCTTACTGGAATTTCTTTAACCGCTTCAGATAGATATTGTGTAAATGTCTTCATATAATTATTTATCCTCCTTATCGGATTCTGAGTCGGTTTCCTGAACCTTCTGAATTAGCTGATCTAGTAGCTTATTACGGTCTCCAACCACATATCCTTCACCTTCTATTACTTCATCTTGCTTATCATCACGTTTATCCCACTGATCTACCCGCTGTTTTTTAAGCTGTAATTCAATCATTCTAAGCTTTTTATCAGCTTTTGCATTCTTAGATTCTACTGCATTTTTAAGCATAGTAGCCGCAACTTCAAACATTTTACCGGCGTGTCTAGCCTCAGAATTCATACCTAAATCCATTAATTCTTTATATGACTTCATAGCTTCATCTGAATACACGTCCATATCTTCATCGTGAGTTTCTAAGTCTTTAACTTGTGGTAATGCTCTATCAATTTTTTCTGCTGTTGTTAGTGCTTTTTTAATTTTAAGCTCTTCAATTACCTTTTCGTCAGCTGGTTTTTCTACTTTCTCTTTGCTTTCAGATTTTTGCTCTTTATCTTTAGCATTTTCCAAAGCTTCTTCCATACTTGGTAAATCAAATGTATCTTCTAATTTTTTATTCATATCATATCATAACACAATTTATCCACAATAACAAGTTATTTTTTAATTGAATAAATTGAATCTTCATTTATAATTCTAAATCTTAATCCTTTTCTTTTTGCCCATTCTCCAGCCGCTTTCCACTTTTCTCTGTTTAATAGGATTTTCATTTTATCATTTCTTGTTTTAGCTTGTTCAACTAGTGTTTGTGCTTTTGGTTTTATTTCAACAAGCTCACCAATTTTCTTTCCACTTTTGTTTTGATATACCATTATAAAATCTGGAACATACATTGTATATTTTCCAGTGAAAGGATTACGATATGGTATTCTTACTGGTTCACTTGCCCAACTTAAAACAGCAGGATGGTTATCACACATTCGCATAAATGTTAATTCCCAACCAGACCTATATATTGGAAGTCGCTTTCCAGCATACTTCGATGGATTTTTAGGTTTAAATGTGCCTCTATGAAACTGTGCCATACAGTTATTTAACCAGGGTTATTAAACGATAATATTACGTGCCACGTAAGGTTGTGTATTTTGTGCAACTTTTATACCAATTTGACTTGTAGATGGTCTATAATTATTAAGTAATGCAACGCCTAATTGACTAAATCTTAAATTTACACTACCATCTTCATTGTTTATTTGTTCAAACAATTGTTCGTATTCTGTATTAAATTTCTTCATAGCATCTGTAGTTAATAATGCATAAGCCGTAGCTAAATTTTCATTATCAGTATGTTGTTGAAAGATGCCTTTTATTAATTCAAATTGTTGACCATTAATAAATTCTGGTCTGCCACCAATGTTTTCTAAAACGGTTTGAGAAATATCAACGTTGTTTCCACCTCCCATTGAAGAAGTAATTTTACCAAATTGTTTTATAATGGTTTTAATTGCTCCTAAACTCTCAACTGCTTTTGTACTATCTACTGCCATATCTTACGTCCAAGTTCCTGATTTATTATTTGCTTCGTCAGTTTTTTTATTTGCAATTGCTTGATCGTAAATTGCAATATTTTCTTTATGTGCCGCTTTGGCATCTAATGTATTACTAGTAGGACCATTAGCAATTATTTTATCTCTTTCAGCAGTTAACTGTGCTGAACTTAAAGTGGCGTTCAATGCCTTTAGTTCAGAAGATGTATTTTGATTTGTTACTGTAGTTCTATATACAGCTTGGTGAACTTTATTTAAAATATTATTTGTTGGAAGTGAAAACTTACTTGTAACTGATTTTTGCATATCTGAACTTTGAACATTATCAGCTGTTGCAAATCCATCATCTGCTGTAACTTCATTATTTTTATAACTTCCTGCAATACCGTCTTCTACAATAACTGAATTAATTCCGTCATCAGCTGGAGCGTCAGTATTTTCTGTAGCTGTAGATCTAACCCAATCTTCATATTTTCCAGATGATTCAGTAAATGCAGTTTTTACGTTAGCTGGTAAGCCTTGCATTTTAACAGCCACTTCATCAAACATTAAATTTTCATATTGGAATGCTAATGAAACATTTGTTATGGCACTTGAAGCATAATCAAATTGATCCATATCCATTCTTGATAATCTAGGATGTACCATTCTTGCTTTGCTATATAACTTGCCTTGAAGTTGATATAAATCTATACTTTTAAGTAATCTATGTTGATGACCTTTTTGAGCAATCATACCAAAGTTATGAGTTTTTTTAAATTGATTTTCATTAGTTAAAACTGATTCTTGGAAATTATCTGATTTTGAACCTGTTGTTACAGAAGGTCCTTGCTGTCTAGATGAATACAATCTAGCATTTTGGAATTCAAATTCGTATAATAATTTTGCAAATTTTAAAGCTAATCCATCAACTGTATCATACATTCTTATACTAACAGGATCATAATCAACTTTTCTATTAATAACTCTTTTCCTATTGTATTGATTCATTACATCTTGCTGAATCTGAAATTTTGGTCCTTCAGCTGTATGACAAAGAAAATGTAATCTATCTCTAAACTCTTTTAGATATGAATATTTTGCTTGTAGGAAATCATCGTCAATTGGATATAAGTTAAAAACGATAAAAAATTGATCAGCACGTCTAGTCTCGTTATTAGTGCCGCTCAAATAGAGATGAGCGGCACGATTCGCTGGATGTAGTGCTATATCCTGTTCTGTTGCCATTTCAGCCTCCTTAATAAATTAATAAGGATTATACTCCCGAGCCACTAAAAGCCGAAAGCGAACTGAATGGGAATATTGTATCACCTGGTGCTGTATGAATAGCATTATCATATTTCAGCGTCAAGATAACTTGAACTGGTTCTGATACTGCGTAGTCACCGTCTGAGTAATCAACGTTTTGCAAGAAACAACCCTCTAAATCCCACTGCTCTAGTTCAGTATTATTTGTACCATCTAAGATTTCAATCTTAGTGCCAAATTTATATCTTGAACCTGATATTGCAGAAGTTTGTTCAAAGTGGTTCATTTGTTTCTGTACTTGTCCACCAACTAGTTTTGAAATATTATTATTAATATCATCACGTAATGTAATGTTGATAGCTTCCCAAGTATGTTTACCTTGCATATAAGCGATTGAGTTATATGAGTGAATAGGTACTTCCTCGTGAGAAACTTTAGGTCTAGTTATGTTCATCACTTGTTGTGTAAGTTGCAATGGAGATTGTCCTACAGATCCAAAACCTGTGAATCTAACTCTAAATCTATATTTTAATTTAGGTTGTAAGATACCACCACGTCCTGTTGATCCGTCTATCGGTACACCAAATTTTGAAAGTGTTGCCATTTTAAAATGCTCCTTATATTAATATTTACAACTTTACTAAATTAATGCCTAGGCAAAAAATTTATTAAAGGTAATTTAAAGGGATAGCTTTCACTACCCCTTTAAGGTTAAATTAACTTGTTAAACTTTCACCAGTATTTTTGATACGTAATGGAATGTAAATGAATTCTACTGCTTTTACTGGTTGTATTGCAATATCAATCCATAATTCATTCTTATCAATTCTAGTGCCAGTGTTATTAGTTTCGTCACAAACTACTAAGAAGTCAAACAAAGCTCTTTTCGATGTTAGATCTTCTAAGAATCTGTTAAACGTGTCTGTTACTTGATCTCTAGTAATTCTATCATTTGGTTCAAACAAGAACGGTTTAGCAATTAAGTCTAAATGATATCTTAAGTACACAATCAATCTAGCTACGTTAATTCTATCCATTGCAGATGCAGTTGAACTTAAAGTCTTTTGACCAAATACAACTAATCCTCTGTTTGGAATAAACGCAATCGGATTAACTTTGTTTGCGTACATAGTGTCTCTTTGACCTTCTGATAATGTTACAGCTTGGAATTCACCTTCGCCAGTAACGTAACCAACTGAAGTTGAGTTACCTACTAAACCTCTAGTGAAACCTGCTGGAGCAAACCAAGGATAAGCAACTTGATCGTTAAATGCAAGAGTTCTTAACGCAATATGCGATGGTGGAACTACTACGTTACTACCTGCCAAGTCAGTTGAATAACCTGATGGATAATAAACTGCCGCATATGGAGAAGCTGATGTTAAACCATCTTCACCGTTTGTAGCCGCATTGTTCGAGTTAGTTGCCCAAGCTTGAACTGTTGTTCCGCTTGGTTTTAATCTAAATGGTGTGTCAGCAAGTACGAAAGCTGTTTGTTTTCTATCAGTAGATAGAGTAATCATCTCATCGACCATTTCTGGATATCCAGGTGCCGTTATAATATTAAAGAATCTTGACTCTGCTCTAATTTCTTCGTTACTTGCAAGAGCTGACTGCATTGAAGTTACTACTGTATTTCTTTGTGCCGCTCTTCCCATATATGGACTACCATCTGTTCTTAATCCAGATGTTGAAACCCATACATTACCGTTGTTTGTACTGTTGTAAGTATAATTTACTGTATACTTCTTAACATTGTAACCTGATAATCTTGTATTAAACAATAAGATACCAGCTGGTGCTGTTGCTGGATCAGTTGCGTCTGAATGGAAAGCTGTATAGTTTGATCCCCATCCTTGAGCATCTTGATCTGCACCGCCCGGATTACCAACTGCGTCTGCAAAAATAACTCCGTCTGCTGTACTTTGATCAGTATTGTCTAACAATACCCATTTACTTGTACCTGAATTATATTTGTAAATTTTTGGATATGAATCTAATTCATCTGAATCAATCCAAATATCGCCGTTAGCTAAAGCTGTACCATCTGATTGTTTTGTTGGTTCTGCTGAAACAATTTGTAAGTCTCTTAAACCACCTGATGCTGTTGATCCTGTTGGAGCAACATCTTTACTGTTTACGTAAGCTTTCCATTTCATTGTTCCGCCATCGTTTTCAGCAATATAGATATCTGCATCTTGTGTTGATTTGTACCATAATGTTCCATCTACCGGTGAGCTTGTAGGTGTTGAATCACTTGCTTCATACGTTGCATCTGACCATAATGAAAAATGTTTAAATGCTGTTGAACCTGTTGAAGTGTTATCTACAAAACCTAGGTTAGCAGTTTGAATACCTACTACTGTTCCTGCATCTGTTCCGTCTTGTAAGTAAATTTCGTAACCACCTGCTCTTGTTAAATTTAATCTTTGATCTGTTGCACTTCTATAATCAATTGAAGCTACTACGTTACCTGTGTTTGCTTGACCGTTATTAATTGATGTAACAATCTCTGCTAACGTAACGTGTGAACCTGCACCACCTGCCGCTGTAACGTTAAAGTCGTAACCGTTAAGCTCAAAGTTGATAGCTGTTTTAGTTGCCGCTAAATCTACACCTGGAACTCCACCAATTAAAGCCATTGCTGTACCTGTGATTGATGATTCTGTTCCTGAACCTCTAATTTTTAGAGTGTACATAATTTCCGGTGTTTTACTTGCCGCTGTGTTATATTGTTCAATTGATGTTTTACCAAAAGCTACTGATGATAAAGTTGCCGCTGTAGAAGTAAATGTTGCTTCTAACTGTGCCGCAATATTACCGTCATCAAAGTCGTCAAATTGTACATAAACATCGTTCTGTGCTAATGATGAACCTTCAGTGGCTGTTGCCGCGTCGTCTCTTGAATACAAGTTAGCTGACAATGAAGTCCATTTTGCTGTTGATGTTGAGTATGATTTAACGGCTATATTAGCACCTTGTCCGCCTGGTGTTGATTTTAACCAAACGTCTCTATATGCACCTGATGCCGCTACTGTTGGCGCTGTGCCTGTGCCTGGCTGTATATATGTGTTGGCACTTGTTGCTGACTTCCAAGATGGTGAACCTACAACTTCCCAAGTTCCTGAAATCTTCTGCCATAACTTGGCTGGAGATGCCGATGCAACTAAAACATAGTCATTATCTTGACCATATGTTGTTACTGGATCTTTGTCTGCTGTATTGTTTACTCTACTTCCACCTGCTCCTGGTGTGTCTGTTAATACTGTTGGTGTTAGCTTTTCCCACGCACTTGACGTAGTGTTAGCTGTAAATATACCCCAATCTGTCTCTGCAGTATCTAACCAATATGTGCCATTTGCCGGGGCTAATTTAGGAGCTGTTGATGTTCCTTCTAGCTCTGCTAAATCCACGTTAGCTCTTACTACATAAGCTCTGTTTGAGATACCTAAATATGAATATGTTGATAGCAAACCGTATTCGTTTCTTTCATCACCATTTAGCTGTACTCCAGCTAGTGATTGAAACTTAGGTTCGCCAAAGGTTGTAACCAGTTCTCTTTGTGATGTTACAAGGTATGGTTTTCCTGCATTTGCCGAAGTTGTACCTATTGCTATATTACTAGTACTTGGATCTGTTTTATTCTCTGCAGTCGCAACTACTACTAGTGGTACTGTACCTTGGCCAGCTGGAGCATACATTGATTCATCAGTTACTGAAACTGATACACCTGGTGATACTAATGTTGGCATAATCTATTATCCTCCCTGCTTATATTCTGTTATATTAATAATATAAACTAGTCCTATGTTAATGCTTATATTTATTGTATTTCTGCAAAAAGTACCCTATTCAAGATCGCCTTTAAAGGTATTAAATACAATATATGGAAGATATAAACGACACCAGTGAAATAAAGCACGTAAGACCCTTATGCTCTAAATGTAAACAGAGGCCGAGTGCCTTTAACTACAAAAGAAAAGGTAAAATCTACTATCGTAGTAAGTGTGACCAATGTATTAAAGAAGGTCTAGGATTAAAGACTGGTTTTAAAAGCTCTTGGGAAAAAGCTGGTTATAGAAAAAAGTCTATATGTGAAAAATGTGCATTTAAATCTAAACATCCTGCACAAATGGATGTTTATCATATAGATGGTAATTTAAAAAATGCTAGTTGGAACAATTTAAAAACTATTTGTGCTAACTGTGGTCGTATAAAAGCAGTAGAAGAAATAGGTTGGAAGCAAGGCGGATTAATGCCTGATAAACCTTAGAATACTGGCTAAAAAACCATTTGACTTTACTTAAAAAACTTCGTATTATCTTTGTCGCAACAAAGGATTATATGGCAAAAGAAATAGCAGGAATGCTAAAATTACAGATAGAAGCAGGCAAGGCCAATCCAGCTCCACCAGTAGGTCCAGCACTAGGTCAAAAAGGTGTTAACATAATGGACTTTTGTAAACAATTTAATGATAAAACTAAAGATAAAATGGGTAAAGTTATACCTGTCATTATCACTGTTTTTAAAGATAAAAGTTTTAAATTTATTACAAAACAACCACCTACATCTTTTTTAATTAGAGAAAAATTAAAGCTGAAAAAAGGTTCTAGAACTCCTGGTAGATCAAGAATTGCAACATTAACTAAAGCTCAAGTAGAAGATATAGCTAAAGAAAAGATGGAAGACTTAAATGCACACGATCTTGAAGCCGCTGTTAAAATTGTAAGTGGACAGGCACGTTCTATGGGCATAGACGTTAAATTATAGTAAATCACTTAAATTTTATATATTACTGTATAAATACAAACATAATATATATTATTAAAAAGGAGCATTATACTATGATGATATCTTGGAAAACTGATGGTTCAACAGGCGCAGTTGACACAGTAAAAAATTGGTTAGAAAACGGTGATAAGCATACTAGTTACAGATCTTGGGCCGATGCTAACGGAAGAACAGATTACAGATGGGAAGAAGTTGGTAGTGACATCGTTATTACTGAAGAATGGTCCATCTCAAGAGCAGAATATGATGCATTAGGTATTGATCATTCAGCTGATGGTAGTGCATTACCAGTTGTTGAAACTAGCGATCATTTATCTTTTGCGTAATTTTAAATTTTTAAAGTAAGGAAGTAACAATGAAAATTTCTTGGAAAACTGACGGTTCTGCCGGTGCAATAGATTTAGTAGCAGGCAGACAAGAAAATGGTACTGGTTCACAGTACTACGAGAACAAGTATGGTAAAGACTATCAAACTTGGGCTACTGAAAATGGAAGAATAAATTTTAAATCTGAAATTGTTGGTAGTGATTTAGTTATAACAGAAGAATGGAATATTACTAGAGCAGAATATGATGCTTTAGATATAGAACCTGTTGCTTCAACAAGTTTACCACTATTAGAAACTGATGAGCATTTGTCGTTTTAATTAATTTTTATTAATTTGAGCGACAATGTTCTGAACACCTTTTGATAGATCATCTAATGATCCTGAATTTTCAACTACAAAATCTACTCTAGTATTAACCCAGTCCCATTCACTTTGATGTACGCCCATTTCATATAAACTATGTTGTGCAAATTTATCGCCTGAAGCGGCTTCTTTAGCCATTTCGTACCAATGTGGATCTGGCCCTCTTTTAACTCTAACTACATATCCACCTAAAGTTTTAATTAATCCAACTTCATTTTTAAATCTACAATCACTAACAATAGTTTGTTTTCTACCTTTAGCCATATATCTATTTTCTAAACTATGAAGCCAAATATTATGATTAAATTGATCTCTTAATATTTCTGTACCAATGTATTGTAAAGCCCATCTTGGTGTAAAGCCTTTATCTTCTAATTTGCTAGACCACCACGTATCTCTCATTTCTCGAAATGCTCTACTCTTATCTGTATCGCCTTCTAACATATCACGTGGCCAATTGAATATACTTGATACAGCATCTTTTAATGGCGCCGCAAAAGAATCTCTTGTAAAACCACTTTCTTCAAAATGTTTTGCTACTGAATCTTTTCCTGAACCTATAAAACCTACTAATCCAACTATCATAATATATACTAACTTGTTTTTTCTAAATAGTCAACTTTTTTAATTTCATTAATACCTATTAATTCTTGGTAATCAATATTTGTTATCATTCTTCCAACAGGTAACCAACCTATTGCTAATTTAGGATCGCCCCATTTCATACCAATTTTATCACCTATATTATTAGTTGTAAACCATTCTTCTAATTGTTTTGTTTTTTGTTTAAAAGTTTCAAAGCCAGTATTTGGTCCTAGCCAAATATATGTACTACCGCTAATTCTGTTTAATGGAATAATATGATCATCGTGTGCGTGTTCGTCTTGATTATTAAACATTTCAAAAATATGTCTACCTATTTGGCAATAATTTACATAACATTCTCCATATTTTCTTGATATAGTAAAATGTTTTAATGCTTCTTCTGGCATATCAAAAAACTTTTTATTATGAAAATCTAAATAAATTTGTCCAATAGCATTGTTATTTTGCCTTGGACTTTGTAATATTTCTAAACCGTGTAAGTGGTTATTTAAATCACCAAATGCTTCGCCATCAATATCAGAAACGTGTGAATCAACAAAGTGTGTATGTACATAATTTACATCATCAGCATACGTTTCATAATTAATTTTTCTATCAATAAATGTATCTGATTTTGAATTATTAATTATATCAATAGTAGTATTAATTTTACTAATTTGTTCTTTTATTTCTGTCTGTTGATCAGAAAAATTATATACTTTATATGGATGTCTTAAAGAACTATTTTGTATTGCATCTACTAAACTATCTTCAAATAATTTAACATATGAATTACCATATGTTTCAAAGTCTAAAGATACGTTTTTTGAACCCGTAAGATGTACTCTAAAATTAATACTCATTCTATATTATAACAAATTTTTTAAAATTATCCAATGACAAATGTTAGTGGATCTTCACCTGAACCGTATAATTCTATATCTCTTTCAAGTTTTTCTATTGCCGCTTGGGCTTCATTTTTAAGAGCATCACCATTTAAAGTTACGTTACCTTGAGCACCTGGTAAAGATGAATATTTAGATCTTGCTTCACCTAGCATCATTTTACATTGTGCTAATGAATAATCTCTTATCCAAGGTCTTGCATATCTATCTGTTATTAAAGTATCAACAGGTTTTTCCATATAACATTGTACTAATATATTTTCATTTGCTCTTGGTCTACGCATTAATTCCAATATTTTAGTATTTGTATTGAATTTAAAGTTTAAGTGACCACCAAATAATCTTCTAACAACTTCTTGATATTGTGCAAATGCATCCCACGTTAATAAACCACCAATTCTACCACCTTGTAAAAAATACAAATTAGTATATGCTAATTCAAATGGATCCATATCTACAGCATTATTTGAGCCTGAGATTGATCTACGATATAGCTGTTTAACTTCAATTACTTCTTCAGATAATGTATACTGGTTTTTATCGGCTTGTAATTCTACAAATATAAATGCTTCTTCAGTAGAATTGTCGCTTTTTGCCCTAAATTTGTCTACAGCTAAATCAATACCCTGTTCGTAGTGCTTTGGATCAAGCTCTACATCAACCATACCGTCACCTAAGATGGTTTTGATATCGTTTATTAGCTCCTGTCGTTTTGATTGCTCTTTTGCCATTGTATAACTATTTAGTAGATTTTTAAATTCAATAAATACTAGATAAAGGACTTATAAGGACTTATTATGCCAAGATTAAGCTTATGGAAACCAAATAAAGGTAACGATTACAGTTTTGCTGATCGTGTTGTAAGAGAACACTTTTTAATGGGTGGTACAGGTGTATTTGTACACAAACTATTAGGTACTCACGCACAAACTGATAGTGTATCTTCAGACCAACCTACGAACACTAATATAAGTCCTACTAACGTACAAGATTTATTATTCTTAGAAAACAGGGACAGAAATTATGACCCTGATGTATATGATTTACGTGGTGTATATTCAGTTCAAGATCAAGATTTTGATTTAACACAATTTGGCTTGTTTCAAACCAACGATACTATCTATCTAACTTTCCATCTTAATGATATGGTTGATAGATTTGGTAGAAAAATTATGCCAGGTGATGTATTTGAATTACCACACCAACGTGATGATTTAAGACTTGACTGTGCAACAATGACATTAACAGCACAGCCAACTAAAAAGTTTCGCAAAGGCGAGACAATAACTGGTGGAACATCAGGAGCAACTGCCACCGTTATTGCTTACAACCACGATGCAAAAACTGTTAGAGTAACAGTTGGCGCAGATTTCCAAACAGGAGAAACAGTTACTGGCGATAAAAGTTCTGCTAGTGCAACAACATCTTCTTATACACCAAAAGAAGATATGGCGATAAACAAATTTTATGTGGTTGAAGACGCCGCAAGAGGTCAAGAAGGTTACGATCCAGGTTGGTGGCCACACATCTGGAGATGTAAGGCAGTTGCTATGCAAGACGCACAAGAATTTAGAGATATCCTTGGTAGCGGTAAAGACGCAGGTGATCTTAAAAATATTATATCAACTTATCAAGAAGATATTAATATTTCAGATGCTGTTGTTAATGAAGCTACTAGAAACGTTCCAACTAAAGGGGCTGACGTAGGTCACTTATATGTAAATGAAAAAGACACACATAAAATTAATCCAAAATCACAAAGTGGAAAACCTGGATTAGGATTAACAATAACTCATACTGGAACATCGTTTCCTGCTTCAATTACAGAAGGTCAATATGTATTACGTGTTGATTATTCGCCAAGTAGATTATTTAGAAAAGAAGGAAATAGATATATTAAAGTTAGTGATGACTTTAGAGGTACATACGTTACAAGTAATCAACAACTTGATTCATTTATTAATAATGATAAATCAGGACAAGGTTCTGGTAACAAAGAAAGAGAATATTTAAGTAAGGTTATTAAACCTAAAACAGATTAAGGATAAAAAATGCAATATTGGTATGATCAACAGGTAAGAAGATACATTTTACAATTTATGAAATTGTTTGATGACGTTTCTATTAAAGTTGGTAAAAAAAGTAATAGTGATAGTAATGCTTATGTGAGAGTACCAGTAAGATATGCTGATATGCAAAGAATGGTAGCTCATATATTAAGACATAATTCAGAAAACGTAATGAACTCTTGTCCTTTTATGAGTGCTTATATTACTAATTTGCAAATAGCAAGAGACAGATTACAAGAACCAAGATTAATTGATAAAGTACAAGTTGCGGAAAGAAAATATGATACTTCATCAGATAGTTATACAGCAGAAATAGGCAATACTTATACAGTAGAAAGATTTATGCCTGTTCCATATAATCTAAATATGGCTGTTGATCTTTGGTGTTCAAACACAGATCAAAAATTACAAATTATGGAACAAATATTAGTATTGTTTAATCCAGCAATAGAATTACAAGCAAATGATAATCCATTAGATTGGACTAATATTACTAACGTAGAGTTAATTGATATTGTATGGAGTTCAAGAGCAGTACCGCAAGGTGCAGATACACAATTAGATGTTGCTACATTAACATTTAGTTTACCTATTTGGTTAAACCCACCTGCTAAAGTTAAAAAACAATCTATTATTAAACAAATTATTGCTAGAGTAAACAATACAGATTCAATTGATGACTTAGATTACGATCCAAGATTTATTAATTTCTTTGAAAACTTTCCTGGTCAAATTAGAACAAATGTTGTTACACCTGAAAATTCACAAATATCAATTGTAGGAAATAACGTTTCATTATTAGGTGCTTATGGTAAAAATGATGATGAAAGTTGGAAAGAGTTTTTAGAAATTTATGGACAATTGCAAGATGGTATTTCAAGATTAGTTTTAAGACAGTCAGGTGAACCTACTGATTCTACAGCTGACATTTATGGTACTTTAGCATTTCATCCAACTGATAAAAATAAATTAATTTTTACACTTGATACTTCAACATTACCAAATAATACCGAAGCGGCAGTTGATAAAATTATTGATCCAGAAACAGCATTTCCATTACCAACAACAAATGGTACTTTACCAGCAGTTACTAATGGACAAAGATATCTATTAGTAAATCCTATTCCAAAAAATACACTAGCTTGGGGATCAACATTTGAAGCAAGTGCAAATGATATTATCCAATATGATGGTAGCTCTGCAAAATGGACAATAAGTTTTGATGCTTCAGCAAATTCTAGTACAAAATATGTAACAAATACTAATACAGGATCACAATATAGATGGACAGGAACCCAATGGATTGACAGTTATCAAGGTCAATATAAAAATGGCTTCTGGAAATTAGAACTTGCACCGTAGCCATAATTCTCTTATAATATAAGAAAAATAAAAGAGAAATTATTATGTATAAAGCAGTAGGAACAACATTCGTAGCAAAAAACACAAAGAGAATGCTTTTAAACTTAAGAAGCAAAAGTGTTTCTTATCCTAATACTTGGAGCTTCTGGGGTGGAAAAATTGAAAAAGGTGAAGAGCCTATTGATGCTTTACGTAGAGAAATGAATGAAGAGATAGGTTTTGTACCACATATGGAAAAACTAAATCCTCTTGATACGTACAGATCACCTGACAAAGGATTTATATATTATACCTATGTTATTATTACTCCTAAAGAATTTATTCCTACATTAAATGATGAAAGCTCTGGTTATGCTTGGATAGATATTGGTAAATGGCCTAAGCCATTGCATAGTGGTGCCAAAATTACATTAACTAATAAAAAAAATATAGCCAAAATTAAAAAGCTTTGTAACCTTTCTACATAATGCCTAAATAGTACATTATGGGGCAAATTTATCAAATACATCAAGCACGAATGATAAGTGATTTAAATCACTTTCTTAAAAAAAGAGCTATTAATAAAAATTTAGCAAATTACCTTACTGATTACGGAATTACAAAAAAAGATTTCTATGAATATATGGAAGGTATTGAAAAAGGTGAATTAAGAAGTTTATATAAAGTATTAGTTGATGCATATAATTTTTATAATCAACATACTGCTGATACTGATTTACAATTAAGATATGATATTGAAGATGTATATTATACTATAACTAGTAACTTAAGAACACTAGACCAAAGATATAAATTTCCAAGTATATTATCTAAATATAGAATAGGAATTAATCCAGTAAGAGCTTTGTATTTTGAAATAGCAGAATGTCGTATCAACTTTGATTTAGGAAATATAAATCACAGATTTGTATATGATATATTTTTGCAAGAACATTTTTTTCCACAGTTAAGGCTTGATATTGAATACGATATTATTAGCTTACAAAGACTTGAACAAAGATATCAAGATATTAAAGCAAATTATCCATTTTTTACATATCCTATAAGTTATTATCACGTACAAGAAATGTTAAAAGACTTTAAAAAATGGGCAGATGTATATAAAGACTTCAATGAAAATATAATAGAAGAATTAAAAAGAAAATATGATTAAGGTTGTTTGGATGGGTAAAGAAAAAAACATAAGAAAAGCAAGAAAAGACTTTGCTGATTATATGGCTGAAGAAATTAAATCTTTACGATTAAGTTATAATGAAAGTGTTAGAGCTAAAAAAGAACGTTTAGCTAAAAAAGAACGTTTATCTAAACTAAAACGTTAATTAATCTTACTAGATTTTCAGTATCATCATCTTCAAGTGCTTTACCAACTACAAACACACAATTAGTTACACCTGGATGTGCTTCACCTACACCTGGCGTATCACTAGTTACAATTAAATCACCTTTTGCAACTGGACCTATTACACTTACAGGAACTTTACCTCTTAATGCAACTGGTACTGTCATACCTTTTTCTTCACTATTCATTAAGTATGCTGGATTTGATGATACAACTCCTGCCACTCTATGATCCATTTTAGTAGTTGATTCTGTTACTTCACCTGAACCTCCGTGTACAAGAATAGTACCTACAGTATATTCTTTATCTGAAGTATAAAGCTCAGCCAAGTCAGCATATTGAGCCGTTGTTGCTGTTAAGTATGCTGTGCCGGCCTGCATATTTGCGTTTGCTGTAACTGTAATATCTGTAGCCGAACCATCACTTGTTGTGGTTGCCGCAATCCATCTATCACTTGTTTCATCCCAGAACCAAGCCGCATTGTTTTCAGATGATCCTCTTTGTGCTATAATACCTGCGTCAGTAGTATTGTTTGCTGGTTGTGTTGAATGCTTGTTTAAAATGATAATTGGATCTTCAACTTCTAATGTTTGTACATCAATTGTAGTTGTATCTCCATTTACAGTTAAGTTTCCTGTAATAGTTACGTTACCTGAATATGTTCCATCTTTAAATGCACCTGTTGTTGAAGCTGTAACACCGCCTGTTATGTTGATTGATCCTGTGCCTGTAATATCTTTTGAGTTTAAATCTAAACCGCCACCAAGTTGTGGAGTAGTATCTTCTACAACATTTAATATACCTGTATCTGTATCTATATCATCAGCCATTTCCCATTTGCTTGATGTACTGTTGTATTTTAAAATTTTGTTATTGCCAATACCTGTTGTATCAACATCATCCATTTCAGCAATACTGTTTTCTGTTGCTATTTGAGTATCAACATATTGCTTATTAGCCGCATCTGTAAGTGCTGTTGGCGCCGCTAAATTTTCAATTTTGTTTGATTGGGCATCTAAGGCCCCGCCTAATTGTGGAGTAGAATCTTCAATAACATTTTGCATAATGCTATTGTTTATAATTTGTTCAGTTAATTGTATATAACTTGTTGCTGTTCCACTTGTTTGTGCCGGATTGTTTTCTAATGAAATAGTATTAGCACTAGCAAAAAATTCAATTGCATAAGTGTGAGTTCCTGCACCAACAGTTTCAAACACATCAAAGTTTGAATTAATTGTTTGTGCTGTAGTTGCCGTTACTGAATATTTTTCTTCTGCCAATATAGCTGGTGTTCCAGATGTTCTTTTTAATTGAGCATAAAAATCACAATTACCTGAACCAGTAATTTTATATCTTGAATGTGCTTCAACCCTAACTTTAGTTGATCCAATTACTGTAATGTTATCTGATAAACCACTGGCTGATCCTGCCGCTAATGATGTACCATTAATTGTATTATTAGTTGTAAAAGTAGCCGTCTGCCAATTAGCAACTGAATAACCTATTGTAGCTGGAACAAAAGCTGTTCCGTTCCATTGTAAAATATTATTTGTGCTTATACCACTTGTATTAACATCTGATAAATCATTTATACCTGCCGCCGCTATTCTGGCATCTGCTCTTGCGTTTGTATAATATAAATTTGTACCTTCAGCTAAATTTGTTGTAGTAAAATTAGCAATACTTGAAACTTGTCCTGTAAATGATGCTGGTGTTGAAGCAACATCTACTATTACTGTACCATCACCTTTTTTAACATTACCAGTATGTACTCCTGTTGAGTCACCTGTTAATGTTGCTTGTATTGTTGCATCTGTACCATTAGTACCTGCTTCTAAAATTTTTGTTGTAGTATTACTTGCATAAACATCACCAATTAAATTTCCTGTTGTATTACCTGTTGTATTTCCTACTAGGTTACCTGTTACGTTACCATTAACATCTCCTGTTAAGGCACCTGTGAATGTTGTAGCTGATACTGAACCAGAACCTAAATTAACTGTTCCTGTAGCTGTTAAATCTGTAAACTTACCTGTTGTATGCGACGTAGCACCAATTGTAGTACCATCAATTGTACCTGCGTTAATATCCGCTGACGATATTGTACCTAATCCATAGTTTTCAAATGTAGCATTATTAAAATCTACTTTTGATGTACCTTTTCCTAGGAAAGTCCAAGTACCATTTCCACTTGCTTCAGTATATTTTAAGCTTGATATAATTGATCCTGCTTCTTCTATTTCAATACCACCTGAACCACTTAATGAAGCATTGCCTTTATTAAGTGTTAATAAGCTATCTCCTACTGATAAGTCCGTAGAGCTTATTGTAGCTGTATTACCAGCAAATGTAACTTCTGGTGCGAAGTGAATAGTACCTGATGATCGTCTTGTTGTCTTAGCCGCCATATTTGTTCTGTTCTCCTACAAATATTTAGCCATTTTTATTAAAAGGATTGTTTAATTAAAGATCTGCTATAACGCAAAACGCCCGGCATAAAACCGGGCGTTTTAAATTGTTTACTACGGAATACTATTCCGCAACTTAAAATATTACATAAATTTCAAGTTAGCGATGTTTGTATTCATATCAATTTTCGATAGGTAGTCACCTGCATTACCAAGTGATGAAGCAGTATTGTCTAATTGTACGTAACCGTATCTAGACATAAAGCTTACTACTGGTTCGAAAGTTGTAGGATCAATTACAACACCTGATGACATTAATGGGATGTATGGGCAATAGAAAGCCGCCGCATCCACTTCACCTGGACCTTTGTAACCGATTAATACGTTTGCACCGTCAGCCGCATATGAATTAACATATACTCTCATTGCACCGTTCAAAGTACCAACCATTTTAGTATTAGTTGGAGCTTCAAAAGTACCTTCAGTTGTTCTTGCGAAAGCTGAAGTTGTTGCTGATTGAAGAACAGTTAAAGCTACTGGAGATAATACACACCAGTTACCTGCGCCTCTTCTTGTTCTTTGTGCGATTCTGTTAGCTTCTCTGTTGATCATAGTAGCCAAAGCCGCGTGTTCGTCACCTACGAAAGTAGCTGTACCTGAAACACCACCTTGGTTATATGTTCCACCAACTGCCGCTAATGAATCTAATGAGAATAAGATCTCTTGATCTATCTCTGCAGTTATCTCTTGAGCAAGAGCGGCCATAATTTCCGCTTCTACATCTAAACCGTGCATCGCGTTAGCATCTTGCGCCGATTCGAATGTCCATCTTGCTGAAAGTTTTCTTGTTTTAGCTTCTACAGTTTGTTTTAAGATTTGGATAGATAATTTGTTACCCGCTTTACCTTCTAACGCACTTGTAGCCGCCGCTGTATCAGTAGTCGTACCTTCTTCACCAGAATAACCTCTTGCGATTTGGAATGGTGAAAGTGCTTCAGAACCTGCTGTTACACCTTGATCTGACTCTGCATATCTTACTCTTAATGTGTGGATTTGTCCAACTGGACCCGTCATTGGTTGTACACCGATGATTTCGTTCGCGATCACAGTAGGCATAACCCTACGAATTACTGGTAATACCACTTTGTTAAGTGCGGCAACGTTGCCGGCACCTGTAGCACCTGCTGAAGCGGCCTCTGCCAAATATTTCTGTGTATTTTCTAACACAGCAGACATAGTGTCTTTCTTTTGGCCTTCTAGACCTTCCATCAGAGCTTTTTTAGTGTTATCCCAATTTTCAGTTATCATTTTGTTTTCTGACATTGTTTAACTCCTTAACCCTGCTAGTCGTTTAATATTAACGATATCGTTGTTTGTATTGTCTGAGCCGTGCTCAGTTTCTCTATCACCTGTATGCTCAGTGATGATAATTTTATCATCATCAGCTTTAGGCGCCGCTGTTTCGTTTAATACAGCTGGTAGATACTTTTCAAATTGCTTTCTTAAGTTAGCAGTTTGAACTGATTCTAATAGCTCAGTCATTACTTGACGCTTGTCTTTAGCTAATGGACCAACAAGTTCATTGAGAGTTTTCTCTCTTGAAACTTTGTCTTCAGCTATTTTAACCTTAGTCTCCATTGCTTTAACTTCGTCATCTTTTGTTGAAAGGGCCGCTTCTGCTTTCGCAGTTGCTTCTTTCTCATTTGTAAGTTGTGACTGCAACTTACGAATTTCTCCACCTTCTGAAAGGTAAGAACTCATATATTCACCTGCAAATGCTTCAAACACTTTTCTTCCAAAGTCGTTTTCTTTAGCAACTTTGATATCGTCTTTAAGTGTTTTCATTTCATTTTTAAGTGTTGAACTAACTGTTTTCTCAACAATGTCCGATGCTCTTTTAACAAATGTTGCTTTAGTATCTTCAATCATCTTACGACCTTCTGCTACTAATTTAACTTTTGTTTCAATAACATCTTTCTTGTCTTGGCTAAATTCAGTTAACTCATTGGAGAGTTGTCTGACTACGAACTCTTCTAAGTTCGCAAATTGACCTTTAAGTGCATCTCTATCGCCTTGTAACTCTTTTACTTCTTTTACAAGAACTTCAGATATGAATTTTTCCAACATTTTCGTATGTTTAGCTACGCTATTTTTTAGTGCTACTCTTTCAGCAACTACTTTAGCTTTATCTTCAGCAAATTCTGAAACTTCTTTTTTCATTACTTCACCGATCATTTTGTCCATAGCTTCCACTATGTTAGCTTTGTCATTCGCATAACGTTGAGCAAACTCTTCTCTTAATTCTGCAGAGATGTCCTCACGAGCCTCAGACAGCTTTTTCTCCCAAGCTTCTTGAACTTTTGATTTAACGTCTTCAGATAAACCATCTGTTCCAAAGATTTCTGTAATATCTGCCATCTGATTCTCCTTACTTCTTGTTTAGCTCTTCTATTAGTTTAGTTATAGAATCAGCCAAATGCTTTTGTGCTCTAGGATCAAACATCGCTGATTGACCTAAACCATAAAGTTTTTGACCACCACGCATATTCCATAAGCCTTCATAAATCGCTTTTGGATATGCATCCGGAGCCGACGGTTGGGCTACGATATCAACAGTGATAATTTCAAAACCTTGAACTTCTCCTGCTTCATTAACGTTCCCAGATCCTCTAGAACTTACTCCTAATTTAACACCACTTTCAGATAATGTAGTTACTATCTTACCCATTGGTGTTGGCATTATTTTAAGTTTACCTAGGCCATTTGGACCATCCATCCACATATCAGTAATCATATGACTTACTCTGTCAAGATTTACTGTTAAGTTTTCTGGGTGATCCGCCTCACCTAAAACACTATAACCCGAATTTAATCTTTCTTTGATATTAGCTACCGCAGAAGAAATTTCGTTTATAGGATAAACTCTTTGATTTTGATTCTTCACTCCGCCTTGAATAAAAACACCTTTCATAAAAAGGTCTTTTGCTTTGCCGTCTTTACCTTCGTGCAAAACTTCGATCCCTGCTTGGTCGAATGTCAAAGCTTCTGTAATCAATTGAACCATAAATCTATCTCCTTACCTAGTCAGCAAATTATTTGCTGGCTACTGGTGACTTCGCAGATGAATCTGATCCATCTTTGCTGTCAGCCTTAACTTCTTTCATATCACCTGTGTTACTAGCACCCATATCTTTTGATGCTGGTGTTGATCCGCCTTTTTCGTCAGATGCTGGAGATACACTTGGTGCCGCTCCCATATCTTTCATATTAGCTGATGCTACTGGTGATTTTGTGTTATCTGAACCGTCTGGAGAAGCAACTTTAACTGCTTTAAGTTCTGCTTCAACAACTGGAGTCTCAACTTCTTCTGTTGATTCTTCAGCGTCGATTTCTGCTGGAACTTCTACTTCTGCGTCAGCTTCTTCTTCGCCTTCGCCTTCACCGTTCATAATATCATCAAATTTTGATTTCAGTTCTTCTAATGCTGATTCTAAATCATCTACTCTATCTTCAACTTCTTCGTGATCGTGGTCATCGTCTTCACCATCTTCATCACCATCGTCTTCGTTAGTTTCTTCGTAGTCAATTTCTTCAGCATCTGATTCAGCTTTTGCTTTTAACTCATCTTTAAGATCAGCTTCAGCATCACCTGTTTCAGAACCTACTGCTTCTTTAGTTTCTTCTTTAGATTCTTCAGCTTTAGTTTCTTCAGTTGCTTCAGTAGTAGCTTCTTCTTTAGCATCTTCTTCTTTTGCTTCAGTAGTAGCTTCTTCTTTAGCTTCTTCTTTAACTTCGTCTGTTGATTCTTCTGTTACTTCTGTTGATTCGTCTGTAGTTGCTTCAGTTGATTCAGTTGCTTCTTCTTTAGTCTCTTCAGCTACTGTATCTTCTTGTGCATTAACAAGCTCCTCGTGAATTCCTCTTGCTTTTTCAACGATGACATCGTGCAGTAAAGTTTCTGCTTTGTCTTGCTCGCCGTTAACCAAGTATTCAAGGACTTGTTCTAATTTTGAACTCATTTCTGACATATCGATATCTCCTTGTATAGTATATTCGCGACTATAATAATAGTTATATCTTTTATTTACGAATTTTTGTGCAGATCGTGGGGTTTTGAGGCGAAAAAAGACGATTTTTTAAGATCGCCGTCAAAAAACGTGTTTTAATAAAGATCTTTGTATTACATAGCCGGCGGTTGGCCGTACATTGTAGCTACAAATTCAGCATTTTCTTCTTGGTCTTGACGTCTAATTTCTCTTACTTTTCTCAATTTGTTTAAGTGTCTTAGAGTTAATCGTGTTTTTCTTGCTTGACCAATACCTGCTTTATGGTAATCATCCTCTGCTGGAAAATATGCTTCTTTAAGTTCTTTATATCTCATAATAAACTTATTTAGTAAATAACTTTATATTATGAAAGATCAAATTGTTTCAGTAGCAGAATTATTCCAGCACGAGTTAGATGCAATAAACAATTATATAGTGTTAATTGAAAATAAAAAGAAATTATCCACATTTGATAAAAAAGAATTAAAAAAACTAAAAGTAGTTGCCAAATATCTAGTTGAAAGACTTAATGGCGACGTATATGTTAGCACAGAAAATTTAACTATACACTAAACTCCTTTTCCAATTAATTTAAATATTTGTATGAAACGATTCTTTAAATGGCATAAAGACTTAACAGAGAAGATGATGAAGGAGTGCGGTATCTCTTGGTATAGTATCAGCTGGATGGCATTTATTAAAGGATTGTTTTTTGGATTCGCGATTTATTATCTTATTAAACTATAAAAGATTATTTTGAGTGTGGTGGAAGCTTTTTTTCCACCCACCAAATATGTTTACGAGTAACTGGATCGTATTTTCTTACTCTCAACTTTTGTGTTCTTTTTTCACCTTTGGTAGGTTTCATCGCATAATAATAAAATGCGTGGTCTTTCATTTTTGAATCTTCAGGAACAAGTCGTACTTTTAAATATGGTTTCTTTGAACTTGCCATAAATTAGGCAGTTCCACCTTTGTCGCCTTCTCCGCCTTCTGGTGCTTGGCCTTGAGCTCCTGATATTGGAGACTGGTCGCCTGTATTAATTTCAGGCTCAGGAACATCAGCCCCTGCACCAAAATTAGATGGAATTGGAGATGCACCTACTGAACCTAGACCATCTTGCGTTGGACTAACGTCCGAAGGCATCATACTTTTATTTTCTTCTGCCCATAGTCTCTGGTTATCGTGTACCTCTTCTTCACTTAATTTTAAGAAACGTTTCATTGCAAAACGTTTACTAATATGTGGAACTTGATTAATCTGTGAGAATATATTAACTAATTGTGTATCTAATTCAATCTGTCTATATTTTCCAAAGTTTTGTGGTTCATTAAATTGCAATTCAAATGATCCTGAATCAATTTCAATACCTCTATGTTTCAAGAACATTTTAAATTCTCTATCTAAACCTGGTTGCATAAAACTCTGTATTCTTTTACAGAATTTTGTAAATCTGTATTCTTGAATATAAGCTGTACCTACTCTACCATCTGTAAATGCTGTTTGTGGATCATTTGGAGAACTTGGCAAGTATGCACTAGGTACTCTTAAACCTTTCATTAACTTATCATTAAAATATCTTAAGTCATCTATCTCACCTAATTGTGTTCCACCTGGTAATGTTTCAACTTTAGAACCTCTACCCTCTGCCGTTTGAGCAAAGAAATAATCTTCTATCATTGATAATGGATTATATGTTGCATCCATTATATTTGCACCACCACCTGTTTGGTTTGGAATTCTTCTTTGGTGTATTTCGTTTTTAACTCTTTCAATAAAGCCCATAGCTTTTGATGTTGGCATATTTCCTACGTCAATATAAAATACTCTTCTTTCAGGTGCTCTTTGAACTCTATAAATGATAATTGCGTCTTCTAATAATTCTTTTTGTTTGTATGTTTTAAAGATTGGCTCTAATATTGATAAACCAAAAGGCCAAAATCTATCCATACCTTCTGTCATACTTAAATGTATTACGTGTGATGCATCAATAGGATGTATAGTTGCATCTCTTTGAAATCTTGATCCATAGCCACCCATTAAACCACCTGATTGTGATCCACGTGGCTGATGCATACCTCTTGAACCTCCTACATTACCAAATTGCATTGGCATTGTAGTTGCAAAACCTGTACCTGACGTATGAAATTTTGAATATGAATCTGATGTTAAGTTTAAATTTTTAATATTTAAATCTAAATTTTTAAGAAAGTATGCTTCTGGCTTTTTACCTTTACCTTCATTAACAATAATTCTATCAACAAATCCTGGGTCAACCCAAAACCATTTATAAGTTTGTGGATCTCTTACAAATATTTGATCACCATATTTGATTACATTTCTAACCATTTTGAAACATCTTTTATTCCACTCATTAATTTTGTTCCATTGTTGTAATGCAGTAGTTAATAATTGTGTTTCTGTATCTGTTGGTTCAGTCTTGTAATGAACATTAAAAGGTGATTTAGTTTTTTCATCATTTTGAGTACAAAATTCAGCAATAGTATCTAATGCTGAATTAATCTCAGTATCTAAATCCATCATATCATACTGATAATAACGTTCTTGTCTATTAGGTTGACCTGCATAAACTTCAGGCAACCACGTATTATAACGGTTATGTGATGCAGTATTAGTACCAGGTGTTGTGGACCCCATAGGAGACTTTGTACCTAGTTCAGTACTATAATCTTTGAAATATTTTCGCCAGCTCATATTAGTATTTATTTTAATACATTATAATGGTGTTTGTCAAGAGTTAATATTCTGGTTAATCAACCGAATAAGCGGCATCCGATCTTAGAGCCCTTAAGGCATCTCTTTGCTCTTTAGTATAACTTAATCCTTGGTTATTAGCTGAGGTTTGTGCCTGTAATTCAGCCAATTGTGCTTCTAGATTCTTATTGATTCTAATTAATTGTTTCACTTCTGGTGATTGATCTGCGCCAACATAGTCGTCTAAATCGCCATACATTGGCATAATTGATATTCTACGTCTTGGTTGAGCTCCTAGCATATTAGTAGATTCTGCACCAGAATCCATTCCGCCATCTCTCATAGTCCAAGGTCCATCTCCAGTTCCACCTTGGTTCCAACCAGTATTCACTCCATATTTTCCAAGTCTCGAATCTAGTCTTGCTGACTTGTCTTCTATTGTTGAATATTTGTTAGCTCTTAAATCACCAAAGTCTACAGCATCACTTTCCCATCCTAAGAAAGTTGATGTTTTAAAAACATATTTGTACAAGTCATCTAAAGCTTTATCATATTCAGCTTTAGTTTTAGCACTTTGTACTTTGGCATTAAGAGCATCCATTTTATCAAGTTCTTTAGCACTATCTCCACCCCAAACCATTTCTGCAACAATTCTATGTGCCGCGGCTCCAATTGTTTGTACAGCCGCACTAGTAATATGTGTAATTGCTTGTCCTATTCCAGAACCAGAAATCATATTTTCCATCCATTTAACTCCTCTTGAAATTGCTCTAATAAATGAATTCATATAACTGTAAATATCGTCTCTTAAAAATTCTGCAAATTTTGTTAAACCACTAACAACTAAATCAACACCTCTTTCAAAAGCTTTTACTACTTCTGGTGTTAAAAATGCAATTTGTAATTTTTGAAATGCTTCTCTAACTTTTGCCATTGCTAATGCTAATTGTGTTTGAGCTACACCTAAGTCATCTGCAGAAACTGAAGTCATTGTAGCCGCTAACCTTTGAAAATCTGCATCATCAATTGTTTCATTCATATTAGCAAGTTTAATTACAAACTTGGCCATTGGATCGCCACTAATTTCTAAAGCTCTTAAAAATTGTCTTTGATTATCACTAACATTTAAAACACTTGATCTAAAATCTTCTAACGCACCAACTACACCTTGATTATCTCCTCTGCCTGCCGCATCTCTTAAATCTTGTAAAGAATTTAATAGTAAAGGTGACACACCAGCTAGTTGTTGACCAAAGTCTGTAAACTGTACTCCACCTCTTCCAATTGCTTCACTTAATGCAGTAGTAAGTTGACTACCAAGTTCTTCACCAAATGCTCCTAATCCTGCAAATGCTATTTGAGAAGCTTCTGTGGCTCCTGCTCTTGCGCCTTGTGGTAACATCTGCATAGCATTTCTAAATGCTTCCATTGTAGTTGCCTGCATTACCATTTGTCTAATAACTTCAGCAGATGTATTTGTTAATTTTGTAAATGCCTGTGTTACTTGTAAAACTTTTGTAGTTTGTTGAGCAAGGTACATTGAACTACCTTCTAACTCAAAACCTAATCCTCTAAATTGTTCTGCCATTTCAGCAGTAGCTTGAGCAATTTCATTATTACTCATACCTAATAAACCCTGAGAGTCTAAAAGATTCTGTGTATTCTTAACTGCATCAAGAATTGTTTTTGAACCATACTCACCGGCCGCTGTTGCAAACTGACTTATTAATTCTACAGCTTCGTCTATACTCAAGGCGGCGTCGGCGGCCTGAGCACCTAGGTTTGCTATACCATCTGCTAATCTACCATCTGTAGATCTAAAATTAAATCCTCTTCTAAATAAAGTATTTTCAAGTCTTCCCATTTTCATTAAAAAACTTGTAACTGATTTTACAGCATTGAATAAACCAAATAACCCAGCTGTAATTGGATTAAGCATTTTACCAAACTTACCAAATTTAGAAACAACTCCGCCAAGTATACTTCCCGTACCTCCGCCGAGTTTACTTAATAAACCTTTTTGTGATTTAGAAGCTTCTTCAATTTTCTTTCCTACTTTTTTAACTGCTTCAGTAGTATCAGCTTGAGCACCTAATTCTTTCTTTCGATGTTGTTTAGCATTAACACCAACTAACTCTTTCATAAGAGTTTCAATGGATTTCTTTTGCTCTTTAGCGGATTTAACTTGGTTGAGGCCTTGTTGCTTTAAGACATTCTGAAGAGATTTTACCGTTGAGTCCATAGCGAACTCAGGTATTTCTATTCTTTCACCGCCAAATTCTATTGTTATCTTCTCTGCCATTTTATCTCTGATAAATAATTAAGTACTACGTTAATTACTCCTATAAGTATTCATATAAAGATATTTATTAGCAGTAAAAAGTACGTATATAAAGATAGGAACAATAATAATGACAACAGAAGAAACTGTACAAAATAAAGAAGAAAATCCATTAAAAAAGTTTTATAGAGCTCCAAAGCTATATGTAACTTTGCCATCTGGTGGTAGATTTAACGATATTGGCGAGAAAGCCGCTAATGGAGAAATACCAGTATATGCTATGACGGCCAAAGATGAAATCATAATGCGAAACCCAGATGCACTATTAAATGGTGATGCTGTTATGAAAGTATTAAAAAGCTGTGTACCTGATGTAATGGATGTAAGAAACTTACCAGTTTGTGACGTTGATATTTTATTAATAGCTGTAAGAATGGCTACACACGGTTCTATACTTCAAACTAAATTAAAATCACCATATGGTGAGAAAAAAGAAGAAGATTATGATATTAATTTAGAAGGAATTATTGAAGATGTTAAACCGCTACCAGCAGAAAACTCAGTAGTACTTAAAAATGGTTGTAGTATATATGTCAAACCTTTTAGCTATACAATACAAACAAGATTAAATTTAATGGCTTATGATCAAGCAAAAGCATTAAGAAATGTAAATGACTTAACAAGTGAATCAGCTAAACAGTTTACAGCTCTTTTCACTCAACTAGCTGATACTAATATGGACGTATTAGTTCAATCAGTAGATAAAATTACAACGCCAGACGGAACATCAGTTGTTAACAAGAAACAGATCAAAGATTTTATGGATAGTATTGAAAGTACTGATCATAGAAAAGTAGATTTATTAATTGAAAGTTTGAATAAAGCTTCTACTACTGTTAAGAGAAAATTTAAATGTAAAGAAACAGGTAGTGAATTTGAGTCTGAAGTAAGGTTGGATCCGTCGGATTTTTTCGTCAGTACTTAATAACACACTCGCCGTCTGAGATAGGTGAATACTTTGGTACTTTAGCTTCAGAACAAAAACAAATCAGAAAAGGCATTATTGAAATTTGCTGGTATATGCGTGGAAGTATTACTATGGCAGAAGCATATGATCTTACTTGGGAAGACAATAAAGATATACAAGATTTCTTAAAAGAAAATATGGAAAGATTTAAAGGCTCAATGACGCCTGTAGTTTAATCTAAATATTCAAACTTATATTTTTTTTCAATTACAGGAATATATTCATCTCTAAACCAAACAAAATCATCTTTACGCAAAATATTTCTTTGATAATCCCAAACGTTTGTAAAATTAACACCTATACTATTTGAATTTCCAACGTTTTCTTTATTATAAATTGATGGCCTAGTTATATCTCCATAACGATACTGAATATCGCAAGTAGATAAATGTTCTAATAATGTTGAATATTCTTTAACATTATATTTGTAATGTTCAAATTCTAAATGTGCATCAAGTACAAATTTTTCTCCACCATAACTTCTATAAAGTTCAAATAATTTTTCTACTTCATAATCATAATTTTTTATATTTTTAAAAAACAATTCAGTCCAAATCAATGCTGGTAACGATATATCATAAAAAATTATTTTACTAATATTTTTATACTTGTTTTTTATACGAGATAATAAAGTTACTGGAGATGCTACACTAATTATTGTATCATTATTATTTGTAAATTCTTTTGGTCTTGCAGAAGTTGAATTTATATAAACAATATTATGAGATTGAGTTGTAGGCTTATCTAAAAAGTTAAAAATTGTTGATACTTGATTATCAATATTATCATAGCAACAAGTTTTTTTATGTCTTTCTTGTTCTTGAAAAGGTCTAACTTTATAATTGTTTTCTAATAATGCACTAATAACTTGTGATCCTTGTGCTGTATTATTTGTATATGTATGCTTTCCTTCGCCTTTTGTAATTGATGTTGGTGTATAATCATCGTGAAAATTATCAGTAGACCTATTAACGTTTTGTAATTCTATATTTTTAGCTCTATCAAATGTAGGTGAGCCAACTTGTTTCCAATGATCTACATTTATTAAAAACATTTGATTGTGTAAATTATAATATCTTTCTTTTTTATCTAATATGTGTCCTATTAAAGAATAATCTACTATATCATCTGTACCAATTGTGTTGAAAATAAAATCAGGAAACAAATCAACATCTACAATATTTCCTTCTTTAACAACTAGTGCGTGAGAAGATTGTACTTTGTTTAATGTTTCTTTTAATTCTTCCCAATTACATTCTTTTACAGGATAAGCTTTTATTATTCCTTCAATATTTTTATCTGTATGAACTTTAGAAGAAAACCAAGCTGAATCATATTCTTTAACTTTTAATTCAGCCGGCCAAGAAATTTTTTGTGAAGTATAATCATTTATAGATTGTAATAAATTAGGATCTTTTAAAACTATTAATGTAAATGATATCATTATACAATTTCTTTTTTACTTTGCTTTTGTATTTCGTTTTTGTTAACTTCCCAAAAAGTTTTATAATCTACATAATGATAATCTCTGTATGGTAATCTATATTGTAAATCTTTCCAAAGCTTTGGATCCCATAAAACAAATTCACCTTGTCTTGATATCTTAACACATAGTAACCATTTATCTTGAGGCTCACAACTGTCTTGTGCTTGTTTAATCCATTCGTCTAATTGTTTTACTTCTTGGCCGAGGGCTAATTGATTCCATCTAAACTCTCCATAATTTTTTGCTTCAATAACTAATAACTGAAAAGTATCAGGTGGAATAATATCGCCTTTAAATCCTCTAGTTTGATTTTCAGATAAAGTATCAATCCTAGAAAAATTTTGTCCGCCAATAAACGCACCTGAATGTGGAACTCTTGTAAATGACTCTTGATAAAGTTCACTTAAAAAATTCGCAATATCACGTTCGTATGATTTACCTTTGTTTTTTGATTTAGTACCACTCATAATATTATTATACTACCAAAAATATTTATATGCAACTATTTTATGTAAAGACTAAAAAGAAAAGCTTCTTTTTTATTAGAAAAACTTAAAACAGCTCTGTCTTGTCCCCAATGTGTGCCTGGTTCATAATCATCAAACTGTTGATCAGTTGCTTCAAAATGCCAACCAAACTTTCCTTTACAATGGTCTGTACACCAATCTAGATACTCTCCTTGAACTCCGTGTGCTGGTAATTTTATTTGATACTTAAATGTTTTATTATATCCACACGTCTTTGGTATGATGCCGTTATTTTCTAATCTACAATCTCTATAATCCCATTCGTTATCTAAAGGATCTAATGTTTTACTCATTACTGTTTCCTTGTATAGGGACTCAATCTTGGGCTATAACCTTTTGGCCAATTCATTTTAATTGTTAACATATCTCCATTTTGAGAAACAATATCAATAACGTGACCTGTTGGTGTTGAACTATCCCAATATCGTTCATAATTGTTTATAGTAATTGTTTTATGTTTTGATTTTCTTTTTTTACTTCGATCAATACTCCTTAGAAGTGCTTTAACGTAGTGATCTTTTCTTGGATCTTTTGTTTTCATACTTTAATATTACTAAATTTTTCGCACAAAAGCAAGAGATTTAATAAAGTTGGAAAATAAAGGTTGACCATTATGCTATATTTGTCGTAATTTAAAGCATAGGCAGAATAATTCAGGCAAACATAGGCAAACATAGCATCTTTGGAAAAAGCGAATTACGGTGTAACAACACAGGCGAATCGCACGATGCAAGGCAAGTGTTAACTAAGGCACAAATGATAATGGCTCTGCTAGAGAAAGAAATGCAACCATTAACTTATACATAAACAGCCAACTTTGGATATGTATAGGTCCCGTTGGATGAAGTAGGATTGATAGGGGTATCGGCCAACCACCTCTTTAGAGTCCGCAAGTTGGATGACTGATCTCTAATAGTGAGATATCTTCACCCGTAACTGGGTGAAGTATGGCCAAATCAGCTAATAGTAGTATAAAAAAACACATACAAATATCACAGTTATCAATATTGATAGAATAAAAAATCGTAAAGAAACTAACGAACGTTGTACAATAGAACTTTAGTTCTATTCCTACGTAGATACTGTTTCTACTCTTTGTCTAAATCTCTTAATGAATTTAATTTATCTTGAGCTGTGGCTAATGCTTCAAGTTTCTTTTCGGCTGTAGCAACATAATCAATATGCTCTGCAACACCCATAGGTTTTTCTAAAAACACCAATAAGTCTGCTCTTGCTGACGCTACATCACCCTCTAGTTTTTTAATTAATGCTTCTTTAATCATTTTGTTGCTCCTTTAAAGTGCTAATATTTACCATAGCCATATTTCTGCCAACTTTTTAATAACAACTGCTTCCATTCTGGATTTTTTCTTCTACCGTGGCAAATGATATGTAGTCTTGCCTCATTTGATTTGTTCCATACTGCGTGTTCTTGTCCTACATCAATTAAAAAAGCACTACCATTTGTAAATGGAACAGTACCCCAATTTTTGTATCTAAATTCACAACCTTGAGGATTATAAATTGAAACATTAACCGGAGAAAATGTTCTATGGTCATTATCTCTATGTGGCAAAATATAACCGCCCGGTTCTACCCACATAAACCTTAATCGTTTATATTCTCTAAAAGGAAATATATTTTTAAAATAGTTTGTTGTAACCGGACATTGTTCAGATAACGTTGTCCATTTATACTCAACTTGCTCTTCTGTTAAATGCTTAAACTCTTCATAACTATCCCAAGTATTAGTATATTCTGTACCTAACCCGTGTAAGCAACCACTTAACCAAGTTCCTCCTCCTGAATATTCTCTATGTATTACGCATTGATCTTTAACAGCTTGGGCTTCTTTAAAAATTTCAGGCCAAGGCATATTGTCATAAACATCTAATTCTAAATAAGGAATTGTTGTTTCATCATTTAGCCAATCATAAATGTTTTTTTCTTTAAGCCATTCTGGTTGCCAATGTTTAAGTAGTTCTTTTTCAACTTCTTCTTGACTGCTATGTTTATCGTCGTAATATCCCATTTATTTTATTCTCTCTCTTAAATCTGTTGAACTAAATCTGTGTTCACGTTTATTAAAATAAACTTCAATGTTTCTTCTTTTACAAATATCTGCACCAGTAAATGGTTTGGTTTTATATTCTTCACCTATAATACGTATATTAATTGGTAATGTTGATAATATGTCTTCACAGTCTTGTTCAGTTTGATAAGGAATAATTTCATCAACATATTTTAATGCTTTTAATTGTAAGTACCTTTCAAAAATAGTTTGTATAGGTTTATTCTTTGTATCAGGCCTATCAATTGTAGGATCACTTTGTAAACCAACTATCAAATAATCACATTTTGATTTTGCTTCTTCAAGCATAGCAATATGACCTGCGTGTAGCAAATCAAAAGTTGAAAACGTGATGCCTATTTTCTTAGACACTAGGTCCTATACCTCCTAATAACATTTTAAAAAAATTCATCATTGCATTATTTTCTAATTGTATTTCATAAAGTTCAGAAATAGATTGTTGCATATCGATAATTGAATAAGATAAAACTACTACTGCAAATGACATAACAATAACCAATGTCATTATTAGTTTTTCTCTAAACTTTATCGTTGTCTTTTGTTTGTTTTTCAATCGCTTCATATTCTGATAGTGGTGTTGATAGAGTATTTTCTTCTATATGTTTTTCTATTTCCCACATTTGACTCTCAATTCGATTTTGTTCTTTTGATAGTTCCCACCATTTTTCTAATTTTGCCCAATCAGTTTTTGTTTTGCAAAACTGAGGACGCAAAGGATCTAATTTTGCTTTTTCAGATTTTATTTCTTCTAATCTTTTAGTAAAGTCTTCCATTTAAATTTTCCAACTTTTTAATTGTTCTTTAGTAGGCTTCATTGGTTTACATTTTTCTACTTTGCCACCTTTAGCTAAAAACTCGTCCATTTTCTTTTTTAATTCTTTTGCTCTTTGCTCAGGTGACTTTCCACCGTATTCATCTGTTGATGAATAATTTCTATTAATGCCTTGGAACTTTCCCATATATTATTCCTGTTCTAATTTATTAAAAGCTTCTAATATCTCTTCCATAGTATACTTACCTTGGATATGATGTAGGTTAACACAATCCATTGTTCCATCTTCACGGACTACAACTCTCCACTTTCCATCTGGCGTTTCTACTTCATTTACTATTCTTTTCATAATTTATATTATAATACTTTCCAATAAATTTCAACCTATTAGTATAAGAATTACTATTAAAATTTGTTACAAATTTGTTAAATAGCTGTATGGTTGCTATAAAAAGTACGCATAATGATAAAAGTATTGAACTTCAGATATCTGAAGAACATAAAACTATATGTGTTAGTTGCAGTGGCGGGGCCGATAGTGCATTATTGTTATGGAAAATATTACAACATCAAAAACAAACAAATAATAAATTTAAAGTTATAATCTATACTAGTTCTGGAAGAACAAAAAATTATTTTAACTTCTATCACGCATTAAAAGTAATAAATTGGATTTTTGATTATACAAAATTTGATCACGATTATAGTTGGTGTACATTTCGACAAAAAGCAACAATTACTTCATCGATGTATAAACATATGAAAGCAATAGCATTACTTCATAAACCTACTTTGTTTATATCAGGTAGAACTAGTTGGCCACCTGAAGATCAACTTACACCATACTGGAAAGAAGGACAAACAACTAATTCTGAAGGTTTACCTTTTTCTATGAGTGAAATAATAACTTATCAAAGAAATAAAGACGCTCCTGTTATGGAAAAACTACAAGATACTGACAATGATGCAAACAAATGGTTTGCTAATGACACTTATTATTATACACCAATGATATCTGTGGATAAAAAATGGATATGGGGCTCATACAAGCACTACAAGATAGTAGGCCTGTGGAATACTACTCGTAGTTGTGAAGGTGATCAATCAATTCTTGAACAAAGTTGCGGTAAATGTTGGTGGTGTTTGGAAAGAGAGTGGGCCAAATCTTAACATCATAATAAATAGCTTTTAATGTTAGAGCAACAATTAAAAAAAGTAGTCAAACTTACCTCACACACTCAAAGAAACTGGGATGTCAGTGTACCGTTTCCTCAGCCCCACACTAAAAGAATAGTTGACTTTGCAATTAGCATACCAACAAAGAACGGAATTAACTATTTTGATCTAATATGTGTTACAGACAATACAATTAAAAGAGAATTATATGATTGTACATTAGGTTATACCATTGCTGGTGGCAAAGAACACAAAAATTCTCAAATACTTGCACCTTTAGTTTTAGTTTGGGTTAATAGATTTCAAAAAGCTTTAGGATCAAACAACGAAGCAAGAGGAAAAACTGATGAGTTTTATCAGGAAGAACATTCATTAATGCGAAAAGTTCAAAACGATTATCATTTTTTATCAGAACAATTAGTTTCTATGCACGTTGGTATCAGTAGTGCATACGCAAATATAATGGCAGGTAGCATTGGATACAAAACTGGATTTTGCAAATGTTTTTCTAACCACGAAAAAATGATGCACACGTTAGGCATTGATAAAAGAGTTGAATTAATGTTAGGTATTGGCGAAGCTAATGAAACGTTGCAATCAACTGAACATCACGATGAGACATTTGAATACGGAACAGTTTTAAAAGAACCAATTAAAATAATTAATCTATAAATTTTAAACCTTCAACTACATCTCCATCAATAAACATATCAACAGGATGTTTCTCTCCAAAAAATTCATTTGATACCCAAGCTTGTTCTTCTTTAATATAATCAAACCAAGGACTAACTGCATAAACTAAATTTGTTCTAGTTAAATTTGTTTTGTCAGCAAAAGGCCTATGTGTAATTCCAGTATCCCAAGAATACCATTTACCAGGTTGAAGATAATAACGACCATCTCCTTCAATTTCCATTCCAAATGCATCTTCTGGTGAGGTAACACTTAAATTAATTCTAGCTTCCATAAAAATAGAATCGTCTCTGTGCCACATATATTCATTTACATTTTTTCTTACTTCGTCATTATCTAGTTGTTGTAGTTTTGCTAATCTACTTCTTATAAAACTTCTTTTAAAAAGTTTTGTAAGCTCTGCAAGGTATTCGTGATTCATTACATCAGTGGGTGTGTTAAATCCCCAACTATCTTGATATGTATTCTTAAGAATTTTTTTCTTTAATTGTTTTTGGTCAGGATATTTTTTACAAAGGTTATTGTATGTTTCTTCATCAATTACATTATTTCTAAAAAGAAATTTAAAAGCACTATGAGTTCCTGTTTCTGTAGTTTTTCTCCAAATGTCTTTATCTAAACCAGCTACCATTGTTTTTTTCCAAATATCTAAATTTTCTAATATGAAATTCAAATCCATATTATTACGAGGATAGCCTAAAGTCTGTGCATTTTTTTCTACTTGATCTTTATATTTGTAATTTGGATTATATACTAAACTTAATCCACCGTACGTTGGATCTCTAAACATTTCTTTACCATATATGTTTAAAAAACCAAAGAAGCCAAATTTTTCAAAAGCAGATTTACAAGATTGTTGTACTTTAGAAAGGTCAATATTTGGGTGTGTAAAAGACAAAAACTTTTTATCAGTATTAACTGGTTTCATATTATCCATATAATACTGCAAATTAGTTTCTTCTTTTATCCACCAATGAGGTACAGTCTCATCTGGACAATCTTTTACATAAAACTTATATTTCATTATTGAAATGCTGGTAACTCTTTTAAATTTTTAATCTCTTTTTCTATTACAATTGTATGATCAGATTTTGTCCAATCTACTTCTGACAATTTTTTCAAATATATATCACAGGCTTCTTTACTTTTAAAAACTAAAGTATCTTCAATAGTATTGTAATCAATATCAATAACTTTATTAGCAACAACGTTTCCATTAGCAACTTGTTCTCTATAAAATTTTCCAAGCTCTTCTACGTCTTTTCCGCCCATTGTTTTATGTGCATTATCTGGTCTTAATTTATATCCACGTTTTTTATCCTTTAATTCTGGTTGGTGATAGTAATCCCACTCATTAGGATACTTACTAACCACATAAGGCGTTATACCGTTTAAATTATAATGTCTCCATACTATACAATACATATTTTTGTTCCTTTTCTTATATTTATTGTAACATCTGCGGTTGTAAAATACAATAAATATCATTATAATAGACTAAAATATTGGGAATAATAATGAAAAAATATACTAGAGATCAATACTTGCTTCTTTTAGTACAAATTATAACTCACTTATCAATTATTCCAATGATTATGTATGGATCATTACATCATTGGTTAATTGGATTTGCAGTTTATTTTGTTACTGGATGTTTTGGTATGACTATGACATATCATAGATTGTTAAGTCATAACAGCTGGAAGGCACCTAAATGGTTTGAATACTTTGGAACATTATGTGGCTTTTATGGTTTAACAGGATCAAGTATAGGTTGGGTAGCAATACATAAAGAACATCATCACCATACTGATAAAGAAGGTGATCCGCACTCTCCTGAACATTTAGGATTTTTTAGAGTGCAATGGCTGAGTATGTTTGAAACACCTAACCCAAGATATGTTATAAGATTAATTAGATCAAAGTTTCATTTAATATTGCATAATTGGTATTTTGCTATTCATTTAGTAATAGCAATAATATGGTATCTTATTGACCCAATGTTATTAGTTGCCGCTTATCTATTTCCAGCAATGATATTATGGAATGCTGGATCATTTATTAACACATTAACTCATACGTTTGGTTATAGAAATCACGATACAGATGATAACTCAACAAACATTCCTATACTAGGAATATTAATGTGGGGAGAAGGCTGGCATAATAATCACCATTGGAAACCACAAGAAGCAACGTTCAAATATAAATGGTGGGAGCTTGATATAGGATATCAATTTATAAAGTTATTATCAAAGAAAGAAAAATGAAAATATTAATAATGGGTTTGTCAGGTGCTGGCAAAACTACTTTAGCTTCAAAATTAGTACCAGTATTAAAAGCAAAATGGCTTAATGCTGATGTTGTTAGAAAGACTGATCAAAATTTTGATTATAGTAAAGAAGGAAGAATAAAACAAGCAGAACGTATGAAACAACTTGCTGATAGAAAAGTAAACGAAGGACATATTGTTGTTGCAGATTTTATTTGTCCTACAGTTGAAACAAGAAAAATTTTTAATGCTGATTTTACAATATGGTTAGACACTATTGAATCAAGTGACTTTGAAGATACAAATGAAATGTTTGAGAAACCAATAGTTGCTAATGGTGACGATGCAGATATTATTATTAAAGAAAAAAATGCTGAAGGGTGGATTGATACCATTGTTGGTACATTAAACACGATAGGAAACAATGCATAAAATTATTATAGGTACTCCAAGAAGTGGAACAAGCTTTGTTACTAAATGGTATGCAAATGAATATCCTCAATGTATTGCACTTTCTGAACACAGATTATTTGAGTACTTTGAGCCAGACTATCCTGATTGGCCTGACCTTGGCGATATTGAAGGTATAGATAACGAAACACAAAAAAGAATAAGAGAACTACCACCTGATTATATATTTAAAATGCACTCAGGTCCTGATATGAGCAAATATATTTGGGACTTTGTTTATCAAAAACCTATTGTTTTAGTTAAAAGAAAAGATTTACTTGGGCAATTTATAAGTTACGGAATAGGATGGACAACTTTTAAATGGTATTGGTATCCTGATTGGAAAAAGAATAATGGCATTAATGGATTAGAAAAAGGGCAAACATTTAATTATAAAAAAGAATGGTTTGATAATTTAGTATGGCGTATAGAAGATTTAAAAAAACGTGAAAGTAAATTAAACATTGAACGTACTGTTTGGTTTGAAGAGTTACCAGACTTTCCTAACAATGGTGAAATAATGATACGACAAAATCCAAAAAGCAACGATGAAAAACTTAATATAATAGAAAATAAAGATGAATTTTTAAAATGGTTTAAAGATTGGGTAGGAGAATGGAAAGTATAATACAATATAATTCATCACATAAAGAATTAGTAGAACAATTTCTTGAAAAAGCTAAAGCAGAAGGTAGTGCCGGAACATATACTCAAAAGAAATTTGATTTAGATAGTTTAGATGAAAAAAGTAGTCTTTGGATAGCATTAGTTAATGATGAAGTTGCTAGTATAAGTTATGCTGAAAGAAGTTTTATTACAGGTACACCAGAATCAATTAGAAAATGTAGATATCATATACTTAAAAAACATAGACACGGTCGCTATGGATTTAAAATGATGAAACATCAAATTGCTTGGGCAAAAGAAAATGGATTCAAACATTACTATTGGACCCACGATGTAAACGACAAAGCAATTAATAAATTATTTCAACACAAAAGAACTTATATTGTAGGAGATAATAGTTGGTTCAATGACGAAGACTATAAAAAATTAACTTTAGAAAAAGAACTATTGTTTCACGATTCTCCTAAATCAGATATGCTACAATACATTTACAGTTATTACATTGACGAATCATACGTATGGAAACCTACTAACGCAATTATAGAACATAGCCATAATGGAGAAAATGTTGATCCTACAAGAGTACTTTATTACAGGCAAAGTAAATATTGGTAATGAAAGCTTTAATGTTTAGTTGGAATGGGGAGGTCGATGCACTACAATTCAATAGTGACATTTATTTTTTACAACGATGGAAAGAACGTTTTACTAAAGACGTAAGAGATAAAGATTACAATTATCATTACACTAACAATTATGGAAAACGTGGACTGTGTATTATTGATAAAAATAATAAATTAGATGTAGAAGTTGGGCAATTCAATTACCATATTAAAAATCTAACAGATGAAACCCAAGGACAATATTGGCAAACATTAAAATTAGGAAAATACAAAATTATTAATAGTTCAATTTGCTATCCTGATCCTGAAGAACCAATACTACAAAAAAGTGAAATGATTAATAGCTTTGATTCTGGCAGAGTGCCTTATAAAATTTATTATGAACAAGGTAAAGAATTACTTTCAATGATTGATGATAATACATTAATTTTAACAGATTTACATTTTGAAGATAGCGAAATTGAACAACAAAAAGTTTTAAGTTTAAAAGAAAGAAATATAAAAAATCATTTAAAAGACTTTGGAACATTTACTAATAAAAATAATTACAATGCCAGTTTAGATAAAATATTAACAACACAGAACAGTAATATTAAAATTAGCAACATTGACGTGATTAAATGTGAAAAAGAAGAGTCTAGCTACGGGCATTGGCCGATTTCATTTAATATCCAATTTGCTTAAATACTAACAAATGTTTTCATTAATTAAACCACAGCATATACATACGATTGAGGTAGAGCCTACGACCTTTTGTAACGCAGGGTGTCCGTATTGCTCTAGACATAAGCCAGGTACAAGTGACGTTATAGAAGATCTAGCTTTAGAACATTTACCTACTCATTTATTAGAAAAAATGAAAGAACAGTTTGATTTATTTCAAGGAGCTGATAAAGTCAATGTTTGGTACTGTGGAAATTATGGCGATTCTTTAATGCACCCTGAATTTGAATTTTTATATCAATATGCATCAGAAAATTTCAAGAACGTTGGAGTTCATACTAATGGTGGAGGACGTACAACTGACTTTTGGCGTAATCTAGGAGAAACATCTAAACGCAAAGGATCATCAAATTGGGATATAGGATCAACACGTATAACTTTCTCTATTGATGGATTAAAAGATACTAATCATTTATATAGAAGAAAAGTTGATTGGGACAAATTAATTCAAAACGTTGAAGCTTATATTAATGCTGGCGGATTAGCTGAGTGGAAAATGTTAATATTTGATCACAACGAACACCAAGTAGAAGAAGCAGAAGCCTTATCAAGAAAATTAGGATTTGCACATTTTTCAGCTGAAGTTACAACTAGAGAGCCACCACCAGAAGAAGATTATCAAGAAGCTGTAAAAGTTGCAAAGAAAAAACCTGAAAAAAGAATTGAAAGAGTTAAAGAAGTTGAAGAAATAAAAACAAAGAAAACTGAAGAGATTAAAAAAGAAGTTTTTAAACAACTAAAAGTAAAAGAAGAAACTTGTATTTCTTGCAGAGGTATTGACGACCATAGAATGTATTTGAATCCTAAAGGTAGAATATGGCCTTGTTGTTATTTGTCAGAGGAATATGATTTATCAATACATCAATTAGCAAGAAAAGAAGAATGGCTAGTAGAACATTACAAAAACGATTTTAACAACTTTAATACACGTTCATTAATGGAAATTTGGCACCAGCCAGCTTGGAAAGAAATTACTGATGCGTGGACTACAAAAAAACGTGAGTTACGTAGATGTTGGAGAAGTTGTGAAAATGGTAAATGGAAGTCGTCTAATACTGTAATACAAAAACAAAGTGGTGATCCCAACTTACATATTCAAACATAAAATAAATACGTATATAATGAAATACCCATTTAAAAACTACGAAACCAATATACGTTATCATAAGATATTTGTGAACGACACAGCCACAAAAATAACTTCATTATCTGATTACGAACTGTTATTTCATTATTTTAAATTATTAAAGCCAAGAAAAATTTTAATAGCTGGAGGTTTTACTAATTGTGATTTCTTTTATGCTATACAAAGTTGTAATTCATCAGACGTTGAAGCAGTAAATTATGATATTTTAGAATTTGGAACTACCGAAGAACAAGTTAATGAAAAGCAAGACTGGCTGAAAGAATTTTTTGAATTTAATGGAGAATATACGTTTGTTAATGGTCCAATAAACTATGATGATCATATAGATGAAGATTGGGATTTAATATGGGATCACAATACAGGCAACCTGGCTGAACATATTCATAAATTCAAAAAAAATATTCCTGTAATTTTAACACATCAAGGTCATCCTTTTGTTCTTTTAAATGATGTACCAACAATAGATAAACATATACCATTGTCAGCTTGTACAAGAAACACAGTTTATTTTGGAGTTAGTGATACTGTTATGAAAAAACTAGTTGAAATAAACGACAACGAAATTATTCATCAGGCACCAGGAACTCAACGTGTCAAATACGGCATACTACCTTTCAACAGAGAACAAAGTTATCCTTATATTGCTCACGGAGTGAGTTGGCGTGACGTTTTAAGCAAACTAAAACAAGCAAAAAAATATCAATAGACAAACTAAATAACACTATAATTGTCGTGTAAAACAATCTAGGTTTGGACAATAGCATTATGAAAACAGTACAATTAGGAACCATATCTGTAATTCACGAAACGTGGCTACCATATGCCGCGGCTTGTCTCATAAGCTATTGTAATAAAATTCCACAAATAAAAGAAAACTACACATTTAACGAACCATTATATAAATTTAAGCCTGTAGAAGAATACACAGAACAATTTAAAAACATTGATATATTTGGTTTGACTTGTTATGTTTGGAATCAAGCATACAACGATCAATTAATGAGTCATTACAAAGATGTAAATCCAAACGGTATTGCTATGTATGGTGGACCTAATATACCTGAAGACCCAGAACTTGCAGAACAGTTTGCAAAAGAACATCCTTACATAGATATATTTTGGGTAGGTCCAGGAGAAAAATTAGTTAGCAATTTTTTAAAAAATATTGATGCACCAATGCAAACTCACGATGGAGGATTTGGTATTGGTTGGAATAATGTTGAAGTAGGACGTAAATTATATCAAATTGAAACTTATGAAATGCCTACACCATACTTAGACGGTACATTTGATTCTATACTTGCAAAAGAAAAAAGAGTTAAAGCATCTTTTGAAACTAATCGTGGTTGTCCTTTTAAGTGTGCATTTTGTGATTGGGGTGGACAAGCAAGATCTAAAGTTACAAAGTTTGATATGGATCCTGTTAATGCACAATTAGACTTCTTATACAAGCACACAAACATAGCAGAGCTTGAAATACTTGATGCTAACTTTGGTATGCTACCTAGAGATTTAGATGTTGTAAAGAAGATGAAAGCAAACAAAGAAGCAACAGGTAATAATCCTAAGATATCATACTCAGGACTTGCAAAGAATGGCAGTAAGTGGTTGCCAGAAATTATAGATATTATACATAACAATTTAGATGCAGACCAACGTAACCTAAAAGTAAGTTTTCAAACACACGCCAAACAAACATTAAAAGTTATTAACAGAGCAAACATTAATAATGATAAGTTATTGCCGTTAATTGACAGTTTTAAATCAAAAGGATTGCCTGTTACAAGTGAAATGATTATTGCATTACCAGGTGAAACAGCAGACAGTTGGTTATACAGTTTAAACAAAGATTATGAACTTGGTATTGATTTTATGCGTTCTTATTTTTTAAATCTTGTACCAAATACAGAAATATACACAAAACAATTTAGAAAAGAATATAAAGTTAAATCTAAAATACTTGCATTTCCTTATAGTTTTAGTGGACTTGGATATAAAAAATTACACAACGAACCAGAATTTAGAGATGAAAGAAGTACATATGAGTTTGAAGAAATAGAAATTATGCACCAATGTTCATCATATGATTTACCAGAATTATTGAAAATGTTTGATTATTGGTGGTTTTACCATAACTTTTATAATGCAAGAACCCTATCAAATTCTATTAAATACCTAGTGGAACGTGGTACATCGGTTGCAGATCAAATAAAAATGTTTTATAATAACTTAGATAATATGCCACTTATGAAATGGTTGGTTGGAAAAAATAGAGATATCATTACAAAAATATTTTGTGATGAAGAAAGAACTGAAGTACAAGATTTGGCTACATATCTTTATTTTAGTAGATGTTTACGTTCTGATGAAATATATCAAATTTGGCATCATAAAGAAAGTATAGTTGACGAGATGTCCACAATATATCCTTTAGATGTTGTTAAATCTGACGTTAACGAATGGAAAAAAGAGTTTGATATGAGTATGTATGGTACTGATGCAAGAATGAAAAATGCAAATGTAATAGCAATAGGACACGAAAGATAATGTGGAACGAAATAGTTAAAAACGAAATTTGGGAAATAGATGATTTTCTTAATGAAGAAACTGTTGAACATATTAAAAGAGAAATGTTTCAAGCAGGAACAACTGAACTAGAGCCAGGAGAAGCAATACTACCAAACTTTAGAAACTCTGGGGTTAATGCTACAACTTACAATTATACTGTACATAGAACAGATATACATAAAAATAAAATATTAATTGATTTATATATGGATAGAATAAATGAAGTGCTACAGCCATTAACAGAAACACCTGTACCTAAAACAAACTTAGAAGGGTTACAGTTGTTTACAAAAAGCTTTAGCAAAAGAGGTTGGTATGATTTACATACAGAACCAATTAACAAATATGGACCTTATGCTTTTATGCATTTCCTTTCAGATGAAAAAGGTGGACATTTAATATTTCCGAGTAAAGAAGGTTGTGAAAAACATTTAGAAAAATATCCAAAACAAAAAAATCGTTGGGAAGAAAATATAAAACTAGTTGAGTCAAAAGGTTTTCCAATGCGTTATCTAAACGATATTACTATAAAACCAAAATATAATAAATGTGTAATATTTGCTATTGGATCAGCACATTACGTTACATCTCTTGAAGGAGAAGTAAAAGAAAATGCAAGACCAGTAGTAACAGGTTGGCCTTATGCTACCAAAGAACTTATAGATGGGTTAGATCAGCATTGTAATTTTAACTATTACTTTGATGCTGAAAAACATCAAGAACCAAAGCCGGAAGATTGTCATTAATGTTAGAATTAAAAGATATAAAAGTAAAAGTAGATGATAACGAAATCATTAAAGGCGTTAACTTAAATGTTAAGCAAGGGGAACTTCACGCCTTAATAGGACCTAATGGATCAGGCAAATCAAGTTTAGCAAATGCAATAGTTGGTAAAGAACAATATGCAACAACTGGTTCAATTAAACTAAACAACAATGAATTAATTGATTTAGATGTAACTGAAAGAGCAAATTCTGGTTTGTTTATGAGCTTTCAATCTCCTCCTAGTATACCAGGTATAACAAATTATAAATTAGTAAGTCAATTTTCTAAACAATATGAAAAATATTTAAGTGACATTGAAAGATTAAAATTACAATCCGGATGGGCTCAAAGACATTTTAATGATGGTGCATCAGGTGGAGAGAAAAAGAAAAACGAAATATTACAACTGTTACATATTAATCCTAAACTTGTAATACTTGATGAACTCGATACAGGACTTGATGTAGATGCATTAAAAATTGTTAAAGAATTAATTACTGAAAACAAAGATAAGTTTGGATGGATTGTTATTAGTCATAATTCATCTGTATTAAGAAGCTTGAACCCAACTTATGTACATATTTTGCAAGATGGCAAAATAAACAGAACTGGTGATGTAACATTACTTGATACCATAGATGAGCAAGGGTTTAATAATGATAGAAAATAATTATATTATTGATAAAGAATTAGAAACAAAAATCAATATAACTGATATCAATAATTTAAATTTTAAAATAAAACCAAACGCAAAAGCTTGTTTATTTTTTGAAGCTAAAGGCAAAGCAGATAGCGATACAAAAATTAATGTTGAGCTAGGCGAAAATTCTTCTTGTGAACTTTATGGTTTTTTTAAAAATACAAAAAAGAAAACTAATTTAATTACTAATGTTGTACATAAAGGCAGTAAATCAAAATGTAATCAAGATTTTAGATTTGTTAATAAAAAAGGTATAAGTTCTTTTGAAGGAAAAATTACTGTACCAAAAGATGTAGTAAAATGCGAAAGTCATATGTTAAACAAAAACATTTTATTAGATAATGAATCAGATGCTTTTGCAAAACCAGAATTAGATATTAACAATGATGATGTTATTTGTACACACGGTTGCACAATAGGAGCATTAGATGAAGATCATTTGTTTTATTTGCAAAGCAGAGGATATACAGAAGATGAAGCCATTGAAGTATTAGTAGAAGCATTCGCTCATATAAGAACACAGGAACATATTTAGATGTGGGAAGAAAGAATCATAAACGAAGTCTGGTATACTGAAAATTTTGTTGAAGAAGAATTAATTGATGACGTTTTAAAAAATATAGAAAATTCAGACACAAAAGAATTAGATGGTAACGAACAACCACATATAATAAGTAAATCTTATTACAACTATAATCATATCAAATATAATATACACGAAAATAGTAAACTTGTTGTACAAATCATTACAAAACTAAATGAAGTTCTCGAAGAAGTATATAAGCCAATACTAATACAAGATATAAATCCTAAAAATGTATTACAATTTACTACAAAAACTTTTAACCCACAAAGCATATACAACGTACATACTGAAAGAAGAGACATTTATGGTGACTTTGTTTTTGTACATTATCTAACTACAGAAGAAGGTGGTGAACTAGTATTTCCTAATGAAATTATGTTAATGGATCATTTTGATACATACCCAGAAGAAAGAGGAAACTGGGAACAGTTTAAAGAAAAACTAGAAACACAACCTTACCTTGCAGGACCTTTAGCAATAAAACCAAAAAGAAACTCTTGTGTATTATTTAGAGTAGGATCTGCTCACTTTGTTAACCCTGTTAGAAATGCTAAACCAGGATGTCGTGCTGTAATTACTGGCTGGCCTTTTGCAAATATGGGCTGGAAAGATAAATATAATTTTGATGCAGAGTCAGAAAAAGAGAACCCGTAAAAAACTTTCAAAAAAACGTAAAAAATCACAGTCAGAGCCATTTGGTTATCAGCCAAATAATCCTTTGACGAAATATTACGCAAAATTTATTGAAAGTAAAACTAAAATATAAGCCAGTAAATTAGAAATAATATTACTAGTATTGCTGGAACTTGTTGAATTAGTAGCCACTCTATCCACTTTTTTATTTTATAGCTTAATGGATCTTTCATTAGAATAAAAACTTTTTGCCTCTTGCAAATTCTTCGTAGTTCATTGTAAGTTCAGCACCTTTTTTAATCTTCTTTGTAGACACAAATGTTTTTTCAACAGTTATAGTAATTTTAGTATCTACTAATGTAAGGTTGGCATCATCATTGTGATTAACAAATGTATCCTCGCAATTCATATTGTGTGTATCACTTACTGGCATTTTTCTTGGTGCTTGTTCTTTTGGTAAAGCAGGACCTTCTAATGTTACAACTGTTTTCCCTTTAGGAATATCTTCCATAGCAAACCTGCCGTGGCCGTGTATTTCAGATTCTTTTATTTCAGTTTTAAACTGCCAATTGTTGGGCATCTGCTAGTGCCTTTTGTGTTTTATAATTATTATTAATACGTAGCTCACCCATATTATTATTTTCATTCCAATCAGCATCTGGGATTTCTTGCAAGTCTGATTGATTTTTTAAACTAAACATTAAACTAATTCTAGGTGTGCTACCTGAATTAACTACAGTATGAGTGAAACCAATATTTAAAAAGTATGCTGACCCATCTGGTTCTAAATGATATGCTTCTTCTTTACCTTTACGCCAAAAATAATTTGTTGCTTCTTTCTCTGCAAAGATAGGAACAATAACTCTTACTGCATAAGTTGGATCATAATCAATATGTGGTGTAAGTGTTTTACCTGGATCTAATCTAACAAGTCTAACTCTAATAGCATCAGCATTAAATGAATTTACAACTTCTTGAAAGTAAGTTCCTTTATATTGCTCTGTTGGAGTATTATAATTGTGTTCATTAAGTGCTGGATCTAAAGATTCACCACGTCTTGATTTCAATTTATACTTTGCAATTCTACCAATTGACTCATCACCTGTACCAGCAGTTTTACCAAGTGCTTCACAACTTTCAACAGTTGGTGCAGGAGCAGTAGGATCAAATTCAGTTAAATTAATTTGTTTAAAGTGTTTGTAAACACTCATAACTAATTCGTGATTATTTGAACATAATGCTTTGTTAGTTTCCATTACGTCACCGTAGCTGTTACCTAGTTTTAAAGCTTCTTCTTGAAGTTTTTTAATGTCAAACTTCTTGTTGAATTTCCACATTGTAGGTAATTGATATTTTTTTCTAATTAACATACTATATATTATCCTCAATTTTTATAGTATTTATGAGATGGTAGGCGATGTAAGACTCGAACTTACGACCTTTCCGTTATCAACGGAATGCTCTAACCAACTGAGCTAATCGCCTGTGATTAGTGTATAGAAACAACCTCAAAGTCCTCGCCAAACGAAGTAAATCCATTCTCTTTTACTACATTCATTATAGAATTAACTCTGCCAGTTAATTCATCTTTGTGAGAAATTAAGAATACATTTTTCTGTCTTTCTCGTGTTAGTTTTTTCAATATAGCCATTGAAGACTCAACACCTTGAGTATCCATACCACTATCTATTAATTCATCTATAAACAATAAGTTAATAGGTGCGTTAGTAGACTCGTATATATCTCTAAACGCCCAACTTAATCCTAATATTAATCTGTTTCTTTCACCTCTACTTAAATTATCAAAATCTAACTCTCTTCCTAGCTCTGTAATTTCTACACCTAAATCACTCTGGAAAATAACTTCGTGTGGTAAACCTAAATCTGTAAGGTATCCATTAAGTCTTGAATTTAAGTAGTTTAAATTTTGATCTATAATTTTCTTTCTAATAAATGAATCTTTACTTGTTAATAGTCTATATAAAAACTCTTGGTGTTCTTTAAGTTTAGTTAAATTATTCATCATAGTATAATCTAATTCTTCAATATTTTTACTCTGTAAAGTTTCAATTTGTTCCGTGTGCGGATTTTCTTCTGCTTTAAGTCTATCATAATCTTGTTGTAAAGAACTTAAATTCTGTTTATGCCCATATGCTTTGTCTATATCTTGATAAAATGTTTCAGGTTTAGGTCCAATATCGCCGAGTGTGTGTATGCGATTTTTTGTATGTGTCATATTTTTTTGTATGTGTATGTGTTTTTCTTCTGTATGCGTTATATTATTTTTTGTATTTGCGGCGATTTTTTCGTGGTCCTTGACGTCGTGCAAGTTCTGTTTACACGTAGGGCATACTTCCTCCTCAAGGCTCTTCAACTCTTCCCTCAAATTCTCAAGGGTCGTTTCCAATGATTGTTCTTCACGTACATCATAATCTAGCTGTTTGTTAAGTGTAGTAAGCTCTTGTGACTTCTCTTTCCATTGTGCTAGTGCTTTGTGCTGTTCTAGTTCTTTATCTATGTCTGTTTGTTTTAATTCAGTAATTGCTTGATCCAACTGCTTTATTTGTTTTTCTTTGTCTTCTTGCCAAGCTGTACTTTTAATCTTAAACTTTCTAATAGTTTCTTCTATACGTTCGTTGCTTTTCTTAACAGCATCTATTCTAGCTTCTTCGTTAGTAATATCCGCTTTAGTTAAACGTACTTGTTCTTTTAGCCTATCTGCTTTATCACTTAATTGTGTTATACCCAATAGCTCTTCAATAAGCTCTCGTTGTTCTGTGGGCTTCATACCCAAGAACGGCATATTATAAGTGTTAAGTGCAACTAGATGTTTAAACAAGCCGTGGCTCATACCAAATATACGATTGATTTCGTCTTGTGTTAATCTGTTTTCGCCTTGTGCTTCGTCGGTATCCTTTTCGTTAACCACTTGGTCATCGCATATGAACTTAAAGTGATTTGGCTTACGACCACGTTCTACTCTATAGCTGTGTCCGTTTACTTCAAACTCACACGACACAAACATATTTTTTTGATTGGTTTTATTAATTAAATTATCACGTTTGATGTTTGTTATTGCATCTCCAAACAGTACAAAACTTAATGCATTTATTATAGTAGTTTTACCAGTACCATTTCGTGAGCCTTCGCCACCTAAATCTAAGTTATTCCCTAACACTAGAGTTAGTCCAGGTTGATCTAGTTTTACTACCTGCGTAGCGGCACCCACACTCATAAAGTTTTTAATTGTTAAGCTTTTTAACTTTATCATAATCTATTATAAATCTCTATTAAAACACTATTGTCAAAAGTATCACTTTCAACTTTAGCTAATTGATCCAACACAATTTCATCAACTGATTTAAATGATATTTCTCCTTGGAACTCCATTTCTTCTTCTATTTCTTTATAAGGCAATAAACTTATTTCTCTTAACTGATATGTGTTCTGAAAGTTTTCTTTAATAAAGTTAGCTTCTTCGTAGCTAATGTCCATATCAATTTTAACTCTTACATTACATTCAGCTTCTAAATAATCATCTGGTGCTTCTAGCAATTTGCTTAATGGTAAAATTCTATACTTGGGTCCATCTGCCCATATTTTATATTGTGGTTCTTTATCCCATTCCAAAAACATACAACCTCTATCATTGTCCCACGCATCTGAATAATTGTGTGCAAATGGATTTCCAATGTAGCTTATGTTTCCTTGATGCTGTCTTTTATGAAAATGTCCAGTGAACACTTTTTCAATATTGCCAAAGTGACTGGCTTGTATTTCTCCGTGATCAGGCATCTCTACCATTGCATTCATTTTAAAGTTTGGCAATTCAAAGTGTCCAAACATATACTTGGCTTTTATTTTTTGTATCTTTTTCCATTCGTTTCCAATTAACCAAGGTACAATAGCAACATCATCCTTTACTAGGATTTCGTTTACTACTTTTATTTTTGGAATTTCATTGGCAAACACCACAGAAGATATTTCACGTTTATCACGATAAAATAAATCGTGATTTCCTACGATAAAATATACTTGCTCAAAATTATCACTCAGACGTTTGAGATTTGAGATAGAATAATTGAGTGTACTAATGTTGATTGAGGATCTGTGGTGATGCCAATCTCCTAAGAAGATGCAAGTTTCTGCTCCAAACTTTTTCGCTTCTTCTATAAACCATTTGGTAAAGTTTTCACAGTCGTTATTATGCTGACGACTATTATTCTTTAAGCCAAAGTGAATATCCGTAAAACAGGCCGCTTTTTTAAACATAAATTACTATCTCAAACAATTAGTAATTGTATTACTTTTTTGCTTTTTTGTCAACAAATTTCTTGGCGCCCCAACCACGTTTTATGGCTGGTGGAATCATAGGTTCTTCGCCCATTGCTTTTGATTCATTTTCCATTTGTCTAGTAAAGGAAGGTGTTTGTCCGTGAGCTTGTAAAATATCATCTCTTAATGATTGATGTTTCTTTTCCACATTTAAAATTCTTGTAAAGGAATTGGTAATTGCCGCTGTATAATATGCAAATGGATTTTCTGATTTTGATTCATCAAACTGTAATCCAATTTGACTTAATTGTAAAAGAGCTTGTGATCTCATTTCATCATTATAGGTATAACCACGCCAGTTACCTCTTGATCCATATCTTTCACAAAGTTTCATAAACATCAATGCTAACTTGTTTGTCATTTTTCCGTGTTCTAAACTAAAATGACCATTCTCTAATCCATTAACCCAATGACTTCTTCCTACTTCAGTCCATACATCATCTTTTAAAATATAATGTTTAAAAGGAATAAAATTTAATTTTACTTTGGTATCTGCTACTGTTTTTGGTTTAGCTTTTCTATCAGGTTCATCTGGAATATGATCGTAAGTGTAAGCTCTAACAACAACGTCTTCGGGTAATACTTCTTTTAACTTAACTTGTACTTCTGATACTTTTCCTCGAGATAAACCAAGCTCTTCTGCTTTTAATTTAGTAAGCCTATCTGCCCTGTTTCTTCTAGCTTGTAAAAGCTTGGTTTTATTCATTTTTTCTATAGGATCAACTAAAATAAAGTCGTAAGCTGAGTACTTTGGATCTACATAATAGCAGTAACTTCCTTTGCTTTTATGGATTTCTTTTAATATGTCTTTATTATTTAGATAATTTACTCGCTTCATATAATATTATATACGGATTTTTGGCAAAATGGTCAACCTCTTTATTAAATAAAACTATATATAATTATCACTATAAATATTAATATGACAGTAAGAAAAGATTTCAGAGCACGTATACAAGCAAAGCCCGGAGCGAAAGACCGTATATATGGTCCAAAGAATCCGTTCACTAATGTTATTGCTCCTTTGTGGACTACTAATGGTATGATAATGCCGTATACACCGGCAATTCAAGTAACTCATACATCAGTTGAATATTCGCAATATTCATTACCACAAACTAACTTTGATTACTTTGCATTTAGTAAAAGAAATTCACCAATGTTATCAGTAACAGCAACGTTTACAGCACAAAACCAAGCAGAGGCAAGATATATGTTAGCTGTTCTACATTTTTTAAGAGCAGTTACAATGAACTATTATGGTAGACAAAATGGGGATTTAAGAGGTATTAATCCACCAACATTATTGTTTAGTGCTTATGGTCCTTATATGTATGACAGAGTTCCTATGCTTATTAGAAACGTAAGTTTTGGTTTAGACCAAGATGTAGATTATATCAGCTGTGAAGCTGAACCAGATAATCAAATAGATTCAGAAACTGGGTACGGAATGTACACTAGTAAAGAAGCTGATGCTAATGATGGATTTGCAGGGACGTCTCCAAATGTAGATTCAACACCTGCCGCTAATTTAGAAGCTCAAATTGGACAAAGTTATGTTCCAGCAGTATTGGCGATGTTTATGGAATTAGTTTATGCACCTACTCCTAGTAAAATGCGTGACGAATTTAATTTGGAAAAATTTAAAAGCGGACAATATATTAACGATACAGATGAAGGAATAATTTAATGGCTGGAAAAAGTTCACCATATTTTAGAACACCACTAGTTGGTGACTACAGGGATCTTTTAAGTTTACCTAATATACCTGCATCTGAAAATGATGAGTACTATACAATTGAAAACAAATACGATCGAAGACCAGATTTATTAGCAAATGCAATATACGGCAGTACAAGATTGTGGTGGATATTTACAAAAAGGAATATGAACTTGATACAAGATCCTATAAATGATTTTCGTGCTGGAAAAGTTATAAGAATTCCACAAAAATCATCTGTAGCAAGTTTAATACAATAAGATGGCTGACAGTTTAAAACTTTGGAACGTTATCGAACGTGATGTTTTTAAAGAAAATCCCGTACACGATTATGAAAGAATATCATATGATGTTTCTTTGCATTTAGCTAACACTACAGACACAGCTAATTGGCAGAGAGCTGAACGTAAACTTGCAAATGCACCTGATATAAATTCAATTAACTCTAAAATGTTTAAAGGTGGAGTAGTAACTTTAATTGAATCAGCGTCAACTATTACAACAATGACAGATTTATATATTGAAGGTATTACATCTCCTAACAAAGTAACTGACACAGGATTTTCAACAAAATGGAGAATGAGTGTTGTACAACCATTAGGTGTTAGTTTAATTGAAAACATTTACAAAGCCGCGGCAGTATTAGGAATTAAAAATCATTATTCACATCCTTTCTTTTTACAAGTAATTTTAAAAGGAAGAAAAGCAGACGGAGAACTAGAAGTTGAAATACCAAATACTAGAAGATTATATTGTGTTTATATTAAAAATATTGTCTATCAAGTTGATGTTGGATCTGCAAATTACCAAATTGAAGGAATTAGAGCTGGTGATTTAAACAATGCAGATGATCACCAATTAGTACAAAAAACTACATTAGAAAATATTGACACAATGGGAGACTTTCTAGATTCTTTTCAAAAAGAAGTTAATAAACAAGAAAGACACAAACTTGGTTCAACTAAAGCAATATTAGATCAATATGTATTTAGAATAGATTCATTAGAACATACAGAAGCACCAGTGAGCAAAATTAATGACTCAGAAATTGCCGCTGATGATAAAAAAGATAGTAGAACACTAGATTTTGAAGGTAAGATGTTTGCTGAGATTGAAAGAAACACAACCATTAAAGAAGTACTAGAAAGATTTATGTCTCGTAATAAAGTAATGCAGAAATTAATACAAGCAACTAGAGACCAAATGATGGATATGACGTGGGCAAAAAAAGAAATTGAAAAATTAAAAATTGAAAAATATTTGTTTACAATATCTACGCATAATGAATTACTTAATTATGATTCTCTTCGAAGAGATTATGCAAGAAAATTTATTTACACAATAACAGTTATGCCAATGATATCAGTAACGGCGGCTGTTAGAAAAGAATTTGATAAGAAAAAAGCATATACCGAAAAACGTGTTAAAAGTATGATTGATAGAAAAATATTAGTTAAGAGATATGATTATTTCAATACTGGTATGAATTTAGATGTACTTAACTTTAATATTAATTACAACTATCAATATGTTTATGGTTTAGACACAATGGTTGGTTTGTTTAACAAGTATTCAGAAGCTTTTGAAACTGTTATTAATACAGCTAATACAAGCCAAGAACTTATTAATAAAGTAAAAGAAAATTCCAGCGATGGAACTAAAGAATTTTTAAAAGCAACTAGTAGTGATAGTGAAGATGCTGAAAAATTATCAGTTGGTGAAAAATATTGGATCAAGGTAATGCAACAAAGAAATCTACAAAATATAAGAGAGATGTTTGATAGTGGTACAATAGAACCTGACAATAATACACTAGAGGCATATAACGCCTTAGTCGAAGACTACAATCAAACATATAAGCAATACGAAGAACTAGGAGGTCAAGAAGCTGACCATTATCATCCTATTCTAAATCCTAAAAAATCACCAAAACTAAATGCTTTAGACACATATACATATCATCCACGGTACGGCTGGGGATTACCTCAATCAAAAAATAAAAATGTATCTAAACTTGGTGCACAAAATATATTAGCAGAAAATCTTAAAGATGAATTATATGAAGAAGCACTAAAAGAAGATCAAGGTGGAACACAATTTCCAACACAATTTTATGAAAGATATGTTGATCCAACTAATGAAGGTATGATAGGAGTATCGTCAGCTGACGGTTCTGGGTTTAATACACTTTTACGAAATGCTAAAGTTGGTTCTGCAGAAATGGTTAGAGTAACAATGGATATTATTGGTGACCCATATTGGTTAGATCATCCAGCTTATTCAAATAAAGATGATGGTGAAAAATTTCCTCATATGGCTGATTATAAAAAAGAAAACTGTGTATTGTTTTGTTCTTTAATACCAAGTGAAAAAGATGCATCTACTGGTTACCAAAAAACACTAGCACAAAGAAACAATGAATTTTTAACTGCTGTATATAGAGTATGGAAAATTGAACATAAATTTTCTAATGGAATGTTTACTCAAACACTACATATGATTAGAGATGCAATTACAGATTTATCTTTACTAGTTGACGGTGATATTGCAAAGCCGCAAGATAGTACAGCTACTAATGAAGGTCAAGTAAGTTATGATTCAAGTGAATTTACCGGCGCAGGCAAATACAAATATGAAGAAAAAACTGCACCAACTAAACCATACGATGATAAAATGGATCAAAAAATAAAATCTATGAAAGAATCAGTAAAAGAAAAACAACAAGTGTGGTGGAATCCATCTGACGTTCACGGTACTATAACTTATGAATCTTTAAAAGAAGATGAAAAAATGGTAGACTGGTCTCAAAAATTTATTAGAGACGATATACACAATTTTGATAATCCTGATACATTTGAAGATATTAAAAGAATGTATGACGCAAATGTTTTAGGAGGAGTCCATAACGGTGCAATCAGTTTAAAAGATATACATAAAGATAAAGATTTAAATGGAGATGGCAATATAGATATTGAAGAAATTATGTTATCTAAAGATAATAAAAGTGAAGCTGAAATAATAAATGAAAAAAGAGATAAGAATTCAGAAGTTAAAAACGATGATGAAAAAACAGAAGGAAAAGCTGTTTATGTACCAGATCTTAAAAGTGGTGAAGAACTAAAATTATTCAATCAAATGCAAAATGATTTTTCAATTATAAAGGAAATAAAGTAATATGGCAGGTAAAAACCAATCGTCAGTTAAAAACTTTAGAAACACAGCTGGTCTTAATACTAAAGCTGGTGGTACAACGTCAATACAACTAGCAGAAGTAATGGATAATGTTGACTATGCTAGACTTGGTAGATTAAGAGTTTTTATACAAGGTAGCCAATCTGATAAGCAAGATCCAAATAATTGGAGAACAGTAATTTGGTCTTCTCCTTTTGCAGGTGCTACAAACCCTACTTCATTAATTAAAAGTGATGATGCTGATAATGAGAATATGTATGCGGCAACACAGAGAAGTTATGGTATGTGGATGATTCCACCTGATGTTGGAAATATTGTTGTAGTAGCTTTTGTTAATGGTAAAGAAAACAATGGTGTGTGTTTAGGTTGTGTTTTCCAGCCAAGTATTAATCATATGATACCTGGTATTGCTAAAGGTAAAACAGCTACGCCAAATACACCAAAAGTTCCAGTTGCAGAAATTAATAGAGCTTCAGCCGAAGCTCAAAATATGAACATCTTTGAAAAGCTTGATACAGCAAAAATGCCAGATCATTTATCAAAAGGTACATCAGATAACGTTAGACGTCCGGCACACACACCTTTCTATGATAGACTATTAGTACAAGGTTTAGAAAATGATAACATTAGAGGTTTAACAGATGCTAGTGCTAGAAGAGAATCACCTAGTAATGTATTTGGTATTTTAACACCAGGTGGACACCAATTTATTATGGATGACAAATCCGGTGGTAGTCATATGAGATTTAGAACAGCCGGCGGTGCCCAAGTGTTAATGGATGACCAAACTAGTACAGTATACGTCACAAACACAAATGGTACAGCTTGGGTTGAATTATCTGCAAACGGTAAAGTTGAAATATGGGGTGCAGATTCAATTGCTATGAGAAGTGAAAAAGATTTTAATATTAGAGCTGATAGAGATATTAACATTGAGTCAGGAAGACATATCAATATTAAAACACACTCAACTAAATCAGCTATTCCTGAAACACAACCAAAATCAACTGTAGACTTAGAAGATATATCTGGTAATGTATTTTTTGATATAGCAGGTAGATTTAAAGTTGTGTCTACAGAAGGAACAGATTTAAGTACATCGCAAACAACAAACATATATTCAGGTGTAAATCATAATTTAACTGCGGTAGGCACTAGTAATATTACAGCAGGTGCTGGCCACTTTGAAACAGCATCACAAATACATATGAACGGACCGGCGGCAGGAACAGCTCTACCTGTAAGTGCTATGGAACTACAAAAAGACGTTGATGGATTTTTATTTTATACTAACATACTTGAAGAAAGAACTGCGGAAACACCAATTTATTCTCCAAGAAAAACTGAAACAAGAATTGGTTCAATATTAACAAGATTTCCAACTAGAGAACCATATCCATTACACGAATCACAATCAATTGAAAATGCTACTGTTGTTGATGAGAGTATTACAGAAACACAAATAGCAGAAGCTGAAAGTACATACAAAGAAACAAAAGTAGCAACTGAAAATGAAATGGCATCTGTAACTGAAAAAGTAAACAACCAAAGTAATTTAACAGAAACATATACATCATTAGTTGATGAATCTGTTGCTGGTATAAGTGAAAATATGAAAAAAGTAACTAATGAAATTAAAGAATTATTAACTAAAAATAATAAACTTGTTCCAAATTTAGATCTTACTGATATAAACAAAAAGAAAGCATTTGACGACTTGATGTTTGTTAATGAAGATTTACAAAAAAATATTATCTTACCAAACTTAAAAGCTAAAGACTTATTAAGTAAACATTCTCCTCAATCAATTGTAACTACAGCTAAAAAAACAATTAAAAAAATTAACACTTTTAAAAATTTTAAAGACGGTACATCAGTTTAAGACTTATACCAAAATTCTTCCCATTCAGGAAAATAATCAAAAACTTTTTTGTTATGAACTCTATCTAGTTTATCTGTATAAGAACAAAATTGTTTCCAAGCAAGTTCATCACGTTGTTCTGTTTTAAACATATGAACTGCAAAATTGGCTATACGATCTGCGTGTTCTGTATCAGTTAAACTATTCCTAAACTCTAACCATTCTTTAAGGTATCGTTGTTTAAGTGCATTTGGTAAATGCACAGGATTTAACATATTAGGATGAATAACTTCCCCAGCTTCAAAGTTTCTTGGATTAGGATCAAGTTCAAAATAATCTTTATATACTTCAGGTAATCTAGCCGCCTGCATATTAGATATAGTTACTATTGGACCTATCCTAACATTTGGTAGTTCTCTAAAAGATTTTATATTTGCTATTACTGTATCCCAATTGCCACCTTCTCTAAAATAATTATAAAAAGATTTTGATCCATCTAAACTGACTTTTAGATATACTTCTTTGAAATTTTTAAGTAATCCTTTAACATCATATTTTTTAAACTTACCTGCTATACTTCCATTTGTTGTTACAATAAAATTTATACGGTCAGCAAATGGTTGAAGTTTTTCTAAACAATTATAAAAGCTATTTTGGAAAAAAGGTTCTCCACCTGTAATTTCTATTTCAATTGTATCATCTTTTATAAATTGTTCTATTTCATTTAAATTTTCTAATCTAGTAGCATAACTTGGTCCTAATTTATGTAAATCTGTTTCGTCAAACTCTAATAAATCTGGATTTTGTTTTATAATTTTTTCTAAAGTTGAACTATATTCTGCTGAACAATGCCTACAAGCATAGTTGCAAACATTATCAAATCTAAATTCTATTCTTTTAAGATTTTTAATTTTACCTGTTTTGGGATCTATATTATCTGTAAAATAACTATCTGGTTTTTGTTCATCGAGCTTTATTCTTTGCCTATAACTGTTAGCACCAGATTTTTCCATATACTCACAATCATAACAAGCTGTTGGCCAGTCACCATTTAACAATTGCAATCTTTGAGAACAAAGTTCTTCGTCATTGATTGCATCTACAATACTTGTATGTTTTTTAGTTGTACCACTTGTTGACCTATAACAAAGATCAACTCTGTTATGTTTGAAATTAACTCCAGCCATACCAAGTTGGCACACCAACGGTTTTTTACTGCTCATACTACTATTTAATGGCCACAAAAAAAGGCGACCCGAAAGCCGCCTTTATCTATAATTTAAATTTAAATTACTATTTACTGTGCGTCTACTGGCACGTCAGCTGGTGTAAAAACACCTGATGCATATAAGCCGATTACAATAATAACTGCTACACCAACCCATACCCATTTGTTTTTAAAAAAATCCATTGTTGTTTTTCTCCTTATTACAAGAAAGGGCGATATAACCGTTAAGCGACATCGCCCTTACTTTTAAATTAATCTATATATTGATTATTTTCTGTTGTAGATATGATACAAGATCCAGATACCTACTAAACCTAGTAATCCTTGATCACTAAAGCCTGAAAGTATGCCTTGTACATTACCTATTACTGATATGTTAGGCCAGAATGGAATTCCTTGACCTGAAAATAAAACTTCAAGCACTATGCCTAAAGCAATTAAACTCACGCCGGCTTCTGCTAATGCGGCCGCCCACGTTTTAATTTTACTAACAATATCCATAACTTCCTCCTTTACGTAATGTTTTCAATTCGTCTGTTATGTTAATCTTAATAATATATTAATGTATATTTACAATTAAATCAACCTATTAACTACCCATATTTGGATTGACGTAGTAAAACAGCGATTATTTTGGTAAAATTTGTTGATAAGTCATAAAAAAAGGGCGAGTAAAAACCCGCCCTTTAGTATTGTAACGTTTAAGGTCTAATTACGCAACTTTGTTAATTAGAGTTTTGCCATTGTCTTGTAAAAGAGCAATAACAGAATTTTTCATTCCTTTTGCAACTTGGTAATTACCAGTTCCGATAACTCTTACTGAGAAATCATAACCTTTATTAATCAAGTTAGTAGTTGGTGTAGTTCTTTTCATTTTCAAGTTTTTGTACTTGATTACACCACCGTTTACGTTACCTTTTGCATCAAGAGAGTTTTTAGCTTCGTCAAGAAAAACGCCTACTTTGTTTTTCACGTTGCCTTTTACAAATTCTCTTGTGTATACTACGTATTGTTTAGTTCTAGCCATCTTAATGTTACCTCCGATTAAATTAGCTAATTTATATGCTATATTTTTAAACATAATATAAACATAATATACTAGAAGTTGTTATATGTCAACCAGGAAAATGATCTTATTTGCCCAATTTTATACCAGCTTTTTTGCAGAAGGATTCTGGGTTTTTAAGAATGTCTTGTTGGATTTCTACTAGCTTGAGTGTAATATCAACTGAATTTAATGGATCAGTCCAATAATCAAACTCAAGATCCTTATTATATTTTTCAGTTATTTCTTGGAGAAGTTTTATTGCTACGTCTCTATCCATATGCCACGGATCTTTTCCATTAGCAAAGTTTTTTAAATCCGAACTCATACTATTATAATATATGATCTGCTATATGTAAGTCAATCAGCTGTTTAGCCGTAAAGTATTGATCACTTGGGGAATCTAATTTAGCTTTAACTTTAGCTAAAGTCATTCCAGTTGCTTCTTTTAATATTTTAAAGCATCTATCTTCACAGTTTTGGTTTTCTTCCATCTGTGATTTCATATCGTGCATCTTGGATTCCATAGTATCAGAATGTTGGTGGTTCATTATTCCAGTATTCCAACCAATATATCTTTTACCCTGTTTTCCACTTGCAAATATTAAAAAGGCGGCACTCATTATAGCACCAACTCCAATAGTGGAGATATCGTGATAGCTTTTTTTCATTACGTCTATTAGGGCAAATGTTTCGTAAAGATCTCCACCGGTAGAGTTAACATAAAGTTGTAAGGTTCTTTTGGGCTTTTTGGCTAGGTTAGCCGATAGAATCCACTTAATAGCTTTTGCTATATTTTCTTCTGTGATTTCGCCTGACAAATAGTGGACATCGTTATCTAATAAGGTAACGTCAATCCTGTCATCAGCACCCCAATTCTCATATTTTTTCATATTATTATTTGCCCATTAGTTGCACGATATTATATACAACTATATTTATATGGTCAACTATTTTAGATTAGATAAGTAATTATATACGCATATAAAAACCACTATAAATATTAACAGAGAAGTAGATTATGGCATACAGTAGTTCAAATAGCGGAAATGTACAAGTAAGCTCATTTAGTGGCACAAACGCCAAAGGTGCGACTTATAAGGGCTTTAGCACAGTAGCGGGTGTAAAATCAAACCAGTTATATGACTTGGATATTATCAAGCAGGATTTACTTAACCACTTTTATACTAGAAAAGGCGAAAGGGTTATGAATCCAAATTTTGGTTCAATCATTTGGGATATGTTATACGAGCCAATGGACGAATCAACTAAAGAAGAAATTGAAGAGGACACAAAAAGAATTATTAATGCTGACCCTAGAGTAAAATTAGAGTCTACAAGAATTGAGGAATTTGAAAATGGTCTAGTTGTAAATGTTACAATGAACACTATACCGTTCAATAAAAGAATTAACTTACAATTAGATTTTGAGAAAGAAACATTATAATGAGTCAGATAGTTAGACAGAACAATTTATTTTCAGCAGAAGATTGGCAAACAATCTACAGAACATTTTCACAAGCAGATTTCAAAGCATATGATTACGATTCAATTCGTAACTCAATGTTAAATTATATTCAAATAAATTATCCAGAAGATTTTAATGACTATATTGCATCAAGTGAATTTATTGCTATCATAGACTTACTTGCTTTCTTAGGACAGAGTTTAGCTTTTAGAACAGATTTAAATTCTAGAGAAAACTTTTTAGATACTGCTGAAAGAAGAGATTCAATTATTAGATTAACAAAATTAATTAACTATAGACCAAAAAGAAATGTACCAGCAAGAGGTCTTTTAAAAATTACAAAAATTAAAACAAATGAACCATTACAAGATTCTTCAGGAAATGAACTTACTAATGCTTATGTTAATTGGAATGATATAAACAATGCTGATTGGTATGATCAATGGTTAACAATTTGTAATTCAATTTTCAATTCAACTAACAAATTTGGTACGCCAAATAAATCAGCTACATTAAATTCTATTAAAACTGAAATTTATAGTTTAAATTCTACAAGCACACAGTCAGCTGTTAAAAACTTTTCAGAAACAATTGACGGTGTTAATACATCAATTGATGTTGTAAAAGCAGATATTCATAAAAGTGGATACTTGTATGAAACAGCACCAGATATGACTGAAGCTTTTAACTTTATATACAGAAATGATAATCAAGGATTTAATAGTGTTGACACAGGATTCTTTATGTATTTTAAAGAAGGTGAATTAGGTTTCCAAGATTATACATTTTCAAATCCATTACCAAACAGAGTAGTTGATATAGATGTAGCAGATGTAAATGATACAGATGTTTGGGTGCAAAAAATTAATACAAATGGTGTACCTACAGAGAAATGGCAATCTGTGCCAGGGTTATTTGGTCAAAATACAATTTATAATAGTTTAGCATTAAACACAAGAAACATATATGCTGTACAATCTAGAAACAGTGACCAAGTATCAGTATTGTTTAGTGATGGTAATTTTGGTAATGCACCAAAAGGAAGTTTTAGAATTTATTACAGAACAAGTAATGGACAAGGTCAAGTACTTAAAAAAGATAGAATTAAAAATAAAGAAATAGCAGTCAAATATAAAAACTCTATTGGACAAGAATATACTGCAACTATATCTTTAACTTTATCAAGTACAGTATCAAATTCACAAGCGGCTGAAACCGATACAGATATTAAAAACAATGCACCAAAATCTTTTTACACACAAGATAGAATGGTTAATGCAGAAGACTATAATATTTTTCCATTAACACAATCAACTACGATTCAAAAAATGAAAGCATTGAATAAAACTCATATAGGTCATTCAAGATATATTGATATAAATGATCCTACTGGTACAGTTAAAAGTGTAAACGTATTTGGTGAAGATGGTGTACTATACAAAAATCCAAACTTTACTTTAAGTACAGAGGAAATTACAGGTACTATTGTTGATACAACAAGTTATACATATATTATTGATAATGTACTAGCACCATTAATAAAAAAAATACAATTACAGAATTTTTATTTTGACACGTATAAAACAGCTATTGAATCTGGACACGATGCAAATCAGTTTATAATGAATTTAGCGGCGCAGAAAATTTTATGGCAACCGTTTGCTGTAGCAGGAAAATCAAGTACAGGTTTCTTTTATATTGGTAATACTCCAATTACAAATACAGGTAGACCAAATGAAGCACAATTAATTACAGTTTATAATAATCCAAATGGCTCAGATGAGAAACTTGGTTTTATTAGACCAGGTACTAAACTAGAATTTGTTGATGATTATACTACACCAACTACAACTACTTGGGCTACTGTGGTAAGCATAAGCAATGATGGTACAGTATTATCTAATGAAACAACTGGATCAATTGTTTTAGATCAATCAATTACAGCAGGTTTAAAAGTAAGAAAAATTCTTCCAAACTTAAGAACAAAATTAAACACTTCAGAAACATCTTTAATACAAACAGAAATGGAAAAAGGTGTTGATTTTGGTATTGGTTATCATTATAGAGATGCAAGTACAAAAGCAGAAAAATGGTATCTAATTAGTGAAGACTATATTGACCTTACTAACGATTTTGGTATAACAAAAAATCAATCACACGGTGGTGCAACTACATTGGCGGCTGACACATCTTGGTTGATTCACGCAAATTATATACCGGCGGCTGACTCGGCAAGTAATCCAAAATATGAATTTAAAATTAGAGGATTAGATTATGTATTTGAAAGTGACCAAGAAGTTAGATTCTATTATGTTCCTGAATATAAAAATATTGATAGTGCAACTGGAAAAGCTGTTAAAGATACTATTGAACTTTTAGATATTAACAAAGACGTTGCTGTATTAAGCAACCCATCAAGTACAACTAAACTAACAGAAAAAATAACTTTTAGTGTTAGTGATAGTTACGTTGAAGCAGATGGTTTTGTTGATACTAAAAAAATAAAACTTACAAATATGGATACAGACAATGATGGTATGCCTGATAATCCTATTGCTCACGAAAATGTTATTAATAATACAAATAATATATTCTTTATAAGTTATGATGATTATGATGGTTACACATATTACAAAACAACAACAGGTGTTTCAGCTGTTTCATCATTAACAAATAGTGGATTAGAATACTTAACTAGTGATAACTTCTTTTACTTGAATGGTACTAAATTAACAAATGGTACTGCTAGTTCATATACAACAAGATATGGAGTAAGCGGAACTACAATTTACAAATCATTTATTGGTAGAGCATTTAACACTACAAACAAATTCTATTTCCAATATAGACATTCTGCACCAAGAGATCAAAGAATTGATCCTAGTGTATCAAATATTATGGAATTAATAGTATTACAAACAGAATACTATACAAATGTAATAAATTGGCATTCTGCAGGTGGAACGTTATCTAATTTTCCACTAGCACCAACATCTCAAGAAATTAAAAATAATTTAACAGAATTAGAAAAATATAAATCAATTAGTGATCAATTAGTTTATACATCTGCTTCATTTAAATTATTATTTGGTACTACAGCCGATGAAGTAAATCAAGCTATATTTAGAGTAGTTAAAATGCCAGGTTCAAGTTATACGGATAACCAAGTAAAAACTGAAGTGGTAAAAGCAATTAGTTCTTACTTTAGAATTACAAATTGGGATTTTGGAGATACTTTTTATTACAGTGAATTAGCCGCATACATCCACAGACAATTATCAACACAAATTTCTTCAGTTGTTATTGTACCAAAAGATGCTGAAGCTAAATTTGGAGACTTATTCCAAATTAAAGCCGCAAGTAATGAATTGTTCTTTTCAACTGCATCAGTAGATGATGTTGAGATTGTTTCAGGATTAACAGGTGCAAATTTAAGATCAACTGGGGGAAATTAATAAATGGCTTATGATGATGAAATAAAATTCAATTCATCTAATGCAAATTCAAGTGTTAGCAATTCAGTTTCAACAACTGACGATAAAGCTAAGGCTATAAGTTTCTTACCTGAAATTTTACAAAACGAAAAGTTAAAAAACTTCTTTGATGGTACAGTTGAACAAGCTTTTAGTAAAGCAAATGATACTAGAGTTACAGAATACATTGGTAGGAAATCTGATGTATTTTATAGACCAGCTAAAGACAATTATAAAACAGAAACAATTAAAAATAGAAAAACGTATCAATTAGAAACAGCTGGAATCATTAAAGATCCAGATAGTAAAAATTTAAGAGATTCTGTTTTTTATAGTGAAATATTAAATTATATAGATAGTGAAAATGGTAAAACAATTGATCAAAATAGATTATTTGAACAAAAGCATTATACATTTTCCGCACCAATAGATTATGATAAGTTTATAAATTATGAAAATTACTATTGGTATCCAAGTTTAGATTTAAACGTACCTGCTATTGTTATAGGAGGTTTGGTTGAATCGTTTGAGTCAGTTGCAAACTCAAAAACGTTCGTGTTAACATACTCAATCGCTCCCAATGACATAGTAGAAGTTAATGGGGTCGCAACAGCCGATTATGAGTCCACAGGTTTAAATTTATCATTTGCCACCAGTTCAATTAACGTTGTTACTGGAGATAAAATAACTGTCAATCATAGAGTTGATCCTAACAATATTATTGGTTCAAAATCTTATACTTCTCCCAATGGTGTAACACTCAGCTCTGGTATGTTAATACAATTTAGTGATTCTTCACTAGTTGGTACAACTTATAAAGATAAAAAAGTTTTTGTAGAAAGTGTTGGTTCAAAAGAAGGTATATCATTAGTTGAAACATCAGATGTTGAAACTGAATTGTTTTTGAAAGAAACATTTATACCTTGGGACAGAGCAGATACAATAGCACAAACAGATACTACTAAAGGTTTTGATAGTGAACGTTACGATACTATACCTGATGTAGCTACAGCAGATTATATTACAATCAATAGAGGTTGCAAAGATAAAAATCCTTGGTCAAGAACAAACGGCTGGGTGCATAAAGACAATATTACAAATTACAGAACTTATCAAGAAGAAGTTCCTGAGTTTCATCCATTTGATTCTATAACAGATGCTATTAGAGGCTGGGATGGTGGATATTTTGATTCAACTACACTCTTAAGAGAAACATCATTTCAATTAGAACAAGCTAGAAAAGGTCAAAGACCAATTATTGAATTTAATAAAGATATTGAATTATACAATTATGGTTCTGAACACGTTACTACTGTTGATGTTCTTGAATCAACAGCAACTATTAGTGATATAGAAGATCAAGCATCATATAGAGTTGATGATATATTATTAGTAGAAGGTTATAAAGTTTTATTTGTAAATCCAAATTCGCAAACAGATTTAGTTACCTGGGATGCAAATACTGATCCTTGGGACTACGATAAGGACGGTGACGGTACTCCTGACACTGGTTGGGACGTTAAGTCTAGTACATTTGATGCGTCGTCATCAATTTATGAAGTAAAATTTGTAGGTGGTGTAATTAAATTAAGAGCATTAGATGACTCAACTTATTATGCTGGAACAGAACTTAAAATAAAAGACAATGATAAAGTTACTATAAGACTTGGTGGTAGTAATGGAGGTAAAGAATATTACTGGACTGGTTACGAATGGAAATTAGGACAACAAAAAACAGGAATAAACAAATCACCTAAATTTAATTTATATGATACAAATGGTATTGATTTAGGAAATACTAGTGTTTACAGTTCATCAACATTTACAGGAAATGAAATTTTTGGTTATACAGTTGGTACTGGAACTAACGACACACATTTAGGCTTTCCATTAACATACACAGATTATACAAGTTTAAGTACAATACAATTTAAGAATTATTTAAACAGTGAAACTAATGGCCCAGCTGGTTTCAAATATTATAAAAAATATGATTATAAAAATATATTGCAAGATACATTTGAATACAAAATAATTGTACAAAAAGCAAGTGGAACTACAGGCAACAAATTTTATATTGATAATATTGAACAACAAAATTTAATATTAATTAGAGGTAACAAATATATCTTTGATATAGATGACAGTTCAGTTACTTCTAGAGGATATTCAGATGCTTATCATCCGTTCTTAATGAGTATTACTGAAAATGGATCACACGCAAGTGGCGTTTCTTATAATACTGGCATTAAGTATTTTCATAATGATATTGAAGTAACAGAAGCAGTATATCATAGTGCAACATTTGATAACGCAACTGTAACAAAAAGGAAAATTGAGTTTACACCTACAGCAGGTACTCCAGATCAATTATATTACTATTGTAAAAATCATAGTGGTATGGGTGGTAGTATAAGAATTGTTAATAATAATGTAACCAATTTAACTGATGGTACAGTTACTACACACAATAACGAATGGGCGGCTGTTAGTACAAAATCAAAACAATGTTTAGTTCAAGAATTTGATGTTGCCGATGAAGTAAGCAACGAACTATTTTTACTTGAATCTATTATTGCAGGTGACGATACTGTACGTGTTTTTATTAATAATAAAGAAAAATTACAAGGTACAGATTATGAAATTCAAAAAAATCAGTTTATTAAATTAACAACACCAGCAATTGATACTGATCATATTTTAGTTAAATTTAAAAGCTTTGATACAAGAGATTTATATAAAGCTTATTATGAAGTACCAAAAAATTTAACTAATAATGCATTAAACTCTGATGTAGTAACATATGATTATGGAGATTTATTAAATCACTTCTCAGGCGGTGTTGCAAATCAAAAAGGTCTAACTGGATTGGCGTTAGGAAATAACAACTACAGAGACACAGAACAAGATTTAACATTAAGTGAAAATATATTGCAACACGATGCACCTTTCTTAAAATTAGCATCACACGTTAATAGTGATGATAGAGATATTATTAAATCATTAAGATTAGCTGAAACTGATTACGTAAGGTTCAAGTATAAATTTTTAAATAAAATTTTAGATGTAGCAAGAAGAAATGATGTAACATCTTGGACAGATACTAAACTTGTTGATACAGCTTTAGCAGAAATTAATCAAAATAAAAAACCAAATGAAAATTGGGCTTATAGTTTAATGCTTTCATATGGTGATGCAAAACAAACTAATACTACAACAATAACAACAGCAAATAAAACTTGGTCATCAGATACTAAAAACTGGGCTATACAAGATTATCAAAATGTTTTAACTGATTCGTCAGCTGGTGGATTAGTAACATCATACGCATATAGTCCTGTAAATGATAAAGATTCAAAATCTTTATATGTTTATAATAACGATAAGCTTTTAGTAATGAATCAAGATTATGTAATTACTAATGCAACAGATAATAGAATTGTGTTTATTGGAGATAATAAACCAGAAGTAGGTGACAAAGTTAGAGTTGACTTTTTTGATAAAAAGCAACCTGTGTTTATTCCGCCTACTCCATCAAAACTTGGTATATACCAAACGTTTATACCTAGTGAAATAGTTGATAAAGATTCTTTTAATAAAGGTGAACAAACATTTATTCAAGGACACGATGGTTCATTAAATTTAAAATTTTATGATGATAGAGATAGAGCATTATTAGAACTTGAGAAAAGAATATTTAATGATATTGAAAATAAATTTATTGATCCAGATTACACGGCGCCTTTATCATATGAATCATTAGTTAGTAATTATTTTAATACAAAAGATTATTCATATTTAGAATTTAATCAAATCTTTAGAGCACACATTTATCGTTGGATGACTTTCAATGATGTTAATTGGCAGAAAAATCATCCGGTACTTGTTAGTGAAACAGATTGGAGAACTTGGAACTGGAAATCAATTACAAATATTAAAGATACAGCTACACCTGGTCACTGGAGAGGAATTTATAAAAAATTCTACGGTACTGATAGACCACATTTAACACCTTGGGAAATGTTAGGTTTTAGTATTAAACCAACTTGGTGGGACGATACATATTCTTGGACTGAAACAGATAAAAGAAATAAATTAATTTCAGACGTTGAAAATGGAATTATACGTTATGGTAGAAGAGAAAACTTTAAAGATTTATCTTACACAAAAAGAGCAAACATATACAGAAGAGATGGTTTTAGTACATATCTACCAGTAGACTTCCAGGGTGATTTACAAAGTCCAAAAGATATTGGTTTATGTAGCAGAGAGCCAAATAGAGTAGAAGCACATTTTCATTGGTCAATAGGAGATATTGCACCGGCGGAAAAAGCATTCTATATGAGTAGTACTATGCCATTTGCATTAATGTCTGCTTTATTTGTAATGAAGCCAACACAATTTACTGAATTAATGTTTGATACATTAAACATTGATAATAGTAATATAAACAAATTACAAAAATTTGATAAAAATACAGGTAAGCGTCATACAAATAATGTATATGTTCACAGAGAAACAGCTAATACTTCAATAGCTGTTGGTACAGGTTATCAACAATATATTAGTGAAAGATTAATTAATCAAAATAAAAAACCAGATATTTTGTATGGTGGTGTAATAAGAAATATTACTCCACAGTTAGCACACAAACAAGGTGCGTTTATTGACTTTGGTTCTTATAAATGCCAGGCTGAAGCATATTCTCCAACTTCAAAAAGAACAAGCATATACATACCTGATACAAATATTAATCACTTATTACATATTTCTCCGTCAGTACAAAATGCAACTTACTCAGCTATTATAATTGAAAAAACTGCTAGAGGTTGGTCTGTACACGGATATGATATTGGAAAAAATTATTTTAGAACTAATGTAAGTTTAGAAACAGGACCAAGTGTACCTGTACAAGTTGGTGGAAAATATCTTGACATTCCTTATTATCAACCAAACCAATCTCTTGTTTTAGGAGATTATATTTTATATGAAGGAACATATTACAAAGTTAAAGAAGCACACACTACAGGTAATTCATTTGATCCTACTAAATTTTTATCAGTAGCTAAACCACCAATGGAAGGTGGTGCAAGTGTAACTTACTATAGAGCAAGTAAAGAAAATGAAACTGTTGATGTTGAATATGGAAAAGAATTTACAACTAAACAAGAAGTATTTGACTTTATAGTTAACTATGGTAGATACTTAGAGTCACAAGGTTGGATATTTGATTCAATTAATACTGATATACAAGAAACATATAATTGGTTATATTCTGCTAAAGAATTTTTATTCTGGAGTTTAGGAAATTGGCCTGCTGAAAGTATTTTAGCAGTTTCGCCGGCGGCAAACAAAGTTAAGTTTAAACCACTAAACGGTGTTGTGGCAAGTGTTGAAGATGTTATTGGTAGTTCATATTCTATATTAGATAAAGACGGTAAACCAATTGATCCATCAACAACAACAATTATACGTGATGGTTCAACAGTTAAAATAACATCCGATGAAAAAAGACCAATATATTTTGTAAATGTATATGCAAGAGAGATTGAACATATTACAATTTTTGATAACGTAACAACATTTAAAGATGTAATTTATGATCCAGCACTATCTATTAGACAGCCAAGATTAAAGCAAACATTATTAAGAACAAATGATTGGAATGGTAAACTAGAAGCCAATGGATACTTAATTAATACTGAGAAAGGTATTATATCAAACTTTGAAACTGCGGCAAGTGATGTAACAACATATTTAGATATTGACAAAACAACTAATAATGAACAGTTAAACAAAGCAGGGTTACATACAATTGGATTCCAAAATAGAGAAAGTTTAGAAAACTTAGAAATTGTTGATGAAAGTCAAACAAGATTCTATCAAGGATTTGTAAGACAAAAAGGTTCTAGAAACTCAGTTGATAAAATTTTAAGAACTGATATTATTAATGAAAGACAAGAAATTAATCTTTATGAGTATTATGCATTTAAAGTTGGTGAATTTGGTGGTACAGAAATTAATCAATCTATGGAATTTAGACTTGATCCAACTAAAATTAAAACAAATCCTCAAGTAGTTAAATTTTTACCAAGAATTGATAATGTAGTTACTACAGATATTATTACTGATGATATTATTACTATTGATGCTGATGACAGTTTAAACTGGACTAAAAAGCCAACAGGCTCTAAAGTATCAGATGTTATTTGGCCAACTAGAGCAGAATCATTTGATTTACCAACAGCTGGATACGTACATATTAATGATACAAATTTCCAAGCATTAGAGAAAGCAAATTTAAAAACACAATACGGTAATACCGTAGCAAGTAACACTGATGTTGCTATAGGGTCAACTACCTGGGTAGCAAAAGATGACAATGGTGACTGGAACGTATACAGATTAACAGATACAAATCACGGAATTGAAAGTGTTATTACAACTAATCCATTAACAGTATCAATGAATGAGACTGCTGGAAAATTAGTAACAACTGCTAATGCTACATTTGAAGCTGTATTACCAGATCATAAAAATGCAGACGCAAGTACAATTACAACAACTACATATGGAACAAAAACATTTCAGTTATCACTAACAGATCAAGTAATTGAAAAAACAATTAACTTTACAGACTTTGGTGGAGCTAATGCAAATGTTTCTGTAGCCAATGTTGCTGATGGGGTATCAGCAATGGTAGTAACAACTGCTGGTTCAGGTTATTCAGTTGGAGATACAATTGAAGCTGACGGAAACGGTGGTACATCTGCATCAGGTACAGTTGCAACAATCAACGGTAGTGGTGGTATTACATCAATAACATTAACAAATCCTGGTGGTGCATATTACGGTGAACCAGGTAACGTATCAATTAAAACAGGTGGATCAGATTCAGCTGGTTCTAGTGCTGTTATTAGGTTTAAAGGAAATAATCCAACGTACCAAATTAATACAACATTATCAAATGCAAGTACGCCATTCCAATATGGGGAAACTATAACACAGGCAAATACAGGTGCAACTGGTAAAGTAATTAATGTATATACAGATGGTACAAGTACAATTTTACACATTTACGATCACACAAATACATTTGATACAACAAATCAAATAACAGGTGGTACTGGAGGTGCAAGTACAACTGGATCACATACTGTTACAGCAAGGTCTGGATCAGCATACGGGGATTCAACATTTGGTGCAATATTAAATTTAACAATTAACAAAGGTGGTTCAAATTATGTTTCACCTACTATGACTATTTCAGGAACATCACCAGCAACTGGTGTTGTTAGTGCATCATCGGGTGTAATTAATAAAGCTTATGTTGAAAATGGTAGTTATGGTTATAGAAAAGAATTTTCAGATAATCCAACAATTGGTATTGTTGTTAAAGATACTATCACAGATAGTGACAACAAATATGTAGACTTTACAGATCAATTAATTAAACCAGATTCAATTGCTAATGTACAAATTGTAATCAATACTGCATTTGATGGATCGAATCCACAATTTGATATTGGTACAACAGCAACACCAAACAGTTTACTTTCAAATCAAAGTTTATCTACTAATGCAGTTGCAACATCTTTTGGTACGCCAATTACAGATAGAGCAAATGCTACATTAAGAATTAGATTTGCAACTACAGGATCAACAACTGGTACTGCAAAAATTTCTGTAAATTATAAAAAAGCAATTTACAATGTATTTGATTTACCAGAAAATGATGTTGTTGCGGCAACAACTGTATCAGCATATTCAAGTACTTTCTTTAATGGTTCAAATAAACATCCTCTTTATACATATAAAGATGTAAGACTTGCTACTAGAAATAATGGTATTGACACATCTAATATTGGTGCAGACTTGGCGGCAACAGTTAAAGACTTTGTTTCTAATGTTTGTTCAACTGTTACGTTTACTGAAGGAGATAAAATTTGGTTAGACAATGGCGGAGATAGTTATTGGTACACAATGAGAATGACTGCTAATACTACTATTAAAACAAGACACGATGATATAGCATTTAATAAAGGTGTTTCATCAAGAGGACCGGTAACAAGTTTAACAGTAGACAATGTTGGTGTAGGATATTTACTAGCACCAAATGTTACAATTACACCACGAACTGGTGATGACTCAGGTGCTGGAGCAACTGCAACTGCAAAAATTGATTTAGTATTAACTACTAATTCAGCAATAACAGTAGTAACAGGAGAAACAATTACTCAAGCTACAACAGGAGCATCAGGAACAGTAGTTGCTGGTGTAACTGGTGCAACATCTGTAACACTTAAAGACTTAAATGGAACAGCATTTTCATTAAACAAAGCTCATAATTATAATCTTACTGGTTCAACTAGTGGTGGATTAGGAACTTACTTAACAAATGCACGTGGTAATCTTGCCGCAATAAATGGTATAACTTTATCAGCACCAGGTGATAATTATCAAGCTCTACCAACTATAACTGTTACACCTCACGCAGATGATCCAAATAATCCAGATGGTTCAAGTTATTTGAATCCTGCAGATAGGCATTCAGGATTAATCAGTATTACAGCCGCAGTTATTAGTTCTACTGGTGACGAAATTGGTAGTGTTAAAATTGGTTCTAATTATTGGCTTGTACACTCTGATGTTGATTACGATCAACCAGATGCAAGTATTAGACAATCAATTTTTGATAGTTCAGCAAGAACTAATAAAAAGAATTCGCAAGTTAATACTAAACTATTTTCTCAATCTAAATTAACATTAATTGATACAAATGATTATACTAGTGAAGTACCATTTGAAGTAATTGATCCAGTTAAAAATTTAATACCTGGTAATGCTCAAAGAGAAATAAATTATATTACACAATCAGATCCGGCTGTGTATACTAATCATTCTAGTACAAACAGAGTAAGTATAAACTCTCCGTGGGACGCTGATCACAATGGTTTAACGTGGTGGGATACATCTACTCTTAGATATCTTGAATACGAAAACTTTAGTGATGAATATAGACAAAACAATTGGGGTAAATTATTCCCAGGATCAACAGTTGACATTTATGAATGGACAGAAAGTTCAGAGTTACCTGCAAATTATACAGGTGACGGTACTGTGGCAAATACTACAAACTATTGCACAATTACTAAAACAAGTAAAGATGGATTTACATCTACAAAATATTATTTCTGGACTAAAAACAAAACAAAAGTTGCAGATTCAAAATACAGATCTTTATCAACAACACAAATAAGTAGACTAATTAAAAATCCTACTTCGTATGGTGTTAATTGGTATGCACCAATATCAACTACTGCATTAACTATTTCAAATGCAACAAAACATATTACTAGCGATTCAGTATTTAGATTGAACTATAAGAAAATTGATAAAGACGTTCCAATACACAAACAATGGATTATGATTAAAGAAAATGATCCTGATACAGTCGTTGATAAAATGATTTGGAACAAGCTTACTGATTCATTATCTGGAAAAGATGCATCAGGAAAAGCAGTACCTGATACGTCAATATTAAGTAAGTACTCACAATACGGTAATAGTGTAAGACCTAGACAAACTTGGTTTAAAAATATTAAAGAAGCAAGAAGAGTATTTGCATATACGTTAAACAATATATTAAAAGTAACAAACCTTGATGTAGATTATCCGGAATGGGAAAATACATTAACTGATAAAACATTATATGACAAATCAGATTATTATGTAAATGGATATGATGATAGTATAATTGTTAATAAAACAGTTGACTACAAAGCAAATATAGATTTATCTACATTATCTGATTATGATGTAATTAAAGTAAATTATGATTACAACAGTAAGTCAGCAATTTATGTATATGGTGATAGAGATGTTGTATTAAATGGACAGGCTCCAGTTGCTACTGCAAATCTTGACTTTACGGCAGGAATGGCAACAACGTCAACAGGAAGTTATAATGAAACTTCTAATTCAAATATAGCAAGTACTACAACTACTGTGAGTACATTTACAGGTAAAGCAGATAATCCTGAGCTTGTAAGAATTAGTAGTAAGACATCTACAACACAATTGAATAATAAGTTCTGGACAACAACAGATGATATATCAACTGGTGTAAGAGAATGGATGAATTTATTATACACATATCTATTCTTAGGATCACAAAAAACTTATCTAAATAATTTATTATTTGCATCAGTTAACTTTGTGTTTGAAGAACAAAACAATATTGATTGGATTATAAAAACAACATATTTTGACGCTGTACAAAAAGATTTATCTTTACAACAATCAGTTTCATACGCACCTGATACATTTAGTTACGTTAAAGATTATATTAATGAAGCTAAACCATATCACTCAAAATTAATTAACTATACTAGTAAAAAACAAACACCACTTGAAAATGCAAATGTTAATGTTGCTGAAACTAGAACAAGTAAAGAAACTTTAGTGTTTGATAGAATTAGTAAACAAATTGAATTAGTTACTGAAAACCACCCAGATGGATTAACATATTCTAGCTGGGATGAAAATTCTGGTTCGTATACAACAAAAACTGTACAAGTGTTTAGTGATGATAAAACTCAATTAGTTGAATTAAAGAAAAAGAAAACAAGTACAGAAATTCAAAGCACAGGTGGAGCAGGTGACTTAACTTATGGTTCAACTAATAGTGCAATTGAAAGAATTGCAAAATATCATTTTGCAAATGAGTTAGCGGCACTTGATATAAACTCAACAGATCAAATAACTGAGTTTATGAGAAAACTAAGAGTTAAATTATCTCCATTTAGAGATATTGATTTTAACTCAATGATATCAGATGGTTTTGCTACTGCTACAGATTTTAATCTTACAAGTTATGCAGACGATGAAGCAATTGAAAGCTTAGGTTTTGATATTTCAGATTTTGATACTTCATTAAAATGGGATGAAGATGCTGTACAAGATTTCTTTAATACGTTATTCCAAACTTCATTGTTATGGCAACCAACTACAAGTTATTCAACAAAAATAACTATTGATGATAATGATCAAATTACAACAAATAATTTTGTGAAGTATGATGATATTAGTCACTTCCCGGCTTGGAGTAGTGTATCAGAATACAAAGTTAAAGACGTTGTTGAATACCAAGGCAAAATTTATAGATGTAACGTACAACATAAAAATCTTGCAGGTGAATCTGGTATGCAGTTTTCTAGATGGGATTTAATTGACGAATACATTTATTTTGCGGCTTCAGATCATACAAGTACGGCAAATTTTGCAACTGACTATGCGGCAGGTAAATGGAATTTAGTTGTAACTAAATTCGATGGTGCAGGTTTCTTAAGACCATTACAAGAAGATAGACCAGAAGAAAACTTCTTAATGCAAATGAAAGAAACTTTAAAAATTACAGTTATAACTTATCAAGAAACTGCGGCAGATAAAAAAGATTTAGATAGTGATGGGGATACAACAGAAACTATGGGCTATGGTGATCAATATGCATTTAGAATTTTTTATGGTAATGATAACAAAGCACAATTTAAAAGATTACCAAAAGTTTGTGAAACAAGCTTGAGTGCAAACATTGATTTAACTGTTAATCAAATTACAGTTGCTAATGCTAGTGTTTTATTTGATAGTGTTAGTGTTCCAGATCCTGATACAAATTACGATTCAAGTGGTAATCCAACAACAGCGGCTATTGGAACAATCCCTGCAATTATTACAGGATCAGTAAGCTCAACCAATCCTGGTTATGTTTGGATTGGAGACGAATTAATAGAATTTAGTGAAGTAAGTGGTAATACTTTGAAAAAAATACGTAGAGGTATTTTAGGTACTCCAATTACAAATCACACTACAGATGAAGTTATATATTCATCAAGTTCACAGCACGATATACCAAATGCTGATACTTCAGCTAGATGGTCTGGTTTTGATCCAGCTGGTACTAAACTAGTTGATAAAACTATACAAGCTAACTGGGACGCAGTTATGTTTGATAGTGTTGAGTGGGATAAAGCAGAACTTGACCCATCAGAACAAGCTATATTCATTAGACAAGGTGGTCTAAGTAACTTTAAATTGCATAATACAACATACGTACAGCCAGGATATACTACACCATCAGGTGATAAAACTGGGTACTTTAATGAGGAATAAATATTGTTATGGCACTAGGAAATATTACATTACGATCAACTTCAAGCTCTTCAGTAGTTAATCTGAAGGCTAATGTAGATGCGACTATTGACATTGTTAATAGACCGCTAACACACGAAGAAGTTGACTTAAACTTTTTAGAAATAGGACATTCTGTAAAAGCTAATCAAATTACAAATTTTACTACAAGTGATTTAACAGAAGGTACAAACTTATACTACACAAACGCAAGAGTAGGAGCCTACTTAACTGGAACAGCAAAAATAGGTGATTTATCAGATGTAGCTACGCCAGGTGCCTCAGATGACAAGTATCATATGTATTATGATCACGGTACAACAAGTATTAAATTTGGTAATTTTAGTAACACAGATTATTTGCCAGAAGGTTCGACAAACTTATATTATACAACTGCAAGATTTGATACTAGGTTAGCGGCCAAGTCAACAACAAATTTAAGTGAAGGTACGAACCTTTACTATACAGACGCAAGATGGGATACAAGATTAGGAACTAAAACAACAGCAAATCTAACAGAAGGTTCTAATTTATATTTCACAAATGCTAGAGCAGATGCAAGAGCAGATGTTAGAATAGCGGCATCAAGTATTAATGCATTATCAGATGTAGATACAACTGGTATAGCATCAACTAAAATTTTACAATATAATGGTACCAATTGGGTAGTTGCAGATTCAACTACAACAACATTATCAGGAATGACTGATACAACAATATCAGGACCTAGTAATGGACAAGTTTTAAAATACAACGGTAGTGCTTGGGTGAACTCAAGTGATAGTACCGATTGGGATGGTGACTTAAAAGCAAACACATTAACAAGTTCAACAGGTGATATTAAACTTTCAACTTATGCAGATAGAAACATTACAACAGATTTAACTTCTAATGCAAGTATTACATCTGGAGCATATTCAATTGCTATAACAGGTGTAACTCAAGCTAACCCAGGTGTGGTTACTGCTAATGGACATAAATGGATTAATGGTGATAGAGTTACTATCACTGGCGTTGTTGGAATGACTCAACTTAACACTAACACATATGAAGTTGCAAACAAAACAACAAATACATTTGAGTTAAGTGGAACAGATACAACTGGATTTACAGCATACGCATCAGGTGGTTTATCTACTAGATCAGCTTCAGCAGTTGGTGACAGTTTACAAGCAGACTATTTGAATACTACAACAAGTATTGCAGGTGCTACTAACCTTAGTGATATTAGAATCAAGAGTGATTTACTATCAGGTATAACATTTTTACAAAATACTAACAACGCGGGTGTGTCAGTAGACACTGGTGCCAATCTAAGTGCATACCATTATGATAAAAATGGTAACGCCGGCTTTAATATTTCATTATTCAATAATTCACATCCATTGTATGAGTCTTATGTTAATGCAAGTAAGAATGGTTCAATGTGGCAATTTAAAACTATTGATAGATCAGATAATGCTGACGCAGAGGCAAGGGTAACAATTTTCTCTGGTGATGCCAGAGGTAAGATTGTTCACGAAAACAGAGCATATGATAACATAAGAAGATATGATTCTGGATCTCCTATTACTGATGCAGAAGCATATGGTCCAATTAACGCAGAATACAAAGCAAAAGATCTAACACTTACAGCTACAGGTGAACTTAAATTAAAACCAACTGGTAAACTTGATATAGGTTCAACACCAGGACATTGGAACGCAACAACTCAAGCAAGAATTCAAAAAGCTCAAAGCTTTTTTACAACAACAGGTTTAGATAATACTCAAAGACATTACAACCAAGCAATAGGTAACAAACTTACTTTAGGTGCTAATACTGATTCAGGAAATAGAAAACAAGGTTTATTAACTGACACAAGATTTGATTTAGCAGGTTACAGTTTTGGTGCAGATAATCCAACCAATGACGGTAGATGGTTAGGTAACTATGATTGGACATCACTTGAAAACTCAGGTGCGGCTACTACTGTATCAGGTGTGGTTGGTAGACACATAGTTGGAGATATTACAACAGGTACTCATAACCTAACAGCAACGAATGTTGTAGGTTTAGCGGCAAAAGCCGGTATGGATGATGCTAGTTCATCAACAACAAATTTAATTGGTGTATTAGCTAAAACAACTCTTGATAATGGTACAGCCACAAACAGATATTCTGTTTACGCACCAGAGACTAATGATACGGCTTACTTTGCAGGTACAGTAAAAGCTAATAAAACTGTTCACGGTGTACAAAACATCAGTGGAGCAGGAACAATAAGTTTAGCAGAAACAGTCACATTACTAACAACAACTGGTACAGATGCTTACTCACTAGCAGATGGAGTAGAAGGACAGATTAAAATAATTTCAATGAAAGTGAACGGCGGTAACGGTACTGTTACTCCAACTAACTTTGTAAATGGAACAAGTATATTATTCAACAATGTTGAGGACACAGTAACACTACTTTATCAGACTACTGGTTGGGTGTTATTAGCACGTCAGAATGCGACTGTAATATAAGGAATATAAGGAGATTAAATACTATTATAATGTTGACAATAAATATCATTATAATATAATATAGGGAAAAATTATGTCAGAAAATAACGTACAAAAGCCAGATGAAGAAGGTAAAATTAAAATGGAAGGTCACATTTTAATTAAGGATAAAAATACCGGAGAGGTATTAGTAGACCAAAAAAACGCAATCCATTTTGGTAATATGGCTTACGTGATAGCTTCAGCTTTAAGTTATCATACGTTAAATGACTCAGGAATTTATTGGATGGGCTTTGGTAACGGTGGATCTGATATATTATCAACAGGTAGTATTAAGTACAAAAGTACAAACACAACTGCTACAAAAGATAATTCATCAGATTTGTATAACAGAACTTATACAAAAGCTGTAGCTAAACCATCAGGTACAAGCACAACAGCAACTACAGATCCAAACAATAATATTGAAATTTTGCCATCAACTGGCGCATATACAGATCTAAAAGTAAAATGTACTTTAGATTTTGGTGAACCAGCTACGCAAGATGCAAGTGATTCAGCTACAACAGACTCAAATTATGTGTTTGATGAGCTAGGTTTATTTGGTTATTATCAAGATACTACAAGTGGAACATTAGATAATACGCAGGCTTTAATGCTATCGCACGTTATTTTCCACCCAGTACAAAAAAGTACCAATAGACAAATAGAAATAGTGTATACCGTAAGGGTACAAATGCAATAATGCAACAAAAGGAAACAGTTAATTTTATGCTATATAACACCGGTTTTAATGAAACTACGCATAAATAGAAATAGGAGCAACTAATAATGTCTTATACAATTAATAATACAAGAGGAACAGTTGTTACCACAGTTACACCGGGTACTACTCAGGTTGTAGGTGGCATAACACTGATTGGAAAAAACTATACAGGTTACGGTGAGTTAATCGCTGAGGACTTTGTAAAATTACTAGAAAATCAAGCTAACAGCTCTGCACCATCAAGTCCACAAACAGGACAATTATGGTATGATACAGGTGAATCTGTATTAAAAGCATATGACGGTACAGCTTGGGATAGATTAAACGTAACAGTAGGAACATCAGCGCCAAGTTCTGCAACAGCAGGTACTTTGTGGATGGATACTACTTCAGATAAAATTTTAAAAATTTATGATGGAGCGGCTTGGCAGGCGACTGCTATGGCAACTGCAAATGCTAGACAAACTTCAGTAACACTTAAAGTTGGTCCAAATGCTTGGGCAACAGCGGCTAGAAGAGCTGGTTACACAGCAGGTACTAACGTATCTGGTGATACTGATGTTGAAGTAACTGCAATAATTGGAAAAACAGGTGCAGGTGCTGATCAAGTAATTGCCTTATATGCTCCAGCTTCATTTGATATTAGTACTGGTCAAACAGCGGCTATGACAAATGGAACTTTACAATATGATATTAGAAATAACTTCTCAGTAACAACATCAGGTGCGGCGGCAACAGGTTCGCTACAAGCTGGTTTGAATATTAGAGATGGTTATTTAGATCCGGCGGCAGTAGCTCCGTTGGCAGACGAAGCTCTTGCAGTACAAGATGCTAGTAACGCCGCGGTAAGTTATGACTCGGCTAAAATAATGATTTTAACTAAAACTACTACACAGGCACACGCAGGTAAGTTAGAACCTACTGCGAATGCTTCAGTTGATTTAGGATCAAATACTAAACGTTATGCAACCATATACGGTGTGGCAACTTCAGCCCAATACGCCGATATCGCTGAAAGATTTGCGGCAGACGTTACTATGGATCCAGGTACAATTGTTGCACTAGGTGGTGTAGAAGAAATTACAAAAACTGCCGACAGGGCAGATGAAAACGTATTTGGTGTTATTTCTGAAACTCCAGCATTTAGAATGAATGACGGAGCGGGAGATGATACTACTCACCCATTTGTAGCTTTTTCTGGAAGGGTTTCTTGCAAAGTTAAGGGACCAGTTGCAAAAGGTGATAGATTGGTTAGCAGTGATATTCCAGGTGTTGCTGTAAAAGCCGATCCAAATGACAACTGGAAAGCTACCTTTGGTAGAGCTCTAGTGTCAAAAACAACCGAAGAGGTTGACAAAATAACTATTGCAATAGGAGTGAAATAACAATGGCTTATCAACAAGGTGATACAATTACAGCGGCAGACTATAACACGTTTGCTAATAACGTAAATGCAGTGATTGGTACCGGCTCGGGAGCAAAAGGATACGGCTTATCAGAGATAACAACTTTGAGTGCAGGCGCTACGATTACAGCGGCTCAATGGAATTCTTTACTTTCAGGTCTACAAAAAGCGGCCAATCACCAAGGAACAACACTAACTAATGCATCTAACACAGTAACAACAGGTGGAAATATTTTACCTTTGTCAAATTTAGCGGCAGACGTCACGTTAATCGATACTAACGCAGACACGGCTGATGCCTCTAACTTGTCAACGGGACAAGCTGGTATTTCATCTTCAAGAACTGATTCTTGGAGTGGTACTATTACACATACTTTCACTGTTAACTTTGGTTCGCAGAATGCGGCTAGATACTTTTTCAACTCAGGTGGTAAAATCCACATAGTTGTAGCAAGATCAGGCGGTTCTTCAACAGACCAAAACACGGCTTGGACTAACTTAGGTACAGGTCTAGGTACTGTGACTATGAATGCAACAGACACTACAAAATCAGGCGGATCATATGGTACTAACACATCAGTTGGTTATAGAGATTTAACAACTTCTAACCAAACAATTATGTCAGCACCAATTGGTTCAGGTGATTACACAGCGAACGATATACATATCCAAGCTAAAACAGATGGATCTGGATTACTAACTTTCCAGGTTGATTTGAACGATGATCACGCGGCAGAAACTGGTACATACACTGGTGGCGGTTTAGGTACTGCACCAAATGAAGGTACAGGTTGGACTGGTACTGACTCAGTAGATGGTACAATATCAAGTACTGTTACTTTTGACAAAGCGGATAATGCCTCTTACGTACAAGTGGCTTCTCCAAGTTTTGCCAATACAGCTACGTTATAATTGATATAATATTATATAAATTAGTTGACTTATAAAGCCCTCTAGTGTATTATAAACACACTGGAGGGTTTTTTTATGACCGATCAAAGACTTGAAAAAGCATTGGAATTTGCCAACTATAGATCAACATTGGCTAACCAAAAAGAAAAGCTTAAAGATAGATGCGAAGCACAATTGAATTATGCTTACAATGGTGGTATATTTCATATTAATGAAACATTAATAGCATTTATTGATTCTTTTTGTAAGCAAGGCAAAAAATCAATGATAATGTTAGATTCAAATAAAACACCAATTGATATAGAAGATTTACAAGACTTTTATAATCAAATTACAACCAGGTGGTTTGAATCAGTTAACGAATATCATAGACAACATAGCGAACTAGCAAATAAAAGAAAAGTACATAAACTAGTAGAGTAATTCCTATGTCTAGAGGTATTCTATTTTACGCACATAATAATCGTCATATCGATTACGGAAAGATAGCTTTAGCAAATAGCTGTCTAATCAAAAAACATATGAAAAATAATTCTGTAACTATTGTTACAGATGAAGGCACAGTTAATTGGCTATACAAAGCATATAGTAAAGAATTTGTTGATAGTAAAATAGATAATATTCTAATTGAAAGACGAAGAAACACTCCAAACAAAAAAAGATTTTACGATACTAGATATTCTAAACAAATTGAAACATTTTATAATATTGATAGGCATAACTCTTTCCATTACTCTCCATATGATGAAACATTAATATTAGATGTTGATTATATGATTTGCAATAATCAATTTGATATGTGTTGGGAATTAGATTATGATATACAAATTAATAGAGATTCAAAAGATATATTTTCAACTAGAAAATTTGAAGAGTTTTCTAGAATAGGAGAACAGTCAATTAACTTTTATTGGGCAACCGCAGTATTTTTTAGAAAAACAAAAGAATCTGAAATGTTATTTGATATGGTTAATCACGTACAACGCAATTATGAATATTATAAATTACTTTATCATTTTGATGCACCAACATTTAGAAATGATTTTGCATTTAGTATAGCTATACATTTATTAAATGGAATGGCAAATAATAATTTTGTTAAGCCATTACCAGTTCCATTTTTACAACACTCACACGGCTTTGATGATTTTATAGATGTTGAAGGAACTAAATTTAAATTTTTATTAGAAAAACCAAACAACCCAGGCGACTATCTATTATGTCAAACTGAAAACACAAACATACACGTAATGAATAAATTTGCGTTAAACAGATTATCAGATAAAATTATTAAGGAGAACAGCTAATGACATTTAACGAGTATCAAGAATTTGTTGCATCTATGAAGCGATATCCAAAAGAATATACAACATTATATCCAACTTTAGGGCTATGTGGAGAAGCAGGCGAAGTAGCTGAAAAAGTAAAAAAGCACATTAGAGATGGTGCAAAAGAAAACTTTAAAGAAACTATTACAAAAGAATTAGGAGATGTGCTTTGGTATCTTTCAGCACTAGCTGGTGATTTAAATATTACATTACAAGAAGTTGCCGATACAAACAAGACAAAGCTTGAAGAAAGATTAAAAAATAATACAATCCACGGAGATGGCGATAATAGATAATGAGAATATTTGTATTAATAATTGCAATAACAATGCTAACTGGTTGTCAATCAATTAAAGAAAAAAGTTCAGCGATGTCTGATTTTTTTAAAGCAATTGGCAGTGGTGATACATCTGTTTTAAAAAAATACAAAAAAAATAAAGAAGCTGATAACAGTTGGGAAGAGTTAGATAATGAGTAAAGGATATCTAGTAATAGCACAAAATAGTAATTATGATTATGTTCGTATGGCTTATGCTCTTGCTTTAAGTATTACCAACACACAAAGATCTGTTAGACGTATTAGTATTGCTGTTGACAAAGATACAATTGTTCCTGACAAATATAAAACTGTATTTGATCAAGTAATAGAAATGCCATTCAATGATGACGCACAATTGGCTGATTGGAAGATTAATAACAAATGGAAATATTATTATATGACTCCATATCAACATACAGTTATTTTAGATACTGATATGTTATTTTTAAGTGACATAGGACATTGGTGGGATTATTTTTCAAATAGAAATTTAACATCACCATCTCAAGTTAAAACTTATAGAAATGAAATAGCTAATAATAATTCAAATAGACAAACATTTTTAGCAAATAATTTACCAAATATATATACAGCATTTTTTCATTTTAATAAAAATAGCGATGTAGCAGAAGAGTATTTTAAATTAGTTGAACATATTTTTAGAAACTATGATACATTTAAAGAAGACTTTTTAGTACCACCAAGACAAACATTTTTAAGTGCTGATGTAGTTTATGCTTTGGCTGGAAAAATATTAGGCATAGGCAATGAAATATGTAATAAACATTTAAACTATCCTACTTTTGTACATATGAAATCAAATGTACAAGGTTGGGGTCCTGGTTATTCTAAAAATTGGACAAAACATATTGGTGCATATTTTTCAAAAGATTGTGATTTAAAAATTGGAAATTATAAACAAACTTTACCATTTCATTATCAAGACAAAGAATTTCTTACAGATGAAATAATAGTTAAATTAGAAAAGAAAATTGGATTATGATAGACGAAAAAAGATACGTTTTATTTGATTTAGAAACTAGAAATATATTAGGTATTAATCGTAACCAACCTGATTTGTCTAAAACATACTTTGAAATTGATTATAAAGACGTAGAAGACTTTATTAATAACAAGAAAAATCCTGTGCATTATTACATAGATAAGGATGTAAAACAGAGTAAATATTCAATAAAGTTGAAGAAAACAGATATTGCTGTAAAGCTTATAGATGATAGGTTATTTAAAATACCTAAACTAGAAGCTGGGGACGTAATTGTGGAAAACAATATAAAAGAACAAAAATTAACTATTAAATTTGATGAAACATTCAGAGCTTATTTGATGAAAAAATACAAAATAACAAATGATACTAAAATTGAAAATATTAATATAGAAGGACAAGAATTTTTAGATTTTATTTTATGTTACGATAGTGATCCACATAATTTAATTGAGTATGCACGTATTCCGGTTTTATACTTGCTAACAAATAAAGAAGCAGTCGTTTCTTATAATACTAAACACACAGATAATTGTGTTTATACAAAAAGAATATACGACGATTATTGTTATAAGGAATTAAAAGATGAGTAAAATAATTGATGTAACTGACATTGACATTTTTTATATTAGTTTTGACGAACCTAATATGGAAGAAAACTGGGCTGACTTAAAAACAAAATGTCCTTGGGCTAAAAGAACACACGGAGTATTAGGCTCAGATGCGGCACACAAAGCCTGTGCTGAAGCAAGTGAAACGGATAGATTTATTTCTGTTGACGGTGATAATATTGTTGATCCAAAGTTTTTTGATCAAGTAATTGATTTTAGACAAGCTGATGTTAAACTAGAAAGTTCTGTTATTAGTTGGTGTGGTATTAATAGTATTAATGGACTAGTATATGGTAATGGTGGAATTAAATGTTGGCCTGTACAATATGTTTTAGATATGAAAACACACGAGATTGCAGAGGATGAAAGATCCAAAGTAGACTTTTGTTGGGACTTAAATTATATTCAATTCAATGAAGCATTTAGTTATGTAATGAATAATGCAACACCTTATCAGGCTTATAGAGCAGGATTTAGAGAAGGTGTAAAGATGTCTTTGGATAGAGGAGTAAAAGTTGATCCAGATAATTTTGAAGCAAGTTTACACGATAAAAATTATTGGAGATTACTCATATGGAGTAACATAGGTAGAGATGTGGAAAACGGCTTATGGGCTTTGTATGGAACAAGATTAGGTTGTTACTTAACAAATTTAGATCCAACGTTTGACTTTGTAAATGTTGCACACTTTGATTGGCACACAAAATATTTCACAGAAGAAATTATGCCAAAGTTTGCAGGAGAAGATCAATATTGTGTTAAGTCAAAATACAATTGGAGTATGGAAAAGCTTGAAAAAGAAACAAGATTTCTTGGAGATCAATTACGTAAAAAATTAAATATGCCTGTTTCAGAAATAGACGAAGCTGGATCAAAGTTCTTTAAAAAAGTTTATTGGAATCCACCTAGACAAGGAAATTTAGTTACAGAAAAAGATTCTGAAGGAAGGATAACTTATAAAACTATATGAAAACAGTAATAGCAATGGCAATATTATTTTTTACATTTGTGTTTGGATTACCAATGGGTGCAATGATAAAGACAGCACAGATTATAACAGGTGAAGAAAACGTTGAAAAAATTTATGAAGATATGGAGATAAAAAAAGCAAGACTAAAAGCAGAACACGAAGAGCGATTAGCAAAAAATATGGAAGCACTACATAACGGTACATACAAACCTAAACCGTGGAAAGGCTTTCAAATAGAAGCACAATGAAAATATTAGATACAATAGGTGATATTATTTTTTGGATTATATGGATACCAATTTGTATAATATTAATTACTGCTGTTGTTATAACTGCATATACACAATGTCTATGGAATTATATCAAAAGTTTTTTTAAAAAAAATGACAGATGAAGTTATTAAAATCAAGCAGACAAGAGATCAGCTTAATGCTGTATCGCCATCATTCTGTCTAGCGAAATGGTATCAGTCAACTATTCATTTACAATATGGTCATACACATAGTTGTCATCACCCTAGAACACACCAAGTTCCTGTAGAAGAATTAAAAACTAATCCTAGTGCTTTACACAATACTGAATATAAAAAATCACAAAGAGAATTAATGTTAAAAGGAGTACGACCTCCTGAATGTCAATACTGTTGGAACGTAGAAGATCTAGGTCCAGAACATTATAGCGATAGAAGTTCTAAATCACACGAGCCGTGGGCTAAACCATATTTAGAAGAAACTGCTAAAATGGTTGGCGTAGAAAATGTTAATCCAACTTATGTTGAAGTTAGTTTTTCAAATGTTTGTAATTTAAAATGTGCATATTGTAGTCCTGCATTCAGTAGTTCCTGGATGGAAGAAATACAATCTGAAGGTGCATATCCTACAAGCGATAAATTTAATAACTTGTCTTGGCTAAAACAACAAGGCAAATTACCGATTCCGCATCGTGAACATAATCCTTATGTTGACGCTTTTTGGAAATGGTTTCCCGACCTGTACAAAACTCTCCAGGTTTTTAGAATTACAGGCGGGGAACCTCTATTAGCAAAAGATACTTTTAAAGTATTAGATTATGTTAATAACAATCCAAGACCAGAATTAGAATTAAGCATTAACTCAAATGGTTGCGTACCAGATAAACTGTTTGATCAATACATTGAAAAAATGAAACGTATAACATTAGATAATAAAATTGGTTTAACAAGACTATACACATCAGTTGATACATTTGGCGAACAAGCAGAGTATATTAGAGATGGGTTAGACTTTAATCAATGGTATGATAATATGTGTCGTGTGCTAACTGAATTACCAAAAACAAAAATTACAATTATGTGTACAACTGGATTATTAAGTATGCCAAGGTTGCATAAGTTACTTGATATAATACATCCATTAAAAACAGAATTTTATAGCAATGATAGAAAAGTACCAATAACAATAGACACAGCAATTTTAAGGCACCCTGCTTATTTGAGTGCTTCAATATTACCTAAAAAATATGGATCATTATTAGATCCTGCTGTGGCAGTTATGGAGAATAATGCTGAAACACATAACAACCCATATAAAGGGTTTTTTGATTTTGAACTAGCTAAATTAATGCGTTTTAAGTCATATGCAGAAGCAGATCCAAACGAAGCTGAGCAAATTAACTTAAATATAACTAGAAATGATTTTGTAAGATATATTAATGAATATGATAAAAGAAGGAACAAATCATTTAAAAAAGTTTTTCCGGAATTGGAAGAATTTTATGAAAGTTGCTTATGAGAACTATAATATTTTGGGCGATAGTATTGTGGATAGCAATTTATTTAGGAATTTACGTATGGTAAGAATTTTTGGATTATTAGTGTTATTAGTGACATTATCAGGTTGTGGTTTTATTGAAACTACTATACTTGGGTCAAGTACCACAGCGGCGGCAGGTAGTAGTTATTCAACATACAAATCTGTGACTATGGCAAAGACCGGTATTGATACAGGACTAGCATTATCAGGACAAAAAACTACAACAGATATGATTATATCAAGTGTAACTGGAAAAGATTGTGATATAATACGAAAAATTAAAAACAAAGAAATTGAATTTGTTTGCAAAGAAATAACAACACATCCACCGATAGGAAAAAGATAAATGTATAAACCTTTACCAGATGGCTTAACAATTAAAGAATCTAAAGTGCAAGGCTTAGGCTTGTTTGCTACAAAAGATTTTGATAAAGAAGTTGTATTAGGTATTGTACATATTGAAAACAAAAACTTTCCACACGGTGCTATTAGAACTGCCTTAGGTGCTTTTTATAATCATTCAGATACACCTAATTGTATAAACTTAAAAGGCTTTTGGCATCAATTACCTGTTCGTTATTTGTGTACTATTAAAAAAATTAAAGCAGGCGAAGAATTAACAGCAAAGTATACAATGTATGCTGATTTCGATAAAGAAGGAAATTAATATGAATATAGAATTTAAAAAAACAATAGAAGAAAAAACAAGTTGTGAAATACATTTCATATCTAAAAAAGAAAAAGAATTTATATTATCAGAGTCAGCAAAAAGAGTTGACGAATTAACAGAAGGTGCAATTACTAATACTGTTACTAATAATGATTACAAAGGAGACTTTGGATCAGGATTTTTTGTTACTACAAATAAATTAAACAGCAATGAAGCATTGATTATTAGTTTAGGTGATTTAAAAAAATTAATTTTAAATCCTAATTCTTTTTCAGAATCAAGAGATGAAAATAAATGTAAAGACTTAGGTGGACAAATATATAGCTTATTACAAAGCAGAGGAACAAAAGGCAAGGTAGCCATTTATGCTGATACTATGGGAGTTAATATTGCATTTGGTATGATGCTAAAAACATATAACTTCAACAAATATTATACAGGTGATAAAGTTCCTAAATATACAAATTTTGATTTAGTTATTCAAGATGACAATGAAGAGTCTGCAAATAAATTATTTCAAGATAAAAAAGCAATAGCTCAAAGTATATTTTTTACAAAAGATTTAATTTCAGAACCATCTAATATTTTATATCCACAATCATATGCAGATAGAGTTACAGCAATGGCAGTAGACACAGGATTAAACATAAAAGTATTTGGTGAAAAAGAATTAGAAGATATAGGTATGAGAGCATTATTGTCAGTAGGACAAGGTAGTGCTAGAGAATCCAAAGTAGTTGTAATGGAATGGATGAACGGTGGAGATTCAAAACCAATTGCGTTAGTTGGTAAAGGTGTATGTTTTGATACAGGTGGCTATTCAATTAAACCATCTAGAGGTTTAAAAGATATGAAATATGATATGGGTGGATCAGCAGTAGTTGTTGGTACAATGATGTCATTAGCTATGCGTAAATCAAAAGTAAATGCTGTAGGCGTTATTGGACTAGTAGAAAATATGGTATCAAGTAATGCATATAAACCAGGTGACGTTATCAAATCATTAAGTGGACAAACTATTGAAATTGATAATACAGATGCTGAAGGTAGAGTAGTATTAGCTGATTGCTTATGGTATACACAAGACAAATATAAACCATCAGCTATGGTTAATCTAGCAACACTCACAGGTGCTATTTCAATTGCGTTAGGAGATCAACTTGGTGGATTATTTTCAAACAATGATGAATTAAGTGATCAACTATTAAAAGCTGGAAAAGAAGTTAATGAAAAACTTTGGCGTTTACCTTGTGATCCACTAGGTGAAAGATACGACAAATATGTTGATTCAACTATTGCAGATATGCACAATGTAGGTAAAGGTGGTGAAGCAAGTTCAACAACAGCGGCACAATTTTTGCAAAGATTTGTTAATGATACACCGTGGGCTCATTTAGATATTGCAGGTGTTACTTGGAATGATAAAGGTTCAATGACAGCATCAGGTGGTGCTACAGGTTGGGGTGTACAATTATTAAATAAATGGATACATAATGAAAAGTTATAAAGTAGAAATTAAAGTTGGAGATTATATCGAGGTGGGACGCTTTCGTAACGTTGTGGCTAAAGTTAAATCAATTGAATTAGATGAACACAATCAACCAGTTATAGTCACTAGTAAAGGTTCAAGAAAATTATTCAATTGTAGATTTAGTAAGCTGGAAAAGAAAGCTAAAGATTTGTTAACTAAAAAATACAAACCTAGAGTTAAACCAAAAAAACATCACGTAATATTGAAGACTTAAAATATGATAGATAAAAAGCCAAACGAATCTTATCAAGAGTGGCGGGATAGAGTTATTGATAAAATATCCCCAAGCTTCTGTGGTGCTAAATGGTACAACTCTACTATATGGTTGAACTCAGGATCTACTGCAAGTTGCCACCACCCACCAGCACATAAAATTCCTTTAGAAGAAGTACAAAAAAACTTTAAAGCTATTCACAATACCAAATATAAAAAGATGGTGCGTAAACAAATGCTCGATGGTGAAAGACCTAAAGAGTGTGAATACTGTTGGAAAGTTGAAGACTTAGGTAAAAATTATGTATCAGATAGAACATATAAATCAGTTATCTATAAAGAAAAAGCATTAGAAGAAGCAAAAACAAAATATAGTTATACAGAAGATGTTCCTTTAAAAACATTAGAAATTGCCTTTGATGCCAACTGTAATTTTTCTTGTTCATATTGTAATGCTAGTTTTTCAACACAATGGCAAAACGATATTAAGAAAAATGGAGCATATCAAAATTTAGTTAGTGATGGTGCTAGAGCATTTCAGCAAGACGGCTCGTGGGCAATGAAATATGGAAAGAGAAATGAAGGCAATCCTTATATAGATGCTTTTTTTAAATGGTGGGAAGATGAATTAAAAGATACATTAGAAGAATTAAGAGTAACAGGCGGTGAAGCAACTATGTCGCAAGACTTTTGGAGATTAATTGATTGGTGGAATAATAATCCAGATTGTAATGTTAGATTTGCTGTTAATACTAACCTAGGAGCTAAACCGGAGCTAATGCAAAGATTAGTTGATGCAACACACTCTTTTAAATATTTTGATTTGTATACATCCAATGAATCATTTGGAAAACAAGCAGAATATATTAGAGATGGTTTATTATGGGATACGTGGATAGGAAATATTCACAAGTTTTTACAAGAAGGTAATGTACGTGAGTTTCATATGATGATGACTATTAATGCTTTATGTTTATTTTCATTACCTGAGTTTATGGACGAGATGGTTAACTTAAAAGAACAATATGGAAAACATTTTCCTACAATGAGTTTTAATATATTAAGATTTCCAAGTTTTCAAAGTATTGTAACATTACCAACACATATTAGAAATGAAAGAGCTGATGCATTAGAAAAATGGATAGCTGATAACAAAGATAATCCACTTGTTCACGATATGGAAATTGATGGTATTAAAAGATTAATAGAGTATACAAGAGTAATTAAAACAGGTCACGCATATACATCAAGTGAAGTAACAAGACATAGAGACTTTAAAACTTTTTATACGCAATATGATACTAGAAGAAATAAAAATTTTATTGAAACATTTACTCATAAAGAGTTACAAAAATGGTTTGTTAGTATACCTGAAACTGTTATCAAGCCAGTTGGTTTGTTCGATGGCGATGCTACAAAAGGATCAATGCATAAAAAAGAATTAGAAGAAAGAGCTAAAAAAGAAGGCTGGATAGTAAAACCACAAGGTGCTAATCCAGGAAGCCAAGAATACGTAGATAGTAATGACAAAATTTAGTAAAAAAATAAAAATATATTTGTTGAAAAATACACAAACAGTTGACATATCAATCCTTGTTAACGAAGAATTAACAAATGGATATAAATTGCTTGTAGAAGATTTTGAAAATATATTAGACCATTGGAAACCCGGAGTTGGTATTGATAGAGATGGTACACACTGGTACGTACAATATAAAGAGCGAGGACCTAGGCCACACCGTGCACCTAATCCTTACGTAAGAATTAGTATAACAATTAATGGTATGACATTTCATCATAGAGTAACAGAACAAGAAATGAGAAATTTAAAAAAAGAATATGAGTATCAAAAAATGAATAAGATGTATTGGGATGAATAAAATATTTAATTATAAAAAAATTATTGTTGCAGGTTGTTCATTTACGTATAATAATGAAATGACTTGGGCAGGAAAACTAGCTGAACATACCGATGTTATTAATGTAGGTTCTTGTGCGGCAGGTAATGATTATATCGCTAGGTCAGTAATCAATGAAGCTGATAAGCATACTAATCCATTAATAATCTGTCAGTGGTCTGGAATACATAGAAAAAGTTATTATATAGATAGCTCACATCCTTTACACTCAGAATTTAAAAAAGCAGAATGGCCGGACTGGGCTGGAGACTATACAGATATAAATTCAGATGCAGTTAAAAAACCTGAATTCTGGATTAAAACAGGTGGAAACAATATTAACCATAAAGGATCATCTGATCTTATACATAAACATTTTGTTGAACCTTATGCAAAACACTTTTATTCAGACGAACAAGCAATCATAGAATCTCTTGAAAATATATTGAAAGTACAGTATTATTGCAAAAGTAAAGGATTAAAAAATATTATGTTTTGGTGGAAACCTGAAATAGAAAATTATAAACTAGGAAGATTTAGTGGACCAATAGCTTCACAAATTACAAATGAACATACAATATGGTTACCTAGTCTTGGAGAATGGTGTGTGGAAAATACTAGCCTAACTCAAGAAGAATTAGATCAAGGAAATCATCCAACTAAAGAACAACACGATCAATATGCTGAAAGAGTAGTAATACCAAATGTTAGTTAAAAAAGCTTACGTGGGACATTATGAACCATTAGAAACTATATCTCGTTTTGTGAGAGATGTTGAGTATCTCGAAGAGTTACCTGCACTAGGTGGCGATACAAAATTTTGGTTTGAAGTTGCTATGGTAGGAAGTGATATAGAAAACTTTTGGAGCTATCCAAAAATGAAAGAGATGTTGCCTTACTTAAAATTGAAACAGGCACGTTTGGCTATTTGCTATATGAGAGAATTTCCTTTTGCAGATAATGAATGGGTTCAAATGCAAAGTAGAATAGGTGAACAAGCGGCAAACGATCACGGAATAGATCCTGGACAAATATTTTATTTTTATGGAAACAATCCTGAGCATTTAGAAAGCTTACATAAAAGAAGAGTTAATGTTGTTGAGGTTCCTTACTTTGAAGTAGACTTTGTACATAGATACTTAAACAAGGAAATACAAATATGTACACCACACGAAGCGGCTTATAAAAATCCGCAAAGACAATTTTTAGATATGAATGGTAAGCCTCACAAGTATATGAGGTTAAGACACGTTGTTCATTTATGGAATAAAAGATTAGTTGATAAAGGTATTATTAATTTATTAAGAGGATCTGGTGATCACGAGAACTGGAACAAAGACAAATATTATGAATTAGTTAGTGATATTATAAATGAAAAAGACTGGGAAAAATTTTGGAAGTGGTGGCCAAATTCACACGATGCAGATGAAAATATTAGTGAAAAAGTTTTCTTTGGTAAACACCATCCAGGTTATCCATATAATAAGCAATTGTTTATGGATACATTTATGAGTTTAGTTAGTGAAACACATAGCGGACATTGTCAACCATATCCACATAAAGGCAATGGAACTTGCAATCCACAATTCTTTTTAAGTGAGAAGCTTGTTAAAGCAATTGGTAATTGTCATCCTTTTATTGTTTTAGCAACACCAAACTATTTGAAACAATTAAAAAATTATGGATATGAAACATTTAATCCGCACATAAACGAAAGCTACGATGAAGAACTAGATCCAGAATTAAGAATGGTAAAAGCTTTGGACCAAGTAGAAAAAATATGCAAAGATGGATTACCTGTTAAAACATTAGAGATAGCAATACAGAATCAATATAATTTAATCAATAGATACTTTGCATTTATTGACGCATTAACACAAATAATAGAGGCAGAATGACAACAGTATTAACAGGTGGAGATTCATTTACAGCACATATTATGAAAGATAATATTGCTTGGCCTAATCATATTAATAAAGCCAAAGACCCTTGGAAAGAATCTAAAGTAATAAACGTTTCAGAAATGGCTAGTGATAATGTTTTAATAGCAAGAAATGTTATTAAAGGATTACAAAAACATCAAGACGATATTACTCACGTTATAATTGGGTGGAGTGATCCTAATAGATTTAGTTTATATGTAAATCAAGAACATCCACTTTATATGGACATATATGAAACAATGAAAGATGAAGCTGGGTTTACTAACCAAATATTAACTGGTAAATGGCATTGTTCTACTAAAGGTAGCTTTATCAAGCCAGGTGGGGGCTACGATGTTTGGAAAACCAAAAGTGATATAGTTAATAAATTGGTTAAAGAATACATTAAAAACTATCATACTAGGGAAGAACAAATGATGCGTACATTGGAAAATATCCTACTTGTCCAACAATATTGCAAAGCCAATGAGATTGAATTATTGAATTTTAAAGCTTGGGATACTGATTTATTCCGTACAGAGTATCCAATGACAAAACATCTTGAAAAGCTGATTGACAAAGACACCTGGTGGTTCTATAATAAGAAGTGTGGTATGAAAGAATGGTGTATTGATAAAGGTTTTGATGATATGCCCGGAGGACATCCGGCAACAGAAGCCCAATATCTTTTTACACTATCAATCATTGAACCGTGGTTATTTGATTTAGACGATTAGAACAGGACAACAATTATGTTAAGAGAAATCCAAGATGATGAGCTACAACTATTAGATGATGATCCAGTTAGGCCTGGCATATCAATAGATGAAAAGATGGACGGTGGAAAAGTTTTAGTCCTAGAAAACGAAGGAATGGTTGACGCCGTAATTTGTATGATGTTTACAAATGAAGTACCAATTACAGATAAAGAGTTGCTAGATTTTTCCAAGCAACGAATACAAGATGGAAAAGAAGGTTCAATAGCTATGTTTTATACATTATGGAGTTATAAAAAAGGTTCTGGAAGAGAAATAGTTTTTGAAGCACAAAAGTGGTTGAAAGAAGAAATGCCAGAAATAAAAAGATATGTAACATTATCTCCACTAACAGAAATGGCAAGAAGATTTCATTTACGCAATGGTGCAAAAGAATTACAAGTGAATAGTGAAACCCAGAACTTTGAATACGAATAATGTCTTTTATTATTGAGAATCCTTATTACAGAGCAACACCAAGTCAAAATATGCCTGACTTATTTTGCGATAATCCATTACCAAACCTAGATGAATTTATTGGTAGTGGAGAAAAAAAGTTAATTATTTTTGAACCTTGGGAAGCAGATATTCCTGGCCCTGTTATGAAGTCTGGTGAAACAGTTGTTGACTGTATGACTAGACAACTAGAAAATATACATCCTTATGATATTACATTTGTTACACCAAATTTAAATTGTAAAGGTGTACCTTTTGCTGGAAAAGTTTTACATTATCCTTATCATTTTTTAGATATTCAACAGAAGGAAGATAGATTAAATGGTATGTCATTTACAAGGTCAAAACATTTTTGTTCATTTAATGGTGCAATTAAACATAAAAGAATTAAGTTTATTAAATTTTGTGAAGAACATAACTTAATAAAAAATAACTATGTAAGCCTAATTGGTACATACGACCACGGGTTCAAAACAGAAGAAAAAGTAAATCTTTATACTCTAGATAAAACAGTTGATGAAGTAAAAGCAGATGACAAGAGTGTTCCATTAGATATTATGAAAGATAGTTTCTTAAATGTTATTAATGAAACACACGAAGACAAGCACGTTTTCTTTACTGAAAAAACTTGGAAGCCAATATTAAACTTCCAAATATTTTTATATTATGGTGTAGGTGATCCAGATAGATATTACGAAGAATTAAAGAAAATGGGATTTCAATTGTATGACGAATTACTTGATTATAATAATGATCCTTTAGATGAACTGTTAAAATTTACACAATTAAGTATAGAAGAAATACAACAAAAATTATCTCCATCAAAGCTTATGAATAATAGAAGATTAGCTGAATCAATTGATTGTGGAGAGATTAAAAATAAAATATTATATGGTTAAATTAATTTATAAAATATTAATTATAGCAATACCAACATATAGTATTGCGATATGGACAGAAGCTATGGTATATACTATGCCAATGTTAGCAATTACAACAGTTATTGCAACTAGCATTTTTAATGAAAAAGATGTTGAAAAGAGAATTGACATAGACTTTAAAGAGTCTGGCAAAGATGGTTAAGGTATATAAACATCCAAAATATTTTTATGATTTAGAATCTGTAACAAGATTTATAGATGTAGAATATGTTGATAATATTAACAAAGCAGACTTTGTTGCTATTGCTAGTTCGCACAATGAACCAGTATTTGAAGATACATTAGGAAGTACAATTCCTATTTTATATTCTTATATAAGAGAGCATCCATACGAACACGACGAACATTTAAAAACACAATTTGCTAGTTTAAATCCAACACAGGATATAATAATTTTTTCATTAAGTTCTTTTGAAAAATTTGCACCAGGAAGAAAAAATATAATTATAGACCAATTTGAATTAGATGCATATCATAGATTATTTGTTAACAAAGAATGTAAAACTGCAAACAAACATTTAGGCAGTCTTAGATATTTGTTTCTAGGTGGTAAAGCAAACAAATATAACAGAAAAAATTTATATGATTTATTAATGGGTGCTGGAATATTAGGAGAAGGATACTCCTCTTTATTTGGAATTACAAAAACATTAGATGATATTCAAGTAGAAGGAAATCATTATCTTGGCTACCCATATGATGAACGATTATATCGTGTTACTAATTTTAGTTTAATAGCAGAAACGCACTACGATGGAAATCAAGAGTTTCATCCAACTGAAAAAACATATAGGGCTATTGCTAATAAACACCCTTTTATTATAGCATCAACACCTTTCTTTTTAACTAACTTAAAAAGGAAAGGATATAAGACTTTTTCCAATTTAATAGATGAAAATTATGACTTTGAAAAAGAGCATAGCAAGAGACTACTTCAGCTTACAATCGCTTTAAAATCCGCCTTAAAACTTGATTATACCCCATTTAACAGTATAACTGACTATAATGTACAAGTACTAAAGAACAATGCTAAAAGCACACTATCAATCATTAATAGTAGCTTAAATAATAACAAAGAATAGAGAATATATCCAATGCAAGTAAGATTAGTTACATCAGGTTGTTCCTTTACACACGCACCAGACAGCTGGGCAAATTGGTTAGAACAAAGATATGAATTGTTCAATGTTGCTGAAGGTGGTGGTGGTAATGAAATGAATATTAGAAATTTAATGAAAGCTATTTCTAATTTCAAACCCGATATGGCTATAATGCAAATATCAGGAATAGACAGATTTGAAGTTACTACAAAAGGAAAGTTAGAACATACAAGTGACCACGTTGTAGCTAAAGAAAATTATACTTGGCTAAAGAGTGCAGGTAATTTAGACTGGATTAATGATGCAGATTCTAAAATATCAAAACCTATAAAATATTATATGAAATATAATTTTCATAATGTTACACAGGCTTTAAGAACATTATGCTCAATAGTTGCTTTACAAAATTATTGTAAAGTACATAACGTAAGATTAAAACTATTTTGCTGGCAAAAGACTTTTACAGATGAATATCACGCAGGTGTAATTAAAGGAAGAGACGAATTAGAATTTTGGTATAACCAAGTTGATTGGAGTCAGTTTTGGTTTCACGGTAAAGATGGTGGACTAGCTGAATGGGGTATTGCAAACGACTTTACTGGAAATTTGTTAGAAGATCATATTAATAAAGAACCACAAGGTTGGGCAGAAATAAAAGGCGAGAAAATTATGATTGGTCACCCGTCAACTGAATGTCATAAAGCATTTGCTGATAAAGTTGTAGAACATTGGATACAAGATGAAGAAAATTAATTTATTATATCAAACGTGGATAGATGGTAGGCCTTTGCCTAACTGCATTCCTTTCTGGAAAAGAAACAATGAACATCATAACAATTGGGGTAATGTAAAATATGAATATCTTGAAGAGATATTAGATTACTGTAACATAGAATATACAAAAAATAACCCAGATGCTTTAGCAACAAGTGGAGAAACATTTTGGTTTCATATACAACCAGAATGGATTGATCTAAGTTTCTTTTACGAGAACGTGTTTCATTTTATTGATGAAGATATATTAAATCAAATAAAATGCAACGATCAAATTAAAATATTAATATGGTTTCCTACAGAAGGCTTCAATTTAAATATGCCAAGATTTATGGACGACTTGTTATGGACTCTTGGTGATAAGGGTATACCTGATGACAAGATTAATCTTGTGTTTGGTGACTTGCGTATGGAAGAAAACTTTAAAACATATCTTAAAAAACGTAGACTGCAATCAAATATTAAAACATTTGGCTTGAATATATTTGAACTAAATTATCGTTTAGAAACTGATCGTATGTATTTTTCACGTGATAGAATGCGTGAAATAAAAGTTGCAGATGAACTAGTACATCCAGATACAGTTGATGATAGTGAAATTAGAACAATGAAATTTGTTTGTCGTAATGCAAATCCTAGACCACATAGAATATGGATTATGAGTCAATTGTATAAAAGAAACTATTTAAAAGATGGTTATACAAGTTTCTTAAATCGTTATTTCACACCTAGTGTAGATAGTTTTACTTTAAAAGATGCTGAACAGTTTACTAAAGGTGATCCAAAAGAAGCAGTTGACGATATGCAAAAGTTTTTAAAAGAAAGCATACCGATTGTTTTAGATAACACAGCTGATGATATAGGTGAACAATTAAATCAAAGAAGAATGAAAGTTGAACACTATTCCAATAGTTATTTTTCAATTATTAATGAGACTGTTTGCGAATCAGCACCAGGTGATCCGTTGTTTATAACTGAAAAAGTATATCAGCCAATATTACAACTACATCCATTTATTGTAGTTGGCTCACGTGGTACACTAGCACATCTACAAGATTGTGGTTACAAAACATTTGAACCAATGTTTGATAGTAACTATGATTGGATAGAAAATTCAGCAGAAAGAATTGATAGTGCCTGGAGACAAATTAATTTAATGTGTGGTATGAAGAATGAAGATTTACATCGTATGTATTTTGAAATATACGACAAGCTTTTATATAACAGAGAGCTGTTTTTAAAACTTAACAAGGAAAAATATTTAGAAGGATTTACAGAATGGCTAAAACAATAGATTTATTGTGGGGATCGGACCATAGAGGACTTGAATTAAAAAATGAATTAATGGATTGGGTGTGTCCTGTTAACAGCGATAATGAAGGACCATTTCCAATTGCTGTTATGCAAGACGTAGGAACATATACAAATGATAAATGTGATTATCCTAATTATGTTAAAAAGTTTGGTGAAACATTTGACATATATACACACGGAATTTTAATATGTGGATCTGGTTTTGGTGTTTGTATTGCGGCTAATAGATTTCAAAATATTAGAGCAGTAGTTTGTAGAGATAGGTATGATGTTGAACAAGCACGTGAACACAACGATATGAATGTTATGTGTTTAGGTGCAGATTATACAGATACTGATACAGCACAATATATGATAGAAGATTTTTTCCAAACTAAATTTGAAGGTGGGCGTCATCAAAAAAGAGTAAATATGTTAAAGAGATTAAACAAATGAATAAAGAACTTCACATAGTTGATTTAGATTGTACACACGATATTTTAGGACAACTTAATGCCCTAAATTATTGGATTCGTAATAATCAAGATAAAAAAGAAACACATCATATTGTAATTAAAAGAGTGTGGGAAGGTGAAATACATTTCCAAACAAAAGAAAATTTTTTACCGTATGTACGTGAAGCTTTAGAAGGTTGGCCTGAAGATAATGCTAGTTTAGTAATGGCTGATGTTAATCTAAAAGAAAATGTAGATAAATGGTTTGCAGGAACTGAACGTAAAGATTTTCCTGTAAACATAGTGTCAGCACCTTTTGAATTACTATCCAGAACAATAATAAACAAACAAAATAAAAGTATTAAACAACCCAAAGCATATGAAAGAAAAACTAGAAGATTTATTTGTTTAAATGGAGCGGCAAAAACACATAGAGCAAAATTAGTCACTGATTTGTTTGATAATGGATTAGATGGATTTGGCGAGATATCTTGGATTAATAGATATGGTAATAATGTGCCTGATCATTATTTTACTAATCCAAAATTTCAAGGAGATGATCTTAAATTAGATTTTACAGGTAAAGAAATTGACGAAGGACAAAATCAAGAAATATTACCTCCAAATTATCACTATGCGGGATTTGAAATAGTAAATGAAAGTATTGTTAGTGATACTAGTTTGTTTATAACAGAAAAAACTTGGAAACCAATTTTGTACAATAAAATTTTTATCGTTCACGGTTGTAAGGATACAATGAAGTTCTTAATAGATAATGGCTTTGAACCTTACACAGAATTATATAACCACGAAGCATTTGATAGTTTACCTTACAATGAAAGATATAGTGCTATGTGGAACGAGATAGAAACTCTTGTACATAAAACACCTGAGGAATGGACAGAATTATATCAACAAGATGATATAAAAGCAAAACTTTCTCATAACAGAAGTGTGTTTGAAAATCTGCTTATTCCAAGTTGGAAAAGCGAAATCAATGCTAGATAAAGATAAGTTACTTAAATCAAAAACTTTTTGTATGATACCGTGGACACATTTACACACGTGGCCAGATGGTAGAGTATTGACTTGTTGTATGAGTGATAGTAACGATATAATGGGTAACTTAAAAGAAATAACATTAGAACAAGCTTGGAATTCTCCGCAACAAAAACAATTACGTAAAGACTTACTAAATGGAAAAGCTAATAAGATCTGTACACGTTGTTACGAACAAGAAAGACATAGTATTAATACAACTAGAACTTGGTCTAATGAAAAATTAAATCATCATTGGGATGTTGTAGAATCAACTAAAGAAGATGGTACTGTTGACAAAGTTAATTTACCTTACATTGATTTTAGATTTAGTAACTTATGTAACTTTAAATGTAGAACTTGTGGTCCAGATTTATCATCAAGCTGGTATGAAGACCAAACTAAATTATTCAGTAAACCAGATCACTCTAAAGTTATTAGACCATACAAAGACGAAAAAAGATTTTGGGAAGTAGTTGAGCCATATGTAGATGGTTTAGAAGAAGTATATTTTGCCGGTGGTGAACCATTAATAATGGAAGAGCATTATAGAATATTAAAAAAATTAGTAGAAAAGAAAATGTTTCACGTAAGACTAAAGTACAATACAAACTTTAGCCAAGTAATTTATAAAGGAATGGACGTATTCAAAGAATGGGACAAGTTTGAATATGTAGAAATTGGTGCTAGTTTAGATGCAACACATAAGCGAGGTGAATATCTTCGTGCTGGGCAAAGCTGGGAGCAAGTTGAAGAAAATAGAAAAAATGTTTTTGAAAAATGTCCTAGGGCTTTCTTTTTTGTTGCGTCGTGTGTTGACGTGTTTAATAGTTTTCACGTTTCAGATTTTCATATTGATTGGATTAAAAAGGAATGGGTTGGTCCACATAGTTTATTAAATCCTTTGCAAACTCCTGAGCATTTGAGAATACAAATACTACCAAAAGATATGAAAGATAAACTTGCAGAGAAATGGACTAATGCTCAAACGTGGATGAAAGAAAATACAGATGCTAATCATACAAGATATGAATCGCTAATAAGTTATTTGTATGAAGCTGACTACTCTCACTTAATAAAAGACTGGTATGAAATCACAAATCGTTTAGATAATATAAGAAATGAAAATTGGCGTGATATATTTCCAGAATTGCTAGATCTTGAAAAAATAGCTAAATCATAGAAAAAAAGATTTGTTTTAAGACCCCTACAGTACCCGAAACGCCACCACCTGGGGTGTTAGTACCCCCGAAATTTTTGTGGATAAGTAAAGTTATGGGTAGAAAGATAAAAATTAAAATAACCGATGATAAAGAGTTTACACAAGAAAAAGAAGGCTTAGGCTTTAAAAAAATATTTAAATCTGTGGCAGGCTCGGCACCAAAAGGTACACAGTTTCTAAGAGTAGAGTATACTAATAGAAAAGGTACAGAAGTTGACCGTTGGGTCAAAGTTCCTAAAGACAAATCATAATCATATATACTATTAAACAATTAACAAGGAGATTAATATGGCCAAATTTATCGACAAAGTTATAAAAGACTTAGAAGCACTAACAGAATTTTTAGTTGGTAAACCTCCAAAAAAAGTTGAGAGTAAACCTAAAAAGAAAGCTAAAAAATAATCCTATAAAAGCTGGGGTATTAGTACCTCAGCTAATATTTTATTTCCTTTATCATCAAAGTGATATCCAGAATCAATTGCATATTGTTTAAAATCTATTTCGTTTTGTACAACTATTTTATTGGGTAGATTTGTAAATGATTTACAAAACTCATCATCTAACCAAAATAAATTTACAATTTTTTTGTTTTTATCTTTAATATAATAATTACAATACTCAACTGCTTCTGTATATTTTTCAAAGTTAAGAGGATGATGTCTTTCTTGATTATACCAATAAGAAACTCTATCAATTATTTGTTGTTTTGTTAATGTACTCTTGCGTTGTATTTCGTGAAAAATATGTTGTACTAATTCTGATTTTTCATCAGCAATTATTTGTTCAGCCATTCCTATTGTTAAATGATAATAACTTTGTGTGTTATCCCATAACTGCAAATAGTTTTCATACACATCGTGATCTCTAGCTATTTTTTGGTACTTCCACTGGCTAGATGAAAACTGCAATAAACCTCTGTCCGGTGTTGTATGCTGAACTACAAATATATCAGCATCATACGTTTCGTTAATATATTTTATAGTACTTGGATATGTAACCCAACTGGAACCATTTCTTCCAGCATTAACTACTCTGTTTTCAACCTTGTATTTGTTTAACAATTCGTGTACAATATACGGATAAGTACTAGTATATGGAATATTGTAACCTTGCGTCCAACTACAACCGATAAAAGCGACATTTAACATATGGATAATAAATTACCTCAAAATTTTTGTATTCTTCCTTGGACTGGTTTAGAAGTCCAACCTAACGGCACAGTAAAACCGTGCTGTATGTATAAAGATACACTAAAAAAGGAAAATGGTCAAGAATATAAAATCCAACGTGAAGAATTCCAAGAAATATGGAATAGTGAAGAACTAGCTACTATACGTAAAAGGTTTTTATCTGGCACACAACCACGTGGATGCCATAGATGTTGGATGGAAGAAATGTCGGGTAAAGCATCTAAAAGAGTAAGAGATAATGCAAAATACAAGCATTTAATTAATGATAAAATCATATGGGAAGAATCTGCTCCTAGATATTTGGATTTAAAACTTGGAAATATATGTAATCTTAAATGCAGAATTTGTTCTCCACAATACTCATCTAAATGGATTTCAGAACAAAGAAAATATGATATAATTGATAAAGATATTAAGTTTTATGAAAGACTTGATTGGCCAGAAAAATCAGAAGTGTTTTGGAAAAATGTTGAATCACTAATTCCTGTACTAGAGCATTTGGATTTTACAGGTGGTGAACCGTTTATGATAAAAGAACATTTGGATCTTTTACATAAGATTATAAAACAAGGACACGCACATAAAATCAGCTTACACTATAACACAAATGGAACACAATTGCCATTAGATGCTCTTGATAATATATTTCCGCATTTCAAATATGTTGATGTGCATTTTAGTATCGATGGTATAGGTAAACAATTTGAATACCAAAGACACCCAGCTAAATGGGAGCAAGTACTGAAGAATTTAGAAGTGTGGCAAACATATGAATCAAATAAGCTAGATTTATCTATATGTCATACTGTTAATATTTTTAATGCTTTTTACTTGCCTGAATTCATAGACTGGACTGATAATTTTGGTATGAAAGTATACCTAAATACATTACACGAACCCAAGCATTATAACATCTCTACATTACCAAGCTTCTTAAAAGAGGTTGTAAAAGATAGGCTTTTAGACTATAATTATAAAGGATTCAACCAAGTAATTCAATTTATGGAAAACAGCGATAGTAGTAATAAAATAGGTGAGTTTAAGAGGCACATATACAGAATGGATTTAGTAAGAGTAGAGTCATTTGATAAAACGTTTCCTGAGTTATCAGAGCTAATGAATATCATTAAAATCAGATAGGAGCAATATGATTAAGTGGATCAAAAACATCTGGATTGAGATCAAAATGCATTTCGCTTACAAGAAAAAAATTAAAGAACTCAAAAAGCGAGATCCTTTCATTTACAAATAATTGTCGTTTGAAGTTAAATTTTAACTTGAATTATAAATAGGTATGAACTTCAAGTAGAACACCCTATTATTTCGGCTAATGGCACAGTCGTTTTGATAAAACGTTAACAGAAATATTGTAGAAGACTACTTTGAAATTTTGTTAACTTTGTTAAAACGAAAGACTGAGCACCAATGGCAAGACAAATTAGAAAGATGATAGTTAGACTTAGAATGTGGTATGCTGATATACGTGGACATCACGGTATGAGATGGGATTATGAACCATCAAAATATTATATGCGTGGTAGAAAATCAGGTAAAGCACATCAAAAGGATGTTGAATGAGTAAGACGATGTGGGCACTTTTTATTGTCTATACGTCAATTTTCATTTACGGTTGTATCACATTAATGTAAGCAAATAGCAGTTCATTGAAGTAATGAAAGGCTTTATGGCTAGGCAGGATAAGACCCACAAGGGCAGACGTAAAAGAGGCAGTAAAAAAAGAAGAGCTAGAAGTAAAAGATGGAAGAGGAAATAATTCTTCTATTTTTTAAACTTTAAAAACATTACAATCTTAACAATCCAACCGGTGTGATAGTACACATCTTAATAAAATAAATAATAATATAATAATAAAAAAGGTGTACAAATGAAAGCTAATTCTTGGACAGAGTTCCAACCATTAAAAGAAGTTATACTAGGTAAAGGTTATACAACAGACTGGTTAACTAAAGAGCAATTTCCTGAAGATGATTTACGTGCTGGGCTAAAACAAATATTCGAAGAGACTGAAGAAGATGTTTTAAAAGTCAAAGACTTTTTAGAAAGTGTTGGTGTTAATGTATTAAGACCAGAAATAACATTTGACTTAAACAAGAAGTTTGGCCAAATTGATTTAAGCAAATTTAAATTTCAATTTCCAAATCATCCACTTCAACCAAGAGATACTGCTGGTGTTTATGGAGATACGTTAGTTCATTTTTACACAGGTAACAATGGTCGTTTTTTTGAAAACTGGGGTACTTACAATCATTTTATAGAATATTATAAGCAAGGTAATAATTGGATTTCAATGCCTATGCCTAACTTTGATAGTCCAACACAAGGATATGAAGAACACGATGATAAAAAAATATTGTATCATTCAGCAAATATATTAAGATGTGGCAAAGATATTTTTTATTCTGCTGTACATCCAACACGTGGTCATCATAAAGGCAAAGGTTCTAACTTAGGTATGGAATGGTTACAAAGAGCATTCGGTGATAAGTTTAGATATCATATTGTTAATGTAGGTGGACACCTTGATGGTAAGTTAGCATTACTAAGACCAGGACTTCTTGCTTGTTGGGATAAAGAAGATATTCCAGAAGTTTTAAAAAGTTGGGACGTAATCGAAGTGCCTAAGACTGCGTGGAACGTACCTGACTATTTTACAAAAACACGTAAAAAAAGATGGTATCAAGAATTTGTTTCAGAGTACTTAACTGAATGGATTGGCTATTGTGATGAAACAGTATTTGATGTTAACTGCTTTAGTGTAAATGAAAATTTAGTAATTACTAACGGCTACCATAAAGAAACATACGATAAATTTAAAGCTCACGGAATAGAAGCTTGGCCGTGGCATTGGCGACACAAACATTTCTGGGATGGTGGAATACATTGTTTAACAATGGATACTATAAGAGAAGGTAATCAAGAAGATTACTTTAGTTAATATTTTAATTCTAATTGCTTAATTGTTTGTAATACTTTAGGACCCCAGCCTGGGTCAGTAGCATATATAGGTGATAATAGATAAACTAATGCATCATAATTAATATCATCAGATATCCATTGATGTATTAATTGATCTCTAAAGTCTTTATATCGTTTATCTTTTGATAACAGATCCATAAAGCCATACACACCATCACATATTGATTCAAATTTTACTAATTTAATTTGATCGTTATCTTTTGGTACCATATAATCTACTGCATTAGGTCCTGCATAAATTCCAAAAAAGTTATAGCCTTCTGTTGCAAATCTACTAGTACCCCAACCACTCTCGTGTCCTGCAACTGCTACAACTAATGGCACAGGAATTCTTTTATCTGGTTCGGCAAAGTAAGCATTATATTCAACTGCACACTCTTTAATAAGATGAACAAACTGATCTTTTGTTTCATAACTTACTGGTTGAGATATTAAATTACAAGCCAGCAATAGTGTGGCGCAGATATGCTTTATCATTTATACTCCTTTTTGTAGATTGGTATTGGTTCCATTTTATGTAAATTTTGTTTTCTAATATTTCTATAGTTTTGTATTAATACACTATCATCATCAATTGTAATTGCACCTTTTTGATCTAAGTCCATAGCTCGTTCCATTTGATCGTAAGTTAATCCACCTAGTTGATCTTGATCAGTTCTACCGTCTTCCCACAAACCATCTGTTGGTGGTGCGTCAATTATTTCTTGCATTATATCAAGTTCTTTAGCTAGTGCATAAACTTCAGATTTAAACAAGTCGCCAATTGGTGATAAGTCAACTCCACCATCTCCATATTTTGTAAAAAAGCCTACTCCAAAATCTTCTACTTTGTTTCCTGTACCTACAACTAAACCTTTTTTAGATCCAGATATTTGGTGTAGTGTTACCATACGTAATCTTGATTTTGTATTTGCATAAGCAAGTTCATTATCAAAAGGACTGCCTAAACTATCTTGAAAATTATTATAAACTGAATCTAAAGGAATAATACAATGAGATACATTGTTAAATTTTTTAACAAGCCATTCGCCTTGTTTCATACTTAAATCGTTTTGACTTTCAATTTGTCTTATAGGCATAGTTAAAGCATATACAGGTAGTTCTGTCATAGCACACAAAGTACTAACAACTGAACTATCAATGCCTCCGGATATACCAACAACTAAACTTTCTCTGTTATGCTCTCCAGCATAACTTTTAATCCAACTTGATATTTCTTTAGAAACCATATTCTCCTTTATGCCATTCTTTTTTTGTTATCATTTCAAGTTCTACTGCATCTACTTTAGCATATTTGTACAAAAAGTCAACTGATTCCAATAACTTAGAATAAGTTTTTTCCCACCAATATAAGGTACATTCCATATCATTTTTAGTAACTGTAACCTTATAATATACGGCACTCATTAGAACAAAGCCCAATTAATAATAATACTAACTCCTATAATAAGCATTACATATAACCATATTTTTAAGTCAGTAAAAATGTCTTTAATTAATTCCCAAATCAAAGTTGTTATATATCTAATCATTTTTTCTTCCTATATTTTTTAGCTACTTCTCCTGACCAATCTACAATTCCTTGTTGTATCATATCCCAGGTTTTTACATCTTTGTCGTCCCACATCATATCTTGCTGTACAGCCGCAATCAATCTTTCTACATCTTTTGCTAGTTCGTCGTGATCTAACATAGTAGTATCTTCTTGATAAGTTCCTTTAAGCTTTAGCCAGAACTTATTCTTGCGAGCCAGTTTCCTTCTCTTCGGACTGGGCTTCTTCAGGTATTTGTTTTTCATCTTGTTCATTGTCTATCTCTGTGGGTGGTGTCATAGGCATTCCAGATCCATCAAACCATCTTCCATCTGCTGTCTGATGACATCTAGTATAAAATTTAGTACCATCTTCTCTTTTTATAACTTTACGTCTATCGTAAATTTTGCCTTGATATTCTGAACCATCTGCTTGTATCAATCTTTGCGTATGACTTGCTCCATATATTCTATCATAGTAAAACCAAGAATCCTCTACACCATCCTCATCTACTTCTTTGTGCTTTTTGACTTTGTCATAGTGTTTAGGAAAATCGTACATATCTAGAACTGATACCCACATAATATTGCTAGTAGGTATGTGTTTGGGTACGTTAAGATCTTTATGAGTGCTCGTAATATCGTTGAGCTTGTCCAGTAGTTTTTTAGTTTTTTCTGTTGCCATTTATTCTGTATATACAAATTCATATCCTGCCATATTAGATGTCCAAACTCCTTCTTTGATTTTACCAAAGCTGTTTGCTTTTTTAAAACTTAATCTAATATTACCTTCTTTAGTAACCATAACAATTTCGTGCTGTCTTTTAGAAACTACATTGGCTTCCATAGTCTTGTTCTTATCTGTACAAGTAATCCATACTGTTTCAATTGGTTGCTCTTCTGGAAGATCAAAGTTAATTCCCATAGTAGTAATATAACATATATTGCTTAAAAGTCAAGCTATTATACAGCCAATTGTGTATGCGTCCTATTTTTTTATGTATGTGTATGTGTATTTTTACATAGGTTTGTATGCGATTTTTTATTTTAGAGGTGTGTATGCGTTTAAAAATTTTGGCGTATGTGTTTTTTATTATTTGCTGTATGTGTATGCCGCGATATATTTTTACTAATATGTGTATGTGTTATATTTTAATAGAGATGTATTAGTATTAATTTTTATGTGTACGAACGATTTTTCAAGCTAGTTAACTACCACTTAATAGTACGGTCAGCCTTTCGCTTTCAGCTCTAGGAACAATCCACCGTTCTGACAGTAGCTAAAGGTGTTCTAACCCTGGTTAATCATATATACTTTATATGACGCTTTATATCCTTATTATTGGTTTTGTAATAGTACTACGTTTGAGTGCAAAGCCATATAAAAGTGAATTGGAACGTTATAGTGATCCTTGGAATTGGGTGGGCTGAACTTTTCACAACTAGTGGTATACAGTAGACACAGTGGTTATATTGAATAACCCTTATAAGCATTCGCTTCGCTCAAGTGTTGACTAGCCCGAGAGATCCACAGTATTCTTATGCTCTAGGGTTCTTTTTACTATCCACAGGATCTAATGGTAGGTACGTTGTAAATACCGCCTTTAAACGTGCATATCCTTCTGTTTAAGCGTCATAACCATATTCAGTAGTATCAAAGTGCTTCTAATGTATTAAAGTACGTTTTAACTGCATATAAGTCCGTTATGTTAGTTTTGCATACCTAACCATATCAGCTATGCATATAAGTCCGTCGCCTATACACTAGCCCATAAAATTTTACTGCGTAATTTTTTTAGCAACCAAGTTTCCTCAACCACATTTGTTTTCCTAGTCTAAACCAAAGCAAGTGCTTTAGTTTAAAAAGCATTCGCTTTTACCTCTATTGCATATAGCCCTTTTTATCTCGCCGCCTATATAATAGCCCACTTTTTTTATTAGCAATCGTTAGCCCCATTCTCAGGTTTCCGACCCCAGACGCATATACACGGTCGAGGTCGAAAAATATTTTTTTCTTTTTTTTATTTTGAAAAGTCTAGCAAGTGATACAGATTATTGCACCTGCAATCGCTAGTAGGGTAAACACTAGCAACCAGCCACCTATGTATCCTGCATAGTAACTGGCTACCAGTTTAATGATCTTTTTAATCAATCTAACAATACCATATACTCTTTGGCATAGTATTGTCTAAACCAATCTAGGCCTTCTCTAACCTTGCACCATAACGGATGTCCGCCATCGTCTATACCTTGTGCTAATAGTTCAGCACCTTTGATACAATCATATACTGCTACTGCATCTGGTTGTAGTTCTACTGACTCGCCGCTATATGGGTTCTTGATCGTTTCAGGTCTATCCAATACTACACAATCAAATGGTAGTGGATTAGCACCTTGGCCTTTTAACATTTCTTTTTGCATAATTGCTCCTCTGTTCATAGTGTTATAATAGCAGAAATTGGCTATCCGTCAACCATTAAAAAAGGGCGGATTTTAAGGCCCGCCCTTGGTTGCAAGTTATGGTTGTTCTATAATACTGGTTGAGCTATCAGTCTAACTTTGATGTGATCTCCAGTAGTCCAATGCTTTGTGCTTTTCGCTTTACCGCTAAACATACCATCGTTTGATTTCCACGATATTATGTAATAGTTCAAAACCTTTTGTAAGCTGGTAGTGTAGGTTGTTTCACAAGTTCTAACCTGTTTGTAGCCAACTATCTTTTTGTTGCCTATTTGTGAACCAATAACTGCACCTGTACCTATTGCTATATCATTACCTTTACCACCACCGATCTTGCTACCTATGTAGCCACCGATAATAGCACCTACGATATTCGCACCTTGGTCTTGTCCGTATATAGGAACTTCCTGTATCGTACAATGTTCGTGCGGCTCGTGGATGTTTTTGGTTTCGTATATAGCCTCAACGCCTACAACAGAACCTGATATTGTTTTGAACTCTTCAGCTTTTGCTATCCCAGTGATAAGCATAAAAGCCAAAGCAATAATCGAAATTGAAATATAGTCTTTTATATTCATTTTCTCCTCTGTTGTTGTTTGCATATTATTAATATTAACACATTTACCCATTTTGTCAATCCCCTATTTTACTTGTCTTTCTTAAGCAATTTCTCTAATTTTGCTTCTGTTTTAGCAATAGCCATATAGTCTACAAATACTGTCATATTCTCCATATGCTCTTTGTAGGGTGATGTCAAATTACCATTAGTGTATAAACCAAATTTAAACTGACATTTGTCTCTTTTACCATCGTTCCAGTTAGTAGGACCTGTGTATTCATAAGCCAGTTTGCCATCTATCCAAATGTGTAATTTACCATCTGCCTTCTTGCTATTCTTAAAGTTGATTCTGATGTTAGTCCAATCAAAGCTACCATTGTTTTCATTAGCTGAAAATGTCTTTAATGTTCTAAACACTTCATAACCTCTTTTCCAAGTACCATCATTTTGTTGTGTGCTTTTGAAGTTATGATTTAATTCTAATGTATTGTCTCTGAACTTGATCATCCAAGTAATTCTTTCACCGTCATCATCTTGTGGATGACATTGTCCAACTGTGAATGTTCTGCTTCTACCATCAAATAAAATATTGTTTGCAGGCAGTACCGCATAGTTAATCCATTTCTCTGTGCCTTCGTTAAATGTATAACCTTTTGCTTTTAATTCTGATCTACTGCTACCACCACTTGAACCACAGTCATTACCCCATTCACCTTTGTAGCATTTACTATGGTCAACTATAATAGAATGAAATGTTTCTCCATTGTAAGCAATCTCTTGTGCACCAATTACTTCTGCAAAGTTATTCTTACCAGACTTTAAAGAACTCTTCATTTCGATTCCAGGAAATTTAATATAACCAAACTTTAGTTTGATATCATCTGATAATAATGTTTCGTGAACATTAGTATATTTGTCTTTGTCTTTTACTTGATAAAATTCTTTAGCCCACTTCTTGTGATCTTTACTAGCGGTATCATACCAACCTGCTTTAGCCTGATTTGAAATTGATAACATAACCATCAGCGCCATTATTGCTATTGTAAGTCTTGTTGTAAATTTCTCCATATAGTTTACCTCTCTTTATTGTTTAAATGTACACTATTTTTGGATTCTGTCAAGTGCTTAATTCTGTTATATAATTGGTACTTTTCTTTGGTTTCTTCTGCAACCTGTAGTTTTAAAGCCTTGTTTTCTGCTTGTAGTTTCTGTATATATTGAAATAAATCGCTATCCATATTACCTCATAAATGTGTGATTACCTATAATCACTTTTAGTTCTTGTGTATCAGCCCAAGTAGGATATACTAGGTGATGATTGTAATAGTATAAACTGCCGTCTGTGTTATCGTTGACGTGCCCAGTCATAACTGCTAGTGCAATCACTATACTATCAAACCAAGCTCTAGCATTCTGTTCTATTGTTCTACCGTCTGAATAGTTTGCCCAAATAATATCTTTCTTACCATCACAATACCAACTGAATTGACATCTGTGCTTTCTAGGATAATAAATTCTATCTTCATCTGCTAGTGTCTCATCTTGTTTAGTTTTCCAACTTTCTCTGTGCGGTCCTTGATGAACAACTTTACAAATGGTGTTAGGCCATCTATCATCATTAACTCTATTAATAGTCACAAAGCCAACTGCTGTCTTACCTAACATACTTTCTGCTCTTGCTTCAAAGTAAATGTTCTGTGCCATACATCTAACTTGATCTTCATTGATATCTGTATAGTGCTCTTTCCAATCGTGTAAAGTAGTATCAAAAATTAATTGTGCTTGTTCTGTAAAAATAACTTCATCGTATTTGTCTTTTGCTTCTGCATAACCAACTAACTTCCAAGCGAACAAATAAATTAAAAAAAAGTATATTACAAGTTTCTTCATTACGCCTCGTCTCTATTACTAATTAAAACTAATGCACCAGTAATAAAAAAACTTAAACCTATTCCTGCATACATTAACATTTCGCTAATTGTGTTTGCTGTCTCAACACACTTACCATCACAATCATTACCGCTACCTGCAATCATAATAATACCAACTGCAATCAATATTGTTGCTAATGTGTTAAAAAAGTTTCTACTTATTTTTTTCATATAACCTCTCTCTCTTTATATAATCATAATAACATAAAAGGGGATTATGTCAACCCCCTATTTTATGCCAGTTTTACTAATTAATCTGCCCTACTTTCTGCATAGGCAGTAATTCCTAAGCTTTCAAAGTACGAAGAAACGGCGTTCATAGCCACTTCTTTTATATCCATTGATTGTGTATGTTTGTATTGGTGATCATTCATAAAATCATAATATGAAATTCTCCAACCGCCACCATAACCATTGCTACCAATATTCATCTTCTTGCACCAAGAAACAAAAGGTCCTCTTGCAGGATGAATTGAAATGTTAGCAAATCCACAGTACATTGGTTCACCGTGTTTAGCTGTAAATTCATCTACAGCATATCTCGCCTTTAGACACGCATTACCAAAGATTTCTGCTGGATTCATCTTTGCTGTTGTAAATTGTTTAACTTCTTTTGACATAGTTTGCCTCCCTTTATAGTACTAATATACATTGGATTTGAAATACGTCAACCTCTTATATTCGTAGTAAAAGGGTGGGTTTTTACGCCCACCCCCGTGTCAAGACTTAGGTAAGAGAGGTTGCAAGTGAATAACCTAAGTCTCTATTCCGCTATACTGCGGAACTCCTTTTCATACAAGTGACTCTCGCTAACTTCTTCCAATCATCTGACATCTTTGCCAGGTCGGCTATTTTAGTGATCATCCTTAATGAAATCTCGTTTAGATGTTCTTTATATTCCCACATAAAGTCCATCAATTCTTTTTCCTTTTCTTTGGAGAACATATAATCTGCTAACATCTCTCCATCTGCAAGGACCTGCTTACATCTTAACATTCTATCTCTAATTGTATCCATTGTAAGATCCAAGTAGTGACATCTAGACATAATTGCATTTAAGTGATCTTGTAATTTTTTAGATCTAACATAATCAAATTTAATGTTAGTGATCATTATTACTGATCCTCTAAATTCAAATCTATCTGGAACACCTTCGTTAGCAAGAACTCTTGATTCAGTATTCCAACTGATATATCTTTTCTTACTAGAGTCTAGTGCGGCCTTTAAGATGTTAAGTGCTACATCATCAAATAAAATACTATCACAATCATCTAATACAAGAATGTTTCCTGCATTACTGAACTTGAATAGTTTTTGGTATAAACCAATTGCGGACATAGCCCCTCGAACAACTTCGAACCTAGGCTTCTCGTCTGCTATTTTATTAAAGATGTCTGACTTGTTTAATTGTGCTTCAACACCATATGACTTACCAACACCTGGAGGTCCCGATACTATCATTGCACGGACAACTCCTTCTTGTGTTGCTTCTACCATTTCAGTTAAGATATCAAACCTTTCTCTGATTCTTTCAATTGCTTGTTCATCAGTTTCAGTTGGCTTCTTAACAACTTTCTTTTTTGTTAAAGGTTGCTCTACTGCTATGTACTCTGCGTGAGCTGGATCTTTAACTTTCACTCTAATTGGTCTAGTAGGATAGTCTCCTTCACTTGCCGTTTTCCCATCCACCAAATAAAAGCCACCGCCTGTCTTATAAGGCTCGAAGTCTTTTATTAAATTAAAAGTGATATCTTGCACAGGTTGATTATCAAATATACCTGTTCTTATCTTGATTGCGTTTTTTTGCATTTGCACCTCTTCTTTTTGTTATTCTTTATATTAACATAGTTCTTAGATCTGTCAACCTACAATATAAGGTCCAAACAATATTAATAATAACATAGCCGGGACAACTATTGATAGTGGCCAGAAATGTAAGAACTCTTTTAATAATTCTTTCTTTTCTTTTTTAGTAAGTTTTGCCATTATGCTATTTCTTCTTTCTTCCATTCATAATCGTCTGTAGACCAATCTGGATCTTGATAGTCTATACTATCACTATCTTCGTATGGAATACATTCAGCAACTTTGTTTGTTAATGGTCCTCTGTATTTTTCGTAATCTCTATCATCACAATCTGACCAATTGTAATCGTTAGCATAAACTTCTACAGGTTCATCTTTATGATAACCTTCTTCCCAATCGATCTTGTTAATGCCACCTTGTTCTAAAACGGCATCTTCCGCTTCTTCTTTTGAATTAGCAACTACATCGTATTCTACCCAACAAGTGTAATGTCTTCTAACTCTGTATTTTGATTTACCTATATCCTGGTGTGGATTGTCTTTGTTATATATTTCTTTTGTCATTTGCAACTTCTCCTTATTCTTAATACTAACATAAGTTGAATATTTGTCAACCTACTATATCTAGTGCCTTACTAGAACTCTGTTAATACATCTTGTATCGACATATCCTTTATGTGTTTGTGCTTGAAATCATAATCAACATTCTCAATGATCTCGCTGGGGTCTGCGTTTTCATCTATGTGCAAACCTACTACAACTTCAATATATCTAGATCCTTTAGGTGCTCCGCTACCTTTTTTGCTTAAATCATAATCATCAAACATCTTATCTAACTCCTTCTTTACTGCTTTCATATCTAATTTCTTTTTAGTCATTTTCGCACCATACTTTTGGGTCTGAATATTCATTTAGTTCTGCGTGTGTACTAACTGCTACTCTAGGATGGTTCTTACCTATATAAACATTCAAACTATAATTTGCGTTGCAGGCCTTATCTATTGCTTCGCTTTCATCTTTGGCATCTACATCAACCCATACCGTATATTCTAAACCTATACTATATTTCGTGTAAGGTGATTTAAGATGTTCGTGTTCTTCTTCTTGGCTCCAAGCCATTATGCTACCTCCTCTAGGTTAGTTCCGTGTAAGTCAAAATAATCTCCACGACCTTCTTCATCATAAACTCTAAGGTCTAAGTTATTACATTCCTGAATGTGTAGTGTGACAAAGTAAGTAATCTCTCCTTCGTCGCCAGTAATGCTGTGTGCCTTTCTATCTTTCTTAGGCTTCTTGACTAAATCATATATTGATTCATCTTCTGGATAATCCATATCAATAAAAGAATATACTTTTGCTTGTTGATAATATCTAGGACCTTTAATCAATCTAACAACATCTCTATTAATCATATCTTCTAATACTTCTCTTGATTGATCTGTTGTTGCTTTAATATAAAAGTTCATCATTAAATGATCTACCGAACACCACATATCTTTATCATAGTCCCAAGTCACATAGTTTTGAGCTCTTGCTATGTTGATGTCTCTGTTTGCTGTTGTAGGAACATAAGGTAATGTTGCAAGGTCTTCTTTCATTACTCTTGCGTGGAACCTTGCTGTTCTATCATCTAATCTGTTGTCTTCTTCTCTAGGTAAAAATTCCATTAGTCGTCCTCCCATTGATCACTTAAAGTGTAGTAAGGTCCACCAAAGTTTAACTCTTTTACTTTCTTCTCAACTATCTTATAAGCCTCATCATCGTTTTCTGCTTCGATACCATCTTTGAATATTTGTTCAAGATGTTCTGCTTCTTCAACAACTGAGTCTACATCTGCGAATAATTTAAATAGTGGCATTGTTCTCCTTTCGCTTTGCGTGGTCTCTAATAGCAATAGGATCTTCTTCATATGGTTCCCAAGGTAGTTCTCCTGTTTCGTACAAGTGAAACCATTTCTCTTCTGCACCATCAAGCCATTCATCTCTTTGTTGCTGTTTAGTAAATTTGTGAAAACCTCTAAAGCCACCTTCAAGGATATATGTTAAAGTATCACTTGTTGCTTCGTGGCGTATCTCATCTCTAATTTGAGCATACTCAACTTGTAGTAATCTTTCTGCTAAAACATAGTGACTTAAAAAGTGACCGTCCTTATCAACGATCACTTCTTCTTGTTCTCTACAATCTTTTTTATCAGTTGGTAGATTATCAGGCACTATGAACCTCCGCATTTCTTTGTGCTTCCCATTCAGCTCTAGATTCTAATATACCGTAGTAAGCATCTAACTCTTTACCTAGTGCGGTATCTTCAAAGTAAGAATCCTTTTCATCTGACACATTAACTTCACTTATCACACCGTCTGCATACTCTCCAGCAAAGTCCATTCCTGGTTCGTAATAGTAAGCCGTGATTGAAATGTCTTGATGTTTATCTTGAACTGCCTTGTAGGCATCAATGGGTGGAGCCCAAGCAGAGTCAAAACCAAACTGCACCGTTTCGTCATCTACTCTACTAATAGAACCTTCATAGATATCTATGTCCCATTTAGTTCCCCAATTATCAACTCTCCAACTATACCAGTCTGAGTAGCCTGTCTTCTTTATCATTGCTTTGTCTTTAGAACCATCGGCTGTTGTGCCGTCTAATACTTTAGGCATTGGTAAAAAATGATTTAGCAACTCGCCGTTTTTAGCCGCTTTAACTATCTTATCTAGTTTCTTTTTAGGGGCTCTTATTGTTATATTGTTATTGCACCAATTTGGCATTTTCAACTCCTCTGTTATATAAACTAATATAGCATATTTCGGGTAATTGTCAACCAACTTTTTCTATATTTTATGGAGTGTTTAGTGGGGTTTAGTGATGAATCTAAACCCCTAAGGATTTCATTTAGCAAGAGTCTCTATCCCTGAAATGACTCGCATCGTTGTTATTTGGATTTTAAGTGGTAATAACACCCGCACCGGGAAGAACCCCACTACATTCTGTATCACAACAAAGACTACGAAGTTCCATCAAAACCGATATAGACTTCGTCTGATACGAATTCTGTAATAGCTACTAGGACACAAGGCCTCCTATTATAGCTAGTAGGAAATATATTAAAAATACACCTCCGTATCTACCTACGAGATACCAAAGAAATAATGTTATTCCTTTTTTGATTAAAGGTACTTCTTGTATTTCTCCGTTATCTCCAATAATTTTGTTGCTCATAGTATAGCATCCTTTTCAATTCTGTCAACCACGACCTACAACTATACTGTGTACAATTATGCATTCAGCAATACTGTTACAATTGTACTGTGTACAAACAGTTGTTTCTAAGCTTATAGATACTATCTGATAGCTATACTGTTTGTACGTGTAGTACTGTAGCTCTATATTATTAAAGCTACAGGACCTAAGTAACTTAACTTCACTAAAAAGATATAAGTTGTAAACATTAAGCTACCTCTTCTTCTTTCCTCGATTTTGGTATACGCACTTCTTCCCTTGTATCGGGATTGTAACAACGCACACCGTTTGTTTGAAAGTAGTATACGTATAGATAACATCCGTTACTACCGTTAGTTACGTCAATTAAATCTGCAAAAGTTTTACTGTTAATGGGTGCCACATCTTCCCAAGCTTCGTCGCTACCGCCTCTAGGATCGTCCCAGCTACTTCGCTTTGCATAATATTTTACAACTGCTGTGTCCCAATCTATGTAACTGATGTCGCCACCTGCTACTAGTTTAACTGCTTTGTCGTAAGTTGGAATGTGTTGCTTTAGGCAAACACCTACTCCTTCAGGATATCCGTCGTAATGATGATAAACTGAATCCCAGCTACCGTCTGGTTGCTGTACTGCTATTCTTGATCTTGTAGACATATTTTCTCTCTCTGTAAAAGTTAATATAATTTAAATGTAACACAAGTTAACGTTTTGTCAACCTGTTAATTCCATTCGTCCCAATTGTAAATGCCTTCGACGCCTCCGCCGTAGCCATCTTCTTCTTTATACTCTTCGTCTTCTTGTAGTTCATCAAGACTTTCTACATCTTGATCTAATACATCACTAGACTCTTCATCTAGTAAAGTACCGTCTTCATCAAAGTCGATGTAATCTTCCGGTAATGGTTCATACTCGTACTTTTGCTTTTTTGGTTTAGGCATTTGCATCCTCCTCTGTAAAGTTAAAGTTTAATTGATTCTTACTCCAATTATAAACTGGAGCATCACTGTCGTAATTGTCTCCTAAATAACAATTGACATTTTGATACAAAACTTCTGTATCATTTAGTTCTACTAACTCCTCCCACACATTGTTAGGAAGCTGTTCTGCTCGCCCAATGTGTTTGTGTAAGTCTAGTAAAGCCTTTTGCTGTTCAGTCAAGTCTCTCATTTTTTATCCTTGTCTATTACTTTGTATCCGTGTAGTTTAACATAAGCAATCATTTTGTCAACCGCATATAATCTATCAGTTCTACAAGGTAATCCTGAGCCATTTAAATTGCACTCTAGGCCGGCGATTATGTCCGGCCCAAGTTCTATTAATTTGTCTACTTGCTTGTTAGTTAAAATCCCTTTTGGCATTATGCTACTTTCTTTAGTAATGAAGCAGAAACATTCCATCTTCCACCAAACGGTGAATTAGTTTCTTCAACTATAATGTTTTTGATTTTAACTCTCTTAACTACACCTTGTACAGTTCTACCTCTTCTGCCTTCGAACTCTACTTTATCTCCTACAACAAAATTTCTTGTTGCTTGAGCATTCATATAAGTTCTATGTTGGTGTAAAGCATTTGAGATTTCTCTCAATTCATTAGTGTCAGTAATTTTTAATATACTGTCTATGATTGATTCTTTTGCTAGTTTTACCATTTTGTTTTTACCTCTCGTTTGGTTTATTGTTTTAAATTAACACACATCTATTATTTGTCAACCGCTTAAATTCACTATATGTAGTGCCAACTATTAAAGCTAACACTACAACTAGTATCATATTAAATTAAATAGTTTCCTCCTGCTCCTATTCTATATTCTATTTCCCCTACTAGCATTTCCAATTCTTCCTTTCGTGCTACATTGTCTTCTGTAGCACTTTCTTCCTTTAATGCTAGTACAAGTGCTTCGCATTGTTCTAGTATAGTACCTTGCCATTCGTCCTCAACGTAATTGTCCGTTGCCTTGTCGTATCTGTAACGTGTACTCATTAAGCTACTTTTTTGTTATGTAAAAACTTAACTAGCTCGTCATTACACTTAATCCAAAAGTCCCCGTCCATTTCCACGTCAAAGTTTACAGTTTCCATATCCTGCATCCCTTGTTCGCTATAGCTAAAGTCCAAAAACTTTGTTAAGTCTGTAAAGCTAGTATCAAAGCTACACTCGTCTCTTAAGTACTTTATTAAATTTTTAACAAAGCCGTCGTCCGTGTAAATTAAGCCGTCGCTATGTTTACTAGTGTTCCTATTAATTAATGCACTTTCGTCGTCAACGCCATCGTACCACGTTCCGTCTTTGCCACTACCATCGTAAAAAGCATAACCCGTAAGTCCACCACTCCAGTACAAGTCCTCGTCCTTTAAACTTGCCCAATCCTTTTTGTCGTACATATCTTTGCTGTGTGTTGCTGTTAAACTCAAGCTACTAACTTTAACTCCTTTAACAACTCCCCTACTCCATATGCTACTACCGTCCGTCCATATTCTGCAACCAACGTCTATACTAAAGTTAATTTGCATATCGTCTTTGTCATAGTCAAAGTTTACATTTGCGTTTTGTAAAAACTTAACGCCTGCTTCTATCTCTTCTTTTGTATACTTTTGCTTTTGCATATAGTCCTCTCTATATTAGTGTACAAGCTGTTAGCAACGCACCTATTATTGCTAGTATTACAAATATTAAAATAATACTTGCATAATAACTTGCGTAATAACTTGTAATTAATTTTATTAACTTGCTAACCATAATATTAATTTAACATAGTATTGCTACTTGTCAACCCCCTAATTTCCACAAGCTGTAGTATCACCTGCCAACTTGCCCCACAATATGTTGTGTGTTCTTTGTTTCATTATTTTTGCAAACTCTTCCTTTGTTTTGTCCTCAAACAAACAAGTTCCCTCTATCCTAAACATTCTTTTATCGTGCCAACCGTCCGTGTTCCATTTGTACTTCATAAAGTTTTGTTGCCAAGTTCCTGCAAACAACTTAACTAAATCTTTTCTTATTAAGTTAAATTGTTTTCTAGTTCCTATACAGTTAAAGCTAATCTTTCTTTTGCCTTCGCTAGTAAACATACTGCAACTCCCACTCGTGCCAAATGTGTATCTCGTATGCACTTTTGCTCTATGCTTCTTTATAACTTGTCTAACTGCATTACTAAATTGTTTTGTATATAATATCATAACTGCTCCTTTTTGTTATTAGTATACCAGCAAAGCTAAAAAACGCAAGTGTGTTATGCTGACGCACATAAAAGACTATATGTAGTATCGAGGTCCATAGTTAGGGCATATATGTTGTGGTTGACAAATATGCAATCTGCTGTATATTAATAATATAACAGAGAGGATAATATGGACGACATATACAAAGCAATAGACACAATGATAGATCAAGCTAAAGCAGACTATCGTAAATGGAACACCAAAGCAAACGGTGACATACCTGAAGTAAACGAGAATATGATTAAAGAGTTTGATGATGGTTGGGAAGTAAAAGATTCTTCAAGACAGAAGTTCATCAAAATCATAAGACACGATAGAGGTGGAAGCAGATCAGTTTGGGGCTTCGTTAATAAGCACGACTTCAAACACTTCAAAAGAGGAGACATCCTTAAAGCGGCAGGTTGGAATGCACCAGCACTCAATCAGCCTAGAGGTAATGTGTTTGTGCCAGGCTACATTGTTAAGTGGACTGGACCATTATATCTAAACTAGAAACTTCGTCTCAGGGGCCGGGACTACGCAGACTGAAACAAACAAAACAGGCCCCAAACCACCAAGAATCAATGGTTTAAGTTCAAAAGTACAAAGGTAGTACATTTAAACCACCCCACCCCTTAAAGGCAATAGCGAGCCCTTTTGGTTTTGCAACTCTAATTACTGTCGTGAACCGTTTATAAATACTTGTATGAAAGTGTCAGACATCATAACAGACAATATAGGACCAGCCCCTACCAAAGTGTGTAAGAGTGGTAAGCCTGATTCAGAGCTACCTGCCAGCTGGTTATCAAGCTGTAGATCAAAAGGATTGCGTAGACGTGATTCGGATCGTGAACACAAGCTAGATGGTAAAAGAAAGACTGTGGGCCATAAAACAGTCAAAGGTAAGAAGTATGGTGGCCCTCTTCCGGATTATTCAGAATAATTAGATCTTTAATAGCGAGCCCTCTGCGATAAGAGCCCGCCAAAACCGTCGTGAACGAGTTAAGCTACTTGAGTAGTAACTGCTGGTTCCCCAGAAGCTATCACCTGAGCTTTAGTCATTGGAGTGTCTAATGCAATCCAATTAACACCACTCATATCAACACCAGCTTTAATAAGAACTTTTGTTCTGCTAACTGTGTCGTTAGTAAACAAATGTCTTTGCTTTCCGCTTGGCATTGTTACTGTTGCGTGGAATTTGTATAATGTATCTTTAGTTGCCATATTGCCCTCCTCGGCTATATTGGTTAATTAATACTATATTAACACATTATCCAGATTTGTCAACCAATTCTTGCCAAGCCAGCGAAAGCTAATAGCGAGCCCTACGCTAGATCCCAGGTCAAACGCTGTCGTGAGGGGTGTGTTCATTCTGCAACGGCACTATATCTAGTAACCATTAGATCAAATGTGTTTGAAATGTGTTCAAAAAATGTTTTCTCTCTGATACTGCTGTGACTATATGTTGTGGTTGACGGTATTGTAGAGTACCCGGAGTCAACCAACATAGGAAGCATATTACGGTCAGGCATCAAGCTAGACAGCACGAGTGCTGAAAGCAACGTAGTGCTGATCGGCTCTCTGACCAATATAGATCATTATAGAGAAAGGTGGGAATATTTGGCCCCTATCAGTTATGGGCTCATAGCCTGAAAGGCGGGGCAATATCAGAACCTTGGGGTATGATGGGAAAGGTGGGAAAAATGGTCTTTTTGGGTCTGTAGATATCTTACGGTAGGTTTTATGATCTTAGAATATACTTTTATGACCTTTTTTCTGGGTGAAGAGAGATGTACCTTAACCTTTTGACCACCCATTATTTCAGTGTGTTAACCAGCCTGTTTATGTTCAGTTCTACTGTCCTTTAGAAGCTATCTTACCCTTGTTCTTACCACTCTTGACCACATAGTTCTGTGTGCCATTTGCACCCGTTTCAACACTCTTACGTAGTGTTCTATTAAGTGCCTTAGCCTTCTTTTCTTTATTGATCTTATCAGTGTAAGCTTCTAGTCCTTTTGTGTCTCTCATAACACTCTCCTTTTTACAGTTAAGTGCGTTCCTTCAGCTAGTGCTTACTTCCGTCTGTTATACCAGATGAACGTTTTACATTTACATCCAAATCAGTGTACTATGATACCAACCCAATAGCAGGGCGATCACTATTGCTAATATAAAAAATGCTACTAGTCCTTTAAACAATTCCATATGCTTTACCTCTTTGGTAAAGTTATTTAATGGTTTTGTTACAGAATATTACAGCAATCGCCCCCACTTGTTTATTTTCTTTTGGCTATTTCTGTATCAAATTTAGCACCATTGTATGCCCAACCTATAGTACCTATTAATACTATAATCGCCATACTAACTGCCAATGTCACTCTATCTGCGTTTTCGCTCGCGGTCGCTACTGCGATATATTCGCCTAACTGTATTGATCCGTAAGCTATCATCAATAATGATGCTACAAATAAGAGCGACTTTGTCCAATGTTTTATAAATGATTTAAACATCTTTTGCTCCTATTGTTAATTAAACATCATTACTATAACAGAGTTTGCCTATAAGTCAACCATAAAGATCTTATGCAATTTCAGTAAATAATACTACAATGTGGTTATACAATATGAACAGCAGATGGACCAGACGTTTTGCTCTGCTACCCAAACGATTAGATACCGGTGAGCTTATCTTGTTCAAGCATTACTACACCTATGAAACCTATATGCAAAATCCCTACAATGGAGCCCGAGGCTATGTTGTTTACAGCAACATTTCTAGAGATGATTATCTAATACAACTTCTGAAAAAATAGTCAAAAAAAAGCCCCGCACTTTATAGAGCATCAAGCTCTGGCGGGGTAGACAAAAACTATGTTTTAGTCTGTTTTTTATATACGGTCACTAAATGAAAGATTTTTATAAGCCTTTTTAAACTGTTACCGTCGCTTACTTTCGGACCAAATGTAGCCTTTTTAAGTGGCTGAGCACCGCTACTTCTCGCACTCGAGTATATGTAATTATCACCAATGAACAGGAATAAAAAGCCGTTATTTTATTTTATTTTTAGCCAAGGAAAGAACGTATTCCATATGCTTTTTGCGTCTTCTGTAACGGATTCATCTATTCTGCTGAAGTTCTTTTTGCATTTTTCGTACCAATAAATGCCACTAGATCTTAAACGATCATTTTGCTTTCTTAATCGTTCCAGCTTTCTTTTTGCTTTTGTGTATTGCTTGGCTGTTATGTTTGTGTCTGCAGATAAGTCGTCCAATATACCGTCTATTAATGGACAAGTGTATTCTGGTATTTTTGGTGCTCTTGCTTTCCAAGACCTAAAATTGATTTTAGCTTTAGCCATTGCTCTACCTCGCTCATAAGTTATTTAGAGCTAGGCCGCAAGGATTTAACGTGCCTTTTAACAGATTAAGTTACTGAAGATTAATCGGTTATGTTATTCTGATTTTTCTGTAGGTTCTGGTGCCTCAGCTGGTGCTTCTCCACCAACTTGTTTTATGTTAATAGCTTTTTCTTTACCTCTATTCTCACCCATATCAAAAGACAAATCTTCGCCTTCTTGTAAGCTTTCAATACCTGAAGCTTGTAGGTCAGAAATATGTAAGAAAACGTCTTTACCTTCGCTAGTGGTAATGAAGCCGTAACCTTTTTTGGCATTAAACCATTTTAGTTTACCTGTACTCATATTTTCCCGATTAATTTAGTTTGATTATTGTGCATTAATTGACTATTCGTCTTCCTCTGGGCCACATTGGCATCCACATTGACAATCACAATCATCGCATTTCAAACACTCTGTACAAGGTTCTTCGCAATGATGTTCGCAACCGCAATTACATACACATTCGATTAAGTTTTCTTCCTGTTGCATATTATTATTTATAGTATATGATAAAATAGGGTTAATTACGACCTAAATTTGTGTTCTTTCGTACATAACTGGTTTAGGGTTTTTATCATCTTGAAATTGTTCTGGAATATTGTTCTTTACGCAACCCATTATCAATGTTAATGCAAAGATCATTGTTATCATTTTCTTGTTTAGCATATAAGATTACTTACCATACATACCTCATTATTGCTAGAATTAGCAAAAAGATCATTAAAGTACAAAGCCATAACATCAGCATAGAAATATAGGAAAATAAAGATCATTACTATGGAAATTGCTGGAAATAGGATGTAAAATAGCTTAAACAAAGATCTATATCACTCCAAAATAGAAATTTGCAAGTCCTATTATTAATAATGTAACCAAAATAGAATTTAAAACCAATAATGCTCTGTCGTGCCATAGATATCCAACCCAAGCCCAACCTAATGTACCAAACAATCCAAACCACATATCGTATTGTGGCAAACTACCTACACTTCTAGCCACTGTGGCGAACAGTATAAGAAATACTGATATCCATTTCACATACCAAGATAAATCGCCCTTAGGTGTCACTTTCTTCACTACCCTTGATGAGTTTAATCGTTTAATCTTTTCGTCTAGTTTCTCTTTAATTGGTTCTATCGTCATCTTTTTTATCGTCGTCTTCTAGTGTTTTTTCAATTTGATTGGCTAATTCTTCTGCTTCCCATTTAGCTCTATCTTGTTCAATTTCGTCCCACAGTTCCTTATTACCCTTTTCATAATCTTCTTTTGCTTTTTCCATCTCTTCATTATGGTCCACAATACTTTGATAATGGTTCTGTTGTTGTGCTTTTTCAAATGCTTTCATTATCATTACGTGAATTTCAGCATCTCTTTTAAAATCTTCTCTTTGAGCCCATCTACCTGCCTCGTAAGCCACGTAGACCAATCCAACTGCGAGTAATAAGTTTGACCAATCCATTAATTCATTATTATTAATACTATAATAACAGATAAATTTTAAAAGTCAATAAGAAAATAGCCATAGACATTTAGGCAAATTTATATTACAATTATAGTATGATATCAACATTTCACTTAACTAATGAATCGTTTGGTAAAAGTAAAGCAATCCATTCTCCTGTAGATTTAGATATTAAGAAAGCTTTAACTTATCAATATGGTTCTTATGTTGAAAGCACCAATGAAAATACTGGGACATCTTCTGAAAAAAGAAGGGATAAATGGAACGTTTGTGCTGAACAAGTAAGAAAGTTTTTAAGTCCTGTAATTGATACTAGCGAATATAAATGGGCATACCCAACTAATGGTATTCACGAAAGTATAGATGCTATGTGTAATTGGGTTGATGAATATCAAATCTTTAAAGGAGAATATAGATACTCATCATTTGTTAAGACTCCTAAACATATTGCTACAACTCCAGAAGATTTAATAGATGGTGTACCTTTGTATATGAGCAATCCTTTTAGTGCAACAGGATGTTTTGATGAAAGATACGAAGAAGTAATTAATAGTGATTTAGATATAGACATATATCTTGATTTAGCATTTATAGGTACAACAGGTCCACATAAAATTCCAGTAAACAAAAAAGTAAAACAAATATTTTGGAGTGTATCAAAACCATATGGACTTGGCTTATTAAGAGCTGGAATAAGATTTAGTAGAAGAGAAGAACTAATACAAAGAGAACTACAAGGTGTTGGTTATTTTAATCACGCAATAATTGATGTGTTCAAAGCTGTAACATTAAATAGTAGTGTGTTTGATAAAAAAGAAATGTATAGACAAAAACAAGAAGCTATTTGTTCACAATTTAATTTAATACCTAGCGACTCTTATCTATTAGGTACAACTTTTGATTCAGCTTGGGATAGGTTTAAAAGAGAAAGTGGTGTTAATAGAGTTTGTCTTACACCAGCATATGAATCAATGAACGAAGAAATGGAAACAATTCAATGGCCGGTCTTTTAAATGACAATTACTCAAAAAGTTTAGCAGGATATCTTTTTAAAAAGATAGAAGCATATCAATCTAATGATTGGGTAAAAAGATATGTTCCTAAACTATCAGGAAGTAATTTATATATAACTCAACGAAAAATAGAACAATGGATAAAGGAACACAATGACAAGTAAAGAATGGACAACAGAGTTTATTAAAAAACATACAGCAAAAGGTTCTCATAGATGGGCATTTTGGTGTGAAGGAATTGTAATAGGTTTAATAATAGGAATGTTATTATGACAAGTAAAAAGAATATGTCAGCTAATAGAAAGCCTAGAAGAATACATAGGAACAAAGGTGGAAGAAAAAAAGGAAGTCCTTTAGAACAATTAAAAAAGATAACAAAAGAAAACAAACAAAAATTTGCTAACTTCAGTTGGAAGGATTGGCTACACCCTTAATGAAATTAATACACACAATGAAAAACGTTAAATACAAGCAAAAGAAATATAAAAAATTAAAAGATAGAGTAGTAAGAATTAATGCACCAGTTGTTATTGTACCAGATGGCAAAGATAGACCAATGCCTGTGCTAACAGACAGATACTTTATGGACGATGTTTGGAACTATCTTGAAAAGCATCAGGCACCAATAATTGATCACTGGTTAGAAGAAGGAAAATTAGCTTTGGTATTTGACAACAAGGAACAAGCTGTTATTTTTAAATTAAAATATCCCAATATGAATAATTGGGTTAATGAAGATCCTGATAAAGGACCATACCCAGGACCAGGTATGTACCCGGATATGTTATTTCCAGGAAGGAATTGCTAATGACAAACGAAGAAATACAAAAGATTATAGACGAAAACAAGGTAGTACTTTTTATGAAAGGTACTAAAGACTTTCCACAATGTGGATTCTCTGGATTAGTTTGTAAAATATTAGGTAAACTTGAAACAGACTTTCAAGATGTAAATGTTTTAGATGATACTAATGGTAATCTAAGGGAAGAAATAAAAACTTTTAGTGATTGGCCAACTATACCACAACTTTATATCAATAAAGAGTTTGTTGGTGGTGCTGATATTGTTAGAGAAATGTATGGAGATGGATCTTTAGCTTCAATGCTAGAAGAACCAAAACCCATAACAGGTTTTCCAGCAGATGCATTAGATAAACATTTAGTTCAACAAAGAGGCTTACCAGATAAGAATAAAAAATGAAGGTAGCCATTACAGGACACACATCAGGCATAGGTAAAGCAATCTATGATGGCTTAGGTCACGAGATAGTTGGCTTTAGTAGAGATAATGGACATAACATCAATGATATATTCCATAGAATGGAAATAATAAAAAAAGTTCAAGACTGTGATGTGTTCATTAATAATGCACACGATAGATTTTCTCAAGTTAATATGTTAAACGAACTATATCAAGATTGGCAATATAGCAAAGGAAAATTAATTATAAACATTGGAACTGATGCTGTTCCTCAAACTGCTTGGCAAGTAGTTCATAGAATGTATCCTGTAGAAAAAGCGGCTGTACATTCGGCAGTAGAAATATTACAACAAGACATTGAAGGTAGAAGAGTTAAAATAACTAACCTTGCATTGGGTCACGTTGAAACAGAATTTAATAAAGATTACAAAGGTCCTAAACTAACATTTAAAACAGTAATAGATACAATTAATTGGATAATAGATCAAGAGCAAGAAATAAAATCATTAGTATTAAGTGCAAAAGCAGATTGGAAATAGGAGAGAACAATGCTAGTATTCACACCCTTAGATATACCACCGATACCTAACAAACAAAAGATTATTGATAACTTTGTTGGTGCAGAAAAATACGTATGGTGGAAAGAAGAAACACTATTAGGAACAAAAGATTTTAGTCAACCATTAGGTGATATGAAACCTTGGAACGATTTTGCAAAACAAAAATATCCTGAGCTATTAGAATGGATAGATACATACTTTCCTTTTGAACATAAATTTTATGTAAGACTAGCTAGGTCAACTGGAAACGTTGCACCTCACGTTGATGGAAATAAAACCGAAGCACCATACAAACATCATATGACAATTACTCAAGAGATGTTAGATCATCAAATGTCTAATGAGCCAATTGGATATAGATTTATTGTAACTGGTTCACGAGATACTTTGTATATGTGTAATGAATATGATTACAGCAAAGATATGAGTAAACAACCTAAACATTTTTGTAATATACCAGAAGATACAGATGCATTTTTAATTAATAATTGTACACAGCCACACGGCGTTGATGTTAAAGAAGGAATTGATGACGATCGTATTGTAGGATTTATAGCAGGTAAAGTAGTAGAATCAGCACACCAGAAGCTTATTGAAGCTAGTACAAATAAATATGCTACAAATAAGGTATACAAAAATGAGCTACGAATATAAGTTAAAATTAATATTATTATTCAATCACATAATGTTAGTAACAGGATTAGTGTATGCTGATCTTAGTTGGTTAGCATTATCACTTGTTGGTTGGATTATGTTTGGTAAAGTAGGTGGCGAAATTGCTTTACATAGATATCTAGCTCATAACAGTTTCAAAACAGGACCATTAAGAAGAAAGTTCTTAATTGCAATGAGTATTTTTAATTGTTTTGGTAGTCCTGTATTATGGTGTGGTATACATAGAAAACATCACCAAGTACCTGATGCTGAAGGAGACCCACACGGTGATCAATCATTATGGAGAGTGTGGACTACATTTTGGAAACCATTTAGTGTTGAAAGAAAATATGTTGCTGATTTAATACGAGATCCTTTTATTAAATTTGTACATCAAAACTACTTAAAAATATTGTTTTCAAGTTACATTATACTAGCTTTAATTGATTGGCGTATAGCTGTATTTTTAATTTCAATACCTGCTGTAGTAACATTCCATAGTGCTGGTGCTGTTAATAGTATATGTCATAAATGGGGCTATAGATTGTTTAATACGCCGGATAAAAGCACGAACAACTTATTTGTGAACCTTATTACCCTAGGTAGTGGATTACACAATACACACCACGCAAAGCCCTATAGCTGGGACAATAAAGAACGTTGGTACGAGCTAGATCTACCAGCTTGGATCATAAGAAAATTTCTCATTAAAGCTTAACTAAACCATTCTATCAGTAGGTAATTCCTAATTACCACTCATTAAGTAATACTGCATACTTTACATTTAAATTACTATTTGAGAGAGGTAACCATATGGACAACGAGAATAGATTAGATTCTATTGAAGAAAGATTAGATTTGATCGAAAGCAAATTAGAAGAGCTTTTCGAACATTTAGATCTAACTTCAATACACGATGAAGACTACGACGATGATTTTGAAGACGAGAACGATGATGAAGTTTGTGACGATTGTTACGATGATCCTTGTGCTTGTTTACCAGAAGACTACGACTTTGAAGACGATTCAAATGATGAAGATGATTCAGATGATGAAGATTACGAAGACGATGATTCTGATGATGAAGATTACGAAGACGATGATTCAGATGATGACGAAGATGATTCAGATGATGAAGACGACTTTGAATACGATGACGGCGATGATGACGAAGATCACGACGACTTCGATGATGAAGGTGATGACTTTGACTACGACGACGAAGACGACGTAATCGATGGTGATTACGAAGATGAAGACGAAGACACAAAACACTAAATCAAATTATTGTTGCGAGTGCTAAACTTCCATAAGCACTCGCTGGCAGTAAAAAAGGTACTATGATTTCAAAAAAGGAATATAAAGAACTTAAAGCTTACTGGGACTACCAAAGAAAGGTAGAGTATAACAGAGAAGTAATGTGGGATGAAATTAATAGTGCTGAAGAAAGCTACAATATCGAATTACTTGATAAAGATGAACTATTTGACTATATGTGGAGTGAAATAGATACTGAAGATTATGTAGATCCACCAAAATTTTGGATTCCAATAAATGAAAAATATCAAATTGAAGGCGAATCTGAACGAAAAAACATAAGAAGAAGTAAATAAAGTATATGGCAAATAAAAAACAAACAATAATGATACCAAAAGCCGTTCCTAAAAAACGTAAAGCACCAAAGCCTAAAAAAGTTACCTCTATCTCTATTCCTAAAGCTGAAATAAAACCAACAAGAAAGCCAAAAAGAAAATTTGAAAAGAAAGAAAGACCTGCAAAAAACTTTTCATCAGGTAGTATGCAAAACAATTCATTAGCTGATGCATTTGCAAAAGCTGGACTTACAGCAGATTCATTTAAGAAGAAATAATATTACTGATACCTATTTGAAAGACCAAAATAACTAGCTAGTTGTGGAATATAATTTTTTATATTTTGATTCCTAACTTTATCAAATGCTTTAGTATGCTCTATAAACTTATCAGTACCTTCAACAGTTTTATCTTCTAATATAGTTTTAAGGTTTGCTCTTAAATTAGATTGTTTTATTACGTCCCATTGCATTATAGGATCATTAATTAAATCAACAATATAGCAATTTCTATATTCTACTGGAAGTACTTTATAACTCATATGACTTGGATAATCTATTATTACTGTATTGAGTTCTACGTGTCTGATTTTGTTTAATGCTTTTAACCAATAAACATAATCTTTTAAATGATGAATATTATATGCTTGAATAGTTGTATTACACATTGGTGCTATCCAACTCTTATTAGAAGATAATTTTCTAATATTTTCATTTATTTTGTTCCATTTAGCAGGATGTCTAATGTATTCTAATGTTCTACCAATACCATCTATTGAAAAATGAAAATATACATCAGTAAACCTTGATACTTTACTAACAAAATGTCTGTTTTCATTTGTACAATTTGTAGTAAAAGATAATGATGTTCGTGTTAAACTATTATCAATCATAAAGTCAAGTAATTCTAATACACCTGGCATTATTGTAGGTTCACCGCCAAGGAATTTAATTCTATTTGTTTTACCTGATAACAAATTTTCTTTAATCCAATCTAGGTTTTCTTTATAGTCCCAATCACAACCATCTTCCATTGTAAAAAAAGTTTCAGGAACAAGATCATTAAAATCATCTTTATGTTTTTTATATTCTTTACTTAATTGTGTACTACTCATTGGACTACACATTCTACAACCTAAATTACATAAGTTTCCTGGACGTAAATCATAATCTAATGGATGGTTATATTGGTTACCAGTTATAGTATTAAATTCTATATATTGATTTTTAAAACGACTTTCAAAATTTAATCTATCGCTAGTTTGTCCTTGTTTTTCTAACCTAATACATTCTGCACATTCAGGTAAATCTGAACCTGGTTCTAACATTCTTTTTCTAATGTCTTGATAATATTCATTTTCCCATTTGCTTTGTAAGTTATTATCAACACCATTATCTCTATTATCATCAGCTTTGTTTATTTTACTAATGCAACATACTCTATCATCTAGACTTTGACTATGTTGATATAAATGTACAAATGGTGCTATGCAATAAGGTTTCACTAGGCCTCCTTGCTAACCTTTAGCCAATGTTCAGCAGATTGCTGTAGGTTTATCTTTTCGATAGGATCGTTTGCCTTTGAGGCTCTATCTAATAATTCTTTGTATTTCGCAAACGCAGATTTACTATTACTGTTCGTAGTTACTGAGTGGTTTTTATTATTTCTAGTATTGCTATTCCATCTACGCCTGCCATAATAATTTTTTCTCATCTTATGGTAGACCTGGTTTAAATTATTTTTTTGTATTGGATCGTTGCTAAAAGTATTTATGAGATGCTGTTAGTTTGCCACACTTTGTTTGAGGAGGTAACCATAATAATAAGAGGCAGTGGCCTCCTTTTGTTATTATAATATTATTTATTATCGTAGTTGTTAATTATTGGATTACCAAAAAATCCGGGGGTACTAACACCCCACTCGGTCGCTTTAACCCCATTGTATGACGCTTAAAACAAGTCTTTTTGAACGTGAAACGGCTACTTTCGAAGTAGCCGCTTCTAATTTAGTGAAATTGCCTGTAGTACTGTTTGCTATACTAACAAGGGAGAGATTACTTTTTGTCGTCTATTTTTTTAGGTTGTTCTAAATTCTTGATGTGGTCGTATAACTGTTTCCAATTCCTAGCTCGTAAAACATCGTTTCTCTCGTAGTGTAAATTATATGAATGACTCATTAGAATCGGTTTAAGTCCTAAGACTAATCCGCTATTAATATTAAGTATTCTATCATCTACGTAGATCATTCCAGTTCCCTCGAACTGTTCTAGGATTTCTCTTTTAGGTTCGCCTGCAGATACAAATATCATTGTACCGAAGCAATCCGTTGGAAAATAATCTTCTAAATTTAGATACCTATAGTACTGGGCTATTGGCTTATCACTAAAACTTGTAACACCAATAAATCTATAACCTTCGTTATATAATTTATTAATATAAATGTCTGCGTCAGCAAAAGGCTGTAGTGTAGAAGCTATCATATTCGTATTGAATTCTTCTTTTTTAATTATAGCTTCGTTATAATCAATTCCAAATTCTAAATGTATATCAGCATCGTGATGTTTCATCTGTGTTGATGTATAGCCTTGCATTTCCATCCAATTTACAAATGCAGAGTGCCAATCAAAAACAACGCCGTCTATGTCACATAAGATTACTTTATTATTATCGAACATATGATACCTCTCTCGTGTAAATATTTAAGGTATCATACCTCTAGGAAAACTAATACTATTTGTTATAAAAGATAAGTCTTATGAACGCAATGAAGCTATTTTTGTTGAAGCTGATAAAGATTGATTTCGTGCCACAATCTAGAAAGTCTTAATAAAGTTTTTTCAATTTTAACAGTACCATAGTAACCTTGTACTATACCACAAGAGTCAGGATCAATTATTTTAAAATCGTAACCGTTGTCTGTTTTAATTACAACTACATTACCAAATCTTAAATCTTGATGAAGAAAAAAATCTTCATCAGGTAAAGTCTTACTTATTTTTAATCCATCGATCCATATTGATTGCATAGCAACTGCAATATTAATTA